CGATATTCTATCTCCAACTCTATTGTATGATATGTTGAATGTATTGTTGTTTTTATGTAAGTTCAATCCACCATTTACTACATAGTTTGATTGTCCTTGCAATTGTCTTTTTACTGAACCGATTTGTACTTCCGAATTGATAAACGATGTGTTTGAATATAAATCTATCCAATCATTTAATTTCTTACGAAGTTCAATCTCAACTCCATATACCAATGCTTCTTTTGGGTTTTTATATGTTAGTAAAAGGTTTGATGGAACTGAACCATCTGCTACAACTTGCTCAATTGGATTGAAGAACTTTTTACCAAAGAAACCGATTGATATGTTCTCACCTGATTTAGGATACAACTCAAACTTTATATCTGAATTGAATATATCCGTTTTTTGTAAGTTTGGATTTCCTAATAGTTGTGCGTTTCTAACAAAATCATAATATGCAAAATTAGCTACCTCTCTAAACTCTGGTCTTGCTAATGTTTTACTTACGGATAATCTAACCTTTTTTTTTTCCGATGTAGAATAGGTTGCGTTTAATGATGGTAGTAAATCCAAATACTCTCTATCTACTGAAATCCGTTGTCCACCAAAATCAGATGTTTGAACTTTAAATAAATTGTATTCCGTTCTAAAACCTGTGTTTATTTTTAATTTATCAATTTCTTTTTCATACATCACATATGCATTTGCCAAATCAAAATCGGCAGTATATCTATCAGTATTGTTTGTAATCTCATTTAATAAATCAGTTGATTCGTATCTGAATATTCTTGCTTTGAAGTTTCTAAATTTCTTCAAGTAACCCACTCCTAAACGAACATCTCCTATGGATTTGTTCAATCCCCCATTGAATGAGTTTTCATCCATTACACTCCAAAAACGATACGTGTCTCTCCATGCTATTGAGTAAGGAGTTGTTGTATATAAAGATGATATGTAAGGTGTTACTCTATAATCGGGCTGGTCTCTTAACATAAGATTGTATCCTAAATTAAAATCAAATGTTTTAAACTTACCTTCGAATTGTGTATTGAATACTAACTTTTGAATTGAGTTGGATGATTTACTATCTACATACTGAACATTATCGTAGTTCTCACCAACTCTACTTAAAAATGATTTTTCGTTTTGGTAGTTAGCAAGTGTTTTCCAACTATAACGATTCTCACCTAAATAAACTATATTTAATAATCCATTTAATGATTGTACATTTGAATAGTTCTGGTCTTTATAGTTGTATGCTAATTCAGTTGATGATTGGTAATCAATTCTTTTAGTTGTGTTGGCAGAGTATGTGTTTCTTGCAGTTGAACTGAATAAGATGTTCCATTTGTTTTTAACAACACCAAATGATAAGTTACCATTTAAGTTTGGAATAGATGTTGATGTTTCGGTTTGCGGAGAACCTATTAGTTTAGTGTATGCTCTTCTATCACCTAATCCCGCAATTCTATATCCATTTGTTGATGGAAATGATGTTGGGAATTGTATAGCGTCTACCAACCTAAAATCCTGTCCCGTTGATAGTGAACCCCAACTGCCCCCCAATGATATATTAAAGAAATCACCACTAACTTCTTTTGTTGTTATTTGTACTAAACCTCCTGCGAAATCACCGGGTAGGTTTGCAGATGCTCCTTTGTTGATGATGATATTATCTATTAGTGATGTTGGGATAATATCAAATGAGAATGCTCTTCTATCAGGTTCGGTTGATGGTAGGATTGATTTGTTTAGTAGAGCCAAGTTGTATCTATCAGCTAAACCTCTAACTAAAACAAACTTATCGTTTTGGATTGTTACACCACTAACTCTTTTAAGTGCATCTCCAACAGTTCTATCTGGTGTTTTCTTTATTGATTCAATTGATAAACCATCTGCTACAATGTAAGATGCTTTAAGTGTATTGATAAGTGCAGTTGCAGTTTCTTTCTTTGCTACTTGCTTTACCACAACTTCTTGCAATACCTTTGTATCTTCTTCAATTAGGATATCTAAATTGGTATCTCCATTAATTGTAATATCTTTTGTGTATTCTTTATATCCAACAAATGATGCTTTAATTGAATAGTTTCCAACTACTACATTTTGGAATTGATATTTGGATTCAATATCAGATGTACTTCCAACTTTTTTATTTGTATCTTTGTTAGTTAGCCAAATTGTAACTCCAATGAGTTCTTCTTTATTTGATTTTGTTTTACCCGATAAGGTTTGTGAAAAGGATATTGTAGGAATTAGTAACGTTAATAATAAAAGTAGTTTCCTCATATTGATGTTTTAATTTTCATCAATATATAGGAAACTACCTTAATAAAATTATACTTTTAGTATTAACAAATTGTTAAGTTTGTATTATGCACCCAATGCTTTACTAAATCCATTAGGGCAAGTTCTAGTACATACTAAAGATGCAACAACTGGTGCTACTGCAGCTCCGATTGCGATACCAACTCCAGCAGGCGTTGCCCATAATGCAGCTGAATCTAAACTATAATAGATACAATTTGAGCATACATTTCTTAATAATTGTGTATCAACATTTCCACCAACACCGGGTATTGATAAAAATCCATCAGCAACTATTTTTCCCATTTCAGTTGATACTGCCATTTTAGCTGCCATATCTGCCGTATAAAGAACAGGTGTAGCCATTAAAGACAATGTGGTTGAAGTTGCTGCTCCAGCAGGTTGAGCCGGTGTAAATGCTGCAACACAACCCATAGAGATTGCCGCAGTTATTCCAATTGTACAAGCATTTGCATCTGCCCAATTGTATGCAGCTACCGCACCTGCTGCCACAATTTCAACACCCGCTACGATTTGTTGTTCAGCTTGTTTAGATAATTGAACAAATTCGTTTTGAGTCACATCGAACCCCACCTTTGCAAATTCTTCGGTAGTACTTGCAATAGTACAAGCTGCACTTTCTACTCTATGTGCACTATCGGTAGCAAATGCTACTGAATAGTTGTATGCATCTTCTACACTACCAATTGCGGTATTAACACCACCAATCATTGGTTGAATAACAGCATCATTAATTGCGTTACCCGCATCCACCACCGCATTTCCAATTGGTTGAATAACATTATCATTAATTGCATTTCCGGCATCTACAAATGCCTTTTCGATTGCTTTTCCAGCGCTTCCCATAATTTTAGTTGTTTAGTTTATTTCCATTCTCATTAAGTATAACTCATTGTTTTCAAACCAATCTTTGAATCCAAACATTTGTGCTAACTTCTTTGCTTTAATATTTCCTTTTGGGGGTGCTCCGTATATTTCGTTATAACCCTCATTCTTAAAGTTTTGAAGAATACCCTCATAAATATCCATCATCCGTTTAAAAAAAGAATGTGACCATACTTCCTCATTAAAACTTATATGCATAGCAATTTTAGTTTTATTGAAAAGATAATCACATTCCACTAATACTTCCTCATCTTCATATAATGTAACCCTTATTGTTGACATACTATTTTGCTACCCAGTTTTGTAATGCAGTCATATATCCATCACACATATGGTCTTTGATATTTTTACCTGAAAATAATGCTTTTAGGTATAACCACAATGCGTTTAATGATGTATCTCTCTTTAATACATTACCATTATTATCCAATCGTAATTGATAGTTTACGTGGTAAAATCTAATGTATGGTGTATGTGTTACCAAATCATTATTATGTACTACTCTCAAAGTATCAATCTCATACGAATCGTAATTATCTTTGAATACTTTGTTACCAACTCTTGGACTTCCAATTGTTACGGATTTAATGTTGTAATGTGGATAGTGTTTTTTAATTGAGTGTGCATACAATGTTGCCACTGCTCCACCCAAACTATGTCCACAAACTACAATATCCGTAGTTTCTCCTTGTAGGTTTTCTAATGCAATATCAATTGCATCATAGGTATCACCTACTACCGATTCCCAACAACTCTTAAATCCAATGTGAACTTTCTCACCTTCGTTTAAGAATGGTACTTTATCAATTGAAGCATCGTTTTGGAAATCCTTCTTTGATTCACTACCTCTCCATACAACATAGATTGATTTATCTCTTGTTGCTACAAAACCCTGTGTATCTGATTTTTTATTCTCAATCCACTTCACTAACTCTAACCCATAATCACTCCACTTAATTTGTTCTTTTTGGGAATAGGCTAATACTGCCAAACTGGCATTATATACTACTTCTCTTTTTGTCATAATAAATTATTTTGGGAACTTCCCCTTCTTAATCATACGAAGAAGAATTCTACTACAAGCAATATCTAATGCTTTCTTTGTAGATGTTCCGATTGTTGATTGGTTAAATTTAACATCATCAATTGTTGCATCTGATATTAAAGATAACTCTCTGGTTGTAGTTGCTTCACCTAAACCACTTGCTCCAAATACTTCACCAGTTTCGGCATCAGTAAAACGAACTTGCAAACCCAGACGAGTAACCATCTTATTCTTTACTCCATCTTTTAGATTAACTGTCTCATCTTCGGAAACGGAGAAATCATATACTTCGATTGTAACAAAGTAATGCGCTAAACGTATTTTACCTCTACCATCTAATTTGTCTTGAGTGATACCCGATTGAGAAGCTTGGAATTGCTTCACCATTCTGTTTTTCAGCTCTGTCTTATCTTCAGTAAAAGTAAAACGATTGAGATTTTCAAGGTATTCCATAGATATATTAGCAACACCCAAGCCCACCTTCTTCTCTTTAAGTTCCGGATACTGTTCCAAAATTTCATCGCTGATTCCACATTTAAGTATTTGTACTGGAATAGTAGGTCCATCATAATCCATTAACTCACTAATGTCTACTTTGGTTTCAAACGATGCTTTATAGTTTTCCGTTTGAGTTTTACCTACCGTTTGTCCTATTGCAACACTGCTTAACAAACATAAACTTAATAATCCTAATAATTTTTTCATACATAAATTTGTTTTTGTTTATGTATAAATATAAAAAAAAGGGAGAAAAAAACTTTCTCCCTTTTTTACTATCCTAATTCTTCCTCATCGGTTGAACTATCTGCTTCAATTTTAGCTTTATCGTTTTCTGCTTTTTTGTTGATAAACTTATCAACTGAACCGATACCAAATGAACCTAATGTTAGTGTTAGAAATGCGTTAAACACATATTCGTTAATCACTAATTCTTTTCCCAAATATCCAGTCACTAAATCAACAGCGATACATATTACCATTACTGCGAATGATGCGAATCCAACTACTGATTTCTCATTGATTTGGTTATCATCGCTGAATAATTCTTTAAAAAATCCCATAATCTTTTATTTAATTGTTATTTTATATAACCAATTATTAAAACGTATTTGGGTATAACTTATTATTATAAAATTTAACCTAATTCTTCTTCCGATGATTCTGCTGCTCCACCGGTATTTGAAAGAGATACTCCATCTTCTTCATCCATTTTCTGAACTAACATCTTATCTTTATCAGTATCAGAAAACCAGTAATCTATAATTTTACCATAAGAACCAATAAATGCCCCTAATAATAAAAGTAATAATTCTTTCCATTCTTGTCCAACAGCCGTATCTATATGAATAGAAATCATAATTCCAAATGTAGTAAACATAAAAGTAATTAACACAATTAATGTAATTAACCACCTACGTTTCATCATTTGATTTAAGAGTTGCTTAAATCCATCAGGTTGTTGATTCTCCATATTATATTACCATTGAGGTTTTTCTTCTTTGAACTCGTCTCCTTCTTTTTTCTTTGGTTTAGGAGCAGGTGCTGGTTGAGTTTGAGCTGCTGGTTTTTCTATTACTCTCTCAATCACTTTAGTTCCACCGCCTCCGGCTGCTCTCTGTGATTGTTGGTTTGAGTTAGTAATGTTAATTACCGGTGCTGGTGCTGATGTTGCTGCTGCCGGTTCATCTTTTTCACCTGTTAGTTGCTTGGTTACATAACCACCAACTCCCAATGCGATTGTGCTAGCAAGTCCAATTAAAATACTCTTTAATGAACCTCCTCCTGAGTTTTCTGTTTCCTCTGACATTTTATTCTTTATTTATATTTGTTTTAATTATAACTTGTTAAAATCTGCTATCCCAAGTAAGTTTCCTTCTAAATCGAATAGACCAATTCTATATGCTGAAGATGGTAAAGCGTTTGCATAAATCTTTAATAGATTGTTACCAGCTTTTATAGTTACTTCTTCTTTTGATACTGATTTGTTTGCTATGTTTAATATCTTTACTACATATGTTCCAGCAGTTTCAGCTTTTACATTCATAGCAACTTCATTTTTTACAAATGGAGTTTCTACTTTAATACCCATATTGCCAACTATTTGTAATTTTTCAGTTACTTCCGTTGTTGTTGGTACTAACAAATCTTCATTGGTACAACTTGCAACTATGCAAATCATTGCTAATAATCCTAATACTTTTTTCATCTTTATTTTATTGTTATTGTTGTTTTTCCTAACTGATTATCAAAACTATCTTCCAATGTCAAATATAAATATTGACTTGGTATTGTTTTCGTATAAACCTTTATTTTATTTTTACCTATAATACATTTTATTTTTTCTCTACTTAGAACTTGATTGGTATTTTTATCTACCATAGTTACAATGTATATCCCTTCCTTTTGCACATTAAAACTAATTTCACTTTTATTTGATACCATAGATTGCTCTACCTTAAAAATATCAATTATTTGTGGCTCTACCATATCTTCGTTTTGACAAGATATTATAGAAAGTACACAACACCAAATTATAATTTTACTCCACTTCATACCTTAAAATTGAAAGTTTGTTCCAATCATAAACATTATTGGGTTACTCTTTTTATAACCAGCGGATTCGGATAATCTATCCCAAGTCTTATTAAATCTAATGTTAGTATTCAATACGAATCTCTTAGTTATTTTCCAATCCAAAGATGTACCATAATACAAGTCTAAATTGAAATCATTTACATAAGCCAAATCAGATTCAGTACCATCTTTAAAATCTACATAAACATCACTCATACCAAATAGTTGTGGCGATATATCAATCATCTTTGTTTTAAATGTATAAGTGTACATCAACATTCCTTTATAAGTTAATTGAGATGATGCAGGAATAGTTGGATATATTAAATCTAAAAAGTTGCCATCCGAATCTATTGTATATTTTCCTTCCCATTCTCCCTCATAAGAACCCCAAAATGTTTTTGATGCTATTAAACTATATCCAAATGTTCCCCACTTTTTAGTTCTATAAACATCTATGAATGAAAGGTTAATATCTTTTTGAAAATCAAAATCGGTTGAATAAAATGATTGTAAAGTTGTTGTTCTTTTATCCGTATTTTTACTAAATCCATAACCCAACCCATAGTATTTCCATATTGGATTTATTGATGTTGAAAATGAATGCCCATACATACCATTTTTAGACCACTTACTATATCCTAAATTTATAGTAGTTGATACTTGCCTTCCAATTATACCAACTGATAGATTAGATGATGATAGAACATCTTTTGAAAAATCAATATAAGATTCTAATATACCCAAATCATTCCAATCATCACTTTCATCAAATAATTCCTTTGCGGATAGTTGCATAGTATCCGGTATTGATACAGTTTGAGAATATCCCCACATTTGTACTGTAAGTATAAAGATAAGAGTAATTATAAACTTTTTCATTATAAGTTTTTAATTTTAAGAGTTGAACCACTCACATTCACCGCATCAATTCCCTCAATTGATGTTAAACCAATTGTATTAGTTATGACTTCTTTTGGTGTAAATGTTAATTTGTATTCCGTATTATTGTTTAATAAACCATTACTATTATAAATTAAAGAACCAAAACTTATGCAGTTGCCAATATCATTTGAAAAGTTTAAAGGATTACCAGAAGTTGTATATTCGGTATTTTCATATTTTAAAATATCACTATCATAGTTTAACTTTAATTGAATCCCTTTTACCAATTGCCCCAATGTATTAACTTTTATAGTTACTACTACCTTACCATCCACTATTTCGCTTGATACATAGGTTGATACTTCCATAGGCATACTTAAATTCATTGTACGATTTGTACTTTGAGTTGCCGGTCTATTTTGTGCTATTGTATGTGAAAGGTTTACATCCCCCTTTGGTGCAACAACCACATTATAAACATAATCACTTATACCAGCATCAACTGCCAATGGATAGTTTGCTTTGTATGGTACATTTATAGTTGCCCAATTTGCTTTGGTTATCCCATCAAATGTAGTTTTATTTATTAACCTAAATAAATTATCTTCACTCCAAGTTGAAACTATTGGTGTACCACCTATAACGTGTTGTAATATTCTATATGAATCCAATTCGTTAAATATATTATTACCATCCACATCTGCGTTTAAGAATTGTACTCCACTTGTAAAAGTATTACTTTCAGTTCCACTTAATCCTCTATTTGCTAACTCTTGAAATGCTAAATAAGCATCTCCCACAGTTAATACACTTCCATACAAATTAGATAATGTAGTAGATGGTAATTTGGATAGGTACATTACCATATCCGTTTTAGTTTTGTTAAAATCACTAATGTTATTTACACTACCATTTGCTCCCAAAGCTAAACCAGTAGTTGCACTTACAGCAGTTGTACCATTTGCAGTATAGCTTTTTACTGTCCATTGTGCTGGATTTATACCACCACCAAAATAAAAATTAACCTTTGAGGTTGGTACATCTATTGGGTTTATTACGTTTGCCGAAAAGAAGTTTGTAAATGTTTGTGCACTAGGGTTAGTCCAAGTTCCATATTCAATTATGTATGGATTAGTCCAATTATTTGATAAATCGTTCCAAGTTGATTGTCCATTCCAATTTGTTACCGCATAATTTTCGCTACCATTATTTCCATTTGGTTCACCAGGTGCCCAGTTATTATACACATCCGAAACGTTTCCTGTAAATTGTCCATTTGATGTTTTCATTATCGTTCCCTTTTCAGGCCCAGCATCAATTACCCAAGTTCCATCTTTAACTTCATCCGTTGCCGCAAACCATATATTAGCTTGTGGTACATTAGCAAATATAAATGCATTTTCATCGGCAGAAGTAATCGTTACCAAATATCCCGTTTGACCTTTAAATGTAGTTAATAGAGATGCTGCTCTAGCTGCCGTATAAGATGCTCCCGGAGTTACTGGTAAATAAAAGTGTCCATTGATTGGATTATAATAATATCCTGGTGGATTTACAGTTGCCGATACCGATATCTGAACACTACCAGCAGTTGTACCTGTATTTATTCTTAACGTTGCTAATGCTGCATTTATGTTTGCTTGTGTACCTGTAAATACTAATCTAGCTTTATTACCAGTTAAAGTAAATCCAGATGCTGGTGTTAAACCAGTTGTTGTGGTTATGTTAAATGTTGTACCCGCGGGTGGATTGATAAACCCTATTGATGCCAATAAAATATCAGTAGAAGTAAACCCATTCAAAACAAATCCACTACACGCCTGCCCACTTACGTTTAATTCAAACTTTTTAGAGAGCGGTTGTGTAATGGATTGTGCTATGGATATACTACTGGATAATAATATTAATATTACAACAAGTAGTTTTCTCATTACTCTACATTTAATCCAATCTTATTTCCTTTTCCATCAACTGCATCTGCTAATTCAGTATAGAATAAACCAGCGGTATTTGTTAAAGGAACATTAGATGTGAAAGTTAATTTGTATGGTGTACCAGTTTTAATTCTACCAGTTTTAATTTGGTCCATAGAACCAAATGTTAATCTACCATCTTTGTTAGTTGAGAAGTTAGTTACAGTTGAACCAGCATCAAATACAATACCATCCAAAGTTAATTTAGAGTCATCGTATTTCAAAATAACTTCCAAACCTGCCAATCCTTCTTGTGTTAAGTTACCACTTAGGATAACTTTGTTGTTTTCAATTTTAGATGATAAACTTAATGTTGCAGTTTTAGTAACTTGATTTGCGTAGATACCTGTGTTAGCTATCGTTCTATTCATTGTTCCTTGTCCACCTACACTATTTGCCGTTATTGGGTTACCAGGGTTAGATGAGTGAGAGAAATCCAAATCACCACTAAACGCATAAGAGAACAATTCTGTTTGATTTGCCGATGCAATAGTAACAGAATTGTTAGTTGCCGCAGCTGCAAAGTTTGGAAATGCCGATTGTTTTACCGATATAAATTGTAATGGATTTGCCGCTTGTCTTGTTATATTTGCCTTTGAAGCAACATCTTGTCCTAAAATGTGTGCAAATAAATAATAAGCATCATTTGTATTAAAATCACCATCACCAATTGTTACATTACCAATCACCTTTTCAATTGCAGGATACTGGAATACTGATGATGTTCCATTTAATCCAACATCGGTTACTGCTAAGAATGCTCTATAAGCATCCGTAACAGTTACCACATTGTTTAGGTAATCTGCTCCAGTAGTTGGAACAATATATACTCCAAACTTATCACCAATGTTAAATTGTTCAAAATCTGCAATTCCTGCTGAGTTTAATGCTTTCTTTGCTATTTGTGGAGCAGTAAAATTAGTAGTTCCATCTGTATTCAATGGTTGAATTAAAACAGATAATGATGTAGGGTTAAATCCGGATGGATACCCAACTTTTACTCTAAATGCCGCAACGTATTTTACATCTCCAGTAGCAAATGATAATTGAAGAACTTGAGAACCAATTGGTGTGATTGCCGCATCGTTTGTTCCAGTTGCAGTTGCTAAATCCAATTTGTGTATTGCTTGATAAGATGTATTTTCTAATAAGATATACTTTTCAGTTGCCCATAATCCATCAATTACCGCATCCGCTCTTTGGGTTGTAAATTGCTTTGCTATCCAATCATTGTTTGCGGTATAGTTCCAAGGTGTTGAACCATATTGTTTATCCAATTCACCAACTCCGATTGTAGGATTTTGACCAAACATATAATTTGGCCAAGTTGCTTCAAAGTTTTGAGCAGTTTGTCCTTGTGAGAATACAGTTTGACCTAATTTTTGTAAGTGTTTGTTTGAGTATTGATAACGCATCCAAAGGTATCTAGGGTTTGTAGTTCCTTTGATAATGTTATATCTTATAGTTAGTGTATCACCAACTCTATAAGGTTTTGAGTTTACTACCTCTTGGTTAATAATCAATTGACCAAAAGATGTAAGTGATACCAATGAAAGTACCACAGCCAATAAGAAATTTTTCATTTACTGAAATAGTTTAGTAATAAGTTTACCAGAACCTTTCTTCAGCGCATTGCTTAAAGAAGTTTGATTGAACTTACCACCACCGTCTACTATCAGCGTTGACATTGATACTTCCGATGATGATTCCTCCACTATAACATCTTTCACTTTTTTACCATCTTTATATAACATTCCACGTAAACGAATAACTACCTCTTCTTCATTACTATGAAAAACCGATATGTTCTTTTTTGTTGTGAGTACATCTAAATATATTATCTCAACTTTAATTTTTTTACTTGCGTTTTCAGTTAGAGCAAATCCGGTTTCCTGAATATACTCTTCCAATATGTTTTTAACTCCAAATTCTAAATTACGATTTCCGGCTAACTTACCAATTTTAACTTGATTAGTTACACCGTCAACCCACACTTCGTTTTCTTCCATATGATATATTGTATCATCATCATTATAGAATATGTTGCCTGGTGTGTTTTTGTAATACCCATTAAACTTCTCATCAAATTTAGTTGATAAGTTTCTAGCAGTTTCGTTGTTACCAGAAACATTAAGATATATAAAATATGCTTGAGTACATAATCCTATTGCTACAATAGAAGATACGATGAACAATAGAAAGTTAGTACCTAACTCACTAACGTTTAAACCAATTGATGTTACATTATTTTTCATAAAATATAGGGTACAATCCCTGTCTAATTTTTTAACTATGTAACATATTGATAGGACATAAAAAAAGGTGTCCGAATATAAATATCAAACACCTTAATTTTAGTACTTTCTTATTTTTTTATTATCCTAAATAAGTTAGTTTATATTTAGTTGAGTATAAGAGTTTTGCCAAATTATCTAACTCATTTTGAATCCAACTTACTTGTAGTTTTTCATCTTTTCTTTTTGTTTCCAAAAACTTAATCAAATCATCAAAATAATTTAATATGTTTTCTTTAGTAGCATCATTATCAACACCTGCAACTTTTTTGTAAGAAATTAAACCATACATACCCTGATATGCTTCTATAATTCCATCAATCAATGGTACGATTTCTTCGTAATATTTTTTTAATGCCTTATGTCTTGCGTATGAACCTTCACCAGTTGTCAATGTATGAAATTGGTGAGCTTGTGTTCTACTATGAAAAAACATTGATGCTATATCTTCCATTTTTAATCTTCGTCTATTTGTTCCGTTTCATATAAGTATTCCTCTTCCCAAAAATCGTTATTCTCATCCTTTACATATCCGTGGTCTAAGTAATCATTTAACATCTTTGTCTGATGTTTCTTCATTTCGTTTACCACTTTTGTAATGTAGTGTGTCTTACAATCTGTCATTTCTCTAATAAGGAGATATAGATGTTTCTTATTAAAGTTTTCGATGTATTGACTTCTACGGAATAGTTCTAATACCGCATCTGCAATTTGGATATCTCTTTTCTTTGTAAATACTCTTGTTAGATGTTTATCCCAATACGCCAACATTAAATCTCTGAACTCCATAAACTCCGCACCGGTTTGTACTTCTTCAAAATCATTTGGTGGATTCCAAGTTTCCGGCATTTCGGATAGTAGAGCAGTTTTCTTAAACCTCTTATAGTTTCCGTTGTTCTTTAAGATTAAGTGGTTCTTAGCAACAATACTGAAGTAAGAGAATGCTTTACCTCTACCTTCTTTAAACATGTGTATCTTTTCAATTAGAGTAGATACCACCTCTCTCTGAACATCTGCTTTAGGTACATCAAAGTATGTGAACTTAAATGTGTTTAGAATATTTTCTGCTAATTTTTCAAAAGGATACTGAATACTTTCCACATATATCCTATTTCTCTTTACATAATCTTTTGATTTATTATACTCTATAATTGCGTTTTCGGTATCTTGCGAAAAGTATATTTTACTTTTTTTCTTTCTTGGCATTAGTTAGATTAGTTTTTATATTTTTCGATGAGGTTTTTAAGTTCGGTAAAAACCGCTCCTACTTCATCATCTGCTTCGAAAGAACCTTTTATATCTAAGGCTCTCATCTCATCTAACATTTTCTCCAATGTTGTTTGTGATTCTTCAACTACATCATCAGCTTCTAAAATTGCATCAGCTAGTTCTTCGTTTTGTTTCACCAATATCATACCTCTTATAAAAAGAATAATATTAAAAATAATGGAGATTGTTAGGATTGTATATAACAATATCATAATTTATTTGTTTATATCTTACAAAGATACAACATTATTTCGAATAAACCAAATTATTGGGAAAGTTTTTATGCTTCCCCAATTTGATTACCCATAAACATAGTTGTAAGTATCTCCGAATCGGATTGTTTTGTTTTTGTTTTCTTTACTTGCTTCTTTTGTTCCTTCTTTAATTCGGAAGTTAGTGAATCAACTCTTTCTTGACATAACTTTTGAATTTCAACTTGAGTCATAATTCCTTTTTGGATTAGTATATCTGCCAACGATTCTACTAAAATTTGTGATGATAAAATTTGTCTTTCTAATTCGTTCATTATATTGTGTTTATTAGTGAACCGGTGTAAACATTGATTATTTCTAAAAATTCTCTGATTCGTAACTCATCTTCGGTGTGATTGTATTTCTCTTCTCCGAATGCTCTTTTGATAGTTGATTCGGTATATCCCATTGCTGCGGCTAATCGGGTACACATTATTTTGTATTCCCAAATATCCATATCATCGGGCACAATAAGTTCTATGTTAGATGCTTCTCTGAAGTTATCGTTATCTATATTAAATATTAACTTTGCCATAAATTAAATTGCTCTATATCCCATTTGGTAATATGAATCAGCTTGTTTTGCTTTCACAAATGCCATCTCACCTTCCGGTGATTGTAACATAACTCTTTCGTTTCTTCCCAACTTTGTTTTTACACTCACAGTCTCTTTGTATTGACGAGATGGATGTGTTAATTCAATACCATCAATAGCATCAATTAGTTTTTGAATATGAACCGATTCAAATAAACCAGCATCTTCCATAAACTCATCGGCGTTTTTCCAATTTGTTTTATCTGATTTGAATTCCATCTTACCCAAATTATCAGTTTCAATAACTAAATGTGATAATCGAACAGTCTTGCGGATTTTATCTTTGTAGTTATCCTTTTCAAAATAAACAACTGCGTTATCCGAACCTTCTACAATACGAGGATTTACTAATGTAAGTTCGGTATCTTTTGTATCGGGTCTAAAGGTAACAATTCTTTTATTCATTCCAACATCATTAGCAGTATGCATCATACCTTCTCTATGTTGTACCAATTCTTTATACTTTGCAATATCTTCTTTTGTAACAGGCGATTGCTCAATTTTTTTAATTTTCATATTATTATTTTTTAATTTGATAATGGTGCTTTAATTTTTGGATGTGATTCGTAACCTATTAATTCAAAACAATCAGGTCTATAAGATAGTATTATATCTCTAAATGTTTTTGGTCCTAAATTCTCTTTTACTTTTTCGTGCTGATACCAATTCCTTTCGGTGATTTCAACTTTTGGTAAACTATAAGGTTCTCTACTGATTTGTTCTTTGGCTTGTTCGATATGGTTTTTATATAAATGTACATCTCCCAAATTACCAATCAAATCTTCCGGCACCATATTTACTTCTTTCGCAATAATCTCTAATAGTAATGCATAAGATGCTATGTTAAAAGGTAATCCCAAAAATGTATCACAACTACGTTGATTCCACATTAAAGAGATTGCACGTTTAGGAATGTTATGTTTATCTAATACATCATCTAAAAAATGTTCACCTTCTGGTAATCCCATATGTCTACTTCTTTCAAATTTACTCAACTCTCTTGTATAAACTTGGAATCCATAATGACAAGGTGGTAAAACCATTTGGTCTAACTCCGCTACGTTCCAAGCTGATACCATCAATCTTCTACTATCTGGATTTGTTTTTAAGGAATGAACTAATTGTAGGATTTGGTCATACCACAATGAACCAAATCCGTTTGAACCATCATCTCTCTTATATTGCATCCACCCTTGCCATTGCCTCCATTGCTTACCATAGATTGGACCTAAATCTCCCCACTTCTTTGCAAACTCATTATTGGTTTTGATTTGTTTAATGAATTCTTCTTTTGATAATACACTACTCTTTATTTGGTTTCCTACTGAATCCATTACTTCTTGAAATTCGGATATATCATTAGGAACATTTAATGTAGATGTATATTCTTCAACTTTACTTACATAGTTCTTATATGTATCACCATCCCAAATGTGGCAATCGTAATCCAATAGGAATTTGATGTTAGTATCACCTCTTAAAAACCATAGGAGTTCTGTCACAATGGAATTCCAATGCATCTTTTTTGTAGTAAGTAATGGAAACCCCTCACTCATCTTATGTCGTATTTGATGTCCAAACTCTGATATAGTACCTGTTCCGGTTCTATCTTTTTTTTCTACACCAAATTCAATAATATCATTAAGTAATTGTTGATACTTTTTATCTATTGTATTCATTTAATCTTTTTTTGTTTTCAATTTCTGCTTCTCTACTATAATCTTCTCTATATGCTAATATCCTATGGAAATCCTCATATGCTTTTGGATGATAGTTTTCGATTCTATCAATTCCCAATTCATATTCAAATAGGATTTCTTTGTATTTTTTTTCGGTATTATCAAACTTTTGTGCTTGTGAATGTATTTCTATTTCTAAACTATCAACTACTCTAGTCAATGAATCTATTGTATGAGTTTGAATCTGATAGTTTTCTCTACTCATTGCAACAACCGATTTATCTTTATCATTCATACTAAATCCTATTGATACTATTGTCATTGCTATAATTCCAACTATTAGTATTGTACCTAATGTAATTTTTAATGTTGTGTTCGTATCCATAATTTTATTTTTTAATAAATGGTAATATTGCTAATTCCTTTCCTTTTGCTTCAACCATAATGTCCAAATCCAACCCATATGTATTGGGGAGGGTATTAATAAGATAGGAATGTGATTGTGGTTTTTCTTTTGGGTTATTTTCATGTAATGCTTTTGACTCCGAATAATGAACTTCTTGTCTTATATCGTTGGGCCAAGTTGTTGCTGCTAATTTAAGTGCTTCTTCTTCACTCAATCCACCTGTACAAAATTGGTGGTGGTGGTAATCAAATACAATTGGAATGCCTGTATGTTTATGGATGTACATAAGGTCTTTTACGGAATACATAGAAGCCTTATCATCATTCTCCAATGTCAATCGTTTGCGTACGCTTGGAGAGAGTCTTTTGAAGTTTGTAATCAATCTATCCATCGCAGATTGTTTATCACCATAAACACCATTACAATGAATGTTTATATTATTATAGTGAGTTAGTGATAACCCTATAAGGTCAAATATTTTACCATGTAATTCTAAATCAGCAAAAGTCTTTTGAACAACGGATTCGTTTGGAGATGGTAATACATTGAATGGACCAGGATGTGAATTAATTCTAATACCATTTGCTTTAGCGTAATCACCTGCTCTACGAAGTGCGATACTTATCTCATCATAATCTTTTAAGGTTGTTAGGTCCAAACCATCACCCCAAGGAACGAGCGCTGATGATAAACGAAAGAACTTTATATTATTGTTCTTATTCCACACTAATATTTTGAGTACATCTTTGGCGTTTGCTAATGCAAGTTCCGAAACATAATCTAAACCTTTTTGATTGAATGTACGTTTAACCATAGAACGATTTGTAGTTACGTTCTTTCCTAAACTCATATTGATACACGCGTATCCTAAATTCATAGTGTTATTTGAATGTTGAAAACAAATATACAAATTATTTATGAGAAATCCAAATTTTTAATAAGATTTTCCAGAGAAATCTTCAGGATATTGAGATTGTTTAATATGCTTAATCCAATAGTTTACTGCATTTTGGTCATTTATCCAATTCTTTCTATCAGACCAATTAAAATTACCTCTTGCGTAGTATGGTAATTTTGTTTTAACTTCTTCAGCTCTGCTTGGGTGCTCTGCTCTGATAATATTAATTAAACCATCACCATCAGTATCATATCCATCGACACTACCATCACCATCCACATCAATTGCTCGTTTTGAGTAATCGGTTTGTAGATTTAATAGTATTTCATCAGTAATTTCAGGTTCTAATGCTTTTTTATCCTCTTCGGTGAATATTTCTTCATTATCTATTAATGGATTATCAAATGGTGGTTCATACAAACCCATTTGTTGATTATTTTCCACATTAACACTTAAAATCTCATTTATTGATGCAATTTTTCCACTATCTCCGTAAATTTCGTAATTTTTTTCCACTAAAGGTTCATTTTCTTCAGTTTTTGGCTTATTTTCCTTTAAAAGTTTGTTTAATGCTAAAACTAAAGCGATTGCAAGTGGGTCAAACACAAAAACAATCAAAAACATAAACCATTTTACTACTTTATCCAATTCTACATCAAATGCTTGGGCAACAAACTTAAATCCACCCACTTCTTTTTCTAAATCCAAGTTATTTAACCTGATTTTGTTGATTTCTTCGTTATTTTTAGCGTTATCTTCCTGTAATTTGGAAATTTTATCGTTAATTTTACCAATTTGACGGTCTTTGTTGTCAATTGAACGTAAGAGTCGGTTGTTTACCTTACCCTTACCCAATATGGTTGTCTGATTTTTGTTTGATTCGTTAATTTGGGTTGATAATTGCTCTATTTGAGAATTATTTTGGTCAATTTTTGTTTGAAATACCAAAATTTCTCTATCTATTTGTTGTAATTTGATGTTTTGTTGCTGAAAAGCATTAGATAAGTAGCCAAAGATACCAGCCGATGTGATGAGCATTAGTATAAATACGGCTGATGTTAAGTAAACTTTTAGAAATAATGTGGTTTCTTGCCATTTTTGTTCAAGGTATGATGCGGTTACTAATTTAGCGAACTCCAAAGTAGATGCCATAACAATAACAGCGGTAGATGCTCCACTAAATAGAACACCCAATCCAGTCACCGAAAAGTATGCTCCTGTCCCAGCTACTGCAATAGCAGCCATAAATAAAAGCACTTTAAGCCAATTCATATATTATGATAAATCTACTATGTTAGTAGTAAGTTCAACCAATCTTTCAATCTCTCTTGCTAATCTCTTAGCTTCTTCCTCATTAGCCGGTCTCTCACCATGCAACATTTCGGAAATAACTTTTGCTCTCTTTGAAATAGCTTCTAAATTCTCTTGAGCCTTTTGTTTGTATTCGGGTTTCATATAAATTCTTTAGTATAAATATAACAAAAATAAAAAGGGAGTGAATATTGACACCCACTCCCTCATTTTTTTATTATTAACCTATCTTAATAGTTCTCTTTTTTGGTTGTTCAGGTTCCCTCTTTGGTATCTGTAATTCCAATACCCCATCTTCAAATGATGCTTTTACATTATCTAAATCAAAGATTTTAGAATCAGCAGTAAAACTTCTTAGAAACGATGAACGTTTAACTTCTCTACGAAGATATGTACCACCTTCTTTTTCGTTTGCTTTGTTTGCTTTTTCTCCTTTTAATGTAATTACATCACCATCTACATCAATGGTAATTTGTTCTTTGGTTAGACCAGGAACTTCTGCTACAATCTCAATACGGTCATCAAAATTAATGATGTCACATTTTGGATAAGCATTTTGTTGGAATGGATTAATACCTATTTCCTTTGATAATTCAGGAAATGATTCTGAAAATACTTTATCGAATAAAGTATCTAATGGTGAGAAGAACTCATCCCTAAATACGGGGTTAGGGAATCCCCTTTGGATTTGATTTTTCATTTTTTTACCTTGTTTAAGCGTTAAGTTTGTATTTCCTTTTGGATAATACGAGGATGTGCTGGCCAGCTCCATCCTATATAAATATAAGGTTGTCTAAAAATTAAACAACCCCATTCTTATATTCACTATTTTCAATACGGCAACTCATATGGTCTGCCCAATGTAATAGATATGGTAATTCAGTTTTTAATTGGAAGTTTTCATCATATGAAATAAAGTATTTTTCGTTTCCTTTATTATACAAACCATCCGCCAACATAATACCCAACATTTCTTTTTGGGTAAACTTAATCCCATATTCTTGTAATAACCATAGGGCTCTATGTGTTACATCAAAGTAATTAATGTTTGGATTTTGTTTGAATAGGGAACCTTGATTCTTACGATGCCAATCTGATTCTTGTTCTACATAATATGGTTTACCCAAATCTCCTAACTTTCCTAAGTCGTGATGTAATGCTGCAAATAGTAACTCTTCGACTTCAAAATCAATAGTACCACCATTGGCTTTAAATTGATTCATCTGACCGATTGAATTCTTACATACATTCATAACATGGTCAATATAACCACCAACATATGCTGAATGGAAATGAGCCTTACCACTTGCAGGTGCCATTATTAATTCCATACCCAATTGGTCTTCGGAATACATATGTAATAATTTCTCCATTCGTTCCGGTTGGTTAGCGAATGCTTTACGAATGAAGTTTAGGAACTTTTCGTAGTTCTCTTGTAATTGTTGTTCAGTATAATTTCTCATGTTACAAATATAATAAAACTTTTTGATATTTCCAAATTTATTTTGAAGCGTATAGCATATAAAGATTTGTATTCTTATGAACGTGCTCACAAGCTACCTTATATCCGTTCTTACTAAACTTCTCTATAATCTGCATCATCTTTATGTACTCATCTGCTCGGTTATCAAACATCCCCCAAATGTGAACTTCCATTGCCCACTTATCTACTTTCTTAAATAATTCATCAGGTGCATTTAATATGAATGGATACTCATAACCATCCACATCTACCTTCATAAAATCAATATGGTCTACATTACAATCCTTAAAGATTCTTTCCAAATTGTAGTTATCACCATCTGCGTTATCCGAAATCAATCCGTACATTGGTGTAATCTTATCCGTATTTGAAATGTTTTCTTTAATCAATTCAAACCTTTCATCCATACATTCAAAAGCAAATACTTTGGATGCTCCTTTACTAACTGCATATTGCGAAAACAATCCAATACTTGCACCCAAATCTACCACAACATCTCCTTCGGAAATTTCAATACCAAATCTATCGTATTCGTGGTCATCCCATATTTCCGTATAAAAACTATGGAACATATTTTTCATCCAATCTTCCCACTCGGGGTTCATTTTAAATTCTTCAAATTTCATAATTAATCTTCTATTTCTTCTCCTGTTAATGCTCTATATAATACTTCCAACTCTTCTTCGTTTGTACATAATCCTAATCCATCTGAATCGAATATCTCAACAATAAATGAACCATCTTGCAATCCAAACTCTCTAACAACACTTAACTCATCGGTTGCGTTTGATGTTAGTACAACCGCATAAGGGTCTTCCCTTCTACTCTTTGGTAATGGGAGTGTCCAATAATATGCATCATCATCTTCTATTTCTTCTTTATCATCTTCAAACTCTTCGATATCTTCTTCAAATCCCTCATCATCAATATATCTATCGCCAATATAACTCTTTTCCCACCCCTGCCTAATAAATGTTTTTTCAGTTATGGGTGTAGTTGGTAATTTAAATTCTTTACTTCTCATTCTAAAACTACTTTAGTGATTGCGTTTAATTTATTTTCGTAATTTGATGCTTTTATAATAAGTGTATCTCCTTTCATTTGTCCAACCGGTGCGATGATAGTATTTACCGAGCCAGCTTTTCCACTGTAGGATGATGTATTAATAGTTGGAACTATATCATTTTGTTGAGAAATTAATGGTGGTAATTGTACAATTGTATATTGACCTGTATAATAATTAAGATAAGTTTTAGTTACATATGTTACAACATCACCTGCTTTAATATACCAAAATAAATTAGATTGCCAACTTATTTTTTGCGGTGCGATTGGTTCATATCCATCTACTAATACTTTACCAGTTACTCTATATAATTGTTGCTTAGGTGAAGGTATTAGAGTTAGGTGATAAAACCCATTTTTATCTTTTGGCAATGAACGTTTTCCATCTTGCGTTAATACTGAATCTATACTTAATTTATATTTTTTAGATGGTTCTACCATTTGAGTATCATCACAACCAAAGGCAAATAGCGATACCAATACAATTAGCTTTTTCATAATAACAATCTTAAAACTTCATTCCAATCAGTTCCGTTTTGTCCAAAGTGAATATGAGTTCCGTTAAACTCACCTGCACCATTCTTAGTTCTATCATCAATTAGGTAATCCCCAATCAACATATTCTTTAAGTGAGTGATTGCCATTTTCTTTTTGAATAACTCACCAAAGTGTTCTACAATCCACAATCTTTTATCCATAGCAGCGGAGGGGTTTCCCCACGGAGCGGCAGTTGCAATGTACAACTCATACTTTCCACTCTCTTCTAATTTTCTTACTGCTTCAATTGCCCCTTCGATTGGGGGAGCGTGTCTGAATATGTTTGGAATCTCATCTTCTCTTCCTGTATATTCTTCATTTAGATAGGGATTTTCTCTCATTACAGTTTCGATGTGTCCACCGAAATCAACCAACACACCATCCATATCAATCCAAATAACTTTTTTGTTCATAATAAAAGGGGTAAATCATTAGTACTTTCAAATATACGAAATTTATTTGAAATTACCAAATTTTTACCCCTTTATTTTTTACTTTTATTAAAATTTTACTGACAAAATTTATTGTATTTCATCAACAAACTGATACTCTTCTATATCCAATATCTCTACGGCTGGATTATAATCAACATCTATTTCATATGAGTTGTTTTCTCCTAAATAGATTTCCTCTTCCAATTCGTACCTTTCCAATATTCTTTTAACAATACCAGAACGGATACAATCATCTTTAGTAAATTCTATTTGATAAACTCCCTTCAATCCTGCCAATCGTTTCCACACATCGTAGAACCCACTCTTTTGGTAAGCAGGTGTTCCATTGTTTCTATACTTATCACATTGTGAAAGGTCACCCTGAATGATAAGTTTTGAATCATCCGTAATACGAGTTACCAATGTTTTTAGTTGTAGAGGTGATGCGTTTTGTGCTTCATCCAATATAACATAGGATTTTTCCATATTGTTTCCTCTCAAAAAGTTAAGTACTTTAAACTCAATCTTTCCTTGCGCAATCAATCTACGAGTTTCTGCTAATCCTATTATCTTATCTAAAATGTATAGAGCAGATTCGTTGTGTACTTCAATCTTCTCCATCAAATCGCCGGGTAAGAAACCCAACTTATCCTCACCACCCACATCAACCGTTGGGTTCATAATAATAAGTTTTTCAATTGGTGATGATTTGTGGAATAACAACTCCAATCCTTTTTGTATTGCAACGTAGGTCTTACCTGCTCCTGCTAATGCATGAGCCATTACAATATTATTTCCATCATTCTCAATTGCTTTAAAAAACCTCTTTTGATTTTTCGTTTTAAATTTAATCTTCTTTACTACTTTTGGCAAAACATTTATTGCCTCTCTCACTTCATCCAGAGTTTTTGGTTGTCTCTTTCCCATATTGATTACTATTTAGTTCACTAACGTAACCGGATTAGTTTTACCAACCACACCTAGTGCGATTCTAATCTTATTTTTACTTTTTAATAAATCTAATGTTTGATGTATATCTCCACACAACTCATACTTCTCTAACTTAATGCATAAATTTAGAAGATTTTCCAATACTGAAATATAATGTTTACTTTTTACGATGGAAACAATATCGGAATCCTTAAATCGAATGAGAACGATTTCAGGCAATTTTCTTTTATGAGCTTGTTTGATTCGGTGGTGAGTTTGTTTGATGAAGTTATCACCAAATACACTAAGGTATTGATTGATAGTAGGATGTGAACTATCTAAATACTTTTTCCAATGTACCTTAGAATATGCCATAGGCAAAACTTAGTTTATTACTAATAAGTATCTTAAACTAAAGAAAATAACTTTATTTGTTTTATGTATTTAATAAATTTGTTACCAAAATCTACCACCTTAATTATCGTAAACTGCTTCCACCACCAGTATCATATACAACATCTTCAGTTCCACTTCTACCACCTCGTCCACCACGACCATTACCATTAATTACATCATTGATATCTTCTTCCATACGGTTGGTTCTCCCACCACCGCCACCATCACCTTGGCCGCCAGTTGTATCTGGTGGTGCCGTTCCACCACCACCAGCACTACCACCACTTGAACCACCACTTGAACCACCACTTGAACCACCACTTGAACCACCAAATGGTTCATCGTAGTTAATATCAGATGAACTACCACCGCCTCTACCAGCACTACCACCAGATTCTGATTTTGGTAATTCAGGTAATTTTAATTTCTCAATTTCATAATCAGCTTTAGTTAATATATCGGAAACCGGTATTACACCTAAATTAGCAGTATCTAATGGGTTTGGAGTAGATACTATCCAATCTATATATTGAACTAATTTTTTGTAATCCACATTACCATTTTCCAAAAACCAAATATGATTTTTAACAGTAACCATATCTTCAGCTTCTAATTTTGATAAATCCTTTAATGTATTTATATCATCTTCTAATGAATATTCAACTATAAATTCTTTTTTTAAAGCTTGTAAAATAAAATATGGATTTGGTTCATTTATTGATTCTTGTAGTTTTTTAAAAAAATCAGGAGATGTGAAATATTTGAATGGTGTTGTTTCTGATGATTTGTTCTTTACACCCAATACAAATTGAAATTTTGTATTATCAATTGTTTGTATATTATCTAATTTTATATTATTGACTGGAGATATTTTAAAATCAATAAAATTTTTTACAGCATATATTCCATTCAATTTTATACTACCTACCACATTGGCAACGTAGTTTCCAATTGTTGGGTATTTGTTTACTAACTTATTTAATGTAATATATTCCATATAAATAAATATGGATTAATCATAATATTCGATTTGGATTCCAGCTTCCTTAAACATTTGATTTGAACGTTGGGCTGATTCTACCCACTTTGGACTCATTGCACCTTTCCCACTACGGAGTACAATCTTTGAAATTCCTGCATTGATAATAGCTCTAGCACAATCCGCACAACTAATACCACAAGTCATATACATTGTAGTTCCTAAAGTTGATACTCCTATTCTTGCTGCGTTGTAGATTGCGTTTCGTTCGGCATGTTCAAACCAAAAATACTTTTCAGGTTTTTCTTGTCGTTCTTCAACACTATCATCAATACCTCTTGGAAATGAGTTATAGCCGGTAGAAACAATCTCATTATCTTTACCAACTATAACCACTCCTATTTTGGTGTTGTTATCTTTTGATTTTAATTTAACCTGTTCGGCTATATTAATAAAGTATTCACCCCACTCCATTACTTACCCCACTTTTTGTTTTGTACAATTTGAGCGATGATACCATATACTGAAAGGTCTTGATATGTATCCGTTAGAGATTCTCCAACATTATCTTGCGCTCCGATAATAATCATTTGTTTTAAACGATTAATCTTATCATTGATTCTAAACCATAAGCCAGTTAATGATAACTTCACATCAGCATCACTTCTACATTCAGTTCCCACCGAAATGTTTCCCGGTCCATAGTTTGATTGTTTACGGCAGAACAATTCGTATTGTTCATACATAATTCGTTTGTACTCTGCCGTAGTTTCAGGGTAATCCTTTTCGGCTAATTCAACAATTGAAGGGTCTTCAAAATTCGAGTGTAACATATATTTTGTTTTAGTTAATTTACAAAGATAAGAATAAAAATTGATAAATCCAAACAAAACAAACTATATTTTATTTTTTTAATATTTTTTGATTTTTTTCTTTCGTTTGGTAAAAGATGGTCATATATATAAATGTATCGTTCGGATACTACACTTTAATCACCTAAGAAAGTTGGAAGATTATTGGTTCAGGCAAAATTTTTAATTTCAATCTTTTGACAACTTTTCGCAAGCAGACACGTGACACAGTGCAAACCAGGGAAGTGTTACCGCATGTATGTTTATTATTTTTTTAAATATCAGAGAATGTACCATCTTCAGATTGTTCTACAACTTTGTAGATTCTACCAGAAGGGTCTTCATTCATTAATAATCCAACTTTAACTTGTGCCTCATCGATAGTATCAAACTCATCAATGGTATCATTTGGATTTAGGCGTAAAACCCATATCTGTCTTTTTGCCCAATTCGGGTCACCCATATTTGAATCAATAGGTATTAGTTGCTTGTGTACGAAATATTTTCCCATATTATTATTTCTTTTGTTTTATTTCAATAGTAGGACTTATGTTATAAATCTCTTTTGAAATTTTAATACTCTTCATTGAAGGGATGTTTCCAGTTTTAAACATAAATTTAGGAAGGTTTCCAACAATTTTATTTGTAGCTGGATAGTATTTTAATTCATCCATTATCTTTTGTATTTCCGAACTATTGAATTTAAAAATTGAGTTTGGTGTAATTAATTCACTTTTTATTAAAGAAAATAATTCGTTTCTTTTTTTAGAATCAGAAAAACCCCCACCATTTTCATCGGAAATTACAATTTTCAAAAATTGAGGTCCTAATACTCTTGCAAGTGAAGATGGATTATTTGAGCCAATTTTTACAGCACCAGATGAGGTGTCTGTTACATTGTTTAATTCTTTTAATATTTTTTCAAGAGATATCATACCCCTATAAATATAAAATATATTAAATTCCAATATTTTTTAATCGGAGTAATTCAGCTTTGATAGCTTGATTAAATTGATTCCAAGTAATGTTCTCCAACATCCACTTTCTATACCATATAGGTATTTTTCTGATTGGTGTATCTTTGTATTTTCCAAATGTCATAATCACATCAGGACTTTCTTCTGCTAATTCGTGCGGAGATTTCTGTCCTTCTATATGTAATCCAACTTCATGCAACGGAATACCAGTCAACAACTTTTGACCTTCCCCATAGAGTTTCCACATCACACCTTCTTTCTTAAAGTATAAATCCTCAACCTTTCCAAATTTCGGAACACTACCTACAAAATCTATAACCAATCCATTTGGCTTTTCGGAGTGGATACGAGTTACCCTACCCACAAACTGATACCACCAACTTAAAGATGCAGTAGGTCTACCTGTAATGATACAATCTAATTGAGGATGGTCAAATCCTACCGAAAGAATAGTAACTTGAACTACAATTCGTAATCGTAGGTTTTTGAAATCATCAATAATCCTATCTCTATCCTTATCAGGCATTCCGCTATATACTGCTTCGCAAGATGGTAATTGTGTTGATAACAATTTAGCATCATCAATTGAGGGTACGGCAACTAATATAGATTTTCTATCAGGCATATCCGAAATCTTCTTCATAATCTTACCACCAATATCTTGGTTTTTGTAAGCTTTCTGAATTGATTCATCGGTGAACTCTGCGTTGGTTGAATTGTAAACCAAATCCCCAGTATTAAAATCATATGATTCATATTTTAGAGGAGACCAAAATTGTAAATCAACCATCTCTTTAATTTGAGCCACATGAAGTACCTCCTTAAAGAATATACCCTTTTTAGAACGGGATGTCAACATTACCAATTTAGAAAAAGGTCTTCCATCATCCCCCATATTGGTTTGTAACTTTAATGGAGTTGCGGTTAATCCTAATACGTGAGTTGTTTTTGCAGCATCTAAAAATCTTCGCATCATTCCTTTAGGGTCTCTTGGAAATCTATCACACTCATCGATAATGACTTTGGTGATACCCATATCCTTAAACTTGTATGCGATGTTTACAATCGAACCAATGGTTGCATAGGTAACGTGTCCAATCTCTTTCTCCCCCATTGCAGCCGAATAGATAGATGCTTCCCCACCCAACCCTATAAACTTATTATAGTTCTGCTCTAAGAGTTCTTTGGATGGTTGGATAACTAATAACTTCTCTCCAACTTCTTTTGCTATCTGAGCGATAACAATTGATTTACCGAATGCCGTTGGGGCAACAATAATTGAGGGAACGGCTTTCTTTTGCTTAAAGAATTCCACTCCCTTTTTAACAGGTTCTATTTGATTAGGTCTTAACTGCACTCTTTAATTTTTATAGGTATTGAACTCCATACACACCATAACGAGCAGTTCCATCAACGATGTTACCTCTACTATGTTTGGCAGGAGAATCACGAGAAGCGGCTTTCATTAAATCACCTTTCTTAATTGGAACACCTTTGTATTCACCATCATATCGGGAGATAAATCCCCACACACTTCCGTTACTAATTAATTTGATAAACTTAGTACCAACACGCATCTCCATTGGTTTGGGTGTTAGGTTTGATAAGTGAGTTGAATAATACTCTTCGATTTCAGCATTCACTTTTTCAATAAACTTTTCAACGATGGGGTTATTGTAATTTTTCATATCTTATCTTATCATTTATTACATAGTAAAGGTAATAAAAATATTCCACATTTCCAAGCTTTTTAGTAAATATTTTTTAATTATTTTTTAATATTAAGCATACCAATCGTATTGATAAAATACTAAATAAAAAATTAGGATTTCCCATTTTTTCTTCGTATCTTTGTTAAAATTTTATATCTATCAAATAGTTATAAAAGGATAGAAAAAATTGCCTATGTTAGACAAACAAATAAATCTAAAAAAAGTTACATTTACAAACGAGCCGTTTAACGTACAATTATTCTATCTATAAGCAGGTGTGGGATGTCCCTACACCTTTTTTATTTTAATTAAACAAACAAAACAAAAACAAAAAAAGTATGAGAAAGTTAAAAAATCTAATGTTACTTTTGTTGGTATTCGTATCATCATTTGGAGCATTTGCACAAGAAACTACATCAGAAATTCAAGGTAATGTTTTGGCAGGTAAGGAAGCTATCGCAGGTGCAACTGTACAGGCTATCCATCAACCAACCGGTACGAAGTATGGTACAACCACTCGTGCTGATGGAAGATATAACCTACCAAACTTAAAAATTGGAGGACCTTATGTAGTTACAGTATCATTTGTGGGATACAAAAACGAAACACAAAATGATATTACATTATTGTTAGGACAGACACATAGAGCTAACTTTAATTTAGTGGAATCATCTACTACCTTAAACGAAGTCGTTGTTGTATCAGGTCAAAACAAAGTTTTCAACTCAAGCCGTAATGGTTCGCAGGAGATTATCAATAGAAGATTAATCGAATCAGTACCAAACGTAAATCGTAGTTGGAAAGATTTAGTTAAATTAGTACCATCACAAAACAACTTATCGTTTGGTGGTATGAGTTCTCAATTGAATAACGTAACATTAGATGGTGCGAACTTCAATAACTCATTTGGATTGGGTGATGGAACATTGGGAGGACAGACTGGAGCGCAACCAATCTCATTAGATGCGATTGAACAAATCCAAGTAAACGTTTCTCCTTTTGATGTTAAGTATGGTGGTTTCGCAGGTGGCTCGGTGAACACTGTAACTCGTAGTGGTAAGAATCAGGCATTTGGTTCGGTTTACCAATTTTTTAAGAATAAAGATTTGCAAGGGTATAAGGTAGGTGATATCACTTTACCACAACAACCATTCACATATGACCTTAAAGGTTTCACCGCAGGTGGTGCAATTGTTAAGGATAAGTTGTTTTTCTTCTTAAACGGAGAGCAAGAAGAAAGAATGGAGCCGGGTACTCAATGGGTAGCATCAGATGCTAACAATACACCAAATGGTACTAACGTATCACAGGCAAAAACATCTGATTTAGATGCGTTGAGAAAGTTCTTAATTGATACTTACAAATATGACCCCGGTGCATATCAAGGTTATCAGTATGGTTCTAAATCACAAAGATTAACTGCAAAGATAGATTGGAATATTAATGCAAAGAATTCGTTCTCATTGAAATATACAATGTTACGTTCTTCAGCTGATATCCCAGCATCTAATAGTGGTTCAATTAACTCATCAAATGGTAGAAGACCGGGTAACACAGCAATGCCTTTCTTTGGTAGTGGATACATCATCAACAACGATGCGGATATCTTAATTGGTGAGTTGAACACTCGATTCTCTAATTCGGCAAATAACAAATTGCAAATTGGATATACTCAATTGAGAGATTATAGAGCACCTTTAAGTGTTGGTAATTTCCCACAAGTAGATATCTTAGATGGTAATGGCTTACCTTACACAACGTTTGGTTATGAAAGATTTACATATGGTAACGTATTGAATACTGATGTAATTCAACTTAATAACATTTTCAACTTATACAAAGGTAAGCACGAATTTACATTTGGTACACAAAACTCATTCAAAACTTATTCAAATGGTTTTTCACCTTCATTCGCAGGTGCATATCGTTTCAATAGTTTAGCAGATTTCTACGCTTCGGCAGCAGGAACAAAACCAGCAGCGTTCTATGATTTATCATATTCATTGAGTGGTGGTTTCCCATTGGTTGGACCAAAGAATATGGAGTTAAGTTTATTTGCGCAAGATAAGTTTAGAGTAAAAGATAATTTAACTTTAACATATGGTATTAGAGCTGATTATGTTTCGTTTGCTGATAACTTCCTTTTCAATCCAGTAGTTGCTGGTTTAGATAAGTTCTATAATGGTACGAAATTAAACACAGGTTTAGCACCATCTGCTTCACTACAAATATCACCAAGAGTTGGATTTAACTGGGATGTGAATGATGACCAAACTTTACAAATACGAGGTGGTACTGGTTTATTCCAAGGACCTCCACCATTTGTATGGATTTCAAATCAGGCATCTAATAGTGGTATGGCATTATTTGGCTCTATTACAAATGGAACTGGATATGTATTCTCACCTGATATTGATAAATATAGACCAACGCCAACGCCAGGTTTATCCAAATCATATTCTCTTAACGTAACTGACCCTAATTATAAATTCCCACAGGTTTGGAAATCTACATTAGCAGTTGATAAGAAAGTATTAGGTTGGACCGTAACTGCGGAGGGAACTTATATCCAAAACATCAACGCTACTGTTTTCCAAAACGTTGCATTACCATCATCGGGTAACACAACATTAAGTGATGGTAGAACTCGTTTCGTTAAACGTTCGGTATATGATGCGGTTGGTGCGGCTCAAACTGCGGAGAATCCAAACATTGGTAATGCAATCTATATGACGAATGCAAACATCGGTCATACTTTATTTGGAACATTACAAATCCAAAGACAATTTAATAACTTAGGTGTAAACGCTTCTTATACTCGCCAAACGGCAGTAGATGCAACAATCAATGGTTCAACTGCATTTACAATGTGGGGAGCTAGACCGACTGGTACTGACCCTAACAACTTTGAGGCAGGTTTTTCAAACAACTATTTACCTCATAGAATTATTGCTAGTGTGAACTATGGTAAGGAATTTATTAAGAATACAAGAACTTCAATTGGTTTATTGTATGAAGCATCTCCTAACAGCGCACAAACATCTCTTTCATACACATATGGTGGTGATTTGAATAACGATGGTTTCAATGGTAACGATTTAATCTTCGTTCCTAAAGATGCATCTCAAATCAAATTAACTAACGCATCTGCGGTAAGTGGTGTAGCTGATACAAGAACACAAGCTGAACTATGGTCTCAATTAGATGCTTTTATTTCAAACAATCCTTATCTTTCAACTCGTAGAGGTATGATGGCAGAAAGACAAGCATTAGTTCTTCCGTGGGTTCATAGATTAGATTTGAATTTAACGCAAGATGTTTACATTAAAGTTGGAGCTATAAAGCATACATTACGTTTTACTGCTGATGTATATAACTTCACAAACTTTATTAGTAGTAAATTGGGTGTTCAACAATTACCTACAACAATCACTCCACTTAACTTTGTTAAATTGGATACTGATGGTAAAACACCAATCTTCGCATTCCCATATTTGGATGGAAGAAACAAAGTTCCGTTTACTGATTCATTCAGAGATAACGTAGGATTTGGTTCTCGCTACCAAATTCAATTAGGTGTAAGATACCTATTCAACTAATAATTAAGGGGAGGGAATCAAATCCCTCCCTTTTTTATCTATGACAAAAATTATAAATTTATTTGGTGGACCTGGCATTGGGAAATCCACACAAGCCGCCGGTCTATATTATGAAATGAAGAAACTTAATATGAATGTAGAAATGCCATATGAGTTTCCAAAGTTATTAGCATGGGATAAGAGTTATGAAATGGTGAAAGACCAATTGTATGTATTGGCTAATCAACATAGGAACATAGCAAGGTTACATGGGCAGGTTGATTACATTGTAGTTGATTCTCCTATTATGTTAAGTTTGGTATATAAGAATCGATACTCAAATGATTTAGATTATCCAGCCGCATTTTACGGATTTACATTCAATGAGTTTGTAGTTGATTTGCATAAGCAGTACAACTCAATTAACATTGTATTGGAAAGAGATGATTCTATGTTTCAAACCGATGGTAGATTTCAGAGTTTGGAAGAAAGTAAAGAGATTGACGATGATATAACAACAGTATTAAAACAATACGATATAGATTACTATCCAATCAAAGTAAACGAAAAAAGTATAGATACAATTTTATCACTTTTATAAAAGAATATATTATGACTAGTCAAGAATACACACAATGGTTGAAAGGTTTTTTAGATGCGGTAGATGGATACAACATTACCAAAAGACAATTTGATTCAATCAGAGAAAAATTAAAAGAAGTAGAGGATGCTCCTATTGGATTTCCTATTGGTAGTGGTGGGTTTGGAACTCCGGCAGTAGTACCACAATTGGGTGGTGGTTGGATATCAACTGGAACTCCAAATATTATGCCATTGAGTGGAACTATTACAACAGGAGGTTCGGTTACTACAACACAATTTCCCGGTTCAACTTTAACTTATACGGATACAAGTGGAAATAGTAGTACATATACAATACCAAACACAACTAATAATATATTTACAAATCAAAGTAGTAAAGATGATGATAAGTTGTTAATGGATTAAAATAAAAAAGGGAAGTAAATCTTCCCTTTCTTTTTTAACTCTTACCTTGCATTCCGGTGTAATAATATGTACTATCATAATTAGGTTCATCGTATATATCCAATTCCTTTCTTTTCTTATCTTGTTCAGATGATATATCTAATACCTTTGGATTCATTTCAGACTCCTCTTCTTTTATAACACTTTCTTTACATACTTTCCAACCACCACCTTTTGATTTGTAGTTCTTTGCCGCCCAACCATTTGCATAAGCTGATGGATATACATCAAACTTCTTTTTAGCTGCTGCTTTAGATGCTGACCACTTTGCCGAATCGGTTGGACAATTCTTCTCTAAAAATAATTCCATTGCCTCTTCAACCAATTCGTTTTTCTTTCTACCCTGGCAATGTGCTTTTTGTGAGAATCCTTTCGGATTACTACAATTAATTGATTTTTTATATTTTTGAGACCACTTCTCATCCAATCCCTCACTAGCTCCTGTTTTTACAAATGTGGGTTTCTGTCCTTTCTTTTGTTCACCACCTTTTTCAGAATCACCTGCTTTAGATTGTGCAGCTCTTTTTCTTTTTACAAATGATGCAATTCCATCTTTACCTAATTTGGCTGCTTTCTCTTTTGATAAACAAGCTGCATAAGGGTCTCCTTCTTTTGAATCACCACACTTACCAACTTTCTTTCCAGTAGAATCGTATCTATCCCAACCACCACCGGTAGTTGAACCCGTCTTACCTTTACCAAACCAATTACGAAGGTCTTCGGATAATATGGATTTTAACTTAATCATTTTTTAATCTTTTTAGCTCTACGATTAGGCGATTGACTTTTGATTGCCTTTCCTTTTTTAGATTGTAACGATACAATTTTATTTAAGAAATCAAATCGATTACTATACTCCAATGTTTGGTTGTATTCCGTTAAGTTAATTTTCATTGTCTCCATTTATATTGTATTTGAATATAAATATAAAGATATGAATTAAACGATTTGTAAGTGTAATCCTGCTCTATCTAATGCTTCGGCAATAGGAATCAATTCATCCATAGTGCCTGATTTAACTCCACACTTTCCTTTGTAGTGAATTATCATTGCACATTGTTCTGCCTGTTCCATTTCGTGTCCACACATAATCATTAAACACATAATGACATGCTCAAACGTATTTACATTATCATTGTAAACTATAATTTGATGTTGCTTCTCAATTTTTTCCAATACTTCTACTTCACTATTTGTTTGTTCCATTCTTAAAGTATTTGTATTTAAGATATTCAAATGCAGGTAATAATCCAAATCCGCTTGCTATTATTGTGAATAGGTTAGGATGCCAATGTTCACCACATAATCCCAATGCGTGCTTTACAAATTCTATCATTTGTTTAGTTCGTTGTAACGATTTAAATTTTTTGTTTTAAGGTATTGAACTTCAACCCCCTTCCATTTTTTTTCAGGACATGAACCACCCTCATCCATAAACGTTTTAGGGGTGTATATCTTTGCTTTAAGAGCACATCCGCATTGACCACAATGAATGTAAGGTTCTTGAACTTTATGTTCACAGGCATCACAAATCTGAATGCGTTCTGATGCTAATTCAGCTTGGGCATCATTTGGATTAAACGATATTGCCCAAGCTTCAAATATTTCTTTTGTCTTACTTAATAATTTCATTCTACTTTTTTACATTTAATTTCTAAATCACCTTGAACGATGACTGTGTTCCCATAAATATCATCAAACATAACTCCCTTACCATACATACGAAATGTATTTGCGTAATAAGTTTTTCCGTTTTCCGATGTAATAGTGTACTTTGCTTTATCCGATTTGCTGGGTACAAATGCCAATATACTTATTGCAATTACTCCCACAACAAGTCCAATGCACATTGTTATAAATTGCTTATATGCTACCATATTAAAATCTGTCTTTGGGTTTAAAAGTTTTGTAATCGTGAATAATATATGCTGCTCCCAATACTATGATTGAAAGTAAACATACTAAATGAAATCCATGCACAATGTAATCCATTGTTGTAAAAGGTAATCTAGGTACTTCTTGCATAACATTTTATTTTAGTGAAATAATAATTAAGAAATAAATTTAAGGTTTTCAACTAAATACTTTTCAGCTTTTTTGTAAATCTTTTCGGAAACAAGTCCGTTTGCATAAATCACATCATTTTTTGTAATACAATTAATGATGGTTTCTTTTCCTAAAAAGGAAACTCCCAATGTCAAATGTTTAATGTACGAATCTAAATCTTTGAAATGAATTGTCATAATATAAGGGGTTTAAGATTAATATTAAAATTTAATTATTAGGCGTTTAACCATTCTTGGTAAATATAATCGTAAGTATGACCGGTGAGTTCGGAAAACTTTTCAAACAATCTCTCTCGTATCACACTATCAGAAACACCAATGTATTCATAGACCATATCACCACGAATTGCGAGCCATAAAGATTCGAAGTTGGCTTTTGGGTCAATCTCTAAACCTAACTCATCTGATGGGAACTCATTCACATAATAATTTCTAATATTCATAACAAAGGGGGGGGTTAATGGAGGAGGAACGTCCCTCACTCCCATATAATAAAGGTAAGTAAAATTCCTGAATTAAACAAGCCTTTTACGAAATATTTTTTAATAAATTTACAAAATGTTTTTCGGCTCCTCTATAAGTAGTACGGGATACTAATCCATTAGCGTAACCAATAGTGTTAGCCATAATACATTCTATGATACCTTCTTTACGCATTGTACCACCATAGATGATAGTAATGAAGTGAACATACTCATTAAGTTTCTTTGGATAATTCATATCAATGTGGGGTTAAAAGGAAGAGAACTGTCTCTCTCACATATAATAAAGGTAAGTAAAAAAATTGATATAAACAAGCTTTTACCAAAATATTTTTAAATTATTTTTAGACACAAAAAAGGGATAAACTAAAAGTCTACCCCTTTCCATTATTCACAATCAAAATTTAATTCTTACTTTGCAACTGCTGTGTCTGCTGCTACCGAATCAGCTGCTACACTATCAACTGCAATTGTATCAACTGCTAAAGAATCACTTGCAACTTCTTGTTTTGATTCACCACATGCTGCTAATACTAATCCAGATGCGATAAACGCTAATGCTAATAATTTTTTCATTCTACTTTTTGTTTAAGGTTATTAATTATAATTATACAAATATACAAAAAAAATATCAAAAATCCTAATATTCTTTAAGTTTTTTTTAAGGTTTAACACCAAGCGTTCTCTATTGACTCGGTTTCAACCATTGACTGCTTTGCAATCATACGTTCTGCACATATCAAATCTACACTTTTGATAGCGGATTCAATGTTTATGAATTTCTTACCAAAGAATTTCCTAGCATAAGAAGGTCCTCTTAGGATTTCAACCATTTCGGGATACTTTTCAGTTGCCGCTTTCATAATCGAAAAGTTCGAATGACGAATAAATGGTTGAGGATGATTTTTGTTGGGTTTTTTAAATTCGATGTTCATATTGTTTATCTTTTATTACTTAATAAAGGTATGTAAAAAAATTGATAATGTCAAGCTTTTTCTTAATTATTTTTTATAAACTATGTCCTAACTTATTATGGATTGAAATCATATGTTTACAGGGTGTATATTTACGAAAATCTCTAGCTTCGCAGTTACAACCCGTAATCTTCCAATCTTCAACTGTTACTTTATAGTGCTTATACTTCCCAGTCTTCTTATTCACACTACCCATTTCGCTGTAAAACCATTTCATATGTCTATTGTTTAGTATCCTAACATTTTTAACACTCTCAAACCAAACCAAATCGAATCAAAAACTAAAACTTTCATAATGTGTATCTCTTAGTACATAGTAAAGGTAAGTAAAAGATTTGATATACACAAGCTTTTCATCAATTATTTTTCATCTTTTTTGAAAGGTTTTTCATACTTTGGCTTTAACAATTTCCAAATCATTTCATCAAATTGCGGCGAATATGAATCCAACCTTTTGAATAATAAAGACCTATTAGGATTATCTGCAATCTTATCAGCAAACTCTTTCTTATCTATTAACTCTCTGAATTCTATTTCAATTTTATTTTTAATTGTATCAAATTCAGTTTGTAAATCCCTAACAACTTCTTTCACCCAAGCATCAAACTCATCAGGTACTCTATCCAAAAATGGTTCTAACTGTTCGTTATTTCTTAATAGTTCCCATATATCTTTGGTGGAAAAGTTAGTTAAGATTCTATGTAGACGAACATACTCATCACCTTTAATCTTCATTCGCATACCGCCTGAAAAACGAATTACATATCCTTCATTATCTTTGGATATTTCTTTTTTCAAAGTTTCCCAATCTTCTCCCCAAGTCTTATACTTCATTACGATATCCCAACCTTCTTCCACAAGCTCTTCATATGGAAACTCTTCACCTCTTCTATTCATAACGCCCAACAATACCAATCTCTCTTCTTTACCATAATCTACAACGATACGATTTTCAGGATAAATTATTTCAAAAAGATATGTGTAGCCAGGTACGCATATCTTATTGTAGTTGTACTTATTTGCAATCTCCATACCTTTGATTGCTTGTTCGGAAGTAAATGAACCACGAGTTGTCATATGCCATTCACCTTTTATTTTTGGTGTTGGTTCATAGTATGGGTCATCAAAGTTAGGTAAGTTGTTTGGGTCAAAGAACCTTTCCATACCGGTTTCGTAATTATTATTAAACCATATGTTATATCTTCTTTCATCACTCAACTCTTCCTCATAGTAAAAGAATATACCTAACGAACCATCCATCTTTTCATAAACCTCAAAGTATTCATTTGGGATATCCTCTGGTTTGTGCTCTTCGTAGTTAAAGAACTTTGGAAAAGGTTTAGCAACAACATTACCTTCGTTATCCAAAACTAATCCTCTGCAATTCAAAGTAATATCATCCCACATACCATTGTATTGGCATTCACGTGAATAGTTGTATATAGCCAATGGAAGTGTAGGATGATTTTGTTTAATCACCAATCCTTTGGATATGTAATCACCTATTAATGTTAAATCGTATTTCATATTACAATTTTTTATTTATTCTCCCAAACCACCCATTTTTCCATATGTGGAGTTTTGTAGTATTTGATAAGCTATTTTATTTGTATTTGTACCTAAACTTTCAGGGTAATATAATAATGTTGGGTTTTTCTTTTGGATATCGATATCAGCATATTGTTTCTTAAATTCCATAACATCAAATCTTTCAGTAATTAAATGATAGCCTGATTTAGTTGGGATTTTTTTAATCACCTTTGTAACAATATCTAGTGATTTTTCAATAGTACCATCTCCTTTGTATGTATGTACTATTGCTCTAAATTTAATAGGTTTACATTGGTCAATTGTGTTTATTACACCACCAATCAAACTTTCATCCTTTGTGTCAATATCTACAATCCATCTTTTTTCGTGCATCTTAACTTGTCCAACCACCGAATCAAATACGTGCTTTTGATTGATTTGACCCGATTGAATGCGATTGACAATATCAACAATCATTTGCATACCAACATCCTTATGTTTTTGTTTGTTGATATGAATATATGCCCTTGCCTTAAACATCTCACAAAGTTGTTTAATCTCATCGTATCGTTGTTCTAAATGTTCTACACTCTCAATACAATATGATTTGATTGTACGAACCGATTGATGATTAGCTTTATCAGTTGTTTGGTCTTTCTTACGCTTAAAGATATAGAGCATATAGAAATCTCCTTCTTTCTCAAAGTTAAGTAATCCTTTAATTTGCTCTATATTATCTATCATAACTTTACTTCAAAACGATTTTTCATTTGTTCTAACTTTTCAGCAGGTACTCCGTGCTCATTTACACCACCATGTCTATTTTCTACAATAATACTGAATACTTTATATCCGTATTGTTCTGCTAACTTATAGTATGCTTCCATTTCCCACTCTTGCGTAAATGTGTTTGATACTACAATTTCAGGATAAAATTGAGGATTGACTTCGTTATCTTTCATACGAGTCTCAACTTGGTTTCTACACCATTCATGTGCTTGCCTTAATTTAGAACCATCAAAGTTATAGTTACCTTCTTTATCATAGAAGAACTTATCAGCTTCACATATTGCATACTCATTCCAAATCCAATTGGCGAATGTTGATTTGCCACTACCTGGCAATCCTCTTACTAATGTTAATATTTTTGGTATCATTACTTTATTGGTTTATCTTCTACTTTGTAAATACAAAACTCATCTGCTATATTCGTATCGGCTCTACCTTTGATGAACTCTAATTGTTCTTCGGCTTCTTCCATAGTACCATAGAATACTGTATTGTGATATGTGTAGCAGTTTAATTGATTACTATCCTTAAACCACATTCGTGCAATCACATAATTAAACTTTTCCATATTTTATCTATAATTTTCAACCATAGTGTGGTGGTCATTTGGCATCATACTACCTATTGGTTGTTTCTCCATAATCTTTAATATCTCTTCTAAACTAATAGGGTCTAAACCATTTCCATCTACACCCACATCCATAACTTTACCATTACCAACTCTACGATGGTTAGGTAAGTGAACGTGTCCGTGTAAGTGAATAACACCCCTACCTAAATTTTCCCAACTAGCAATTGGAAAGTGCATCAAAACAAATTGTGCTTCCTTTTGATTTAGAGTTCCAACATTCCACTTAACAACCAAATTAACTAAATGGTTTACACTAATGAAACAATCCTGCACCCCATCTTTATTTCTTCCAATGTGATGGTCGTGGTTTCCTAATACTAAATGGATGTTCTTGCAATTCAATCTGCTACGGAACTCTCTAATGGAATCAAACCCACCGAAAGACCAGTCACCTAAATGGATTAGGATATCATTCTCCCCAACTACGGTATTGATACCAGCAACTAACCTATCATTCATCTCACCCAAAGAATCAAAATCTCTAAAGTGATTCGGTTTGCTCTTATCCCATTCGGTAGTGCCTCTACAAATATTTGCGTGATTAAAGTGGGTATCTGAAGTGAACCACAACTTTTGACCTTTATTCAAAATAATCTTCATACTATTGGGGGTTTTAATTATAGGATAAAGGTAAGTAAAAAAATTGATATATCCTAATTATTTAGAAAGTATTTTCCAACCAATATGAAAGATATTGTAAAGTGGCAATCTTATCCTTTAATGTGATATTCCAAATGGTTGTGTACTCACCATCACATACTACTTTGTAAACCTGCTTTTCGTATTCGGATAGCGGTTCTCTATATATGGTTACAATCTTATGGTCTCTACGGGTCTTACCCTTAAACACAATTTCATATAACTTACTCAACTGCCGGACTTGTGTAATTTGGTATTTACCCACTACACAACCTATAATCTTATCGTAGTTCTTTATAGTTAGTTTCATTAGAATGGTAATTTTAGATTTGGATGATTCTCTACATAGTTTTCAATAATAGCACCAACTCTTTCCATAAATTCATATGCGGTTGTTTTCTTTAACCATTTACGTCCCAACCAATGTTCGTATATAACTGAACCATCTTTATGTACGAATTGTAGTTTATACACATCATCCGAATCCCTATCATATGGGAATTCTTTATCCGCCTCCATACCCAATCGTATCTCAACCCAATCAAAATCAGTTGGGACATTCTTTTGTAAGATTATAGAATAGTAATCATTACGCGTTTCTTCCACCTCCATTATGTACCAACCCCTAAAGCTATTAACTTTTGTTTTGAAAGAATTTAGTTGATACTCAAAGTTTAGTATTGTTAGCATTATAATAATTGGATTTCAGCTAATAAAGCAGTTACACCTTCTTCAGTTAGGTATCCCTTAACATCTCCATCGGCAATCGGATTATCGTAATGGATTTCGCCATCTTTGAATACTGCCAACTCATACAAACCCTCACCACCTCCATAGGTATAAGGAGTTCTAACTACGGATGCACCATAACTATTCTCAAACTCTATAAGTGCTTGAACACCACTTCCCATAGGGTGTAGGTTAAACTCTAAATCATTAAATCTTTTCATATCTATTATTTTTTTAATTCGTAATCTATTACACCTACTACCGATTCTATAAATGCCTTTTTATCTTCTAACGCAGTTTTGAATACTCCACCCCCATTAATCATCTTTTGATTTAAGTATATTTTATATCGATACTGTCCTCCTAAAAACTCATCGGTTTCTCTCTCCAATATTAACCTACCCACATTCTTTGGTCCACCCAACCCATCCGCTCGGTAATAATGAAATTGAACCGAATATTGTTTACACCCAATGAGGTTCGAATCAATATCAAATTTGTATGTATCCTCCAACACATCGGTAATCTTCCAACCACCCCACCAACTATTAAGTAATGAGGATTTGAAATTCTTTATCGTTAGCATACCCTTTGTAATTTTTCTAATAACTTCGCCATAGTTGTTGCAAGTAGATATGGTCTTTGTAAATCATCCCACTCAACCAAAATCTTTACTTCGTTTTTCCAAGCCGATACAAACATTTCATATTTACCTGATTCGTTGGGAGTTCTATCTAACCAAATCTCAACATCATCTCCAATTAACCTATACACCTTTTGAACCTTTGGGCTAAACTCACTTACCCTAAAATAAAATATATACCATATCCCATTTAGAATTACTTTGTGTGCAACTTTACCACTACACAACATACTCTTAAACTTATCTATGTTTTCAATCTTCAACATATACTAAAAATTTTGAACTAATCCAATTAAGTAATTGCTTAGGATTTTTTATGTATTGATTATGTATTTTCTTTCGGGTTCCCATCGAATTCATAATTTCAATATCATACTCAAACCCATTCTCATTTAATTGCCGATACAACTTAACGAATTGTGATTTGTGTATGGCGAACACCCCTTTGGTCTCCGGGAGAAATGCAAATTGGTAGTAATCATCCCTTTCGATAATCTCACCCATCAACCACAATGTACCCATACAATTGAATTGATTATCCTTTATCTTTTTGTAGTTCGTTATTGTTAGCATAATATTCAGTATCATCAACTCTCATTCGGGTCGAATTTAAGATTTTTTTGTAAAGGTTTAATTTGATAGTGAATCCACAATCCTATCCACCATCCAATTATAGAACCTTTCCCTATCCTTAAACAAACTACTCATAACGCGTACATCGTGTATTCGTATTCCCATAATCAAATCCTCAATCCAAAGATGGTAGTACACCTCATCTTCCGCCTCTCTCTTCACCACTACCTTAAACCTCCTCTTAGCATCCCCCATAGACCAAAAGAATGTATAGAATGGATTTTCCAAATTGCCGGAAACAGCTCCGTGTAAACCCCCATCTACTAATTTGAATCCACCAATTTGGTATCCATCATCATGTCCTATATCTCTCCGTACATTTTTAATCCTTAGCATGTTATTAATATTTATTAACTATTTTACATAAGGTTGCTAGCATCATATTCATATCCGAAAGGTATTCCGCATCTACACAAAATTCAATTTTTTTATGCTCATAATAAAAGAAGTATCTCCATTCACCATTACCCAATGATTCAAGTGTTCTACTTAAATGAAATTCCTTTCTATTAGCAGTAATTTTATATGCGGGATGTCGTACCCCAATTGTATAGGTGTAATCCCACTCTTCACAATATTCCACTACCCACCCTGCGGTAAACTCTAATAATCTTCCCTCTAACTTATCGTAGTTCTTAATTGTTAGCATGTAAATCTATCTAATGCCTTTAACATATTCCCCATATTCAAAATCCAATCCGGAGTTACTCCGTATTGTGTAAGTTCACCATCTCCGTTCCTAAACATATACGCTACCTTACCATTACTTGTATTTGTGGGTTTCCTTTCCAAATATACCTTTATAGATGATAGGTGTTGGTGTTCTAATTTAATTTCGTACCAATTATCCGTTTCTCTACAAAAAGCAACCTCCCAACCATCTCTTCCAAGGGGTTTACCACACAGTTTATAAAAATTCTTAATTGTTAGCATATTACATATGTTTTACTATTTGATTTATCATCCAAGTATAGAACCCTATTCTATCTTTTAGGTGAGTATTTGTACCCACAGATGTAGCATAAATCAAACCGGCTTTACCATAATGAGTGAAACCTTTTTTCTCATCGTAAATCTCAAAGTTGTATATAGATGTTGTACCCTCTATTGGTTTTCTTTCTAAAAAGCATTTGAACCTACTACGCTCATCATTGTAACTCCAATAGAATGCGTAATAATCGTAGTTATCCGAAATGCCCGTTATTTCATCGGGTCGATTGTACAACCCAGCATTTACCAATTTGAATGAACCTATTACGATTCCAGTATCTGGGTCTGCGCCCTTTGTTGGGTTTCGTATTGTTAGCATATCCTATAAACAAAATCCTTTAAGTGAACGTAATAGGTTAGATGGGTTTTGTATGAAATCAATCGTTACACTCCGTAGAGTAACACTACCATTTCTATCATAGTATTGGTACACCTTCCTACCATCGGGAAGTACTTTAGCAATCCTACTTAGATACACAGTCTCTTGGTGTTCGGGTGAGCGTAGGTTTATAGTGTATTCTTTATTTTGTTCATAGATAGCACTCACATACCATTTACCTACTCCGATGTTATGTAGTTCCAGCTTTTTGTAATTGTGTATTGTTAGCATAGGGGTTTTGATTATGTATTAAAGGTAAGTAAAAAAATCCGTATTTCCAAATTAATATCCAAAATAATCCCACCAATCAGCAACCTTCAAAGATAACCATTCTATGAATAGGGGAAATGTTTTGAAGTATTTAGGATTAAAAGAGTTCCCTTCTGTGGTATGGAAGTTCACCCCATCTCCACTCCTCACTACACACACCTTATAGGTATGGTTACTCCAATCGAAATCTAACATAATCACGTTAGAGCATTCGGATTGAGGATATATCCATACTATGGTATCCCTATGACGGTGTGCATCCAAATGATAGTTATAGAACCCTGAAGCTAGTTTGAATCCCTTAACACGTTCCGTAAAGTTTTGAGGTCCTTTCATATCTTAATTATAAAAATGATTTCCCCACTCATTCAACTTCTCAAATAACCATCCAATGAATGTATCAAAGGATGTGAAGAATTTTGGGTCAAATCGCCAAGGTTTAAGAATGGTGTGAAAGTTTGTACCATCTCCGTTCCCTGCGATACATACCCTATATTCTTCCTCATCCCATCGGAACTCTAACATAATTGAATTGGTAGATTTATCTTTAGTATATATCCATACCTTATCGTCATCCCCTTCGTTATTCCCTAAATAGCAATTACTCCATGAGCCGGGCATTTTATATCCATTAATCCGTTTAGCAAAATTGATTGGTGCTTTCATATCTTAATTAAATAATTCCTTATGGTCTCTGATTAGGGATGTAGTACACTCTATGAACGAATCGAATGTTCTGAACTTATGAGGAGAGAAACCCAAATCCTGCTTTGAACGAGAATAATCCGATTTTCCACTCAAACGGCTAATGGGCACTATATCGTATTCATCCCTCTTCCAATTGAATAGTAGCATGATAGCGCCGGGCGTATTTCTCATAGGAGTTATCCAAAGAGAAGAATCCATACTTGCGATTGTAGTAAGGATATACGATTCCCCATCTACCTCCAATTCGTATCCGTGCAACTTAGTACTAAAATTTATAGGTGCTTTCATCCTTACATCATTTCAACAATCCATAGTAATATACCCAATACCAATAGGGATATAATCACCTTTATGATATCTTTGTTTCTTCCTTTATAATGCATATCTTATTTACGATTTAATTTAGAGATTCTACACCAACGATTAATAAACCAATATAGGTGTACCATCGATACCATAACGTTTACAATGATAGTAGGGTTATTCTGAATTAAGAACCCATACCAAACCCACACTAAACATGCAAAGAAGTTCACTATCCGAACCAGCTTTTGTTTAGAGAACGCAAAGGAGAGTACACTCATACCCATTGCGAAGTAACCAACTATTTCTAATGTATTCATATCTATTTGTTAATCCGTTCTTTTGGCAATGTCCCATACATCAACCACTTCTCATATTGGAGGGATGATAGTATGAGGTATTGTCCATTTACCTTTAATACAAAATCCATTTCTTTGTTCATATCTTTTATCTTCCTATTTGAAAATCAATGTAATCCGATATTGCCATTGAGTTCCTAACGTTAATCCGTTTTTGAATCAACTCCATAGCCTCTTCATATCTATCATACGAAACCACACCTTCATTTATATAGTATTCTGAATTGGCTCGTTTAGGGGTGATACCCAATGCTTTTGCTCTCTCTTCAATAAACTCAACGTAACGTTCTAAGGAAAGACGTTTAATAGTTGATGGTTTCAAATCTAATCCATTTTTCATATCTTATATCTTTTATAGGTCGTAAATCTCTTCTAACTTACCATTGTAGTAGGCAACGAATAGGTTATACTCCATTATCTCAACGTTGTAGTATTCTCTATTATAATCCTCTACACTTACATCCAGCCAACTAGTGTGGATACCATTCTTCTCACATAAGGCTTCGAACTCTGCAGCGTTAATGGTGGGGGCGATAGCAATCAACTCTTTCTTAGTAATCTTTGGGGTTTTCATAATATAGAGTGGAGGGAGGGAAGGTTTGTTGTCTCTCAACCACATATTAAAGGTAAGTAAAATAAATGAGAATTCCAAACATTTAGGTAAATTTATTTTTGTATCAATCCACATAAGTAAGTTAGCTCAAGTAAGCTGGATAGGTACTATCTAAAAACCCTCCCTTTGGGGTAAACCAAGAGTCTACTCTGTCCCACAAAAAGTAAACCCCAGAGAAAAAAACCTGGCTCGGGGCGAAAAGGTATTAGGGCCCCCTTCCAAAAAAAAGTTGCAAGACCTTTTACAAGTAACCAGTCCCCCCCCACCTCGGAGTATAACCACCTACTTATTAGTGCCACTCAACGCCTCCGCATTAGTGCCACAAACCACCACATTCTACCTTTTGAATCCAATCTATTTACGAGCCGCCTCCGCCGGGTACTACAACACACCCACAACGCCTCCGCTCTCCTCACAGTGACGGGCTACAAAATATTCTAACCGCTTTATGTGGTTAGTGATTCGGGTGGTCAGTCCCCCTATGTATTTAGGGTGTCCATACTGAAGTGAAAAAGACAATTCACTTATTCGTTTAGTATGGTATTCGATTTTGGGTAAGTAACCATTAGTGTGTTTCATATATAGGGAGTTTAAATGAATTTATTTTTATTAGTGTCCGATTACAAGCTAGCCACTGCTTTAGCGATTGTAGCTTCGGTGTAGGAATATCCTTTTAATTTCTCAATTGCTTTCTCTAAAGTTAATACACCCCACACATACTTACCATCTAGCATATCTCTTAGGGAACGTTTCGCTTCAGGCCAAGTACCGAAGGGGGCTTTACCATTAAAGGAAACATACTTAGCGTTGAACTCTAATTCAGTTCCGTTATCACTCTTACCATTCTCAGCGTACTCATAACAATCATGCATCCCATCGTAATGTCCACCTTTGAACATATTACAGAAAGAAGCAATATCATAGTACTCTTTAGTACCATATTCTAACTCCGAACCATCAGCGTTACAAGCATACAAGTCAGAAGAAGAACCATTAGCGAAGGTAGAGGATTTACCCCATACCAACATATTAGGATATTTAACTTTCATAAATTGTTTGAACATCAAAGGAACTTCCTTACGTCCAATAGTGATAGTAGGGTTAGTAAGGGGTTCTCCCCAGTAGTTAGTAGTTCTTAAACAAGCAGAGGGTAATTCAAAAGTGATACCCATCAATTTAAATTTCGTAGTGTTCTTAGAAGAAGCCATAATAAGGGGGGTTTAAAGTGGAGAACTGTCTCTCTCACATATAATAAAGGTAAGTAAAAGTTAGCAAATAAACAAGCCTTTTAACAATTATTTTTGCTTTTTTTTCAATTATTTATTTAATGGTATATGCCGGGGCCTCCGCATACAACAAACCCCACCAGCAGTACCAGAGGGGTTTAATCCAAAAACTATGTTTACAAATCACTTAATATCTTACACGTAGTAGTTCTCAACTACCTTACGAATTGTCAATGCCCACTTAGCCTCCTCAAACCTATCCTCACTAATCACACCATACCAAAAACAATAATCAAAGTTCACCTTCGCAGGAGTAGAACCATTCAACACCGCCATACCCTCTAACAGGTCCACATACTCAACCAAACTCAAACCAGCAATTTCTTCGTTATTCATATTATAAGGGGTTAAAACCAATTTCAATTTTTGGGAGGTGTCTTACAGAGATTGCTAACACCCTCAATCGGCAGGGGTGACCCGTTACCATTAAGAACACAATCAAAGCAATCAACCTCTCTCTCATATAATAAAGGTAAGTAAAATTCCTGATATATACAAGCCTTTTAACAAATATTTTTAAAAGAAAAATGCGTTCCATACATACTCCAAAGGTCTCTCATACCTCTCACCAGCTCTATGGTTATTGGAAGCTGAAAAGGAGTGAGCTGGGTAGATGGATTTAACTACCTCCATCGTACACATCCCAGCGTACTCATTAATATGTACTAACTTAGCACGTAAGGTAGGAGAGAAGTTCTCTGGTGTATCCTCGCCTACTACCTTAACTAAATCCGTAATCTTACTATCTGAATATCTCATAATGAATGGGGTTAAGAAATGAATTTTAAAACATAAGAAGGAATACCAGCTTCCAAACCTCTTCCGGCTGCCAAGGCCTCCTCAACAGCGGAAGTCTTATACAATCCGATAAACTCTCTAATCGCTTGACGTTGAGCCTTAGTACGATATGGAATGCGGAATCTTTCAAAACAAATGATTGGTGTTCCAGCCTTAATGGTTCTACCTTTGTTAGCCGGAGTGTTGATGTAAATGGTTTGTTCGTTGTTCATATATAGGGGATTAAAGTTTTACGTTATTAAAGGTTTCAATATGTGATAACAAATCGTAGATGGCATCCTCAATATCTTCACCAACATAGGGTTTGATTTTCATCTCATCACACATAGGTTGGTACATCATATCTTCAAGGATTATCTCATCGTAACGTTCATCAAGCAAAAGGGAAGAAATCATAACAAAGTGGGGTTAAAGGAGGAGAACCATCTCTCTCTCACATATAATAAAGGTATGAAAAAGACATGGAAATTCCTAACAAAATATATGACGATGTGTCAGGTTATGTGTGACTATTTGTCAGGCTAATTTGGGCCGGATTAATTCTTCGAAAGCCATTTCCAAAGCATCTTCATATGGACACCCATCTCCACCGGAGGAAAGCACAGATTGTATTTGTTTGGCATACGATACCAACTCCTCATCTAATCCCATTGAGGCTGCGATAAGCAACATTGATTCCCTTGTGTATTTAATCATCTTTCCATTTTAGAGTTTCTACTTCACAAGCCTGAAGCTTGAGTAATTCTTTATTTGCATTATGTAGTATTCTCTTCTGGTCTTCAATCTTAGCTTTCAGCAACTCAAGTGCTCCTGCTTTCCTCCCCCATCTCTTAGGATAGATTAGTTTGGGCCCGATTGGTAAATAATATTTTCGAATGGATGTGGGCTCATCTGAATGAGGATTCGTAACAACGTAGTACTCCCCCGTCTTATTATTAGTGTATAGTTCAGCCACCAAGTGCATCTGCCTTGTTTTTTCCATCAGTACAAAGATACGAAAACTTCCTGATATATCCAAACGAATTCGGAATTATTTTGCTAACTTGCTCACCGGTCTCACGTTAGGCTGGAATATGGAATATATCACCCGCCCTCCCACACCTTAAAAATACGAAATAAATTCCATAAAGTCAAGTCTTTTTCGATTTATTTTCAGCTTTTTTTTATATTTTTTTGGGATGGGATTGCACCGGTATCGTGGATTCGTGAATATGGAATTGTACTTTTCTAATATGGTGCCGCTCTACTTAACATAATGTAAATTATATAACAAAAAATGATGGTACAAAACTAAGATTGGGCCCGTTTCTTAAAAAAGTACAACGTTTTTTCGCTTGACCCTTGGGAATTCTGCTGTCATCGCTTAGAATAATACAATTGTAAACTAGCTAATCACATATGTAAATTTCGCACAACTTATATGTTATGGGGATTTTTTCAGCTTATCGGAATAAAAAACGTATCCAGCTCATCGGACTTGAATAAAAAACGTATTCAAAATTCCGAGTAAAAAACGTATCCAAAACCGTTGGCTTGAATAAAAAACGTATCCAAAAATAGTGTGGAAGCTCGGGCTTGAAAAAAAAATTTGCTCTCAAAAGGTGTGTGTAGTAGCCTATCGGGTAATGTGATATATTAACTAGCTATCTTTTTGGTGTTATTACCCTATAACTTTAGGTAATTTTAATACTGCTCTATGTGGGTGTGATATGGATACGATTTTTAACCACTCCATATATGATAATTCTTCGATAGTTGAATTCTAAGCGATTTTGGATAAAAAACGTAGATAATTATTAGTGTGTAATAATAGTGCTCTTAGGCGTTGATTAAGAACCACATAAAGAGCAGAGCCGCAATCCCTTTGAGGGTGTAGTATATAAGGATTACCCACCAGTATTTCTTAACAAGTTCCTTGCTAATCTTCCCTATCTTTTTTAACCTTTCTTTCAGGGTTCCCATTGGTTATCATCTTCTTTCTTAGTTGGAAATAGGTAGTGTGATATCGTTATTAGGGTTATAATCGTTATCCCTATCCCTGCTATCATTCCGTATAAAAAGTTTTCCATATTTTAGGTTGATTTAGTGTTGTTAGTTATTCCGTTAGGTAGGGAGTTCTATCTATACTACCTATACCTATACTTAGTTCTTTTATTGTCTTATTATTATTACTAGTATTTTTAGCTGAATTTATTTTATTAGGTGTGTCCGGCTTCGAGTGGATTTCGTCCATACTTTCTAATATCCTGTCTTTGTACTTGTCTAAAAAATCACTACAATTATCATAATGCCATTCATTCAATTGATATCTTAGTATCCTATCATGCAATGCTCCGTTGTCCGAAAAATCCATTGGCATTAGATTCTTATAGTAATTCAATCTATAAATGTCATCTTCGGTTTCTGCGTATGTTTTTGGTATTATATGTTGCAATGCCCACTTACCAATACCATGTCCATGATTATCCCAAGTCATCCAAGGTTCAAACATCCCTTCAATATAATCCCTAAATACATCCCACTCTAGACCCAATATATCTTTTGTACGAAATGATTTTGACTTTCCCTTCAATGCCGAATTAACATATACCTTAACCAATGCATGTAATTTAACCATTGGGTTTGTATGATAGTTTATTCTACCTTGTATGTTACCTGCTTCATAGTATGTATCCCTCCTATATTGTAACGAGCATTGCTTACAAATATTCCTTCTAAAATCATTTTCATGTTTTTCTGTCTCACAGTGTTTACACCAATTATGCCCTTTCTTTTTTGGATATGGACACCTTGCACCAGCTGTTTTATATGTAAAATAACTTATCCTATCCAATTCCAATTTTAATTCGTTTGTTAAATATTCCTTACCAAATCCATTTCGTAACCAATGATACCCATATGATATTGGGGTTTGATTCCAACTATCATAATTTTTATACTCACCACTTTCAATAAAGTCCGAAACCATTTTAACACGCTCCAAACATTCTTTCAGTTTATCAGCTTTTTTTTGATTTTGTTGGGATTCTATCTCTAGTAATTTAACCTTTTTTTTATGTACAGATTTAGTTTGAGTATGGCATATAGAACATTTACCTTCTTTTATAATATACTTATAAGGTCTTTTTATAATATGCCCATTTGTACATTCAAATTGTATTTTCAAAGGATATCCCACCTTATGCTCACTACTTATAATTTGTTTTACATATGATAACTCTCCAATTTCACTAATTCTTTCAGCATCTCTTTCCTCTTTTTCTAATTGAATTCGGTTACTATATTCATCTGCAGATATCATCCAATTGGGTTTACAATACTTAACAAGCCAATTACAACTTCTTTTGTTTGGCATTGTATCTAAATTACGCAATTCTTTGTAGGATGAAACTTTACTTGCTAAATTTATATAGTATTTTATTTCATCTATTTTAGATAATCCATTATACAATAATCTTAAATGCTTATTTGCTTCTCTTTTTAGCTTTTTATTTTTTTTATAATTTATATCATAGCATTTATCCGAACAAAAACTTTTTCCTGCTGGATTGGGATTATTACACTCCTTGCAATTTAAATTTTTCCTTATTTTAGTCATTATAATCTTCCTTCCATTTCTGCCACTCCATCCAGCATATGTGCCAATACCTTCCCCACTCTCATCGCATCATCTAATGGTATTGTGTTAGTGATTTGCTTTCTCATTCCAGTCATCGCTTCACATACCATATCCACATAGTAGTGTGATTTACTATCATCATACATATCCTCTATCACTTTCGTTTTCTTTAGGATATGGATTTGGTATCCATCCCACACTATATTAGGGTCAAACTGCAATCCAAATGTATATGCCTCATCGCATTCTCTCCTATATTTGATAGTCCATATGGTACTGCTTTCAGCAAAATCAATCAGTTTGTTTGGGTTTTCTATCTTAATCTTTTTCATATTATTATAATACTTGTCTAGCTCCAGTATGGATTTGATTAAATACCCTTCTCATATCCTTAAATTCTTCTACTCTTAAAAATTTAGTGCATCCTCTTGCAAGGGGTACGTTTACATTATTACAATAGATTTTTACATATTGATGCCTCAAAAAATCATTCGGGTCATACATTTGTTGTGTCTCCTTATAGATTTGTACTAATATCTTTATGTTAGGGTTTTCTTTATCCGCTAGTACATACTCATATATACCTCCGGTTGGGTTCTCTCCTACATAATGAATTTTCCAACTTGTTAAACTCTTGCTTACAAAATCAATCAGTTTGTTTGGGTTTTGGATGTGTATCTTTTCCATACTATACAATATTTTTGGGTATAACTTTTTCTAACATCAATCCTAATCTCATTACCATTCCCTCTACGGTATTCAATTCTTGCATTGAAAACCACATCTGTTCTGCTTTATCCTCTTCCAAATTCCATGCCCATAACTCATATAAAAATACCCTATCATCGGGATTATATTTGACAGGTTCTCTTTTCAATTGTATCTCCGCATGTGTGAATCTACCATTACTTACTAATTCGAATATGTATTTATCCCCAATATCTTCAACACTTTGAACTGCCCAACCATAAGAATTTTGTATCCACTTCGAATACAACTGTCTACCAAATATCTTATCTATGTTTTTTATCGTTAATTTCATGCCTACGGATTTAATACCCTTTCCATTAAATTACATATTCTCCGTATAACCTCTCCCATATTTCGTAAATCTCCCTTACCCAATGCTTCTACTTTTAGTTGGTTTGGTTTCTCTTCATAAGATAGTTCCCAGCAATCTTTTAAGACTATAGGATAAGGTATTTTCTCTCTATTTAAGTTTAAAGAGAATTGTTTTATCTTACCATCGGGTGTACTGATTTCTACTATAAACTCATACCTATTATCTATCCACTCATACACATCGAATATCCTTCCTATTGTTAGTATGTTCCCTCCTATATGGAATGTCCTTCCTACTATCTTATTTATGTTTTGTATCGTTAGCATATCTGAATTCTTTTTATCATCTCTGTCCCACATTGATTTGTGTAACTCTAAAATTTTTTGTTGGGTATCATAGTTAGCTCGTATCCTATCCATTTCCATTTGCATCTGCAACTTTGCCCACGCTCCCGTTAAACTCATCTCTTATATCTCTTCGATTCGTTTGATAATTGTTCTATTGATTGGATAGGATGCCACAACCTCCAAACTATTTATATTAGGCCGAATATAGAAAGTATAACACCCACTTCCACTATAATCATATGTATCTGCCTCTACTTCGTAATCTACACCAAAATCACTTCCCGTAATTACTTCTAAATGGTATCTTTTCATAACTTATCTATCATATTTCTGCCCTTTGGTGTTGGCTTTTCTTTCTTTCCCTTTTGATTCTTAGATAGTAATTGGGCATCCTTTTGCTCCTTAATCTTATCTATCATCTTATAGGTTTCATCCAATCTCATTTGCTTATCGATTTGGAATTGCTCCGAATTTAGGTATTTATCTACCTCCTTTCGTTTGTTCAGTCCGTTCACATATCGTGTCCAACTTACCAACTCCGCTGCGATTACCAATCCATTTATGGCAATCAATAGTAACATTATTATTTCTGCTCCTGTCATAATTTTATATTAAAAAGGTAATGAGTGCTTTCCATTTAAGCAGGATTCTATGTAATCCAATACAAATTGTGGGTCTTTTACTCTATCTACATCTACCCAATCGCTTCCGTTATTCTCACCACTCCATCTGAACAAAACCTGCTTTGTATTTGTAAATTTATTGTGTTCCATCTCTCTTTCAATTTTCAGAACTCCTTTCTGCCCTAACACATCTTCGGCTCTCCAAGAATATTCCAAAGATTCATCAGTCATTGGTATGTGGAATACTACCATATTAGTTCTTTGAAATTTGGTAAGTTTTTCAGGGTTCTCCAATCCCAATAAAGGTGTTATTGCCGGTCCTTCGTTTATAGCATCTTTAATATACCCCACACCATAACCTCCACTATTCAGATACCTTCCCAATGTGGTAGCCATATCCCAATTATTATCTTTCTGCTCCATTCTCTAATTTGTTTAATAGTTCTCTCAACTCCCCCACTCTCTTTCGTTTTCCGGCATATTCATCATCATCACTTGCCTTATGTCCATTCATATTGGCTAAAGTTACCTCATATTCTAAAGCAACCAACTCCGTTATTATATCATCAAAGTTCATATTATCCTTTTTTACCAAAATCTCGTTCCCAAGCATCATCCAACCTCTCCATAAACTCTTTGTGTGTTTCCTTCTTCTTTTTGGTTTTGGAATACGATGGATATGTATCTTCCCAATATTTGTCCGATGCATCCTTCGCATCCAACTCTTCTTTGATAAAATAAATGATAGCATATACAAATGTTAATAAAATACTAATCGTTGCACCATAACGAAATCCGTTTGGAAACATAGCATACAACTTAAACATTGTATATATCACACCACCAATCCCACCTATAAAACCACCTACCATAAGCGTTGCTCTTAACCAATTTTCTACGTTTCGATTCATACTATTTTCTTTTCTTTTTTATATATTTGTGTCAATTTAGTAAGTTCATCTGCCTCATCTTGCGTATATTCTCCAATTATACTTATCTTTTCTACCATTGCTTTATAGTAGGCAACATCTCTATTCATACCATCGAACATCTCGTAGTTATCGTAACCTGCAACTAACCACGCATACAATTTTGGTATGAATTCCTTTTGTGCTCTTGTAACTTCCTTCGTTCTAATCATAATCCTTCAGTACCATCAATTTCTTCTGGTAGTTCTAATTCAACACTCATAAATTCATTGTGTTCTTCGATACTCCTATCAAACTTATATATTTTGTAATCAGTATCCCCTACCATACCAAACTCTTCCTCAACTGCTAACTCCGATGCTAACAAATCGATATCGGATTGGTCTGGTTCGTTTTCATACACACAAATGTGTTTGATTTTCATTTCATTACCATCCACCACATCGGCGAATACAACTGCGTAGTTTACTTTCATCTTCTTCGTCCGGCTCCTTTATACCGTCTTTTATATTTTGGTTCTTCTAATGTACTAATTTTAACTCCTTCTGCCCTATTTGCTGCGTGAACAAATAGATTATTACCTATGTATGTCCCACAATGCCAACCTGATGGGGATTCTCTGCTCGTAAAGAATAGTAAATCTCCTACTCTTAAACTATCCCTCTTTACTCTTTCCGTTGCATTCCATTGTTTGATACATACGTTTGGGATATTGGTTTGGAATATTTCCTTATATAATCTTGCGTTGAAATTACTACAATCAATACCCCTTTCAGTTTGCCCACCCAATCGGTATGGTTTACCCACCCAATGCCAAATGAACTTATTTAATGTAGTATCTGGCGTTTGAGCACTGCAACAATAGCACATTAACCAAATTAGTAGTGTTGCTATTGTAGCCAATATTTTTGTACTATTTCTTACCATCGATATTATATTTCTCCACCTCTTCAGGTGTTGCAAATGGTTCTGGTGGTTGCTCTGCCCAATATTGCCTTTCCAACTCTTCAGTCCACAAAGCATCTTGCTTATCTCTCAACATATCGTGCTCCAATTTGTTCATCCGTTCCTCAACTCTCATCATTCGGTATATCAAAAATATCCCAATAATTAATAATAAAATTACCTCCATATCTTACCAGCTTTCGTAATCCGTTATATCTTTTGTAATGTTTGCTTTTTCGGAATGTATTTCAATCCCATAACCTAATCCAGATGCAGGTGTAAATATGTACTTAATCGTACCCGTCTCACCATAAATTTGTATTAAGGCCGATTCAAACTCCTTTACTCTAGCTTCCTCTACTTCTGTTAATTTGAACTCCATTATTCTTCTGATTTATATTTGTTATCAAAATCAATATCAAACCCTTCTTCGTGTGCGTTGTGTTGTGCGAATGCCTCATCTAACATCTCTTCGGTGATTCCATTCGTTGTATCACTATCGGTGTTTTCTTCACAATAATTAAATACTGCACGATTCCACATCCTTTCAGTATATCCCATTGCCAATGCTGCACCTTTGAATAGTTCCAACACCTCATCCATTGTGGTATCTGAATTTGGTTTCTCTAATGTAACCTTCGTATCATACTGCTCAAATGTCAGTTTTGTTGTGTAATTTTTGTATAAACTCATTATTGTATAGTTTAATAGTGCAAATCCAAATAAAAACATTCTTTATCATCCCCATATGATACAGGACTCCAAACTGCGGTGTACTCGCTATTGAATTCTGGATATACGTTGTTTGGTTTCTTTAAAGTTTCCCATCCATTGAGCACATCATAATACATATCCTCTACGCGTTGCGCAACTACTAATGCATCATCTGGGTAATCCGCCAATTGTTTTTTCAACTGCCCTACTGTCAAATAATCTTTGTGTCTTTCTTTGTATTGTTTGCTTGTCATTAGAATAAATCCTTAAAGTACTCTCCAAATAATTGTGTTTGAAACTCTTCACTTTTCTTTTGATTTGCAATCTCTAACTCAAATCGTTCGGCAGTTAATTCATCCAACTCTTTGATATTAAAGTGTTGGGTTGGTGTGGTGAATACTCTGTAACCATCCTTAGTTTGGTTGATAGTAATACCTTCGGTTATATATTTTTTGATTGATAACATATACAAATATACGAAAAAAAATCCAATAAAACAAATGTCTATTGGATTTTCTTACTTTTTTTCTTTGGTTTTTCTTTTAATCTATATTTGTACTTCAACTCATTACATTTCCAGCAGGTAGAACTATCTTCAGTAGTATTCCATATGTGTATATCGCATTTCATTATGCAAATAGCCAAAATACAACTACCCCAATAGCTACTAATGTTATAGCTGTAATGTATAAGTAATGAATAAGTTTCTTAACTATCTCCATCTAAATAGGGCTCTAAATTTATCTTTATTCTCTTCACTAACTGGATTGATATTAACCTCAACCGAAACACCCTCACCTTCCCAACTAAATCCAAAGATAATAGTTTCTCCAAATGTATGATAATCAACGTATTGCAAGTGTGGTGTAAATTCTTTAATCTTTTGTTTTATTCCTGCTATGATATCAATCATATCTTTTTTGTGGAATGGATACATAGGACCTTTGGCAAAGTCCCAATCCATAAAGAATTTAGTAATTTCTAATTTGAAATTTTGGCGATTATCATTACGTTCGAGAAGCATGGTGGTGTTTAGTTTAGCATATATTATTTTATATAAATATATGTAGATTTATTATTTCGAACGAGCATTTTCTCAGCTTCCTTTTCCTTAATAATAAACCTCTCTGCTTCAGTTTGTGTACCTAATGGTTGATTTGAAATATCCACCCAATGTTTAACCATAAAATCACGAATATATCGTTTTGTTTGTGGCATATACTTTACAACACCCTCAATTTTTTGTACTTTGATACGATACTTCTCCCTTGCCATAGTTTGAAATGACACGAATAGTGTTAGTAATACTACGGATAATAAAGTAAATTTAAACTTTTTCATTTTTGTTTTTTTAGTTTTTCTTCTTTTTCAACTTGTTTTTTAGCCATATCAGACAGAAATATTTCCGCTTCAACATATAAAACTGCTATTACCATTGCAAGAGCAGGAACAATAATTGGTACAATCACCCACCACCAACTGAAATCCAAATACCATTCCAACTTAATGATAGCTAATACAAAGGATGACATAAACATCAATCCTAACAAACATCCACCAACTTGCTCTTCGTTATTCTCTTTCATCTTCAGGCATCATCCAAATGTGTTCTGGTGTTCCATCTCCTACATACGCAGTTAGGATATTAAAATCTACCCACTCAACTGCTTCCTCAAATGTACAATCTTGCAACTTCATAATTTCCAACTCCATTTTGTGAATATCATAAACTGCTACATTGTCTTGAGTGATACCAATAATACATTCATCTAACCCATCCCACAATACCGCATCAGGGTTTATTTCGTGAATCTTAGCTCTTCTGTCCATTTTTCTTTTTGGTTGTAATTGTTACTGCTTTCTCCTTTGGTGTCCACAATTGCTCAAATGTTTTGGTTTTGTAGTTTCCTAATGCAAACATTTCAAATGCTTTCTTTCTACAAATAGTTTTAACCCACCCATCGTTCCAAGTACCAACCTCAACTTCGGAGCCGGTTTCTTCACAAACTACCATTGATTTATCTTCTGCTTTACGGATTAACTCCCAATTCTTTTTAGATGTGCCTGTAACATAGAATCGTAATCCTCCAAACTTTTCTTTACATTGTGTTACCTTTGTAATCCAATTATTCTTTTCCTTACTATCACCAGCTTTAATACCAATGATTAGTTCTTTAAGAATACCATACCAACCATCACCAACTCCGAATCCAAAATTGTATGGATTGACCTGCTTAATGTAGTTAATCTTACGAGTGAATTTAAACCTTTTATGTATCCAACTCAAACACTTATTGTAGAATTGTTCATATCCAGTTTTCTCTTCAGCTCTATAACTCCAACTGAACATTTCTGGATATAACTCAATAAGTTCTACTCTATGCTCTTCTGTCATCGTATTACCATTAATAAATCCATCTCTCTACACAAATAGTATTCGTTATCTCCTAACTTTACCTTTTGTGCACTCATACCACCTTGTGGCATCATAACCTTATCACCTACCTTAACTTCCATAGGGATTTTTGCTCCGTTGTTTGTGTAAACTCCGTTACCTACCGCAACTACCGTACCAATCTTACCATCCAACGTTTGAGCTGAATCGGTTAGAATAATACCACTTGCTGTTTTTTCTTCTACTTTTAATTCAATTAACACTCTATCCCCTAAAGGTTTAGCCAATTGAAAGTTCTCCTCTGCCATAATTATTTACTTTGTTTTTTACGTTTTAATCTTTTTTCCTCAATAGACAGCTCTTCTCCACCCGCAGTTACTTCCTGCTTTTGTACTGGTTTACGAAGAGCTTTCCATTCTGATTTTGGGACGAATACCCATCCATGTATTAACACTTTCACATCGGCATCGATATCCGATACTCTACGGATTTCTCCGTCTTTACTTTTGATACACTTCATATATAACTTATTTAATTGTTTTACTTAATCTTAAAAAAGAATCCAGCTGCCATCCACGGACGAGGACCAGCTATACCATCTCTCATATTTACCCCACCACCAATTTTGATTATGTGGTTTGATTTGTTCTTAACTAATAGGTTCAAACTATACCAATTGTTGATTGAACGAAAATTAGTACTGAACTCCGGCCCTAAATAGTATTCTCTAATTTTAGGTGCTGGTACTTCTACTACCTCTTTAACTACTCTTGGTGTAATATCCGCTACCCAACTTCTACTTGCCAAACGATTGTGTGAAATAGTATCGGTGATAGTTACTTTACCCTGCTTTTCAGGTAATACTAATACATCTTTAAATGCATTCTTTGGATAATATGCTTGTAGAATTGATACCGTATCCAAAGCCGTTGGTTTTGTTGGAACTTCAACCAATTTGTATTCTATTTTAACAACTGGTACTCTTACAATTTTGGTTTTTGTAATCCGTTTTGGCACATATTTTATTTGAGTTACATTTATTGGTTGAATTATATTGTACAATTTTGTATTTATAACTTTTCCATCTTTGTAAGTTTTAACACGTAGTGCTTTTGGTGTTTGTGCTAATGCTACTACTGAAAGTAACACCAACATAGTGGTTAATAGTTTTTTCATAATTTTATTTTTTTGCGTATAACATACCGGTAGTGTCCCCATCTTTGTATAATAGTTTTGTTTGGAAACCACATCCCTCTATTTTAAGTATTAAATTTTTTACTTTTTCATCGTTTATGTTGTGATGAAACTCCAATGCTATCTTACGAATGTTGTTAGATAGATATTCATTACTCATAGATTCAAAGATAGCATACTCACCACCTTCACAATCTACTTTAAGATAATCAATAGTAATATTTTGGAATAGTTCATTGAATTCCAATACTGAAACATCGTAGGTTCTTAATGTTGTATCGGAATTTACATCCGAATACATAGATGATTTACCAGCAAACTTATTCTCATAAAATGGTGCAGTTCCGTTCTCATTTGAAACTGCGGAATTGTTTACTATAACATTTTCAATATCCCATCTATTAAAATCATCTACTAATTTCTTATTAGGTTCATATCCATACACAACATTTGGTTCATATTTTAATGCATCGATAGCAAATAAACCACAATTAAATCCAATATCAACTACTACATCTCCCTTCTCAACACACACAAAATCGTTATTGTATATGTTTTCGTAGAATATTTCATTTAATATGTACTGCAAATCCTTCTTACCATTTGTATCCAAACCAGATACTAATGATTGTATGTAATCGGTTTGTGGAATAGTATTGTAATCAATCTCCCCATCCAAACCAAACATACCAACTACATCATATGTTTCAGCATCTCTAAACTCTACATACCTATTATTTGAATTTGATGGAACGTATGTCCAATAACCAACATTGGGTGCTAATGTCATTGTGTATTTGTACTCAACCAATTTTAGAAACTGATTGTACACTGTTGCAATAACTTCCTTTGGTTCGTTGGCATTTAAGGAATAGTGAAATTTAGTTTTACCATCCGTCATTCCATTGTAAAGTATAGAGTAATCGTTAATCATAACTTATTTTTTATAATTTGGTTTGTGATACTCATCATCATATTCCATTTCTTCTGGAAATTTGAGTGTTGTGATATCTACCAATTTAACATCAGGTGGTATATTTTTTATAGTTTCTCCTATTTCTATTGCCAATATATAATGGGCAACTAGCAAATAGATGAATGTGATAAATAGTAATACGCCGGATAATATTAGTACAAAAACCATAGTTTTATTTGTGTAAAGATACAACAATTATTTCATATTTCCAAATTTATGGAAACAAATTTCTGATTATAATAGTTAGAGAGATACAAATCCATATCGTATTGAATAGTATTAGTGTTGGTAAACTCTTTCTCATACTTGCCCAAATGAGTGCAGATGATGTGGCGAGAGTTAAGAAATGCATATACCACAACTCAATACCAAATAGTAATCCAGGTACAATGATAATTGCCTTTGCTATCCAACTACAAAACTCAATGGTATTGTAATCTGTCCAATATTCTTTTTTAAGAAACATACCATACCTATTGAGTATTTTATCATACCCAATAAGTAAGTATAGTGTAACTATGTAAGCTACGAAAATAACTATAAATTTTAACATACAGGTTGTAGAGACAGTTCTTTTGCGGGGAATGCCTCAGCGAACTTAAAGTTTCGGTACTGCTCAATGAATTGTCTATTACGTTCATTGGTTGCCTCATCCCATAAGGTAGATGCCTGAATGTATTGTGCCCACTCATTAAATGATAACTGTGTTTGAAAATCGCTGTACTTAACGTTTAATTTACCTTCCATATTACTTTTGAGTTTTAGTTGAATGTTTTTTATCAAATTCCTTTTTTTCTTGCATAGCATTCTCCAACATTTTTACTGCTTTGGCGTTTGCTGTTTCAATTGCATTTTCGTAACCAACTACTTCTAACATATGTGTTGCTGATAAGCAAACAAAAATTATTGTGTTCGCCTGCCAACTAATATCATAGTTTCCTGCTATTAAGTTTGTAACAAGTGAGAATGCCGCTAAACCAGCAGTTGCTCCGTGTAATGCCAATGCAAAACCTCTACCTCTTAAATTCATATCTTATTTTTTTTTAAATGTTTCAGTAATTAAATATTCGATGAACGCTATAACAGCGAATATAATTATCACACAACTCATCGAAAAATCGTATAACAATTGTTTTATCCTTTCCATCATATTATGTTCTAAAGTGTGCTGAGTTTGATGCCCAACCCTTTGAGTGATTACTATAATTAGGACGGGGTGTGTAAGCAAATGAACCTGCTGCCATTCGGGAGAAATTACCAATAGTATCCCATTCAGATTCCCACTTATCAGGCAACACACCATCTTTAATAGAAAACGCAGGAGATTCTCCAATCAATCCAATAGGTGTGATATCATTTGTCTTAACCTTACGGAAAATGTTTTTACGATTTTCCTTATCTACTTCAATAAATAGAACTGAGCGGGCTTTCACCTTACAAACTTTAAGGAATTTAGTAGCAGATTTACCACCTTTGGAAACTACCACGTGAACCATTTGACCAATTAAATTTTCCATATATATCATCTTTTATTACATAGTAAAGATATGTAAAAAATTTGATATTTCCAAATGATTTGTAAAATATTTATTAAAATTTATAGCCAACACCCATGCCAACCGTTGATATTTTGGAAATCTGATATTCCGTTCTGATGATTGCTCTATTGTCCGGTCCAAACGAAAAATCAATACCAAAGCCAGCGTAAGGATTATGAGATTTCTTATTTCCCTTTGTGGTAATATCATCGGCAAATTGTCCACCCATAGAAACAAAGACGGTTGCATCTCTATGACGTGATATATTAAATAGGGGAACGAATACACCTAAATTTCTAAAAGTGCTACTAATTGTATGTGTGTTTGTATTGGTAAGGTTTGTAAAATCTTCATCACCCAAAGTCATACCACGTTTAAACTCAATACCTATTTTTCCAAAATCAACCCATCCACCAAAAATCATTGAGGGATTTTGAGAATTTGTCGTAAATCCACTCACTCCACCAATTGCGTAGATTAGTTTATGGTTATTCTTTTCTTGTCCGTATAATGAAACTGATAGTAATAATGCTGAAATCAATAATAATTTTTTCATATAAATTCTATTTCTTTTGTTTTAAAATTGTAATCAAATGTTACTGGTTTGTTAATGTAGTTATATCCCAATGATAAGTTAGAACCATTTATACAATGTGTTTTACCAAAATGTACATAACCATAGCCTTCGTGAATGTGTCCGCATAAGTGGAAATCTGGCTCTAAATTCATTATGGTTTCTCTTAAATCCTCACATCCAACATTCATATTATTGTTGGTTCTATCTACTACACCAAATAGAGGACCGTGCGTAACTATGATATTAGCATCCGGCGGAATAGTTCCCCACATCTCTCTACTATCCTCTCCCCTACTCACATTGAATGCCCAATCTCTACCAAAGCGTGCTGAATATGGTGAACCCCAAATCTTAACTCCCTCAATATCAACCGATTCATTCTCTAAATAGATAACACCATCGGGTAGATTACCAATCAATTCAGTAACCCATTCCGGCTTACCTTCAACTACTGGTAAATCCCAATCGTTTGTACCATCAAAGTATTGTGCTTTCTTACGATATAGTATTTCGGATTCAAATGAAAGGTCGTGATTTCCAACAATGAACACTTTGTATTTGTATGGTAGATTACCAAACCATTTTACAAATCGTTCGCATTCACTCTTCCTACCCAACGAAGATATATCTCCGCTGTGTATAATGATATCCCCACCCGGCAAATCTGCGGTAAGCTGGTTGTGTTTGTTGTGGGTATCTGAAATGTGTGTTATTCTCATTGTAAAAAATTTACAAAACATTATTTATTGTAACAAATATACAAAACTTTTTTGATATATCCTAATTTAACTTATTAAATATCGTTACCCCACTTCTTGCGTATGTATGCGTAATATCTATCTAACTTTTTGTCATTGTATAGAAAATATACAAAGTATATATCCCACCAAAACTCAATCTTTTTTGTAACTTTTTTTAAGGTTTCCATTTTAGTCAAAGTATAAGGTTGCTATATCATTTTCATCAACAGATGCATATCCTAAATGATTTTCGTTGTTTATAAACGAATCTGGGTCATTGGGGATGCTAGCATCTCTAACTTCACCATCAACAGATACATACTTAATATTTTCATATTGTATAACCTGTAATGTTTCTGGATTTTGTAAACCATGTACAACTGGTTCACCTTCTAATCCTAAATTTACTAATTTAAATAATTGCTTTTCCATAATTTTATTTTAATAATTTTTTAATTAAGTTTACCCAATATCCAAAATAGAATGTTGGTACTATAAATATTGCCTTAATAAATAACAAAAGTTGAAAAGATATTTGAAATCTAGCATCATCATTCCTCTCTAACAATCTATCATTTATCCTCTTTGTTATTGGATATGTGGCAATTATCCATACTATAATAAATATATAGATACCCATAAGTTAGAATCTACTTGAACGAATGAATGAAATAATTTGCTCTTTAATCAATTCCTTATATACATCTTTACCAACTTCTTCTTCGGTAACTTGCATCACATCAAATGCATAATCAACTGCATCGGTAACACTATACTCTGAATAGTTTGGGTTTACCTTATCCAACATTTCATCAAAGTTTTTACTTTGAGGATTTAAATAAGAATACTTACCATTGTTATATTCATCCATTAAATCAAAGTATTCCATTGGGGGAATCTCATAAATTGCGTTATCCATTTCTTCTTTTGTTAGGTTATTTAATTTAGTTTCTTTAATCTTACTCATAGTAGTTTAGGTTTAATCGAACCATTGGGAACGATGTGTTTTTACATTTTTAATTCCTTCATCTTTATACTTAGGGTCTCCCCCTAATTTTTCAGTAGCTTCGGAAATTGCGTTATATTTGGCATCATCTCCAATTCTACCAATTTCTTTTGCGGTTTTTAATTCTTTCGTAGATAATTCACCACCATTTGCTAATGCAGCAAATGTTTTAGCATGATAGGTATCTAATGGACGAGTAAATTGTTTTAGGTAATTTGCTTTCGAATCTAAGTACTCAAAGAAGTCATTTTCATCCAAACAATTCAGTTCGTTTTGTGTTAGTTCGTTTTCTGGATTATATTTCATTGTATTTCTTCAAAAGGTATTTCAGGTGCCTCATTAACTAAATAATAGGTTGTATGGTCTTTGATAATAGTTTCAACACCATAAACTTCTGCTAAGTGTTCTCCCCCAAATTCGTTTACTGCTTTAGTAAACCAACCATCGACTGAAAACATTCTCTTAACCACATATACCCTTCCGTTTGCGTGTAAAAATTTCACTCCTTCCATCTCATTTAACCCAATCATCATATGCTGCTTGGTATGCATCTACTGGTTCGTATCCGTCTCTAATCATTCGTTCTGCCTCATCGACAACTTCCTCTCTCAATCCCCAAGCAGATGCCTCAATACAAATTAATTCTATTTGCTGTAAATCTCCTAAAGTAAGTTCCATCTTAGAAATTGTTTATATTTTCCGAATAAGTTGTTTTACCTGCGGTTTGTACGGAAATGGTTTCACCTTTGGTTGTAAAATAATGGTAGTGTCCGTTATCCCAAAAACGATAAACTTTTACACCATCTTTATCAAAAAGGTATTCTACTTCAAATCCATCATCCTTACCAATTCTTTCTTTTGATATTGGTTCGTTTGTACAAGCTCCAAAAATCATAGCACCTAATCCAATAAGTACTATGTAAATTGCTAATGTTTTTTTCATATATCTAATATAGTAAAAAGTTTTGATATTTCCTAATGTTTACCAAGAAGATGAATAATAAATGTCCTGATTGGGATTTGTTTCACCGATTATCTTATCTAACATTTCAATAGTGTTTTCAACACCATCGTAATACCACTCATCGTAATCGGTATTTCCAAAGAAGAAACCAGATGTAGATGGTAATAATTCCTCCGCTTTACTATGGTCATTCAACACCTCCGTACATATATTTCTAAGTGTTTCTAATTCACTTTTACTAACGGAATACTCCCCACAATTATCTACACCATTCTGAACATTCTCTACGAACCATCGGTGAATTTGGTTTTGCTTTCGCCAATACCCAACTTCCTCTTCGATGTTGGTAACGTTGGATATATCAATACCATCGTATGGTTTACCACCCTTTGTGATAGTAACTTCAAACTGCTCTTCCGGCGCTTGATGTGACCATTGTTTAACGTAGGTCTTACGAGTCAAATACATATCTAATCCCATATCTTTATTATTTTATAAGTAATACTTTTATTGCTTCTGCTTTTTCTTTTGCTTTCTTAGCTGTTATTCCAAACTGCTCCATCAATGCTCTTTCTAACGATATCTCACCACCAATATCTTTGTAACGATTTAGGTTTAATGGTAACAATTGCCCATTTTTTATTGTATCAATTACATTTTGAGATTTTAACTCATCAATACCCATAATAGCACCTTTGAATGGTTTTCGTAATTTATATAATGATTTTAATTTATCATAATATGTTTCTTTAGATTCTGGATATGTCTTAACATCTCTGGTAAAAAATGTATAGAAAGGTAATTTGTCTTTTAACGTTTTAATTACGCTTTTCATTTCACCAACAAGTTTAGGATTTGATGGTGCTGCTATAATTCTTATTATGATTGGATTTCCATCATTTTCAAATTTAAATACTTGAGACCTACCAACTCTGATGCATTCTCCAAAAATAGTTTCCAACAATGGTAAGGTGTTATTAAATTCTTCTTTTGCTGCCAATCCATCCAAATAAGGACTTCTATTTACATTAGTATTCATATTATTATAAGTAACATTGTTTATGTGTGAGTGCCAATAACTTAATAACTCTAATGTTATCACTATCCGCACGAGTAACTGCTCCAACCAAATCGTTAGCACAAACTGCTTCTACGAAACCACCGCCAGGATACGATGTCTTATCACGCGTTGCCATAATCGAAACCATCATTTCAATGTTGTGGTCACTTACATTTGGAAACTCTGATTTCCACTCATTAGCGAATTGAATAGCTCGCTCTCTATATTTCTCTCTGATATCCATATATTTGGGGTTTAATAATTTTCTTCTTCTTCAGCGTACTCCTCTTCATTATACTCATCATCCTCATCTTCATCATCATCGTAGAAGTAACCTTGATGCTCACATCTTTCAGGTCCTTTCATATCGTACACCCAACCTTCTACTTTTTCAGTTAAGTTAGGATAAAACACACCTTCAGCAAAATCACCAGAATGATTATTATTAGCAAATACCAAATCAATAGCAAACAATCTAGCAGCATTATTGTATTCATCACCTTTTAATTCGGAAACAAATCCGTTCATTTCGGCAAGTAATTCATAGAAATCTTTACCACCAAATACACCATAACCTTCGTAATCATTTTCCGTCCAAATGTTTCCGGCATTATCCGTCATATAAACTCTAAACGTATCACGATTAGAGAAAGTACTAGCGATACTCTTATTAGTATCCATTGTGTTCCAACTGAAAAGTCCCATAGTTTTATATTTTAAAGATTAATAACAATATTCTGATTCGTAAAAGGTAACTGACGGATAAACTTTAATCAATGAACAACCGTTGCTTGGTAAGTATTTGGTTAAATACTCATTATATTCCTCTTCACTATGTAAGGGGAAATCCATACTACCACCTTCGGGAGTGGCAACGTGCATTCTAACACATTTGTAATCGGGAATATACCCAGTTATACGAGCCGAAATATATTCAGAAAAAGTTTTAAAGGTAAATTCGAAATTATTCATATTAAAGGGGGTTATGTTGAACTCTTATTACTTAATAAAGGTAAGTAAAATAAATGAGAAAGTCAAGCCTTTTCTCATTTATTTTTTTATAAACCTCTCTCCCTACGGAACATCATATTGTGGTATTCTGCTTCCGAATACTCTACCACTTTAAGGTAAGGAGCAAACTTGGTTTCGTAGTAACCTCTAAGGTTAGCCATATCAATTAATGAATCAATAAATGACTTACGAACATAAGTCATATCAGATGAACCAAACCCCTGGTCTTCCGGCCAATCAGAGTAATCATCGGCAACTTCAGAAAGTGCCTCATAAACTGCATCGCCATATGTGATGATACGTTTTGTAAAACGTCCTTCAACGGGGAAAGCGTTTTTAACAACTTCAAACCCTTCTATTAAAGAAGCGGTTTCTAAAACTGAATTAAGATTGAATGGTAAACTCATAAAAAAGGGGTTTTAGTGAAGTGATACTAACTCCAGTACCACGTAATAAAGGTACGCAATTTTTATGAATTATACAAGCTTTTTGCCAAATATTTTTAAATTATTTTAAAATATTTTCATCATACCATTCAAATATTTCTTCATCTTTTTTTATGTATCTAAGTGCAATTCCCTTGGTTGATATGTTTACATTTTCTTTGTTTGGATATGCCGAATTGCAAAAGCAAAAGGGATTGAACATAAAGTTTAACCCCTCAAACAATCTTATTATTTTAAATCCACACTCACCATTTATAAAATACTTATCTAATAAATTGAGTACTTCGGATGGAATTTTGTTTAATTTTTCATTTGATACCAAATATATTCCAGATTTCAACTGCCATTCTGGAAAAACATTTTCACCCTTTAATATATCTCTTATAGCAAATACACCCACGCCATCTACTTTAGAAGGTCTTATTTCGGTTTTCACATTTTGCGAAAGATGATATATAACTTCTTCTTCAATATCCATTTTTATTTTTTACTAATTTTACCTTTAGTTAGTGCATCAAAGAATTCAGTATTTTTCATAACTTTAATTCCATTTAGCATATTTTTACGATTAACAGAATCAAACTCATCTTTAATACTTTTTGGTGTATATCCATAAGAATCTAAAGTATGTTGTGATACTTCTTTAGTTATATGACCCATCCCCATCATAGTCCAACACCAAACCCCCCAATTACCTGCTCCACGATAAAAATCAAAGTTCAACGTAGATGGGCATCTGTGTTTTGCCACGTCTAATATATGTTTTACTTTATCGGTTCGTTTTAAATCATACTTACAATACTTCCAAAACTCCGTATCTTCTCTATCACTCATATAGTGTAGTTGAATCAAATCTTTAATATCATCAAATAACTTATTTAAAAAAGTATTGTGCTGATTTATATTGGTTTCAAAGTTTACATTTTCTTTTGTAGTGGCAAAATTTAATGAAATAGTTGATAGGTAATCTAATTGTACGATGGTAGTATGTATGGATGTTGCTTCTAATGGTTCAACAAATCCAGCAGATAATCCCACCGCAACCACATTCTTTACCCAAATGTTTTCTAATCTACCACAATCAAATTTAATATTACGGATGGGTTCTACATCTTTACCTAATGATTTCCTTAATTCAGCTAATGCTTTCTCTTCGGTAGTAAACATATCCGAATAAACGTACCCACAACCATATCTTTCTTGCGTTGGTATTTTCCACATCCATCCATTTGATAGAGCGTGTGATAGTGTTTCCAACTTAGGAACTTCGTTTGGTTCGAATTGTTGGATGAATGGCATTGCATTATTTGTTGGTAGGTATTCTGAATAACTTTTCCACCCACCACCCATTGGATTGATTAAAACTCTAGCAAATCCACTACAATCAATCCACAAATCACCTTCGATAGTTCCTTTGGTAGTTTCTACACTGTCTAACTCACCATTTTGTGTATTTTTGTTTAAGGATAGGACTTCACTATCTATTACTCTAACACCATTTTTAAGTGCATATTCTTTCCAATATTTACCCACCGCATGTGCATCAAAGTGATACGAATGGCCCATTATACTTCTACCATCGGTTGAAATATAAGATGATAGATTTTTGTTCATAAGATAACCAGATGGAGATGCGTTTGCATAATCACCTAATATATGAGATACTAATAAATGAGTATCAATAGTATGATGATTTGTTTCGGACTGTTGTATAGGACTTAGGAATTCAGTACCCACACCATTCCAATCTTTAAATCGTATGCCTAACTTTAATGTTGATTTAGTTTTATTTAAGAATTCGGGTTCATTTATACCCCAATTTTTAAAATGATGATTTACTATTTGAGTAAATGTACCAGTTGAACCTTCACCTGCACCAATTATTGGTATTTTGGATGATTCTATAACTGTGATATCATTTATATTATTACCTGATTGATTAAATCTTGCCACATAACACGCAGCCATCCAACCTGCAGTTCCCCCACCTACTATAACAATTTTCATATATTAAATTCCGTCTGACGTTATACTTTGATTTTTCATAAATTTGATATAGTCTACTTTATCAAATCCACCACCGTCATCTGGGAATAGTAGATTAACTCTTCTATCCATACCAATACCAACTCCTATAAACCCAAAACCCTCACAAATAATACTTTTGTAATATCCACAAGGTATTTCGGTTATTATTTCATCTATATCAAAATCCCATCCTAATTGGGGATTATGGAGTTCGCAATATTGCTTACTAAATTCAGCCATCTTTTTATTTTTTTGTAAATATACAAATAAATATTGGAATATCCTAATTATATTCTAACTACCCAACTCCCATCTTTAAATGTAGCGTCTACTTTATCATCAAAAATTTTACCCAAGTTATGTCTAATATTTCCCCAACCATAATCATGCCCACATACAAACCCACCTGGCTTAATTATACTTTTATAATGCGTAATATCATAGTAAACACCATCAACGGTATGCAATCCATCAATGTAAACCATATCCCATTGTTGTTGGTTTAGGATTGGGAACGCATTTTCTGATGTATCTCTTATTGATTTTATGTTTGATAGGGGTAATGTATTCTTTATAAATTCAGCATATACTTTATCAAATGGTGCATATCCGTTTGAAATAAAATCAAAATCAACATCATAATTAACAAAAGGGTCTACCGATACCACTTCTTTAAAGTTTTGGGCAAACATTAAAGTACTTTCACCAACATAACTACCAATTTCAATCATCCTCATTTCAGATGTTGGTGTTACATTATTTACCCAATCAATCATTTGTTGCAAACCCTCTCTATGTTCAGGAAATCGCATTTGATAAAAATTATCTTTCATAATTATTTTTTATAGTTTAACTAAGTAATCAGCTGCATAAGTTGCAATTGGACCTAATGTTTTGTATCTAACTTCATAACCCATACCTTCAACCATACCAACCGCCTGTCTGAACACTTCGTTTGATTTGTATCTTGGGTCTGGGTTCAAGTCCACATCAATCCATCTTGCTTTTGGAATACCAGCAGCTTGTAATGTTTCCGCAGTTTCAATGGCATACCATACTTCATTTAATAATCTAACTGAACGAGCTGGTTCTCTTCCAACTTTCCATCTACGATATAATACGTGAGCACCTTTACCTCTATTATACAGGGCAACCACAACAGCGTATATCGTTTTATCCGAAAAGTTTTGCGAATCGCATCCAATTAAGATATCTACATCGTGGTGTGTTTCTAAGTATTCGGCGATGTAGCTCTCTAAGTGAACTTCTTCTCCACAATACAATTTCCTGTAATCCATAGTTTTATTGTTTAAGTAATCATTTGTTATAACGTTTTAGTTTATGGTAGAGAGTACCGGATTCGAACCGGTGGACAGGTTTAACCCCATCGGCAGTTTAGCAAACTACTGGTATCAGCCACTCACCCAACTCTCTATAAATATATGGCTGTAGTGGGAGGATTCGAACCATCCACAATGCGATTCAGTTAGTAACATCCGCCGGCCGGCTTGGTGGTCTACCCCATATTACTAACCTATTTCGTACTCATCACCCCCGAGACAGGAGGGCTTGTCTGCCAAATTAACACACGTGCTAATCATTTTCCAACACACTACAATTTTAATGGAAGAGGGAGTAGGATTCGAACCCACGGACCTGTTACAGTCTCTTGATTTCAAGTCAAGTGCGATAGACCAACTCTGCCATCCCTCCTTATTTTACTCTTTTTCTGCTTTTCTTTCTTCTACTACTTCTAAATATGCCTGATACAAAGAATCCTTATGCTCCATTAATTCATCAATTACACCCTGTCTATAATCTTCAGCTTCTTCATCATCTTCACTCCAATATTTATCCAAATCCAATTTAATATCCAAATCTTCCATATCATCGTAACCAAATCCAAATACAAATGCTCCCATAGGGTCTAAACATTCATCTTCGTATGTACCATATAGAACTACATCTTTATTAATACCACATAATATATATGTCAACTTTTCTAAAAATTGAGTTGGTACACTCCAAGCTGATGTCATGTAGATTTGGACTTCGGATTCAAAGTCTTCAGTAACGGCTGATTCTACTTCCAACCACTTTGCACCAATGTTATCATACCACCAATCTAACTTGCTGAAATCCACATCTCCATACATTTGTTTGATGATGTGTTCAACATTGGTATAGTACTCATTAGTACCATCGTTAAAGATTTCTTTTAATTTGTCATACGATGGTTGGTCCAAATTCCCAATCGTAAGTGAGGTACTCATATGATTTGCCATAACTTATATTTTGTTTGGTGGGAGTAGAAGGACTCGAACCTCCGAACTCGTAGAGAAGTGATTTACAGTCACCCGCAATTGCCACTATGCGATACTCCCAAATGTGTGGGTAGGAGTCTCATCCCACACTAGACTTAAGGTTTCGAGTTCTTTTACAACTTACTCTGAAAGTTATTCGCCCGCGTGTCCTTCACCTTAAAGCGGGAGCTCCTTATGGAGCAGGTAGTCAGATTCGAACTGACGTCTCCGGTTTGGAAGACCAGAGCACTAACCACTGTGCTATACCTGCAAATTTCCCCACATTGAGATTCCATGTGAGTAGTTATTTATAGTTTTTCCTTTCAAAAACCCAATGCATCTTACTGCTTAAAAAGTCAACACTACTGGGAGGAGATGTGTCGTTCTCCTTTATTCCCACGACACCGGCGTTTAAGGATGTCCGGTCCAATACCCTATCCATTGTTAAATGAGTCTTGGATTAAAGACTACCGAGCATCTCTTACTCGTTGTGGACCAGGTAGGAATCGAACCTACTACCTTTTGATTATGAGTCAACTGCTCTAACCGAGTGAGCTACAAGTCCATATCGTTTAATCTAACGATAAAATCTGATATCGTTTCTTTCAACGATAATATGGGTACCGGAGGAGAGATTGGTTACTCTCACGCAGTCCTTTTCGGTTACTGCACCACTTCGAATCAGGCACGTCTAATGGTTGTACTTCCCATTCTTTCCGCCACTCCGGCATATAATTTTTGGTGGAGGATAACGGATTCGAACCGTTGTCTCCGCCGTGCAAGGGCGGTGCTAAAACCAGCTCAGCTAATCCCCCAAACCGAAACCGCTATTTTCATAACGGCTTCTTTTCTCCTTCTCCACTTACCTCTTTCGAGTGGAAGGCAAGATTGTAATGTAACGGCTGTGCGGTTTGTGTCCGAGATTGCTCTCCAGTTTCCATTTCATTCTTAGCGTCCGTTCCGCCATTCTTTCGAATCGTTACATTGTACTTCGGACTGGAATCGAACCAGCACTCCATAAAGAAACAGCATTTTAAGTGCTGCGGGTCTACCGATTCCCCCACCGAAGCGAACTGAACCTACACTTTTGTAAGTTTGGCTTTCTTAAACTTTGTGTGTTTCTGCTTACCACTAATAAGAATATCCACACGTTTTGTGAACCTAGCATTCATTACATCTCTTACTACATAAACTCCATTGTGTTTACCGATGCCTGTAATTCGTACTTTAGTTCCAAATTTGTACTTTCTCTTCAAATCTCTACTAACTGCCACAATTCGGGTTGTTCCTTTCTTAATTCGAAACCCACTTGCCGTTAATCGAGGTGTACTATCTGTCTGCGATGTTGTTGCAGAATAAGTTGTCACTGTTACTATATCCGTTGCGTTTACTCCGAAACTCAAAAGGATACATACTATGGTCTTTTTTATCATATAGTTTTATTTAGTGACTCCGTTTGGGTTCGAACCAAAGACCTATTCTTTAGAAGAGAATTGCTCTATCCAGCTGAGCTACGGAGCCGTTATTTATTCCTACTTATAAATCTTTTATATAACTTAAATCTTCATAGAGTCATCATCTTTACTTTCGGATGGTTTCTCTAATTTCAATTCAATTGGCGGATACTTTTTGATAATCTCTAACGAATCTTCTGCTGCCCATTTCTCTTTTAATTGAGCACGTTTTTCGATGGTTTTGATATCAGCTTTAAGTTTATCAATTCTATCATTGATTTTCTTAATCTTTACCCATCTGGTTGCGTAATCTGATGTTGTTACTGTCTCCCATTCAATATCCCTTTGAAGGACTTTGATTTCTTTCTTAATTGTTTCAATTGCTCCTCTATCGTTTGATAATTGAGGGTCTACACCACCCAACAAACTATTGAAGAACATTGTAATTGATAATACGATTTCTTTCATAACTTATTTTGTTTTTACAAAGATACGCAAAAGTTTTCACATATCCTAATTTTATTTTTACTTTTTGATGCCTTACTAGGATTCGAACCTAGACTAACTCCGCCAAAAGGAGTTGCGCTACCCTTACGCTATAAGGCAATTCGCAGTTCGTACGGGATTCGAACCCGTGGTCTCTTCCGTGACAGGGAAGCATGTTGGGCCTCTACACCAACGAACTAAAATAAAACAAACTTTTTGTGTCCTTCTACACATCATAACCAACTTTCATTGGCGGTTACATTTCGCATTGGGTTAATTACTCCCCACTTATAGTAACTCTCTCCTGACCTGTATGACTATTCCGGCTTCAACAGGACCCATTTGGATTTTATATACCGAGGGGTTACACCACAGTCGTTGTTTGTTTTGAGCTTTTGATAGGACTCGAACCTACAACCTGCTGATTACAAATCAGCTGCACTACCAATTGTGCTACAAAAGCAATTTGTTCGTCTTTCCGAGCTGTCATCGGTTGATTATATACAACACCACCGAAAGTGTACTCCCAACGGGAATCGAACCCGTGACTCATCCGTGAAAGGGACGTGACTTAACCGCTTGTCGATAGGAGCAGATGTGCGGATGGGAGGATTCGAACCTCCAGTTACCTCTTCATTGTAACTAATTACAATGGCCAGCCTTTATTTTTGTTATCTCCTTACGTTATGGAGTTCCCACATTACCATATACTTTAGCTGGTCACCCGCTTTTTAATAATTATCAATATTTCAAAGAACACTACAAAAATACGAAACTTTTTTCATATTTCCAAACAATTCTTACTATTTAATTTGGGGTGTAAGGGCGGTATCGAACCGACTTCCCTGGCTCCACAAACCAGTACATCACCTTAATGCTTCAAACACCATTTTAATTAGAAGCGGGATTCCGCCGCCCAATCTTCATTTACTAAATACCAATATTCTTCTCTTAAATAAATAATATCGTAACTACCATTACTATCAATCGAAACTATATTTTTCTTAACCAACGAACCCAATGCCCCACGAAGAACTTTGGTAGAGATTCCCAATTCTGAACTCAAATCATTTACATCCACATCAGAGAAACCTGGTTCAGCATACAAACCACCAATAAAGGTAGTAAGGGTTTTGGTTTCCAATTCAGTCAAATTCAATTCGTTAATCATCATATCTTTAGGTGGAGGGAGGGGAGTTTGTCTCTCAACCACGTATTAAAGGTACGCAATTTTAATGAAATAAACAAGCCTTTTGTAAAATATTTTTAAATTATTTTTAAATTATTTTTAAAGTTGCGTGTACGAGGTTCGAACTCATTTGGCTTTCCTTATGAGAGATAGCTCTTTTCCACTAAGCCACGCAATGATTGGTGTGATTGAAGGGAATCGAACCCTTATTGAATGCACCACAAACATTTGTCCTACCATTAGACGACAATCACCGAGGCGAGTACAGGATTCGAACCTGTGTAAGAGCTTTTGCAGAGCTCCATATAACCACTCTAACAACTCGCCTTATGTAGTTCCGGAGAGAATCGAACTCCCATCAATTGGTTCGTAGCCAATCATTTTATCCGTTAAACTACGGAACTATTTTGCACACCCACTAGGATTCGAACCCAGAACAACGCTTTTGGAGAGCGGCATGATACCATTTCACTATGGATGCGGATAATACTAAATCGTATTGTTGGCAAGAGGGGATTCGAACCCATATTTTCAACCAATTACCTTACTCCAACTTATCAGATTGGGTGGATACTTGCCAATGTTAATGTGGTAGGGTAAGAGGGATTTGAACCCCCATGATGTCTACAACCCAAATGTAGCGGCTTACCAGTTAGCCCATTACCCTATATTGTTCCCCCGGCGTGATTCGAACACGCGACCCCCTATTTAAAAGATAGGTGCATCTACCAGCTGAGCTACGAGAGAATTTGTTTGTCATACTTGTCACTTTCCATAGTATAAATTGTTTAATTGTTGGTGGAGCAGACAGGTATCGAACCTGTTCCTCTGGATTTTCAGTCCAGCGCAATGAACCTCATCTGCCACTACTCCCTATTCCGATTTTGATATGTAGCATCGGGAACTACCTGTGTCCATAGTAGGACTCGAACCTACACAAACTGGTTTCTAAGACCAGTGCGGTTGCCAATTACGCCATACGGACATTTAATGTAGTGAGTGAGGGACTCGAACCCCCAACATCCGCCATGTAAAGACGGCGCTCTACCAATTGAGCTAACCCACTATTTTTACCACGATGTCAAAGAACTCTATTGAGGGGAGGGAGAATTACGATATCTCGACCTGATGATTAACAGTCATCTGCTCTGCCTCTGAGCTACCACCCCTTAAAACAAAAAAACCCCTAACCGATTTTGATTTCAGTTAGGGGTCTTTTAACCTTTATATGTAGTTTGGTTATTCCACTTCTACATTTTGTACCCCTAACGTTATTTCAATTCTCTTCGAATTAAAATCACACACACCAATCCCAGCCCACAACATATTCGTTGCCGGTTGATAATTGGGTGTATGTAGGTTAAGAGTTTTCATTCTATTTCTTTTATATAAGTATGTATTATTTAATTTTTCAGTTTTTCCACATCTTTTAGTGTTATGGGAGACCGAAATCTCCCACTCCACAGTGTAATAAAAATCAAGATATGAAAACAACTCACGTTGTAGAGCGGTGGGATGGAATTGAACCATCTCCTTCGACCTGGACGGCCGATGTGCTACCGTAACACTTCCTCCGCTTGTGAGCGGAACTAAGGAATCGAACCCCAACTTCTCTACGGATGTAGAGCGTGCTACCTTTACACTAATACCGCTTTTAGTGGTTACGGATGAGAATACTCACGTAAGCGAACCAGCTTTTGAAACCTTATGTTTTAGTTTCGTTTCCACTACCTTTTGAGTAGTACCGATTCAATGCGGGTTAGTAATGCCAACCACTCATAAAGTTACAAACTACTCTCTCCCTAATCCGTTTCTTCTACTCTGCCGAGCAAACTCACACTTGCGGTGTTAGAAATTTTTCAAAAGAATCACATTCATCTTGCGGATGTTTGTGGCAAGGAACAACTCCCTACTATGTACGCACCTTTCGTTCGTAACTGATGGACACTTTTGCTCTTTTTGTTTAAGTTTGCACTACCAGCAAATTGAGTTTTGGTTGTAGATTTATTCAAGTAGTGGTCCACCCATCAGCTTCCCCACCTTTTGAACGAAGAAATACTGAACTACTCGATGTGTTATCCCTAACACCATATTTCAAGTCATCTTCATAACTCCTACCTTGGTAGGTGAAGAGTAAGGATAATAACAGCACCACCTGTACTTTATCTTACCTTTCGGTTTTAAGATTACTCTAATATTGAATCACGCAATGATAAGGAGAGATTAAGTCCTTACTTCTTACAATAACTCTATGGATTATTCTTATTGGTATCCCTACCTCAACCGAACTATCTACATTAGCCCAGTCATCTCACCACCCTCTTTACAGTGTTACCCTCAATACTAAAGGTGAAATGATATTCCACTTGCTTACTCGAGCTCCTTACGAAGCCGCAAACCACTTAACCAAATGATTCACTTTATCCTACTTTCGTAGTTTATTTCACGACCATAAGCGGCCGATTGAATACTATGTGAAACAAGTTCACTATGTACTCTAATATCTTTCAAAGAACTTTTTCTTTATTGTTTATCAAAGATACGAAACTTTTTTCGTATTTCCTAATAATTTCTTAATTATTTTTTCAAATTAGTAAATGGTATCCGGCTTTATAGTTTACCACTTATGGTTGGACTTCACACATTCGGTTTTATTAGATGTTGGCTTCAACCATTTCCTAATTTGTTTATCAAAGATACGAAACTTTTTTCGTATTTCCTAATATTTTGTAAATTACTTTCAAAATATTTTTTAGTAACGGGGGACAGAATCGAACTATCGTAAACCTGGCTTATGAGACCGGTGGGTGACCAACAACCTCCCCGCGATGTATAAAAAAAGAAACGTTTTTCTTTATCGTTTACAAAGATACGAAATCTTTTTGATAAATCCAAACGTTTCTTAATCTTTTTTTTACTTCTTTCCTATTTTGTAAGATAAACCCAGTCCTAATGTGAAATCACTACCTACTAAGTTACCAATTGTCCACAAATTAAGTGTGCTTCCTGGTCTTAATGGGTTGTACATTAAAAATGCATTCGGTTTGTTTCCACCTGCAGTTGGTTGAACACCAAATCCTACAATTGCTTTATCTTCTTTCAATTGTCTTAACACACCAAACTTCATATTGGAAGAGATTGTTCCAGTAGCAGTATTAACTCCCGGAGGAAGTACAATTCCGCTTGAGTTTTGGTCTTTAATTTCAGTATAAGGAAGTCCAGCGAAGAAACCCCATCCTTTTTTCATGTATCCACCGGTAATATAACCATCCGATGGTCCACCTTTTCTAGTTCCGGTTAAGAACCATTCTTGTGCGTTTGAAACGATACTCATTCCGAATAACATTACAAACAATAACATTAACTTTTTCATAATTGTTTTTTAGTTTACTTAATATAAATATATACTAATTTTTTTTTCATAACCCATATACTGGTTTGATAGATTCTTCTCTATTTAAAGTGATGTTTCTATCCATTCGTATATCTTTATTACTTAGAGTCCAGATTTCTCCATCATCCATTCCGCAAGTAAAGTATAAATCGTGCTCCTGAGAGTAATCTATACACATAAATGCAAATCCTTTCATTCCGTCCTTTACCCTAACTATGGGTATGGTTGGATTCAATTGTATTATCATTCTTTTGTATTTTAGGGAACAATATTTGCTCCATAAAGTAACGTGCTCTTTCTTCACCTATCTTTGCTTTCAATGCTCCAAAGGTTCTAGGGTTTGATGCTTGAACTTCACAATAACGATTTTGGATATCAATAACTTTATTAATATCACTCGCCTCTTCTTTTAAATATAACCCATCCTTCAAAAACGTTTTGTACTTTTCTAATGACCAACTGCAAAACCTCATAAACTCACTATCAGATTCAGGTTTAATCATAATAAATTTATCCGAAAAAACAGTTGCCCATTGAGGTAGTGGTTTTCTCCCATTAAAATCTATATCCTCATCAAAGTTATACTCCTTAATGCCAGGTGATAAGTCCATATAAACACCAGTTACACCCGATTTAGTAGTTATGACATCAAAACCATATATGGGTTCTGGTGATGTTGGATTTGGGAATGTGGTAACGTGTAGTACCTCAATTGCCCTATCACCATATCTTTCAACGTGTGCCATTCTATACACATCAGATTCAAAACGATGATTCACCCACCCAAAATCTTCAGTAGGTAATACTTTACAACCCGGTGCGTGTTTCATTATAGAAAGAAACCTATCGGCTAACTCATCCAAATATTCGGTGTAGTTCATCTAATATCTTTATGTTGTAATCCAATGCTTTGTTTGCTTCATCAGCCCACTCATCTTTTTGGATTGCTCTAATACTTCCAGCTGCCTCTCTCATATCCTCAAACTCATACATTCTACCACTACCCGGCGTTTTCTCTTTCATCATCTGTCCACCAAACATAATAGCTAGGTAGTTAAGATATATGTGTGGTTGTTGTTCTTCTGCCGTTAATGTGTTTAGGTAATCACAATATTCAGCAGTACTTAATAATAATGGAATTGTATCCTCACCTACCAATTCAATAATATCTGCTTCAACTAAATCCTTTCTATTCAAAGATGGATGCGGTAGTGGATTCTTTTCTAATGTGTAGAAAATTGCGTCTTGTTGTGTTAAGTAGTTTGCATACTCTTCGTTATTTAACTCACCTCTAAACATCTTTTGATTGAATGGCATTTTTTCTGCCAATGAATGTTTTTCTGCTATTGCTTCTTTTAATGGTAACATATTTATATTGTTTTAGTTATTTTAATCATTATACCAGCACGTCCGGCTGATATGTGGTACTTATTCTCTCTATTATCATTTATCCAACCATAACTTTTAAATCGATATAGTATTACCTCTTTGTTTTCAAACCACGCGTGGATACAATTGGTTGCGTAATCGATGTGGGGGTCTCTAATAAATCCCAACTTCCAACTTTCAACAAATTCCGATTCTAATTCATCGGTATCAATTGTAATTACCATAATTCATCGTCAACTACACTCATTGTAACAGGCATCTTTGCCGTTGCTTTGGATAGAAATCTTTTTTTGTTTGGGTTTATAGGTTGTCCCAACGAACCACTCAAATGCGAAAACGAGTGGGATGGTGCAGTATTAACTACTTTAGTAATCCCCACCCCCATCTTTTTTGCGTTTTGTATTGCTTCCAATAAATTAAAATATGAATCTATAAGAGGTAATCCTAATATAGTATTCCTAATTGTTTCAATAAAAATTGGTATGCTACTTATATCTTTTTTAGTTATAATTTCAGTACTTTGGTTTTTATTATGTACATCTTCAACATACATTTTCCAAACTTTAGTACTTATAACAATTCTAAATAGGGGTGTATGGTCAAACTTATCACATAGATGAAATTGAAATGTTGTATCATCCTGTTTGATAACATCTCCAAAATTCATCTCAACCCCAAACATCACTACCCTCTCACCAACAATATGATTTACATTGGTAATATTCATAACGCTTTTATTCTATTGTAATAAATATCAAATTCTGCTCGTAACTCATCCGTAACTCCATTATTGAAATTACCATCAGTTACTAATGGTATAACCTTTGAGAAAAATCCAGAACTTCTTAAATGGTCTACTTTATCCCTAACTCTGAAGTGTTCATTGAACATAGTAGTTCCTAATACTTCCTTACCATTATCACTAACTCTACCCGTATCGTGCTCCCTTACATATGTTAAAATACGTTTTAGAGATGCATGTCCTAATCCCAAATAATCCAAACTACCTAAGAACTCCAAATCATCTACAAAGTTAGAAGTTACTGTGATTTTATCTTTCACTCTTCTAACGGATTCAGTTCTCATTACATAGGTATGATAGATACACATTATGTTTGATTTAGCACAATGTATTAAGGATGTCCATTGTTTTGGATATGGATGAAAATCTTTATAGAATGCCCAAGGTTTATCCCAAGGATGATTATTTGGTATTGTATATCCTGCCCAATCATCTCTAGATGGTTCACATTCGGTTGGTGCTATTGTTTCTACCAATCTATTTAATCCACCTTCCCCAAATAGAATGGATGAACCATATGAAAACTCTAACTCCCGGTTTGTATGGTATAAGTTAGATAGGTATTCTAATGAATCTTCTGCAAGAATATCATCATCATCCAATCTCACCATCAATTCACCCTTTGCTAAATCGGGTGCCATCAACCAAGAATCACCAAACAAATCATAGGATTGATATGATGTAAGATATAGTATCCTCTTATCAGGGTTCATAGATTTGAAATGCCTATAAGCATCAAAGTTCATATTAGTTGCACCATCATCAAATATCAGTACCTCCCAATCAGTATGGGTTTGTAGATGGATTGATGCCAATGCTTCTTTTAGGAACTCTGGTCTATTATATGTTCTTACAACAACCGTAACCTTCATTATTATTCTTTTAAATTAATCTACACTAATGTAGTGAGTTGGTGCTTTATGCTCTCTAGCTTTGGCAATCAACTTCCACTCTTCGATTTCAGCTATTGCTTCCTCTTCAGTTAAATAGGATGCAGTTACTCCATCTCCATCGAAATCTTCTTTCCATCCTCCGAAAAATCCGGTCTTACTTTGTGGTGTGTACCAAACACTACCATCAAATTCAGTTGTTACTTTAATTCTGTATGATACGTTACTCATTTTTCTTTCTTTTTATATCTTCCTTTATAACCCATTCCACTTTCATTCATATCTGCCCATTTAATTGCCACCCACATAATACCAAATGGGATTGGAATTATCACACCCAATCCAACTATAAGGTATAACAATTGGGTTAGCATTATTTATATATTTTAAGTGTGTACTCACTATTTAGAGTTTTGAACTGAATTTCATCTGCAGTTTCCTCAATGATTTCAGTTACAACAGTTGTCATCCAAGTATACCCACCATGTGCAAAATCTATTAGTAAACTTCTACCAATTGCTGGTTTTGGATATTCACCTTTATACTGCCCATTTTCTTTCCACTCAATCCATTGTACTCTATTACCTCTATGTTTAACACCATCATGTCTTTCCAAATAGTATTTCCACCTTTCCCCACCATGCTCTTCACAATAAAGTTGACCCGTAAGTCCTTCACTAATAATTCGGCTACAAGTATGACAGAGTGTAGCCCCTCTTCCTCCGTTTAATTTGTGTATTGGTTTTAGCATAAATTGTTTTTTAATCATCGAATAGCCAGAACATCAGTCTTACTAATGCTGCTACTAATATAAATATAGAAATTCCAAAAGTTATTAACACATAAATACATATAACTTTTATTCCTCATCCAAAAAATCTTCACCTTTATAATCAGGATGATTTTTTTTCATATGCTCAATACCCGCCATCCATAATATACTAACGGGAAATACCATTAAAAATACACATAAAATTACTGTTATCGTTTCCATCATTTCCAAAATATTTGAATTGTTAAAATCATACTTGCTAATAGTAAACAAACTAAAGTTTTTGCTGTAAGTGGTTCTTTAAATAGTATTATACTCAACGTAACAAAAACTATGATACCCACACCAAAACCAATCAACCGAGATGGCCATAATTCACCATCAAAAGCATCTACCAAATGTTGAACTGATTTCATATAAAACCAAGTTGATGGTATTGATGATAGTATTAATATAATTGGGTACTTATCATACCAACCATACTTTACCCCACCCTGCATTTGTAAGAATGAAAAAAGTTGTCCCAAAAATGCCCACAATACTCCATATATTAAACTCATATCTTATGTTTATACCCCAATGTTATCATAGCTTCATCCATATGCCCATTCATATAATGCTGTAATGCTAGATGTGATTGAGGGTCTGCTATATCAGGTATCCCTATACCATTTGGGTCTTTTACTAATTCTTTATGTTTGGATTCAAATAGTATTCGTGAATCGTGTAACATCTCTACACCATTTTCCCACATTGCTCTACCCAATACCCAATCATCAATTTGGTAATCCAATGGTTCTTCTACAATTCTCATTTTATCTAATGCAATTTTCATAGAATCTTTGGATACCATATACCCACACCCACTTGCTATGTATCCCAATTTAGGTTGTACTTTGAATCTCATAAATCTATGTGGATTCCAACCATCACAAGGATGTACACAACCCATATAATCTATCTTACCATAGTCTTGGAAGTTGTGATGCATCATTGTATCGAATCTAATCGGTGCAACAAATGAATCCGAATCAATTCTGAAGTAGTATTCATAATCGGTTTCTTCCAAAATCCATTTGATAGGTAAACGAATTGATTTATCCCACAATCCCATCTTTGTATCTTCTGCTCTAAAGTAAATGAAATCTCCATCTAACTTCCATTCAGTTTCTAAATCCGGTTTACCAATTGCAATTAATATATGATACCCTAACTTCTTTAACTCCGGAATCCAAGTCCTATAACACTCCTTCCAATTCTCATCGTAAGGGGATATCATAGTTCCCGTAACCATTATCATTATCTTATCTTTGTTCATCGTCCAAATCCAATCTTTGGTTTCTCATCTTCACTTTTAAATTCTTCCTCATCCACATTGTAGATTTCAGTTAGTGTCATTTCTTTTGTTGCGTTCTCTTCCTTACCCAAATGCTTCAACAATGCATTTGCATCATCCATAGGTAGAGCATCGAACTTATGTTCGGCAATCAATCTACCCTTTCTCAATAGTGCTGAATCAATCTTCGCCTTATCCATATTAAATGTAGCAACTACCTGAATCTTTAAGATATCACTTAGGATACCATCGGTAATGTTTAGAATATTAGATACACCATTCGAACCATTGATATTTCTATCCGTAATTACATTCTCCGCATCCTCAATGAAGAGAACCGAATTAGAATTTTGGATTAAAAATGGTGTCATCTCCGGCGATGTAATAAAATCTGCTAGGTATGGTGGAATGAATAGAACTTGCTTATCTTTAATTTTTGATGCCAAATACTTTAAGTAGTGGGTCTTACCTCCACCCGGCACTCCGTGCAATAGAACCAATCCCTTACCATTTGGTTCGTTTAGTTGTTTGATAATCTTTTCGTGGACTGGTTTGAAATCCTTACCATAGTTCAAATCAATATCCAACTTCTGCTTTGGTAACTCAAACGTTTGAGTATCATATCCTCTTTGTGTTTGGATAACTAATGCCACATTATTTGCTTCCTGCTTCTTTGATGTAGTTAGAGCAACGATTGAATCCGTTACCTCTTTGTATATACTTTCAGCAATGTTACCTGTTAGGGAAACATATATTTCGTTCTTACCAATCTTTGCTTTGTTCTTTGGAAAATCTACCAAATAGTCCTGAACTGTTAGAAGTAAAACACCTCCTTCGGATTCCATCTCATACACTAAAGTAGAAAAGAATTCACCTTTAGTAACATAATCCTTTGTATGCAGTTTGGTAAACTTACTTTTAGATACCCACCCCTGCATTGCAGTTTGAGTTATAGTTAATCCATCACCCACTCTGAAATGTTGTGATATCAATTCACCAGTCTTTTGATGAATGTATGTACCATATGGAAAATCATCCGTATCCGATAATCTATAATATTGAGTTACAATAGATGATGTGGCTGGGTCTTGGTAACGCTTGTATCCATTTGTTCTCCTTCCACTGGAATTTCTTGCTTCCTCAATTTCAAATACCACCTCTCTATACAATTCTTCACCTAACGCTTCTTTAAGTTCTTCGTTACTTTTAAGCTTAATTCTTTCCTTTGCCATATTTTATATGTTTGCTAATACCCAATGCATAAATTTTCTATGTCCCTGTCCCCATAAGTGAATTCCATCGCCAGAATCACTTCTATTAATTGTATCCGTCATAGGAACAATTGTAGCTCCCTTTATATCAGTTACGATTCTCTTTTGTAAATCAATGTATCGATTACGGCATTTTGTTTCAACATCGTTTGGATATGATGTTTGTGTTATGACCATTTGTGGATTGTATCCAACTACCACAATAGGTTCTGCTCCCATATACTTTGCCATATTTACCATCTGTTGGATGTTTTCTATCGTTTCATCTTCTCTAACGCTTGAGAATGAATCATTGATACCACCATAGATGATTACCTTTGTGTATCTATCCGTTTTGTGGGAATATTGTTTCAGTTGTGATAGCATCCATTTAGTACGTTTTCCACCTTTTGAAATGTTATCGTATTTCATCTGCAACATTCTACCTAATTGATGTTGCCAACCACCACTATATGCGGTTAGAGAATCACCAACAAATAGGATTCTCTCTTCTCTTTGTATAAACCCCATAAGGAATACACATAATAGTACTATAAGAATTACTTTCATTTTTGTAACTTTTTGATTATTGCTTCCTTCTCTTTAATATCGTTTTTTAAATGTATTACACCAACCATCTGAATTGCTATACAAATTAATAAACCTATCAGAACCCAAATTAAGGTATTATCCCTATCGAATTTACTTCCGTTTTCTTCCATTTGTCTTATCGTATTTTCTTTTTTCATCGAACACCATCCAAAGCATCACACAAATTAGTACCAAAGATAGTACTCCATAGATTTGTGCTTCTAATATAAATTGTTCTTCAGAAATCATATACAAATATACAAAAAAGATTTCACTTTTCCAAATAAAAAACCTCCTAATTTTTGGTTATTATTAGAAGGTCTTACGCACGGCATGCAAGGTTTTTGTTATCTAGGTCTTCTTCTTAAAAATCCCGGCTGAATGCTGTTCCTTTCTTGTTCTTTTTGCCATCTTCTTACGATTTGCATTCTTCTTCTCTCTCTTAGTTTGTGCCATATTCTCCAACGGTTTAGGTTTCTGATTTGATTTTCAGTAACCATAAATATAATCAAATTTGCATTACGTTGAATATCGGCCTCTCTTAATTGACGGGATTGCATTGCATCAATAATTGGTTGTGGATTTTGTACCCACTTATCAGATGTTGTTGGAAATTGCGGTGTCTGTCCCCATACCCCAACACTCACTAACAAACACATTACCACTAATAATTTTTTCATAATCATTTTGTTTAAGTTTATTAATAACTATCCTTACCTACCACCAATCCAATCATCCCAACTCTTTTTTGAGACAAATTCCCCATTTCTATCCACATTAACGGAAATTAACTTAACCATATACACAAATGGCCAAAGAACAAACCAACATATTAGAGATACTACAACCGATATCGATAGGATTAGAACCAACATTCCAACTACCACTTTAATCAATAACCATTTGAATAACTTTTTCATCCTTCGTAATTTTTTTGGGCTTTATCCCAATCCAAGCACTCAAAAAATGAATCTATCCACCCGCTCCTATTACTCTTATGTTTTAGGTAATACGAATGTTCCCACAAATCGCATCCTATGATTGGTATGTATTGGTTATTAGGAAACATTAAAGGATTGTCTTGATTTTGGGTTGTTATTATGGATAACTCTCCTCCATTATCCTTCACTAACCAAACCCAACCTGAACCAAATCTTTTTAGACCTTCCTCTCTAAACTTCTCTATAAAGGATTCCATACTTCCCCATTTTTTACCAATAGAAAGAGATAGATTTCCTTTGGGTGTGGTTTTATTAGGAGTCAATAACCTAAAGAAGAAATTGTGATTCCATATCCCACCCCCATTATTGCGGATTCCACTCTCATACGAACGGATATCACCTAATACTTCCTCCAGAGACCTTTGAGAAGCCGGTGTTCCATCGATTAGAGAATTGTAGGTTTCCACATACTTCTTCAGATGCTTTGTGTGATGTTCCCTCATTGTCTCCTCATCGATGATGGGTTCTAAGGCATTATACTCGTAAGGTAGTGGTATTAAGTGTTGAGCGGAATTCTTTCCGTGTATCTCAACTAAATCCTTAAAACTCATCATTCCGCTTTCCATTGGGTTTCCAAAGAATTATATATGTTTTCGTATTCTTGAGCTCCTAAAGGATTGTACTCTCTAAAGGTTTCTCTCACTTTAACGTATTTACTCAACTCCATTCGGTTGTTGATTAGTTCTACGTTTTGATTGTTTACCAACGTTTGTAAGGAATCCACCTGCTTTGCGGTATGTGTCCCCTCTAATTTTGCTAATCGTTCGTTACGTTTTCCATCTTGCCACACTACGATGAACATCAATCCTGCCATTACGAACGGCATTAAGTAATCGGTTACTTTCTCCATTATCTAAAATTTTTGTAGTATTCATACATACCCATCCCAAATGCGATGAAAGAGGCATATATCTTTATCATTAATATTTTCATATACATCAACTAACCCCCCACCCAACCGAGTGGCTTTGTAGCTTGTACATATAAATATAGTACTATCAAAAATTTTTTCCTTTCGACTCATCCCCCAAAGGGATTCGTTCGTTAATCTCCGAATAAGTTTACTGATACGAATTTCGAACCACCTCTATCATTATTAACCCATAGTGTTAATTCACCTGTTTTAGGATTGAACATTTTCTTATTTGATGGCGTTGCTTCGTGCTGAATGGATTGTGAAAGAATCAAATCATTTAGCCTTCTTAGGTCTTCCTCTTGTCTTTCTTCGAACATCTTCTTTAGGTCTATTAATGTATTCGGTTAATAATTTGATTCGATGGCACATTTCGTATTCTTCAAACTCCAATGCCCATTCCATCAATTTACCAATCCCGTCCATTACATCTTCTTTCTTCAACTTACAATCTAATACCGTCCTACCTCTAGGTTGTATGATATTGATTCGGATAACTTCTATGGTATCCAAATTTTTGTATATTAGTTCTTCGGAAGCAGAAAGCGTTTCGGCAACCATTAAAGCACGATTGTCCTTCATAAAACTTTCCACCTCCGAAGAGGGGATACTTAACTCCATTACCTGGCGTTCTTCATCCTCCATATATTAATAAATAGGTAATACACTTAAAATACACTCATATAAACCTTCGTTGGAATTTTGGTATGGTTTGATACCCACAATCTTCCAATTCATTTTCTCAAAGTGTAACTTACCACCAACAGTGTAGCAAGGTCCTCCTTCGAAATCAAATAGAGTTGTACTTCCATCCCTACCTTTGGATTGACGTACCATTTGTGATTCACCCATAACTCTCAACCTTTGAAAGTCCACTCTTTGAATTGAACGGTCTAAGCCGTATCTACTTTTTACAATTTCCATTGTTGTTTTGGTTTGGTTAATAAATAAATTAAAATAAGCGTTCTAGTCCTTTTGTTGAAGCTCGTTTAAGTTTGATTGCCATCTCACTTTTGGTCATCACTTCTTTGACCTGTTTTTTGTACCACCAATAAATATCTTCGGTTGTGCCTTTTCCTCTTTTTCTCTCCATTGCCTTCTCCCACAAATCCTTTTCAAATTCTTTCTTCAGTTCACCCTGCAACTTCCATAGGATTTTTTGCTCCTGCGAACCTGCTTCCAACATCAACTTTACGGCTTTAATTCTCTTCATTCTTCCCGCCTCCAATGCTTCGTAAATGCGGTTCTTTTCATCCGTTCCTTTATAGTTCTTATATGTTAGGTCATACGTTCGTTGTGCTTCAGCTTTGGTATCTTCAGCCTCCTTAAACATATACGAATACTCAAAGTCTCCGTTACGGATTTTAAGTAATAGAGGAGCATCTTCATTTAATGGCTTATTGGGTCTACCCTTTGTGTACCATCTATATTTGTTATATCCCATTATTGTACGATTTCAATTCTAACTGAACCATCTTCATTAAACCAACCCTTTAATCTATAAGGTCTATTATCCGCATCTGATGCCGATTCCAAGTATCCTTCGATATGTGGTGCATCACCATGTCCATTCTTTTGATGGGTTCTGAATGATAATTGTGTTTCATAAATTTTACCATTATCAATTCCAAATTCATCATTTTCTGATTGGATTAGTTTTCGAAACCCCTTAACAACCATATGTCCAGCTGCACGTAACTCACCAACTTTACGAATGTACATATCCTGCACATTGGAATCTTTTGCTTTCAAAGACATTCGGTTTTTCCGAAGTTGTTTAACCTTGTCTTTGGAATAAGTTGCTCTACCTAAACCTTTTACTTTCATCGTTTATGATTTTATGATTTTATGTTTTACAAATATACAAAAAAGATTCCGTAATTCCTACGATTTGTTTGAAATGATTTTCTTTTGAGCCTCCGTTAGCATTTTCTTAGGAGCTTCCTTTTCTTTTTGTTCTGGTAGATTGTAGTTCTTAACTAACTTCTCCATCCAATCATCTTGCTTTGCCATTAACTTAAATTGTTTTTAGTGATAGCGTGCATAAACTCTTCTCTAACTAAGTTGTTCTTTTCTAAGAATGCTCCGCTGAATTTATTTGTTGTCATCATTGAATCTGGATGTTGGATACCTCTCATACCACAACATAAGTGATGCCCACTAATTGAAACTGCCACATCATCGCACTCTAACTTATCAGTTACGAATTTGTGGATTTGTGCAGTAAGTGATTCCTGCATTTGAGGTCTACGAGAGAACCAATCTACGATACGATTTAATTTAGATAGTCCAATCACCTTACTCTTTGGAATATAAGCAATTGCTGCGTATCCGTAAAATGGTAGGTTGTGATGTGCACACATTGAGTTTACCTTAATGCCTGTTTGGATTACAATACCATCGTAACTATCCTCATTTGGGAATGTGGTAATACAGGGTGCTTCACTCATACTACCTCTAACCAAGTCATCAACCCAAGCCTTTGCTACCCGCTTTGGAGTATCAATCGTTTGTGGGTCTTTGGTGTAATCAAAACCCAATGCCTTTAGAAACTCACCATAGTAATGGGATGCGTTAAACAACATCGTTTCCTTTTCTTCGGGAGTTACTATCTGATTTTCGTTTGCTTTACTTAACATTCTCATATGCTTTTGGTGATGGTAAACCACTGTACTCACAATGTAGTTCTTCCGATTGTTGGTTATCGGTATTTAACTTCTCCTCTAATGAATTTACTTTCACCAAAGACGTAACTGCTACTCTAAATGCTACCATCGATATTCCAATGATTGAACCAACTACTAAAATAGCCAAAAAAAATACTAATATTTCCATGTGTTTTTATTTAGATTTATATTACATAGTTGCACACTTCAATACTAAAAAGCATAAAGCGAATCCAACTATAAAAAGTACTAATGGTGTTTTAATTTCTTTCATAATTTTTTAATATTTTGGGTTAATAAGAAAGGTGGGAGGAATGAACCCCCCACCTGTTTGGTATGGCTAACCCCCCAACCATTACCAAACAATACTTTCAGAATCATCAGTTGGTTCAGAGAATAACGCCTCATCAGCTTTATCATCCTTCACATACTTCTGAACTAATTGAGTAATATAAGTTCTTTCAGAATCCACACCACCATCCGTAGAGAAGAATGGGAAAACCGAAATCTCAGCTGCTTCGAACAAATTGAAACCATCATAAATCAACCCAGCAAACTCCACACTAGCACGAGTGGAAATCATATTAGTTAATTTACCAGTCTCACCTTTAGAAATCTCACGAGTGTGGTGAGCAATTTCAGCCACAGCTGTCAAATCTTCATCGGAAACTTCTGGATACATATACTTTAACAATCCAAATTCCTGCTCCTGATTCAGAACATCCATTTCGATGATGGTGAATCGGTCTAAGATGGCACGGTCCATAACACGCGTTGATGTATATTCAGTACCAATGTTGGCAGTAGCGATGAAAGTTACACCTTCAGCCACATTAACGATTGGAGAACCTTCCGCCTCATCCAAACGTAAGTAACGTTGGCCCTGGTCTAAAACTGTCATTAAGATATTCCAAGCATCAGGATGTGCTCTACTCAACTCATCTAATAAGATAACTGCGTTTGGAGTTTTGATTGCTTTAACGAATGCCGAGTCAGAGAAGAATGTACCCTGCTTAGAATCAAAGTGAGTGTTACCAATTAAGGTTGCTCTAGCATCCTGCGTAGCTCCTAAGTTGAAGTAGTAATCAGGACGATTTAATCCCTTAACCAAAGCCTTAGCGGCCATAGTTTTACCACAACCAGCAGGTCCGGTCATCATAATGTTCTTCGCACGAACTGCGGAACGAATAAGGTACTTCCATTTCAAATCAGTCATTACGATTGATTCGGGCTTCAACTCCACCGATTTGTTGTGGATGAAGTTCTTAATATCTTCGTGAGTCTTTTTCACCTCAACATTAACCTCCGCGTTAGTTTTTAACGGAGCAACTAAATTAGAGTATTCACTCATTGGTACTGAACGATAAGAGATTTTGCCTCCCTTACCAACAACCTGGCGGAGAGCTTTACCAGCTTCGTAAGCGTTCTTACGAGTTACAGTACCTACACCTAATGTACCAACCTTCTTACCGGCGGTATTAATCATTTTGAATGAGTTACCAAATTTTTGTACTTTGAAAACAAGGGGGGATTTTTCAGATTTCATAACAATTGGGGTTAAATGTGTGTTTCTTAATTATATATTAAAGATAAGTAAAATTATTGAGAATGTCAAGCCTTTATCGATTTATTTTTGGATATTTTTTAACGATTGAAACAAGCTTTTTTACTCTGGTGTAAAGTGTAGAATCCAACTCTTTACGAGCTACCAAAAGTAACTCATCGTAAAGGTATCCATCGTACAAACCACATAACATATTAGTAAGATTAAAGCTAGCATCTATAAAAACTTCATTATAAATGTTTCCTACCTCACGTAGAGTTTCTACGTTCATATTAGCATGTCTATCAAATCGGATGTAACTCATAAAAAAGGGGTTTTAGTGAAGTGGTACTAACTCCAGCACCACGTATTAAAGGTAAGTAAAATAAATGAGAATTACAAGCTAATCCCCATTTATTTTTTAATTATTTTTCCATAAATAATCCGTTCATAGTCTTTGTTACTTCTACCACATTCGTAACGTTGATGTATTTGGCGGCTTTTCCGTAACAACTTCTAAACACTCTACCAGAAGCAGATTGCTCTCCTAAGTTGTGCTCAGCCACAAAGTAAGAAAGAACTTTGATTCCCATTCCGGCAATCTTATCTACCATCTTTTTAGTGTGGTTGGCTGCTGCCATACCAGAGTAATCCATCCCACGTCCACCGAAGTATGGTTCACCATCTGAAATGTTTAAGAAGTAAGAATCTGAATCAGTTCCGGTTGCAACCATTTCTTTCATCAGAGCCTCAAAACACAATCCTTCAGGAGTAGTACCTCCGGCAGTTAATGCTGGGAATAAGGTTTTAACTTTCATAAACTTATCAACACGCGAATCGTAAGCAACAACCACATAAGGAAGTTCTGAATTAGAAGTGGTACGGAATGTAACCTGAATGTTAAGGTTAGAAATCATATCCACTGCTTTACACAATGCTACTACGTTGGTCAAAGTTTTTCTCCACTTATCACCATGCATTGAACCAGACGCATCAACCGAAATATGTAGGTTAGCTTTCTTATAAGCATCAATCTCTTTAGTGAAGAAAACGTTTTCGTTTCCAAATCCTAATGAAGAAACCATTCGTTTATCCATTCTACCAACCTTTTGACGATTGAAGATTGTTTCTCTACTTTCAGAACGAGTTTGTAATCTCTTACCTAAAACAGTACCCAAACGAATCCCTTCCTCAACTTCAGTTTGGTAAGAGTTATGTAATTTATAAGAACGTAAATCAGCATCCCACATTCTATTTGTAAGTGGGAATTCATCAGTTTCCATAAGTGCTTTAGTCATTTTCTTAACTAAGATACACTCAATACCTTTTTGAACTACACCCCAATGGTTTTTTACATCCTGCCCAACCACTTTGGTTTCAGCGCCTGATTGCTCAATGGTATCTAATGTAGATTGCTCCGTTTTAGTAACAGTTGCTTTCTTAACATTACCATCCATAAAATCTTTTTGCTTTTGAATTTTCTTCTCAAGCATTTTCTTCTGCTTATCTGATAATTCAGTAGGAGTACCACCTTTGGATTTTGAAGTAGAACCAGAAGCAGTTGAGTTAGATTCTTTAGATTTTGATTCTGAATAAGAACCACCATTTGAACTACCTTCAGCTTCCATATCAGAACCCATCCCATCACCATCTCCATCTCCATCCATATCACCACTCATTTGGGTTTGTCCGTTCTCATCACCTTCACCTTCAGAACCTTCACCATTTGAACCACCCTGCTCTTCTCCTTCTTGTCCCTCACCACTCTCACCTTCACCATCATCACCACTTTGTGAGTTCGATGGAGTTACATCAGGTAAAGCGTTAAGAATCAATTTGAAGATATCAACCGCAACTACCAACGCATCTTCCGTAGATTTCAAACGAGAGATGTTATTAAGGTTAGCCACCTTAGAGATTGCCGGAAGAGCTTTCAATCCGTTCAACTTTGTGTATTTGGATTGTAAGTTAATCAAACGGAACATATAAGAATCAATAGTTTCTTCAGTAAATGATTCCGATTGGATACCTTTATCAATTAAAGGGTCATTGAAGTACTTATCATACATAGCACGATAGTAATCTCTATAACCCGGAGCCGAATTGTAAATAAATTGGTCAATACGTCTATCTTCTACCCAATTAAGGATATCTTTGATAGTGCGAAGAAAGGTCACATCTTTTTGGTTGGACAATGTTTCCAACTCACGATAATCGGTAATCTTACTGATTTCAGCCGATAAATTTTGTAGGGCTTTGAAGTTAGATAACTTAATGTGAGAACCTTCGTGCAATGCCAAACCAACTGCCACGTCAAATTCGGCAGGGTCAGTAATTTTAGAAGAAATAGTAACCGTCTCACCATCCGTATAAGAATCACCTTTAGTGGAGAAACGAACTGGAATGTTCTTACCAGTTACAATAGAAACGAAGTTGGAAATCGCTCTACGATTGGCTGCCAACTTATAAAGGTTTTTAGAAAGAATCTCTTTTTCAGATAAGAATTCATCTTCAAATTCAGAGGTAGTGGTGAATGGTTTCAACCACCAAGAAGAGTTTCCGTAAGAAGTGTATTTTGTCATAATGGGGTTATCTTTAAGTACATAGTAAAACTACGAAAAAAAATTGATATATACAAGCCTTTTGTGAAATATATTTTTAATATCCCAAAATCTGGCATTGTAGTAAATAAGTGTTAAGGATTTCAGCTTCCTCAATTTGCTGGTCAGTTACCGGTTGGTCATTCATAAGACAATATTGATTTTTATTACATAGTAAAGATATGTAATTCCAATCAAAATGTCAAGCCTTTTGTGATATTTATTTTTATTCGAATTCGTTTTCGTAGTTATCCAAAGGGAAAGATGAGTCCATTTCCTCGTATAAGAAATTTAACTCCTTCACAGCCCCCTCAATTGCTCCCCAGTCTTCGAATGAAATGCCATCTTCCAACATTGCAATAATATCGGAGATTCTTTCTGTTGTAGTCATTTTATTAGCCATTATATTTTCAATTAAATATAGGTTTTTTTTATTTTACTTCAACCAACCAATTTTTTGTCCTGCTTTCTTTCTACGTTCCCACTCTGCTTCCGAACCGGGAAATCTCCAAGCCCAAACTAACCAAAAGCACATAAATAACCAAATACCAATTAATGCGGCTGGTTTAGTAATAGTGAATAGTATGATTGTATAACTTACAATACAACTAATCAACATTATATACTTTACTTTTGTTGGATAAATACTCTTCTCTTCCCATCGGATTAAATGTGGGGAGAATGTTGGGTGGGTATGTAACCACTCATTCAATGCAGGTGAACTCTTAGCGAATGCCCAAGCAGCCAATATAACGAATGTGGTCATTGGTACACCGGGAACTATTGCTCCAATGTAAGCGCAACCTACAAATAACAGGCCTAATGCCCTCCATAACCATTTTTTCATAACTACTTATTTTACGATAAACTATCCCACTTATCCTTTCTTTGTGGTTTCTTTGAGATAGGTTTGGGCTTATTACCCATTTTACTTTTAGATGCTTTACGTTGTTGGTTTTCTTCTTCCTCCATTTCATCAAACATCATCTTTTTCAGATATGCCTTTTCATTCTTCATACTCAAAAGTATTATCTTCCTTGTCCTCTGTATTTCTTTGGTTTCTCTTCGTACTTACTATACGATTTTTTTGCTTTACCCTTTCCTCTCTTTCCGAAAGTTACTTTTTTGTTGCTGTTACCAACTGAACTTTTAGCCTTTGCCATTTGTTGTTACATTTAATATAAAATTCACAACGTAACCTATTGAAATAACTTATTAAATAATATTTGCTTTTTTTAATGCTCTAGCATTTTGTACCCATTTTTTACCAATTGAATTTTGAAGTGGTTTTCTTAGAAATCCATCTATTGATTTTTGAATATCTTGCGATATATTTGTATCAACAAACTCATCAACACCTGCTTTTTTATTCTTAAATTTAGCTTGGTATTTTTTATATTCCGTATTATCTACAATTACAAAATTACCTTTGAATAAAGATTGAAATGCTCCCAAATTATTTTGACATGCTTTCCATATTTCAGATACCAATGATTCTGGTAAAGTTCTATCTCTGGTTTTGTTTCTTTCTTGCGCTATTTGTAATGATGTGTTTACAAATACCATATAGCAATCATATCCTAAAGATTCAGCGTGTTCTTTTTTCTTTTTGATTTTAGAAAGTTCATCACCTGTTCCATCAATAATCATACCCAATCTACCGGCTTCATAAAAAGCTTGTTGTTGTTTGGTTATGTTCTTTGCCTGATTACGAATTGAATTTGGATTTGTTTCACCGGCAATAGTGTTCCATAAATCAGATTGTTGGTCTATTTTTCCTAAATCTTTTGGATTGATGCCATTCTTTGCTAATGCTGCTTCAAATGCCGAATCTGAATTTACAATCTTTAAACCACCTGAAGATACAGATGCTAATGTTTTTTTACCAACACCGAATATCTCCTTTGCTATATAAGATTTACCACTACCCGGCCCACCTGCCATAAATACACATTTAAGAATACCAGGGTCATCAACACCTTCGGTAATCATATCAATGTAAAGTTGTTTTTTGATTTCTTTCAGTTCTTTATCTAACTGTAAAATCTCCTCATTCAAACTTTTCTTCATTATTTCTTTTTCTTCTTCTTTACTACTATTGTTTTTTTAGCTTCCTTAATTGTAGGATTGCTATTTAGTAACATTTTGACGAATAAAATAAGTTTATCGAACATTCTATTATTGTTTAGTAGATGGCTTTCTACCTTTGCGTACCGGAGATTTTCCTTTAGCTGCATCAGTTACATCCTTTACTTGCTTCACAACTTCTTTTGCTGCGGTAACTACATCTGCAACTTCTTCTTTAACTCTTTTAGCTCTTGCTTTTGTTTCTTTTACTACTTCCTTAACTTCCTCTACTTTTTCTTCGATTACATCTGGAATTCCATTTCCATCTACATCTTTGATTTTGCCTGATTTAGTTAGGAAATATGTAACCAATGCTGCTACTAATATAATCCCAACTACGATAATTAATCCTGTCATAATTGTTTTTTGTTTTGTTAAATATAAATATAATTGTTTTTGTTTTTACACTATTCCTCACCATATAGGGAGTACTTTGTTACTGGTTTTTCAACCCTAACTTCTTGCGTTCTAATAATCTCAACTGTCCCTTTTCTCGCATCCAAAAAGAATTGCGTTTCTCCATTGTTTTGGAAATGATATTCTAATGCATCCGTTAGGGATTCCAAAGTAATAGATGGTGAACCAACGGGAGACCATCTATCCCCCGGCGGTACACGCTTTAATACTACTTCTTTGGTTTCTTCTATTTTAGTTTCAACCGCCATTATTCAATAACTCTAATGATTCTACTTTCTTTTGCTCCACTTACTTTGTACTCAATTTGTACACCCGCTTCAGTAAAGTCTTCAACAACTCTTGCTTCTGCTTCAGTAACGGATTGTGCATCTACTAAATAGATTTCTTTGTTTTTCTTTTCTTTGCCATTCTTTTGCATGGCAACTACAACTTCTACTGTTACTTCAAAAAATTTGCTCATATTGATTTATTTTAGTTTATAATGTTACAAATATACGAATAATATTTTAGATTTCCAAATTAGTACTCATAATCTTTTCGTGGACCTGTAAGATTTCCATTGATTAGGAACGAACAATTGAAGCATAACATACGCAAATTATCATATTCGAAGTTCTTTCTATTTCCATCTAAAAAGTCCAACACAAGCGGAACTTTGTGGTCTGTTACTCTTCTTTCTTCAAATCCACAATTGTTACACTTCTCCAACATATAACCATGCGATAGGATTCTACGTTTTAATTTCCATATAGGATAGTTTGGATGTTTACCAGATAGGATATCATCTAAATTGTTATGACCCGGCATACCAACTCCCTTACGAATACCATACCCAGACGGATTCTTCAGTACATCAAATATCCCATACATTCTTGCGTATTTTTTGTAGGTGTTATAAGATACACCTAAAAAACGAGCAGCTTCCATTGCGGAACGTGCTCTCTTTTGAACCTCTTTGATTTCGGATTCTAATAGTGGTTTTGCACCAACACCCCTCTTACGATTGGTTGGTATAAAATAATGATTTTTTTTCTTTGGATTGTAGTTCGAAAACCCGTCATCCTCCAATTCTTCTTCCATAACTAAATTGATATACTAATTTATTCTTTTATATAAGTATATCATTTTTATTTTTTCTTACAATTTATCTATATCTTTTAGATAATTTATTAGCTTGGAAAATGATTGAGTTGGATTATCTGATGTTGTATTGATTTCAAAGAAGTTTTCCTCCGGCGTTTCGTAATCTGATATTGTGGGTACTAACTTCTTCTTTGTAGTGTACACATATATCTCCACTATATTTTCACCAATTTGTGCCTTAAATCCCTCTCTTAATTCTTTATATGGAGTTACCATTGAAACGACTACATCTGAACCCGAATTGTGTATATATTCTGCGATTAGTTGTGTATCCTTTATGTTTTCTATTTGTCCTACTTCGGATTGGTCTTGATTATCGGTGAGTTCTCTTACAATATCACCATCGATTTGAAATACATCCTTTCTCCAATTTCGTTTTTCCGTTTGAAGAAATTCTTTTAATTTAGTAGCTAATACAGTTTTACCTGCGCCTGTGTTTCCTGTGAACCAGTATATCATAACTTGTCTTTATTTATAACAATTATAAGTATTCTCTTTTTAAATTATTCTATCTAAAACTAAGTCCAGCACCACTAAATGATATGTTACTACCACCAACTACTAAATTTGGAGCTACGGTGTATATTGGAGAAGTTGATGATTGTATCTGAAATGCACTATATAATATATATTGAAATGAACCTAATAAACTTCTGGTATTTGAATAATCATTAGTTAATTCCGTAGTGTACATATCAGCTGATGCGAATAGTTGTAATTGTAATTTAGTATATTCAGGTGTTGATGTTGGGTATTTTTGTAAATATAAGGCAGCAACTCCGGCTACTTGAGGTGATGCCATTGATGTACCACTAATATTAACTTGTTTAAAGGATGCGTTTAAATGATATGTTTGTCCACTAAACGAATTGGTATTTGAACATGCACTCATAATATCAGTACCAGGTGCCCAAATATTAACGCCTGGTCCAGTTTCCGAATAAGTTGCCCTTTGGTCAAATGTTGCATCATATACCGTACTATCCATAGAACCTACCATAAATGCTCTATCACTATATGGGGATGAACCTCTATGATAATAAATTGTACCATTATTAGTAACTACAAAATTATTATAATCAATCCCATCAGATACATCTATTTTTGTTGCTCTATTACCAGCTGCTATACAAACTATAATACCAGCATCAATCATTTCTTCAACATCAGTATCTACCGAACCAACTCTTACATTACATGAATACGTTAGAATTGGTGCTCCTGATGTTGAATTTAATCCGTATGTAGAATATCTATAAGATTCGTTTCCAGTTGTATTTGCATCAGTATATGATACTCCTCTATAAGTTAAAGATGTTACTGTACCATAAAATGCACGATATCCCCAACTCATATTAACTACAGTTGGTCTACTACCTGCTTTAGAAGTATGCCAAGTTTTAATAGCATCAAATGCGTAAGTAATACTGATACCAGTACCACTATCACCACTTCCTTCCAATCCACTTAACTTTTGAGAATATACTCTTGCGTTCTTTGCCCAACCATATGTTTTACCACAAGCTATACCAGCGCAGTGTGTACCATGTCCATCATAATCTCTATAATGATTTGCATCTTGTGTGAATGCTCCACCACTATACGCACCCCAATCTAATTGTTGAACCCTTGTGTTGTTATTGACATCCGTAAATTCAGGATGGTCTATTTGCAATCCACTATCCTGAATAACTACATCTACACCAGTTCCATCTAATGTATAATCGTAGTTTAATGCGGTAGTTGTACCAGTACCATAAACGTTTGTTGTATTTGATGAACGAATTAAACCCCAATTTGTAAATGCTCCACTATCTGATGTAGTTTTGGTAAAGTCTGCAATTTGAGTTGCACTAAACCCCATTATGATATCATCCCTATGTTCGGGTGGTATCTCTACACAAAATACTCTTTCATCTTGTCTTACCAATTCTGCTTCTTCATCTGTCAGCAAATACCAACATTGACGAAGAGAACCAGGTCTTTCATTTGTAAACTCTACCTTACGATTTGGAATGTATAGAAGACCATCATTTTCGGTCTCCATATCTTCCCAAAATCCATCGTAATCAACTCCGGCTTTTAATGCAACATTATATTCTTTCATTGGTTAATTAGTTGTTTTCCAATAATTAAAAAGCACGAATGGCACGAACCCAAAACGTAGTACTTTTATCATGATTAGCTTGTACTCCATTTGCAAAATTTTGTGATGATGCTCTTGCATTATTTGGATGTAACTCCGTAGAACTCCAATAAATTTGCTCAGCAAACCCACCTACTACACTTTTTTGTTGATATAGTAAGTTTAATTCATATTTACTTGGTAGATACCAATCACCAAAATTTCCACCATTATAAAACGCACATATTTCAGCTGCGTAGCTTCCAGTTTGATAAACGGTTGTGATACTTGTAGTATTTCGTATTCCAGCATTAATACCATCAAATGGTGCATTTGCTGCAGCATAACCACCATTATACCAAGACACTCCAGTAGATTGGTCAAATGTTGCTGATATTAATCCATGCTTACCACCATCATATACATAAAATACAGTTCCACCACCATACGATTCTCCGATATAGTGTGTAACACCCGTTCCACCGATTATTAAACTTCCAGTTATATTCAACGAACCAGTTATTCTTTGATTTCCATAGAATACATTTGCCGATGATGTTACTGCGAATAAATTATAGTTTTGTATTTGCTGTGATGATGATACCATTCCTGCTGCACCTGGCGCAGATACTATTATTGTTGTTGCGGTCATTGAACCACTTATATCTATTGAACCAGATAATACTAATGCCATTTTTTATTGTTTTATACTCTTTATTAGTTATTCTCCAATGCTTCAATTCTTGCAATTAAACCATCTATGATAGCTTGTTGCTCCTGAATTGCTTTTGTTAATACAGGTATTAAGAATTTCTCATTTACTCTCAATGGGTTATCTATTTCAGTTTCACCAACAAATATAGAATCTGCTCCAAAACTTTCAACTGCTTCAGGAACTATTGTTTGTATTTCTTGTGCTACAAATCCTAACATATCCTTTCCATTTTCCGATGGAACAAAATCATCAATCCAATTAAATTTAACAGGATTTAATGCTAACACCGAATTTAAACTTCCACTTATAGATGAAATATTTTGTTTTAATCTAGCATCAGATGCGTTATAAATGTTTGTACCAGATGCAGCACCTATGTTACCACTACCATCGATAGTCATTCTAACCGATGCTTCACTAGCATTATCACCATTTAATGTATGGAATGTTAAAGAACCATTACAAGTGTTAGCTCCCGTACTATCCAATACACCTTTTATGATAGCAAATTCTTTTGGATTACCATTATTTGCCGATGCTAAAAATCCAATTCTACCTCTAGCACCCGTTGCATTACTATCAACAGCACCAAACTGTATTCCAGCCGCTGAATTACCTTGTCCTCCAACTAGTCTTATTGTACTACCTCCATGATTTTGAGGTCCAGAAACTGCGGTGGAGAAGAATGTAGTATTTCCTGTTAAATAAGAAGTACCTGATTTAAAATCTCCATTTACGTCTAATTTATATCCCGGAGTTGTAGTTCCAACCCCCATACTTCCAGCAGAATTAATTGTAACTTTAGGTGTTCCAGTTGAATCCCCATTAGTATAAATTTGTAATGCCCCATCATTTGCAGTAATAGATGCTTGGGCAGATGATGTATTATAAAAATCAATGATTCCACCACGAGCTGCTCCAACCAATCTTAATATACCATAACCATTTGTAGTTGTATTACTTACAGTAAGTTGAGGTGTTACATTTGTTCCAGTAGCACTTGTCACATTTAAAGAACCACTAATACCTTGATTACCAAAGAATGTATTTACAGAACCAGTTCTAGCAAATGTGAAATAGTTTTGTATTTGCTGTGATGATGAAACAATTGCTGCCCCTTTTAAAGATGCCGTATATGCCATCAATGGTGCTAATTCCGTTATTTGTGCCGAAGATGATACCATCCCCCCTCCACCCGGTGAGGATACTAATATAGTTGTTGCGGTCATTGAACCACTTATGTCTACTGAACCTGATAATATTAAAGGCATATTTGTATTGTTTTATTCTTTTTATACTATTCTAATTACTATGAAGTTTCCGTTTCTATACAATCCACCTAATGGTACTCCACCAGCTGCTGCTGCCGTGTCATCTACAAAATTCAAACTTTGTGAAACTTGCTGAAGTATTACATAACCATTTTGTATTGTGTGAGATGAACCACTTGCTAATAATGAGCCACTTATTGTTTGAGTACCATAGAATATATTTGCAGATGATGTTACCGCAAATAGATTATAGTTTTGTATTTGTTGTGAAGATGATACAATTGCTACCGATTTCAATGATGAAGTATATGCTTGCAATCCAGCTATCTCACCCAATTGATTTGATGAAGAAACGATTGTTGCCGATTTTAGTGATGCAGTATATGCTTCAATACCAGCTATCTCACCTTTTATAGAACCCGTACCATTATATAGGTTGGAGTTCAATGCAAATACATCATAGTTTTGAACTTGCGTTGATGAAGATACAATTGCTGCAGTTTTTAATGATGCCGTATATTCTTCAATGCTATTTAATTCGATTCTAGTTGATGCGGAAATTGCGTTTAATCCAGCATTACCCAATACTTCCGTACCAATTATTAAAGAGTTTTGTAAATATACCGAACCAGTAAATTCATGCGTATCCGTAGATTGGTCACCAAATATGTTAGAACCAGATGTTACTAATACTGAAGATGATATGTATTGTACGTTTAATTTGTTTACATTCAAATCTCCAATAATTTGAACATTAGTACCACTTACACTTATTGCTGCTTTTAATGATGATGTATATGCTTCTATACCAGCTATCTCACCTTTGATTGAACCAGTAGATGTGTATAAGTTAGAATTAAGAGCAAATAAATCATAGTTTTGTACTTGCGTTGAAGAACTAACTATTGCCTGTGCTTTTAGTGATGCTGTATATGCTTCTATACCAGCTATTTCACCTTTTATTGAACCAGTTCCATTGTATAAATCGGAGTTTAGTGCAAATAAATCATAGTTTTGTATTTGTGTTGAAGAACTTACTATTGCTTGTCCTTTTAAAGATGCGGTGTATTGTTGTAATCCTGCTATCTCACCCAATTGGTTCGATGATGATACTATTGTACTATTCTTTATTGAAGCAGTTAAAGCCATTAACTCATTTGTGATTCCTATAATAGAACCACTATGTAATTCTAATGAACGAGTTGCCTGATATAATTGATATAATTGTTCATCGGTTGCATATGTACTATCCAATGCCGCAGTGAATGCCATCAAACCATTTGTGATTCCTATAAGAGAACCGGTTGAAATGTATAAATTGGAATTAAGAGCAAATAAATCGTAGTTCTGAACTTGTGTTGAAGAACTTACTATTGCTGCCGATTTAAGTGATGCGGTGTATTCTTCTATACCAGCTATCTCACCTTTTATTGAACCAGTTGCAATATACAATACCGAATTTAATGCGAATAAATCGTAGTTTTGTATTTGAGTTGAAGAACTTACTATTGCTGCTGCTTTTAGGGATGCTGTATATTCTTCCAAACCTCCAATTTCTCCTCTAAATGAACCAGTCACTTGAGATAATGTGAAGTTTCTACTATCTTGCGAAGCAGTAAATGCTAATAAAGATGCAGTTTGTAATTGTATTGAAGCAGTTGCCTGTTGTAAAGATGCAGTTGCTTGATTTATTGAACCAGTTACAATCGATAATACAAAATTTCTATCAGCTTGTGATGCTGTAAATGTTTGTAGTGATTGTGTTGCTTGATTTATTGAACCAGTTACAATACCTAAAACAAAATTTCTACTATCTTGTGAAGCGGTAAATGCTTGTAAAGATGCAGTAGCTTGTTGTAATCTATTTATTGTATTTGCATCAAGATTTAGTAAAGTTACACCATTATAAATTAAAGAACCAGATACATTAATTGAACCTGTAAATTCGTGCTTATCACCAGTATCATCACCAAATTTAGTTGAACCAGATGCGTAAATTACAGATGCAGTTGTAATTTCAGTATGAAACTCCTCTGCCGTAATTCTACCAGCTACAACTAAATTACCACCAACACTTGCGTTTCCAGTTACCGATAAAGTTGATTGGATTGTTTGAGGTCCTTTGAATGTATTACCAGCTGAACCAGTATGTGCGTTGTATGCATTTACAAACTTACTAAAATCCTCAACTATCATTTGAGTAGTAGTTCCAGCAACAACAATTGGTATTACGGATTTTAAATCATTTATCCCATATCCCACCGAACCAGATACTCGTTGGATTAAAGGTAATTCGGTTATTTTTTTATTCGCCATTATATAAAATTCTTATGTATAGTTCTTCACTATATAAATATAAGAATTTTAACAAAAAGGTTTGAGAATTATTTTGGTTTTCCAAACATCATTTTAGTGTGTATAGTACCACCAATCTTTCTATCGTATGTACCATCACCATTCCACTTAATTTCTTTGTTAGGTAGGGCTTTACGAACTACTTTCTCATCCATTACAGGTTGTAATCCCTTAGCCATTAGGATATCTTTCATCTTACCAGATACCTCTACAAAGTATCCACTACCTTTTAATTTATCCACTTGGTGATTTACTGCTGCCGATTTTCCTGCTGAAGAACCATCATGTCCTAATGCTACAAACTTCTTACCAGCGGGTTTATGTTTTGCTACTGTTGCCGCATCTATCTCATCATCACCATCCACATCTATTACATCAAAGAAATCACCCTCCGAAGGTAAATCATCTTTATCTTTCACATTAGAGTGTCCACCAATTGGAGCATAAGCAGTTGAAATCAAATCATATATTTGTTGTTTGAAATCCGGCAACTCTGAACGCATTATCGGTGTCCATTTGTTTGTTGGAATATTAATATCTCTCTCAAAAAGTAAATCTTTTAACTTTATCATACTATTAAATATTATCAATTATATAATCCATAGTATCATCTTTACCTTTTAATTCTTTCCAATGTTTAGAACCAATAAAAGTAGAATATAAACTATTCATATTTCCGTTTGCTTCAACTTCCCAAGGTAGTTTCATATATGTTTGGATATCGGATTTCATCAACTTACCATAATCCTTTGCTGTGATATACTCCTTACCTTTCCATAGAATAGCAGTATAATCTTTGTTTGGTAGTAACTCATTTTTCGATACCTGTTTAACATGAGTTAATTCGTGTATCATAGATTGGATAATTCTCTTATAGGATTGATTCGGATTAAAATGTAAGTAAAACTTATTCCCATCCACCGAATTTGAGTTTAGGGATATATCACCAATCATCCCCGCTTTATCCTTTTTCTTTATTATTATCTTTGCAGTAAAATTGTACTTATCCATCATAAAAGAAACCACCGATTTAACCATTAAGGATTCGTGTGGTTTCATTTTTAGAGATGTACCAAATAGGTCTTCACTCAATATGGATTTTAACTTTATCACTATCTTATTTTATTTAAATCCTTTAATATAGAATTTACTTCACTATTATCAAAATTATGTTCCGATGATATTTGTGACCTACTTATAGTTTTCCATATGGGAGTTCCATTTATATTAATATCGGATACTATATCGTTTTTATTTCTACACCCATTGTAATCACAATACTTCCCATTGTACAAAATACAAACGTGAACCATTGCTTCCGTTTCAGGTTCTATTATAGCTACATACTTACCCCTATTTCCTAAATACTTATTTAGTGCATCGGCAAATGTATAACATCCCCCACTCATATACCAATCCGTCCAATTAGTATCACTTCTATATTGTTCCAACACATCATCCAAATCTGATACGGATTTTACACCCTCCATCAAATCAATTAACTTAATCATTATCCAATGTAGCAATTAAGTTCGTATCCGTTTTTCATTCCGTATACCTGAATGTGTAGTTGTTTGTTTGATGGTTTTCCACCTTTGGTTAATTCAACCGATACTTTGTTTGTTTTTCCTTCCGATGGTTTGCGAGGTCCCATTCCAATCTTTGTAAATGAATCATCTTCATCTACCAAATATCCTTTTTTCAAAGCGTATTCTTTAGCAGTTTGAATTGCTTCCGTATAAGATTTGTGATATACTTTGAAATCGGTTGCTTCAGTTAATATTTGAGTTAATTTTATCATATCTTTGGTTATATAATATAAATATAAACTTTTTAATTTAACTACTAGTCGTGCTTTATGTGCTGAATCTTTTGCTTTACGTTCGGATATTTCTTTAATCGGGTTCGAACTGCATGAATGTTTTTGAGTGAATCATCGATAAAGAACACATCATCGTATCCCTCATCTCTAATTTGTTGTTCTATCCAATCTGCTTTCTTTTCAGGATTGTTATCACCTAAAGCGATTACATGAACACCTTTGATACCACTTTGGCGAATAAAATCGTAGACCGGTTTGTAAGAACTTCGGGCGGTTAGGATATAAACACCTCTATCACCTTTATCCTTTTCGGTCATTCTTTTTAGGAGTTCAAATACCCCTTTGATAATTTTTGGATTTTTAACTTTCTCAAAATCAGAGAAGTCATATACATCACCCGGTCTTGCATTATAAGTTGCGTATTGTGCGGGTGTTAATTTGGATTTATTTCCGTTTGAGTGTGTAATGTAAATAAATGAGTTTGTAAATACTAAAGTATCATCAAAATCGTACACACGTAATTTCTTGCTTTCTAAAAATAGGGTTCTACTTATCATATAGTAAAGGTAAGTAATTTATTTAACATTACCAAATATTTTATCGATTATTTTTAACCGTTTAATATTTTTTTACTACCAACTTTAGCTAATTTTTGATTCTCCGCAGTTAGGTATTCTACTTTAACACTTAATTCGGCTACCTTAGCAGTCATCTCAATAATCATTTTACGAAGTTCATCTTTTTCAGCAGATGACGAAGATAATAATGCTTCTAACTTTGAAATTCTATCTCTGCAATCGTGTCTGATAAAATCTTCATCTTTTTGTCTATTATCTGCTTTTCTTTCGTAGAATCTCCAAGCCGATGCTCCACCTAAGACTGTGATTGCTGTAATTAGTACCGAGTATATGTTATTATCCATTATTTTTTTAGTAATTTCATTGCCATTTGTTGCATTCCCAATAACCCAGAAGATACAAACTTCTCTTGGTTAGAACCACTTAATGCATCATATACAGTTGCGATTGCAGATGCGGAAAATACATCAACTCTCATTTTCTTACCACTCTTCGGGTCTACTACTATATTGTTTTGATGAGTCTTTGCAATATTTTTGATTTGAGATATGATTTCAGGTTCGGTAGCTTCGTTTACCGATTGTTCTTTTTTTAGTTTACCTAAAGTTCTTTGTTTTAGTATTTTTTTTAAATCTGCAATTAATTTCTCATTACCCTCATATCTACTAAGGTTTATAATCATATCAGTTATTGCATCTTTAGAATAGTTATCTAAGTTTTCGTTTACCGATTCGTTTTGTGTTTTTGCATAATCTTCAACGTGTTTTTTTACAAAACTAGGTAATTTTTTATCGTAAAATGTTATCCTACCACTATCGGAAACATGAGCTATTTTTTTGTAATCACCGAATTCTTCTTCAGCACGATTCCAAAATATAGTACCACTACCCATACTACCTGCTCCAATATCATATTTAGAACCAAATTTTTTGTTTACATTATATTCGTTTACCGATTCATATTTAATCATATCAGGATTAAACTTTTCAAAATTCTTTCTTGCCCACTTTACAGCTTCTTCATATGAATTGAATTTAATCCTATCCTGTTTGAATCCCTTTTGTTTATTTAGGTAATCAATATAAACTTTTTCTTCTTTTATTTCTTCTTTCTTACCATCAGTACCATCCATTGTATCGTGTACTGAATTTAATTGGTCTACTGCTAATGTGATTTGAGAGTACATCCACGAATCTAAGTTCTGTCCTTGTCCCATTCTTTCCAAAATCATATTTGCATAATCGGCAATTCTTTCCAAATCACCCATTGCCATTTCTTTCAATCCCTCTAATGTTTCTTCGGAATCTTCTCCTTCTTTGATTGGCTCTTCTTCAGTTTGTGGTAATGCTGCTGCAACGTGCTCTACACCTTTATCATCAACATATTCCTCTACCGTTGCTAACTTTGTATAATATTGTGGGTCTTCGAATAAATGGTCTAATGTGATTTCTTTAGCCATCTCTCTATCCGTTGTGTGTTCCATTTCGGTTTGGATACCTTTCTTAAACTCTGCTACTAGCATATCAACACTCATTCCGTGCTTCTCTGCAATATCATTAAGAGTCATTCCTTTTGCTAAACCACCGGGAATTTGGTCTTCTCCTTCTTTAATAACACCTTCAATTCTTAATCTATCAGTAACATCGGTAACTTCATCATATCCAGAGTTTCTTAATGCATCTTCAACATCTCTCCTATCTGCTTTAGGGTCTTTTAACAATATAGTTCCAATTTTTTTACGAGTGAATGAACCACCCTTATCCCAAATTGCCATAATTGCCTTATAGTGCCAATCATTTGTAGTTACTTCTTTTATGTTTTCTCTAACTACTGAACGGATTTCCTCCTTCATTTGTTTTTCTGATATCTTTTGTCCCATTGTACGAATTTTACCTAATTTTATAGATATAAATATAAAAATTTAATTATTCGATTGATTTTCGATAAGTTTTGCTACAAATTTCTTTACCTCTTCCTGTCCCAATTGATGCGCAGCATCATAAAACTCTTTCTTTTTATCAATTGGTTTAATTTTATCCGAATATGATGGAGTTCTATTGAAATAATCTTCGGTAATATACACCCCATCCAACACAAATTGCCTAATACCAGCTCCCAACTTATTACCCACTGTTGCTGCTGCCATTCCATATGTATCTTCAGGTCCATAACCTTTAAATGATTCAGGTATACCAACCAATTCCCAAAATGATTTAGAGTATAGAGTATGCATACCACATCCAAATTTAATTGTTTCTATTTCTCTCGCGGTTACAGCTTTTATTTCTTGAACCAATGTGTTATCAGCAATTTCTTTGGAATCCATTGCATAACCATATGGTTTATCTTTGTAATCCGAATGACATAAATCTTCCCAACTATCATCCCACCATTTTGGAAGTGATGGTGATACTATATATGTACCATCTAATTGATATGATATATTTAATTGATACTTTAACATATGTTCGTGCATCAAAATATCATTATCTACAAATATAAATTGGTCATAATCTAATTTGTAACTTTCTCTTTTTTGTTGTGTAGTTCCCCAACAGGATGTATCTAATATTACTTCGTTTATATTTTTAACACCATTGAATAATACACCAAATCTTGCAACAAAATATCCTTGCTTCAATTCACTATTATCCCAATCAGTTAGCTCTGGATTTAAGTTTAGAGTTACTTTAAGTGTCACATCATCATCCCCATCCAAATATTGAAGTGCTTTGTGATATTGTTGCATAAATCGTTCAAACATCTCTAATTCGGATGGCATTACGTGTATGCAAACTAATGTTCTTTTTTTCATTTTAAAATACGTTTTTAAACAATGGTTTAATCATGTCCTTTGTTGTTAATTTATATATTTCTATTTCAAATATATCCCAATCAAATGTACCAACTGAATCATTTTGTTGTATTACAAATGGTAAATTCATAATAAATTGTTGATAATGTTCTTGCGTTAATTTAGAACCATCAAATCTAACTACCACATCTCCAAATAATTCATCATTTACTGAATAAACTTTTTCAGATATATCAAACATAGTTTCTTTACTTTCATTTTGGATGTAAGAATCGTACTCACAATCCACATATATTCTATCACACCAAGGTTCTAATATAGAAAGTAATTGTGGTGTACAATTTACAATTACAAATGTAGTATCATATCTTTTTGGTACTATTGGTAGCATATTATCATCATGCAATACATTGGTATGCCATTTTCTCCACCACTCTCTGAACTTATTCTCTCTTAATTTTGTATATTCTACCGAATCTTTAGGTTTGTACCATATAGTTCCATCCGGTAATGGTATCTCTCTTTCAATTTCAATACCATCTTTAAATCTACTACCTCTACAAGTCATATGATATACAAATGCATCTCTACTTTGTACCAATTTATAACCAGCTAAATCCATCCGATTGAATATATCAGAATCTTCCAACTCCATAGGTGCAAATAATAAATCATGTCCACCAATTGATGTAAAATCTTCTTTATATAGCATCCATGGTGCAAAGATACCATATGTTACTAACCCTTCATTTTGAGTTTCTAATGTAGCAACAAAGTGTGTAAATGCATCTTCTTTTGCAAAAAATTCATCAACTTCCAATCCAAAGTTCATTACATACTTTTCAGGTCCCGGTGGGTGAAGTGGTGGTTCTATACGAGTAGCACTTACCACAGTCATTGGTTTTAGATGCTTTAACATATTACCAACATAGTTTTCAGTAACTACCATATCCGAATGTAGAATTGTAACTATTGGTGTTGTTGCCAACTTAATACCAACATCATATAGAACTGTATGCCCAACTCTATCCGATGATTCATTACGATATTTTGTATAGTGTTCTGCCTCTAACGAGTTTATCCACTCCCAAGTACCATCGGTTGATGCATCATCTAATATAATAATGTGGTGGTATGTTCCGTAATGTTTTTCAATACTACTAACTGCCTGCTTTAAATAAGGTAAGTTATTTCTACAAGGTATAATAAAACTTATTGGTTGGTTCTTTGTCATTTCTTAATATAATTTCCTACTTTTGTTACTCCTTTATGCTGTACTACTATCGTAGCACATTCGTTTGCGTATAATATTGCTTTACCAATATCACCACTCCTACACCACTCAACTACTAAACCTGATATGAATGTATCACCAGCTCCACTATTATCTCTAACCTCCACTTCCTTTACATTGTATTCGGTTTCCATATACTTACATCCCTTTCCACTCATAGTTACAATTAACTTATCGTAGAACTCTTTGAAGTACTGTCCAGCTGCTATGTTGTTTGCATATTCGTATTCATTTATCTTAATGAATTTTGCATCTAACATATACTCATTAACAATCTTTTTGGTATCTATAAAAACTGCTGAATGTGATTTACAAATAAACTGAATATCTTCGTATGTTAATAACCCTTTATTGTAGTCCGATATAATAACTGCATCATAATCTCCAAACTTAATCTTATCCAAATTTTTAATTCTTGGGATAGATGATGTTTCGGAATCTATTCGTATAATTTGGTGATTTGTCTTTTCTTCTACATATCGGGTTTTAGTTACCGGATTCTCATTGGTAACTAAATGAACGTCCACTTCCAATGATTCTATATTTTCAAATACATTAGCTGCCATACCACCCGTCCGTGTCTCCCTTTTGGGGATAAACACAGGAACGGGTGCTTCAGGGCAAAGTCTATCCGCTTTACCATAAACATAGACATCAATACAACTATCTCCTATAACTAATATATTCATATTACCAACTAATTTCCCAATCTTTGAATTCTGCTGCTAAGCAATCAATTTTGTAATCTTTTCTACCACCATTCACCTCTTGGATTTTGTTCTTAGCTACGTTACGAATACCATTTAATCCGTGCGTTAATTCCAAATTGTTACCATCTCTAATACCTTTACGATAGTTGGATTCATTATGCCAAATGTGTAAGTTCATTTGTGAAAGAACTACAACTGCTCTAATAGTTTCGGCAGTTACAGCTTCGGTACTCTCATCCAAATACAATTGAATATCATGTACAATTGCTGCAATCTCTTCAGCGTATTCTGCTTTGTGGTCTGTAATGAATACTTCTTTTAATTGAACAATAGATAATCTATCAATCAATTCACTTAATGTTGGTAAATATTTTCTCTCTTCCATATTATAAATTTGTAAAATTTTTGTTGTTGTATTTAATAATTACTTTGTATGCTTCTAACAATTGTTTGATACCATAATCCAAATCGTAGATAGGTTTCCAACCTCTACTTTCTAACTTATCATTTGATACAATGTAGTTTCTCTTATCAAAATCTTCTTTGAAATCATCTTCCTTAATAACCAAAGATGGTATATGTGATTTAATCTTTTCTGCCAATTCCAACTTTGATAAGTTAGCAGTTGATAATCCTACGTTGAATGCCTCACCCTTACAAGCATCATAATTCTCAATGATGAATTGGAATGTTCTAGCTATGTCCTGAACGTGAATGTAGTTTCTCTTAAAGTGTCCTTCAAACAACACTAAATAACCATCTACTGCACTTTTATAAACAAAATCGTTTACTAACAAATCCTGTCTCATTCGAGGTGATACACCAAACACCGTTGCCAATCTTAATGATACACCATTTCCATTTGCCAATAAAGCGTTCTCCGCATTACATTTTGTTTCTGCGTATAATGATAATGGATTAAATGGTGAGTCTTCGGTAATGATTGAATCAGATGAACCATATTGTGAATTGGTATTAGGTAAGATTAACTTTTGGTTATCTCTTAGGACTTCAATCACATCAACTACCTGCTGATAGTTTACCGCTATCGTTAAATCAGGATTTGCTTTACATGCAGGCATTCCTACGATTGCAGCCAATGGAATAATCACATCATGCTCCCCTACTAACTTTTGTAGTAATTCTTTGTTTCTTACATCACCCATCTCAAACTTAAAACCTTCTCTCTTAAAAAGGTGTAATAATGATAGTTGTTTGTAAGATAAATTATCCAATACCGTTACTGAATAACCTTCATTTAATAGGTGCTCCGTTAATGTAGAACCTAAATACCCAGCACCGCCGGTAATTAAAACTTTTTCTTTACTCATCCTAATCTATTTTTTATATCGTTATATACCACTTCTAATCCTTCTCTTAATGAAGTCTTTGCTTCCCAACCCAATTCTTCTTTTACTAAATTACAATCACACCACTGTCCCCAAATTACTGTGTTCTTTGTTGTATCGTATTCGATTTGAATATCCTTACCACTAATTGCAACAACAGTCTCTGCTATATCTGATATGGTACATCTCTCACCCTTTCCAACATTGTAAGGTCCAACTAATTGTTTTTCATCCAATGCTTCAACCATTTTTTGAATACAATCTAATGCATCCTCAATAAAACAATATGAACGGGTTTCGGTTCCAGTTCCCCAAATTCTAAATGGTACTTCGGGATACTTCACACCTCTATGTGAGAATACAGGAATAACCGAACCAGTTTCTAATTGGAAATCCTGATTTGGTCCGTAGATACCAATAAATCTTGCAATTGCTACATTTAACCAATCATACTCAACTACCGCAGATTCGATTGCTTTTTCACCAATCAACTTTGCCCAACCATATGTTAGTTCGGGATTAGCAGGATATGCATCCGATTCTTTAATCATTGGTGAATCTGCTATTGTTTGCAATTCCTTTGGATAAATGTGTGCTGATGATGCGTAAAAGTATTTAGTGATTTTGTTTTCAATAATACCCCTCAATACATTACTATCCATTTTCATATTAGCGTTCATCACTTCATATGGTTTAGATAGATATGTACCAATACCACCCACTTTAGATGCCAAATGAATTACAATATCTTTATCTTTGAATAGATGTGCTACCTGATTATAATCAGTTAAATCATAATAAACTAATTTTATATCAGATTTTACCTCTTCTAAAAATTCAGTTTTACCTCTTTCCAAATTATCGATTACCGTAACATCGTAACCTTCTTTAACTAATCTTTTTGTAAGGTGGGAGCCGATAAAACCAGCCCCACCCGTAATTAAAACTTTTTTCATTATAATCTTGCTGTTTCTTTATTGTTAAGATACCATTCAATAGTTTGTTTTAAACCATCCTCTAAAGTTGTGTTTGGAACATAACCAAATGTTTCTTTAAATTTAGTCATATCGTAAAATCTCTTAGGTTGTCCATCTGGTCTAGTTGTATCCCAAACAATCTCACCTTCATATCCCACAATCTTAGCAATTGATTCGTTCAATTCTTTAATAGATGTCTCAACACCAGTTCCTAAATTGAAAGGACCTGTTTCATTACAATCCATAGCATCAATGATTGCTCTAACAGTATCACCTACATATAAGAACTCTCTTGTTGCTACACCAGTTCCCCACACCTCAACAGTAGGTGAATTTGATTCTTTAGCTGCAATGAACTTTCTAATCAATGCAGGAATAACGTGCGAATTCTCTAAGTGGAAATTATCATATGGTCCGTAAAGATTTGCTGGTAATAATACCGTTGTATTGAAACCATATTGTTCTCTATATGCCCAACCACCAATCACTAAGTTTTTCTTAGCCAATGAATAACCATAAGAATTCATATCAGGCAATCCGTTCCAAAAATCATCTTCCGAAAATGGTACTGGAATATCTTTTGGATATCCACATCCTGCTGCTAATGATACTAACTTCTCAACACCATTGATGTAAGAGTAATGATTAAGCAACACGCTCATCATTGCGTTCTTATAAAAGAATTCAGCCGGTCTTGCTTTGTTAGCCGCAATACCACCAACCAAACCAGCAATATGTAATACCACATTTGGTTTGTTAATTTCAAAGTAACTTTTTACATCCTCTTCATTTGTAAAATCAACACGAGATGATGTTGGTGTTAAAAGGTTTGTAAATCCTTTTGATTGCAATTGTTCTACTAAATTTTTACCTACGAAACCACTAGCTCCGGTAATTAAAATCTTTTTGTCTTTAAATTGTTCTATGTTCATAATTGTTGTTTTTATAATGTACTAGCATAAAGGTCAGATGCTGCAAATAATTGAAAATTGGTATATCCATATGTCTTCAATAACTCCACAATATCATCACGCTTATACCCAAATTGAGTTGTGTTTTTATCATCAAATTCTAATAATATTGATGGTTTAAATTTGTTTAAAGTTTTTTCTCCACCTTTTAATATACTTAATTCGGCTCCTTCGGTGTCTATTTTGATTACATCTACGCTTTCTAATTTTTGTTTTTCAAAAAATTCATCAATAGTTGTACAATAAACACTTTGTGTAGTAAACTCTCCACTTTTATCATCATAGATGAATCTAGATGGGTCATTACCTAAAGTTGCTAAACCACTATCCGTAGTATCAACTGGTATTTTTAGTTCTAATTCTTTTGATTCATGCCAAACTCCCATATTAAAACACTCTACCCTATCTTTTAAATTGTTCAACTCAACGTTGTGAACAAGTGCCGCAAATGCTAATGGATTTGGTTCGAATGCATAACATTTGAGGGTGGGATTTAGTAATGGTAAAAATATAAAACTGCCTGTATTAGAACCAATATCTAAAAAATTAATTTGTTCTCTATTGAATATAATGTGATTGTAAAACTGATTAATTAATTGCTCATCATAGATAGAACCATTTCTAGATGCTCCCCAAATTGATTTACACTTATCGGATAATAATATTTCATTCCCTAAGAATGATGATTTAAAGTGATTCATATTTTTTTATTTTTTCAAAAATCGTATTTACCTCATACTCTTGCACTTTTTCATAGGCAGCATTTATAATGGGGGTGTACATATGGTGATTGTTAATAATGTGGTATAATTTATAGTATAAATCTTCCAAACTATACCAATATATAAAATGTTGATTGGGTGTAAACCATTTTTCAATTACATTCCATTCATCATATTTAACCAACACTAATGTTTTACACATCATTGACTCTATGATTCTTGGTTTAAATTGTGGTATGTATCCACTTTCTAAACTTTTAAAAGCTTCATTGTCTTCCCAATTTGGATACTTCTTTATAAATTGAAAATGGGTTTCATTTATTGGAGCTAAATTCATAGCAATTGAAACTTTTGATTTACTTAATAAATCCCATTTAACCGAACTGTGTATATTGTTATGCGTTGGTTCATATGGTGGTGGATACTTACCCTCAACTGCGCTAAATATGTATTTGTAATCACGCATAATATCAATAATAGCAAAATGTTCAGCTCCAAGTAAATGCCCCATATACATTACATCATTTGTTTTAGGATGTGAGTAATCAATATGTTCAAATGATTTTTTATTAAATGGAAATGGTATTGGTATGAATTTTGTTTTGGAAGTTTTGTTCATCCAATCAGCGGTATATGGACATATTGTATATATGTGAGTAAAATACTCCTGCTCCTCATTACAACTTTCCGTACCACAATAAGCACATGGTGCTTCTAAATTCATATAAACTCTCTTATCGTAATTTTTGTATTGTTCTTTAAGAGAATCATTTACAGAGGTTGAATACCCCTGAAATAAAACTTCGGTTTGAGAATCATCATTATATTGCTCCAAGTTATAATAACTATTTATCATATCTTGATATTCCCCACTATATTCTGTAACTATTTTCATATTATTTTGCAAAAAACATTCCGTAGTTTACCCTACGTTCTGGGTTTATTAATTTATCCAATTCCAATTCATCCAACGTATAAAATTCTTTTGGATATTCTAAATAAGGGTCTCCTTTGTCCGAAAATGTTGCTTTTGGAAATACATCGCCTTCATCAAACCAACCGATTACACCAAATTGAGTATAACCTATACTTTGTAAATGGTTTAATATTTTGTATAAACTATCTTTTTCTTCCTCATGCCACTCAAAGCAAATATCATTAGCTTTTTGAGTTAATCCACTCAATACCGTATACTCATATCCCTCCACATCAATCTTAATCAAATCAGGCATACCATATCTTTCAATCATAGAATCAATTGTTATTGATTCTACTTTAACAGGCGGTGCCCAACTTACTGAATTTTGTGGAAGATTCTTACTACCTTGGGTAAATCGAGAATTGTTCATAAATTCAGTTGATGCCGTAGATACTCCAGTTGTAGCATGTGAGATATAAAAATCAATTTCGTCACCTTCAACATTAGATACTAAATTGTTTAGTAATAAAAAGTTGTAATTTAATGAGAAGTTTCTTTTTAATACACCACATAAATTAGGATTTGCTTCTACCGCAATCACACTTGCATTTGGATATTTACCAAAACAAACTTCAGTAAATTCTCCTTCATTGTAACCTATATCAAATATTAAATTCATAATTTATTTTGTTAAACTTGTACAAACTCCATTGGATAAAACTTATGCCTTTTCAAACCAGGTTCATCTGGGTGGTAGTATTCAGGAGCTACTACTATTTTATTTGGATTTGAATTTACATATGCTGCCCACCATCCAAAACTACTAGCGTGCGAAAGTATATTATGGTCACATAACATAATTCTACAAAAATCATCTATTTGTGGTTGACCTTCGGAAAACAAAAACTCATCTCCTTTAAAGAAGTTTTTACACCACTCTACATCAGTTGAATTATCTTCATCGAACCTCTGCCCTCCAGTGAATACTAAAAACTTTACCCTCTTACCATCAAATACTTTTTTAGCATTATTAAAGTATTGTTCATACATCCCACCCGGTTCAAATGCTTGTATCAAACCAGTCTGACCATTAGTCATATTATCTCCTCTCCTAACATGAACACTTACTATTTCATAACCTTCGTTTTCAGATTTAATCTTATTTATGAACTCTCTATTTTGTTCAACTAATTCCGATTTAGGTGTTAGTTCTTTTTTAATTTGCTCTTCAAATCCTTCAAAGTAAAAAGTACTCTGAAAGAAACCTTCTATTGTACTACCATCGGGTATTTCAAAAAAGGTAGAATCGTATTTGTTCCAATTTGGTTCGGAATACATATATTGAATGTTAGATATATTTTCATCATCCAAATACCCAGCTTCTATATTAAATTGGTCTAACAAACAAGTCTGTCCATGCCAATTCATTGTTTGTGGGTTTGGTATTACTACTTCATATCCGTTCCGTAAACCTAATCCTTTTAATGCAGCATATTGAAATAACTGATTACCTAATCTACCCAATTCTCCTAATTTGTGAAAAGTTATCATTCTATAATATTTTTAAAAAATTCATTATATTTAGCAACTACCGATTCTTCCGAATTAAATTGTTTTACATAATCCAAATCCATATGGTAGTTATCATTGTAAAGAATCTCATACAATGCCTTTGCATATTCTTCCGTCCCATCAACTACATATCCATTTTTGCCATCCATCACAATATCTGTTGATATATTAGTTGCAAATGATACTAATGGTGTTTCATTCTTAATACATTCAACTGCCATCATAGGGCCGGCATCTGCTAAAGTAGTTAAAGCAAATACATCTGCATTTTTATATACTTTTGATAATTCTTTTCTATTTGGTATAAATCCTAAATACTCTACTTTAAATTGAGTATCAATTTCTATTTCCTTACCAATATATTTTATTATAATATCATTTGGATTATCTACCATTTTATATAACCACTCTAATACATTTTCAAAATAGCTTTTTCCTTTTCTAAATGTCTTTGGTTGAGTAGTACCCCATAATATTGTTTTTATTTGATTAATTGGTTTTTTATATTCTATATCAACATCAATTTCTTCAAATGGAAACGGAATAACTTCACACTTAATATTATTTAATAAGCTATTTTCTAAAACTGATTTCGAATATGATGAACCTACGATTATGGTAGAATCTAAAGATTCATATAAATTTTTTCTTTGTTGAATAATCTCCCCATTCATGTCATCTTCTATTTCAGGATAGTGTATTGATGGTGTATTTCCAAATACCCAATGAGTCATTGTTATTATGGCAAATTTACTATTAAATTTCTCACATATCATTTTTATAATAAAATTTGAAAAATCGTTTCCTGATAAAAATAATAATTTATGTTTTGGTAATACATCTATTAATTCATTGATATTTTTTGCAGATGGTTCTATAAATGGTAAAAAATCATCAGCATCAACCTCTATATTAGTATATCTAAACATTGGTAATACTTTTAATCGTATTCCTTTAACATTTTTTAAAGTTTTATATAAAATATAGTTTCCACTTACAGAATCACCATAATCTAATATACCACATACTAACAAAACATCACATTCCATATGGCGTAAATTTTATAAGTTTAGATTGTAGTTTTTTCATAAATGTAATTTCAACATCAGTTCCTCTTTTAGTGTATGTTCTATCGGTTATATTAAAATAACTTATTGTATCATCTACTATTTCTGAATTATTTTCTATCCATTGAATTCCGCTTGGTAATTCAAATTGTTCTAATATTTTTTTCTTTTCTCCGTTTGCTGTTAGTGTAAATTGAGGTAACATCCTATCAGTTAAATCCTTTGCAGGCGCTCCTCCGTAAATATGGTTTGCTTCCATATCTTTTGTAATAACACTACCAACTAAAGCCATAGCACCATCTTCAATTGTTACTGGGGATACTATACAATGTCCTACTAACCAAACATCATTTCCAATTACCATTGGTTTTGTGATTTCGGTATAATTACATCCAGCCAATGGGTCACCCCATCTAGCATGCGACCATAATTGAGAGTACGCACCCACACCAAAGTTATTTCCAATCGTCATTCCACCAATACTATCAATAATAGTACCTTGTCCAATCCAAGCATTATGACCTATTTTCATTGGGTTGTATCCGTGAAAATTACAATGATGGTGAACTTTACAATAATCACCTATTTCAAAATCATCTAATATAATTTGAACAGAATCTCCAATATATGTATTATCACCAATAACTACTCGTTTAGCATTACCATTTAATCCTCTAATAATTGCTGTTGGTGAAATTACAACATTTTTACCCAATATTATTTCGTCAGCTTGTATGTTCATTATTCTATAACTTTATTATTTTTGAATACCGTAAATTCAGTTAAATCTCTATAACCATTTAGTTCACCTTGGTCTGAATTGTGTATTGCTAAGTTTTGGAACATTGCCAATCCATGTGCTGCTTGTTGTGGAGTCATATACATATTCCAACCATTGAATGTGATATCATCCTCTTTGTAATACTTTTCACTTCTACCTTCATATCTAGCTTTCTTAAACCAATCAGCTGCCTCAACGTTATCCGTTAGAATCATACCACCTTTCCAAATTGGTAATATCTTTTTGATGTGGAATGATAATCCCATAAATGTTCCGGGCATGTACATATCCTTTGTTAATCTCTTAGCCGCATCCCAAATTGGATATGGTTTTAATTGGTATGCACCTACCCAATGATTCGTTTCAGGTCTCTTATCAAAGATAACTTCACCACCAGCATGTATGATTGATTGTGGTACTGATAGATATGTTTTAGATGGGATGGTTACTTCTTTAACTTCATTGTACTTACACATTAGAAACAATGCATTAGTACAACTATCAATTGAAATTGCGTAAGGAGCGCCGGTATATGCAGCTATTTCCTCTTCGAACATTCTTACTACTTTATATGGATTGTGTAACATATTATTCTTCTTCTTTAATTATTTCAATGCAAAGTATATTTTTATCGTTTACCATTACCAATCTACCATCCTTTGTTTCAAATTTAGTAAACTGCCCTTGCTTAATGGATTCCGTATCTACGTTATTGAATGTCCGTTTCTCACCTCCCACAAAGTGTAGTATTTGAGAAACATATTTTCCTTTTTTTGTAATTGAACTTTTTAAGTTTGTCATCATTTTTTGAATATTACATATGCTTCTTTGAATCCACAAGACTTAAAAAGATTCATACTTGCTTCATTACCTAACTTAACTTTACCTTCGGCGGATGGCCATATCTTCATACTTTCCTCAATCATAAACTTACCAACTCCCCTCTTTTGGAATGCTGGGTGTACACATATACGAATATCATCATCAATCACACCAATATATCCAACAGGTGCATTATCAATTAATGCTATTTTATAATATTTGTAATGAACAGTCATATATGCTTCCTGCATATCTTCGGTGATGTAAGTTGATTTAATAAAACCATCCTTAACTCTTTCATCATTACGGAGATTTCTAACAAACTCCCAATACTTTTTTGTACAATCTACTAATTCCATACACATACTTTTTGAATATCCTGCCCACCTCTATAATTCCAAAATGCTTGTAAGTAACCTCTTTCCGTTGGCATATCCATCATTGGTGTCAAACAAGTTCCAATATCAACATAAGAGTTTTCAGGAAATTCTTTGAACAATTCATAGATTGCCAAATTTGAGAATGTTGAAGCTGAAAATAAGAATAGGTGGTTTTTTATGTTATTATCTCTTATCCAGCTTTTGATGTCTTCAATCTTGCCATAATCGTTAATCATTGCGTTGTATCCAACTCTAAAATCTTTTATAACAAATGGTAGTTTATCTAAGTTAGCATTTTCATTACATACCATTACTACATTCTTACTATAAAAAATAGGTAGGGTTTGAAATATGAATTGAGGATAGTTTCCGTTTACCCATAAATTTGCCCAACTTAAACTCTCATCATCTCCACCATGTAAATCAATCTGCCAATCAAATGCTTCCTTACCAACACAACAACTACAACTAATACCTTTGTAGTAATTTGGTTGTTTGTGTTGATATGCTTCTATTAATTTTTGTTGATAGAATCCATGCTCTTTTGGGTCATAGTGTTTGAAATCAGGAGCTTGATAAACTCCACCTTGCTTTTCATCCCCAATCTGAATTAGATTTGAGTCTAATACCAACTCTTTATTTTGTAAAATATATAATTCACCATCCGAATATCTAGCGAAAGCAAAATGCTCATCGTTTCGTATCATTTCGGTGAATTTGGAAAAATGCTCTCTAAAGTTCTTCATCTAATATCTTTTTAATTTTTTGTGCAGCTTTACCATCGCCATACGGACAAGTTGTGTAAAGATAAGGTTTTTTTATCAAATTTCCAAATAAAATCCCTAATTTATTTGGTTCACCACATAAATGTAAATGGCCTGTTTCAATTCCTTCCGGTCTTTCGGTAGTTAATCTACATACAATAACCTTTTTATTAAAGAATGTACCTTCTTCTTGTAACCCACCACTATCACTTATTACCAAACTACACTCTCTTAGTATTTTCATAGTTTCATCATGCGATAATGGCTCTACTACACTTACATTTTTAAGTAAGTTTTTGTACTTTTGTACATTTGGATTTGGATGTATTGGTAAGATAAATTCGTAATCTGAATATTCAGTTGCTAACTTATCAATTTCCTTAAACCACTCTTTCATTATGTGGTGGTTTTCTCTACGATGTAATGTAACTAATATCTTTTTACCATAGGTTGGTGCTTCATACTTAGTTAGATTATCCAATACCGTATTTCCTGTCACATAAATTGCACCATTCACACTCTCATCTCTTAGATTCATCTCCGAGCGTTTAGTTGGTGCGAAGTTTACATCGGAAATCCGTGCAATCATTTGACGATATGCTTCTTCAGGATATGGGTGTTTTAGATTGTGGCTTCTCAACCCAGCTTCCATATAATAGATTTTGAGTTCTCTATTAAATGCTGCCAATGCACAAGCAAAAGCAGATGCAGTGTCTCCTTGCACCAAAACACCTCTAAAATCTCCATTTGGAAATTGTAATAAGCAATCACTTACTACACTATCTAAACGATTTGAGTTATCGGATATTTTTATTCGATAATCTACTTGTACATCTTTAAGTAAATCTATATGTTGACCTGTAAACAATAAACGATATTCGTTCTTATTCATCAAATCAATTAGTGGTTTTACTTTTAACCATTCAGGTCTAGTACCAAAACATATTAAAATTGGTTTATTTTTCATTTACTAATTTCCAGCCTTTTTTACGTTGATTGTGGAAATACTCATTCATTAATTCTTTGAATGGTATTCCATCTATACTTCTTTGATTTGATTCCCATAATGAGTTAGCATCACCCCCATAAGTTGGACCTTTAGTGCTACCCCACAATTCTATATCTGAACGAGGGTGTGGTGGTACAAATGTTTTAATACCAGCATACTTTTGTAGCATATAAGAAAAGTGCATATCCTCACCGCAAGTGTTATATTTTGGGTCAGGTAACTCTCTGAAGAAATGTGATAACCACTCTTTCTTAAAGAACCAACTATGCCCTACTAAATCAACTTCTACTTTCTTATCATTGTTACCCAAATCAGGCCAACCAAAACGTAAGTAGTGTTCGTAATAAGATGAATGTTCTGGTGGTAATGGATTTGGATATAGTAACCCAACAGTTCCCATCAACCCTTCCTCTTCTTGCATTGTGTTCATACAATTTTCCAACCATTTCTTACCAGGAATAGTATCATCATCAAACACACAAACATAAGGATTTCTTGCATTTATGGCAAAACCAAATCTTGCCCAAACTCCAAAGTTGTAATTACAATAGGCAACGGGAACTTCCGTACCAATATCGTAATTAATCAAATCATTATCACCAGGATTGTTATACCATACTAATATCTCATCGGGTGGCAGTGTTTGATTTTTGAGAGCTTCCATTTGTTCATTTAGATTCTCCCCTCTTTTGTAACCATTTAATATAACTGTTATCATAAGTGTTTTTTTATTCTTTCTGTCCAAACTTTTAATGAATAGTTTTCTTCGTAGTTTCTTTTTGCCAAAGTACTACAACTATTATAAAAATCTTTATCTTTTGCCAATAATCCAGCCATTGATTTAGCCTTATCTATATTCTTAATATCAATCGATAATACTGAATGACATAATCTTTGTGTATCAACTTCTTCATTACCAATACAAGGTATTCCAAAGTATGCACAATTAAGTGAAAATGTACCGGCTGCTACCGTTGGCATTAGATGTACTGCGTATTTGTAAGTTGATAATTCTCTCATCCAATCATTCCATATAAGTCTTGGTAAATGATTTAATCCATCCATATACTCTTCGTTCTCTCTTTTAGCGTGAGAATCTTGCACCCAAATTGGTACATCAAACTTTTGAGCTACCATATAACTTTCAAACCCACCATACCATCTTGCGAAGTTACCTCCAATGATTACCTTATCTTCTTTAGTAGGTACTATATCTTTGACGTAATCATCTATCATAAGTGAATAGATACTTTGTACTTCTTTGGTAGGAAATAACCCCTTATAGTAGGGAATATCGGATTCGTTATGGGCAAATATACTATCACATTCGGATAACATATTGTAGAATCCAATTTGGTCTGAAATTTCATAATCATTCCACCACCAATGCGGTCCTTCTTGCACATAGTGTACTTTATGATTTCCTTTTTCTTTTATTCTCTGAACGATGGATTGTTGTAATAATTCTGAAATTGGATTGACTCCGTTTACCAATCTACTCCCCTCCGAACTTAAAAAAGTTTTACCTTTTGGAAATATAATAAATACATGGTCATAGTTTGTTAGGTTTTTATCCACACCAAACAAATGAATGTTATAGTGGTCAGCATCTAAAGCGTGCATCCAAGCAAACTCCGTTCTCATATTTGGATGATTTTCTGGCACTTTACCAACAAAACCCATTTCAGTTAAGAATGCTATTCTCATAGTGTATCGTAATATGCGTTTTGTTTTTCCTGTCTTTCAATTTCTTTGGGATGATATAGACAGTAATCCTCTTCAGCGGGTAATACTGAAAGTGTGTTATACCCTTTGATTCTTTCGTGTACTTTACCATCCCACTCTATTTCCGATGTTCTTCGATATAATCTAGTCTGATAATCTGGGAAATTTACCCAACCCTTTTCACTTACATTCCATCCCCATTTTTTAATATGTTTAGGAGTCAATCCACCAACTGTATTAATACGTGGTACAAAGAAAAGGTCAACATCTTTATTATATTCCAATAAATCGTGTAAATTTTCTATCAAATATTCTGATGGTATTTCATCTGCATCAATTTGGAAAATGAATATTCCGTTTGCATTATCTTTTAGATTGTTTTTAAAAGATGCAAAATCGTTGTTAAGTGGGTATGATATAACCCTAATGTTTGTGTTATGTAATTGAGATATAATTAATAAATACTGCTTTACAGCATCGGTAACAGAATCCTCATCATATTGGATTAATATTTCATCATCCGTTTGTATTCTTGGATGTAGGAAATTTATTAATTTTGTAATTTCTTCTAACTCATTACAAACAGTAATAGCATAGGTAATATTTATCATAACTTATTTTGTATTTTACAAAGATACGAATAATTTTTCAATTATCCAAACATCTTTTGTTTTTTATATATGTATATATAAATATAAAGTTTTTGAATAAAACATAAAAAAATGGGTAACTTTTTTCAAAATTACCCATCTTATTTTTCTTATGTTATTTTAGTAGAACGGATTCCAATCTAATCCATCATACACATACGGTTTTGGTGTTGGTGAACCACTCATAATCAAACTACCAGTTACCGATGGAGTTGGTTTATTACCTACATATTGTGTTAATACTAAAATATTATTTATGTGTAAAGAACCTGATGCTTCTAAATAAAATACGTTAGGAGATATTACCGCACCACCTGCACCTTCTACATATGTAAAAACACCCCCATTAGTTGTACCGATTGTAGCAACAGACGTACCAGAACTACCAGAAGTACCGCTTGTACCAGATGTTCCACTTGTACCAGGTAATCCACTAGTTCCATTAAATCCAGATGAACCGGATGTACCATCCGAACCAAACCCATTTGTACCATTTGTACCATTTAAACCAGATGTACCAGATGTACCATTACTACCAATACCATTAGTACCATTTGTTCCAGATGAACCGGATGTACCAGAAGTACCAGCTGCACCAAAAAATCCATTTATACCAGATGAACCTGAAGTTCCTGATGTACCAGTAGAACCAGTTCCACCAGTCACACCACTACTACCAGATGTACCAGATGTACCAGATGTACCAGATGTACCAGTAGAACCAGTTCCACTTGTTCCAGAAGTTCCACTTGTTCCAGAAGTACCAGCTCCGCTTGTTCCAGAAGTTCCACTTGTTCCAGAAGTTCCAGAAGTTCCAAAGTTAGTACCATCTAATCCACTAGTACCACTTGTTCCAGACGTTCCTCGTGTACCACTACTTCCAGAAGAACCAGAAGTTCCAGAAGTTCCAGAAGTTCCAGAAGTACCGGCAGTACCAGAAGTTCCAGAAGTACCGGCAGTGCCAGCAGTACCCGTTGTACCATTTGTTCCAGATGAACCGGATGTACCAGATGTACCGGATGTACCAGATGTTCCCCCAGTACCAGATGTACCAACTCCAATTAATCCATATAAGTAATCTAAGTTGTCATCCATTTCCAAAGCGGTCAATGGAGCACCTTTTTCTAATCTTTTAACTAATGCCATATTCTTATTCTATAAAAATCATTCTTATATGGATAAATATAAACAAAAGGGAAATTACGGATTATTTATTTAAATATTCCTTTAATGTATCTTTTTTAATTACAATTTCTGAAATTTGTTTTATACCATCCATATTATATGTTCTATATATGTTTTTTCTTCCCATAATAGTTGAATTGCCATTTACATATTTACTGAATAAAGAACTACCATTTCTATCACTTCTAATCATAATATCATCCAATCTTTTATTTTCATCTATTTTTTCGTTAGTCAAACTTTTTTGAAATAATTTTTTCAACCACATAAAAAATTTATCAGGTTGTATTTCGCTTATTTTCAAACATACTAATTTTTTATCGTATATTCCTGTTACAAAAACATAAGCTGTTTTTGGACCTGATAAAGATTTTGCTGTTCCGTCTGCATACTGATAATAAACTATTTTATAGATATTTTTAGGTCTCAACAATATTTTTGATATTGGGTCTTCTTTTTCTATAAATGGTTTATATTGTAAGCTAAATGACATTTTACAATTTGTTTAGTTTAGGTATCTGCATTGGTGATTTATTCAATTTTGGAAGATTAAACGGTACAACCTTTGGAGCTGCTTTCACATTACCATCCATAATTTGTGTAAACTTTTCATGCATTTTATCCAATGTAAAGTTTTTAAGAGTATTATCTTTCAAACCTTTGGATTTCTCTATATAAGTATCATATTTGTTAAATACATCATAGATTTTATTTGCTGCCAAACTATAATTTACACTAAACCATTGTGATTCTTTCATACAAAATTGGTCAGCTGCTGATTCATGCACCTGTGTCAATGAACCTTCTAATAGAACTGCATTATCTTTTGGTAAAAAATCCACTTGTCCACTCCAACCACTTGCTAATATTGGCTTCCCTGTCAAAGTAAATTCAGCCATAGGTCTACCATATCCCTCGCCTTTAGCAAATGAAATCATTGCTTTAACTTTAGGGTGATGGTATAGATTTGCCATATCACTTTCTTCCATATCGCCATGTAATAGATACACAGATGGACACTTATCACCCAATGGTTTTAATACCGCATCAATCTTTTCTCTTGTTGCTTCTCTATCGATAACAGAAAACCCAGCATGCGATGTTTTAACAATAAGGCCTGGTCTTTTATCCTTTGGTAGATATTGAAACACTGTAGCGAATGTTTTAATTGCCATACCAATATCTTTTCTATCCTGTCCTAAATCTCCTTTTAACCAATGTCCTACAATTAGGAAGTTGAAATCCTCTTTTACATTTGCTAATACATCATTACCAGATGGATTTAAGAATACATCAACATCAACTCCTTCAAATAGAACTTCACAGGGTTTAGTTAATCTCGTCTCCCCAACAATCTGCTTTGTATTTTGGTCTTGATGCTGATAAACAGTACCAGCCATAACTTGCTTTGTAAACTCCGATGGAACTAATATTAAATCCATCTTATTCATACCATCAATAAAATCTTTTGGTGCTATTGTAGTTTCAACACCAGCGGTTACACCAATGTTATAGTTACCCTTTGGCTCAAATTCATTTGCTACTGAAACTTGGAAGAACACATCGGGTTTATCACCAATTTCACCAATAACTCTTTCTAACATCCATCTTCCAAATTCAGTTGATGGGTCTACTTGGTTTTGCGGAGTGTTACCCCAACGTAATGGTATAATTTTAATATCGTATTTATCCATTTTTCGTAGTGATTTCATTAAATCTCTACAATGGTCACCATATCCACTACGAGTGAATATAGGTCCTTGAAATACTAATGTAGGTTTGTTCATAACTTATTTAATTTTAAATACTTCAAATCTTTCTCTTGGTTTCCAATTTTCAAAGGTAGTTTCTATACCTTCTACTAATGTATCACACATATTTGTATGAGATAATCCCATATTTCCTAAAAACTCTTCTCTACCTCTTAAACCGGCAGCTTTTCTATCAGGTTTTGGTGTGTTATAAACTTTCTCAATTACTTCCGCAACTTCGTAGTTATCAACTCTATCATCCCAAATATATGGAGTTGGTACTGAACCAGCTAATGCCAATGCTCTACTCCAAATTGGATATGCCCACTCACCATGCTCTAACTTACCTTCCCACTCTCTCCATTGGTGTAATGAACCAATCTTAATGTAATCTTCGTGCGTTAGGTATTTACCATCTAACTTAAATCCACATTGGTCTTGCAATCCACCAGTTACGTTTACAATGATTGGTGTTCCAGCTACTACCGATTCGGCAGTTGCTAATCCAAACCCTTCGTTGTTTGCTATGTTAATGGTGCAATCTGCAATGTTGTAAAGAAGATTGAGTTCTTCTACCGGCATTCTACTATCTGAAAATACTACATTATATTCAGATGCAATTGCATCAACTACTGCGGGTAAATCAGTTCCGTTTTCATCCACAGGTTGTGTATGCATTAATAAACAAACTTTATCAGCTTTTTCTTTACCAATCTTATCACAAAATACCTTAAATGCATGGATTACATCTGCTGGTTGTTTTCTTCTGATGTTACGATTTGACCAATATAAGATAAAATCATATTCTTTGCCTTTTAAGATTTTGTTACGGAATTCATCAGATACATCCGCAGGTTTGTAGATGTTTGAGTTAATACCATGTGGTACATAACCCACTTGCCAATCTGCTTTAGGTTTCCAAGTTGGTTTATCATCTAATGCAGATAAACGTTTGATAATACCATAAGTTTGACGAGAGATACAACCAATCCAATCTGAACTTTCATAGAAGTTACGATTGTATAATGGGTCAGGTAAATCATCCCAAATTGCGTAGAATAAAAGTGGAACGTTTTGTCTAATTTCATGCTCTATATCATACAACCAAGTCCAATAGCGAGGGTCAGTAAAGTGTAGGATAGCATCGGGTTGTTCGGTGTTAATCAGTTGGCGGATTAAATCTGCATTACCATAACCATTCCAAGGAAGAATCTTAACATTGGCATCTGCTACACCATAGTTTTTACGAATATCTTCACTTACATCTAATATTTTCCCAGCATCAGGGTGATTGATTGCGGCTCCTACCTGAAACCAATCGTATTTATCTACCGTTCCTAATACTAACTCCTTTGACATTGTAGCAATACCACTTGCCATTCTCAAGTCATCTGATAGTAATAGAATTTTTTTCTTTTTTGCCATAACTTATTGTATTGTAATTTGTATTTTTGTTTTTGTCCCATCGGGTTGTGAATAAACTGCGTATTGAGGTACACATTTTAATTCGGTTTTTACTTTGTTTAACATATCTACATATTTTTTACCATAGCCAGGTTTTAGATATGCAATAGTTAAATGTGGGTGGTAATCTGGATACGATGTTGTGTGTGGTAGTTTTTGCAATTCTGCATTTGTTTCGTGCAATGCAGGACCAGATACATCAAACTTTAGTACATCAAATTTTTCGTTTTCAAAAAGTGATGGATTGTATCCTTTGCATTCACCATATCCAAAATTACCCAATATACCCTTTACATCATCAACTGATACATCGTTGTGTAATCCATATAAAAATGTAGTGTGAGGTTCATCTTCAATACCATATCCACCATTAGTATCTTCTTCGTAAAGATGCTGTGGATTTATAGCATCCTGAATTTTGAATACTTCTGGTACTGAAAAATACAACATAGCACACCCATAATCATATGTACCTTTTGATTCTTTGATTGAATTAAGTAACGTTTTTAATTTCATAGTTTTAAAATTGTGAACCGCTTATTTGAAGTTGTAAGTACTCATTCATTTCGTTTCTGAAATCATCATCTCTAACATATCTTTCCACAGTTCTATTAACTAGCTTTTGTAGTGTTACATCGGAATCAAATGATACTTTTTTGAAACTTGAATACACATCTTTCAAAATTTTTACGGTTGTCAGTTTTGTGTTTTCATTTTGACCCATAGTTATTTCGTTTTATATATTTGTATATATAAATATAAACATTTTAAAAAAACGAAAAATTATGAATTAAGGTTTACCATCACACAATCCCCTAACAGAGAACTCACACCATTTGCAATTCTTTTTAGCGTTGCCTGGTACTTTTGGATATGGGATATCTCTAAAGTTACCCTCATCATCAAACACAATATCAATGAAACTCATAAACTCATCATATACTTTGTTTACCGATGGAGAACCATTTGGTGGAATATGCTTTGAAATACGAGGAACAGGATATGGTGAATCTTCAGGAAGTTTCCTACGCATGATTTGGAACTCTACTCTGATTTTTGTTAATGGTATATCAAACAATTCAGAATAGTATTTCTTATATAATAGAATTTGTGAGTTCTTTAATCTATCTTCCTTTTGATACTTATTCCACCCCATTGTAGAGGTCTTTAAGTCAATGATTATGATTGCGTTCTCCGCAATATCTTTTAATACAATATCAATATAACCAATGAAATGTACACCCTTCTTAATCTCTTTATTTAATGGAATCTCAATACCAACCAATTCATATCCTGATTTAGAATAAAACTTTCCGATATGTTTCATAAACCATTCTAAAATACGTCTACCATCACCAAAAAACTCTTCTAACTCATCCTGCGAACAAGGTGTACCCTCACTCATCTTCTCTACCTCTACTTTGTAGTTTTCTCTCATTCTCTCCAATAAGAGTTTATCCACATTGATTTCATCTGCTTGCTTTTTAGAAACACCATACATAACCGAAAGGTAGTGTTGGATTGTTTCGTGCATAGCCGAACCAAAGATTGTGTGGATGTTAGATGAACTCTCCCCTAACTTGTCTATGTAATTCAATTTGTATTGTTGTGGGCAAGAACTCCACATACCATATTGAGAAAAACTAACTCTAGCCATATTTTTTATTTATATACAAAGATATGTAAAAATGTTGATAATTCCTACTAAATCCCCAATTTTAATTTTGTTATAATTTTAGGGTCAGTTCCATACATTTCTGCAATCTCTTTTATATGCTCTTTGCCTGTTTTGGTTGAATATAGTATTTTAAGATACTCTTCCGCTTCCGTATCAGATACTTCGTACTTTCGCATTACTAACTTAACCAACCAATCCTCATACTTTTCAGATGAAGCTGCTTTCATATATTTTAGGAAAGTTCTACTCTTTGGTAGTAATCCAATCAATGCTTTGTAAACTGCTTTTGGTGGTGCTTCCTGAAGATATGGCTGTACATCTGCTATCAACTCTACCCATTGGGGATTCATTGTCATATAACGGATAATCATATAAGTACTCCATCCTTTTTTATCAGATTCATCTAATGTATCCCAAAAGTTAGGGTCTTGTTCATTAGTAATTGCCTTAATGTAATCAAACAATCCTTTTGCCATTATTCTTCTACCTTTAATCCTTTTGGTAATAATTCATTTAATAACTCACCACAATCTCCACATAAAAATACTTCGATTGGAATAACCTCATCTTCAGTACCACCTGTCAATAATTTAGATGTTTTACGAAATGAAAACCCTTGTACAAAAACCTCACCACCACAACCTTTACATTCGATTGGGTTTGTTTTTGTTAAATCTAATGGTGCATCCTCTTGTGGTTTTAATGCTTTACCATCTGCTCCTATAATTCCTGCCATATTATTTATCCTTTTCTATTTTATCTTTAGCTTCCAAATCTTTAAGTTCTTTTGGTTTCAAATCACTTTGGTCCGTTCCACATTTTGCACATTCTAAAATATCAAATGGAATAATTCCATCTTCAGTACCCCCAAAAAGTAATTTAGATACTTTTCTAATTTTTATTGTTGACTTAAATTTATCATGCCCACAATTTTCACAAACAACCGATGTTGATTGTGAAATATCTACTCTAGGATATCCCATAGATTCGTTGGATGTTCCTCCCATATTATTTACCATAATCTATAATGCGTTTAATATTTGTATAAGTGTTGCTGCCGCAGTTATTTCTTTATCAATTACCAATGCTGATTTATAAGCACCATCCCCCAATAAAAGAATTACATTAGCGGTATTTTCTCCAGCATATTCTTCCACTTTATCGTATAGTAAAGTGTATAGTTCCGTAAAATCAGATACCTTTGAATCAATTAATGCCTGTCTCACATTCATATATTTGTTTCTCTTATCATCATTAGATTTTAAGATATCCAATACTTTGATTTTGTAATCGTTTTCTAATAGATTCTGAACATCTACTTTCAACTTTCCTTTGTTAGAGTTAAGTTGACAAGTATTGATAACCTTACGGATATCAGGATATGCAGAATCTATGATAGGTACTAAATCCTTAATATCAAATTCAATCTCTTCAGCTTTTAAGATATTACTGATTTGAATTGCCACATCTTTCTTTGTAGGTGGGATGATTTGGAATGTTTGGCATCTACTTTGGATAGGTTCAATTACCTTCTCTACATAGTTACACGTTAGAATGAATCGGCAGTGTGCGGAAAACGTTTCCATTAAGTTACGCAAGATTGCCTGTGCATTGTGAGTCATATAATCAAACTCATCCAAAATGATAATCTTAAATGGTTTGAATCCCATAGAAGATGCAAAGTTGGTTACTTTGTTACGGACTGTATCTACGTTGTTCTCCGATGATGCATTGATAATCATATAATCACATTCGATTGAATTTACGATTAACTTTGCTAATGTAGTTTTACCAGTACCAGCTCTACCATACAATAACAAATGTGGTACATCTCCACTTTCTAAATAACCCTCTACTTTGGCTTTTAGGTGGTCATTACCTACATACTCCGATAACTTAGAGGGTCTGTGTCGTTCCACCCATAAGCTATTGTTTACTTTTTCTTTTGTTTGTTCTATAAAAGACATATTATTTTATTTACCTGTACTACCAAATCCACCACTACCTCTCTTACTTTCACTTAATTCATCTACCTCTACAATCTGAACAATTGGATGTGGTACGATTATTATTTGTGCAATTCTATCTCCCACATTATATGCAATAGAATCCAACCCATTCAACTTATTAAAAGTTGCTTGTAATTCTCCCCTATATCCAGCATCAATAACGCCAACTGAATTACTTAATATCAATTCGGTGTTTCGTATAGATGAACGAGGAAAAACTAATCCAACCATTCCATCAGGTATCTCCATTGCAATACCCAACCCATATGTTATTTGAAATGATGTATTTTCTATAACAGATGTTGCTACCAAATCCATCCCAGCATCACTTTCTTTTGCGTATTTTGGTTTTACCGCATCAGGATGTACTTTTTTAATTTTTACTTTCATGTGTAAATAATTTTTGTTTTTGTTGCATTTCTCTACCTTTCTCTGTCATCTCTCTTGCAAATATCTTAAACACCTTCCCATCATTATGGGTAAATGTTATATTTGAATGTTCATTATTAGATATAGTGAATTGAACTTGTGGTTCATCATCACCCATATTTTCATCCGTCCATGCAAATACTTGTGGTTGGTTATCATCAAATTGAAAACACCACTCACACTCTTCGTATTTATTTGGTTGTTTTATATTGATTGATTGTTTTGGAGAATATTCAATATCCTCAAATAACTCTAATTGTTTTCCCATTATCGTCCTACTTCTTTTAAATATTTTGCTTTGAATTCATCCCAACCCATACCTATACCTTCAATATAGAATAGATGTTCGGGCTTAATTCTACCTTCATCATACAACTTAGAATATCTACTAATTGCATGTTTTTTCCACCATTTGTTAATGTAATCAATACCTTGCTCAAATTTAGGTTTCAATACCAACGCATCTTCTTCAATTTGCTTACATAAGAACTCTCTTCCGTTTTCATACATCATAGCAAGATATACACCCCTCTTAAATCCGTGATGATATTCGTTTGCTTTGATACCACACTCTTTGAAGATTTGACCTAATATCTTTTGTTTAATACCACTTACAGGTCCATTAGCTTCATAACCCATATTAGCACCATTACGAGCTCTTTCATCTGATATATTTTGCTTATACCATTCTGCTCTGTTTTCCTTTAACCATTGATGCCACGGGTCATAGAATTTATCATCCGGCTTTAAACTAATCTTACCAGCCGATTCTCCTAATGTTTTGAAAAGTGGAATACCATTATATTGTGAGTGAATACCATACAAAGATGTTGTACCAACTGCTACAAGAGTTTGACCATACTTTGTTTTCCAATGGTTTCTAACTTCAGGAACAGTAGTCATCATAGCAACTAACTTACCACCTAAGAAGTTATATCCTAATGGCTGTGTACATACAATAGTAGATGCTATTGTAGTATGATTTAACTTACCATCAACAAACTTATTATCTTTACTCCAACCAATGAAATTATCTCTAACCCCCATTGAAGTAACATCAGATGCCAATGAAATTTGTCCCAACAACTTTCCACTCACTCTATCTTTCACATTAATCTTAACATTTCTACCAGGGTTTGCTGTAAAATCCATTGTGTGAATCATCCTACGGATTTGTGCCCATTTAGTAGATTCTTTTGGATTATCATCTACAATCTCAACATAAGGGTCTAACGATTCAATTTCTTTTATCGTTAGCTCCTTATTGTTGATATCAGTTGGCTTCCATTGTAAATCATAATATGTAGCTATAAGGGATTTATCTTTAATCATTGTATCTCCCTGTAATTCTACCCATTTTTTGTATAGAGTTTGTTCCTCCACACTCATAGTAAGTAGGTAATCCATATTTTCTATTAGATTTGCCTTCTCTCTATCAAAGTCAAATACAGGTTTTTCCGGTTCACTATCCCAAAAGCTCATATTATATTATTTTACGATTCCTCTAATTTGATTAGTTGTTATTGATGGTGCGTAGATATAAAGTTCCTTACCAGCATTTTCTACAAGAAACTTCTCTAAGTTCATATCCCATTCCTCACAAATATAAAGATAATCATCAATTAGTATTTGTGGTTCTTCAATTACAGTATAGTGCTGATTTGCCATCTTATTTAATCTCTACCAAATAATAGTTCGATACATAATCTCCATCCGTAAATGATACGTGCGATAATCCTTTTGAAGAGATTTTCAATGAAGATGTTTTAGAACCTTTGTTAGCCATTAAGATAGCTTTCAAATACTTTGCAGAAAATGCAATTGGTTCGATATCATTAGTTGCAGTTGAATCTACATCCAATGAAATTCGGTTGGAGTTAATTGAAGAATATCCTAAAATAATCTCACCCTTACCACCTTTGTGAATAAATGTAAATGTATCTGCATCCGATAATACACCTTTTGATTTGATGAACTTATTTACAAAGTCATCATCCAAAGTGATTTCTGCATCAAACGGAGGAAGTGCTTTCAAATCAGGTACCGCAGGGATAACCGATGGTGCAGCTAACATATATTGTACTTTAGTTTTCTTATCGGAAAACTTTAATGCCCCAGTCACTTCTTCAATAGTGATAGCATCATCTAATACTGATAACAAACCTTTTAATTGTGATGTTGTGTAAATACCAAACTCACCATTTGGGAAATCCGATTCGGCAACACTTACATCACCTAATAAAGTTTTATCATCTGAAATCATTCTTACCGATAAGTTATTCTCATCGGATTTTACCATAACGGATTCAATCTCACCACCTAAGTTGTAACGACCAACGAAACCATCAAATTTGCTTCTGTTCATAATTAGTTATTTATTGTTTTATTTATTTTATATTCGTTCACAAAGATACAAATATTTTGTGAATATTCCAACTAAAAAGAGAAAAACTTTTCAGCTGTTTTTTGTGAGGAAAGAACCTCACCCCAACCCAATGCTCCATAGAAATCCTCTAACTTCTTTAGTAATTCCCTTTCAAAGATTTTATCATAATCGATGTAAGTTTTTACCAAATCCATAATTTGGTCTGAATCCTCATATCCCTTAAATCCCAACCCATCCAAACCATATGGATTTTGCTTTAGATATACCCACTTAATTTTATCACCATCTTTCATTGGTTCGCAGGTATTTTGTATATTAAAGTGAGCTATTAGTTGGTTATGTGCAATTGCTGCCTTAACGTGCGCCGGAGTTCCACTATTGAATTGAAACATTGCTCTATTATCCTTTTTCTTTGGTATGTATTTAGATAACTCTTTAACTGCTGAATTCTTAGCGATTGAAGTTACATCCATATTAACTAAATCCTTTTTGAAATCATGTATCTTATCAGTTAGTACATCTTCCGTTTCACCTTTTAGAATATCAATTAGGATACCACTCATAAACTTACGGAATTGTGCAGGATATGATGAACGAACCACATCCAATCCTTTAACATCCAATCTATCGCATGGAATACCATTTTCCGCAATAATCCATTGTGCATATCGTTTCTTAGCAATCCAAATACCTGATTTAGATACAAACTCTTTTTTGATTTGGAATCTATGTTTGGTTTTATCTACATTGAATACTCTTTCCGATAATACATCATAAAAGTTATTTAAGAAATCCTGCGTTTCACCAGCAATTGTATCTACTTTCAATGCAATTTCAGTATCATTATCAGCTTTCCAATTCTCATATCTATGGTCTAATATAGGTACTGCTGAAAAGAATACCGAATCCGTATCAATGTATATGTTGAAATCCTGTCCGGTTGTTCCTAACTCTTTATTGTATTTAATATTAGCCATATCAGCCGTAGATTTAATTACAGTTTGACCTGTTGTTGTTACAGCTTCTGCATTATCAACATCATAGAAACGGAACGCAGGTAATCCCAATACTCCATATAATGAGTTCAATAAAATCTTTTGTACTAACTGTCTTTTCTTATAGAATGCATATTTTTCTTTATCACCACTCTCACCAAATTGTTTTTCCAACTTACGGAACTCCACACGTTGAGAGAACCACAAATCTAAAATATCAGGGATACAACCAGCTTTATCGGTTCTATACATTACACCATTAGATGATACCGAATACTTACTTTCTTCTAATAGTTTCTTTAAGTTTTCTTTTGATATCGTTCGGTTTCCAATAAAAAACTCATCAATTTCACCCTTCATATACTTTTGAGCATCCCAATTATCAATCTTAGCTACCTTTGTTTCAGGTGATATGTTAAGAGTCATAATGATGGATGGGTATAGTGATGTTAAGTCCAAGTCATATATCCAATCATACTTACCAACGATAGGTGCTTTTACATATGCCCCAATAAATTTCTCTTGGTCATTATCTCTTAATGCCTGCATCCTTTCTTGTCTATCCGCAGGTTTGTTAGGTGCTACAATGTTCTTTCTCTTTAAGTAAGTTAATAGTGCTCCCTCCAAATACTTTGATGAATAAACGAAATCTTCGTATGGAACGTGTCCAGCGTGGCAGATACCCCTAGCAGTATCAATGAATTGTAGTTTTGCATCCATATCTACAACTAACTGAACATCCACTAAGTTATACTCAATAAACTTTTCAATATCATCTCTGAATAGGATATCCAAATTACCTTTGTATTCAATCTTACCTCTACCCAACTCTCTCATTGCAATACTATCCAAACGATAGTTATCCAACTCCGTATATGTAAAGTTTTTGTACAATCCTAAATAATCCAAATAGGATACCCCCGCCATAAAGAATCTCTTACGATATGGTGACCAGAAACATTCTCCAATAGGTGATAATCGATTAGCATGTTTTTGACCCAACACCCTCTTAATACGATTGTATAAATAAGGTGTATCAAAGTAATCAATGTTCCAACCTGTAACGATTGTGGGATTAATATACTCATATAAATCTAAGTATTTAAGTATCATATCCCTCTCATCCACAAATGGAATTACAATTGCCGTATCGGTTTTCTTCTCCACCATCTTACCGCTCTTATCCATAATAAGGACATAGTATTGGTCAGCTGCTGAATCATGTAAACCAATTGCGGTTAATTCATTTTCAGCTTTTTCAGTATCCGGCAATCCCGTCTCCATCTCACACTCAATATCGTATGTTAAGATAACGTGCCCCTCCGATGGAACATCTGAATCCGTATAAGTATCAACCAATACTCTAGTAGTTTCGGCAACATCTGATTCAAACAAATTAGGGTCATCTCCCTTAAATTTGTATATTTTTGTTAGTTTATCACCATATAAAGATGTGTAATCACCTCTTTCGGCTTTTTCATACGCATAACGAGTGTAAGGAAAACTTCTGTATCCCTGAACATCATCCCAAATGTGCACTAAATTCTTTTCTCTCTGATAATATACGTTCTGGTACATCGTGTCTTTTTAATTAATCTTCAAATATTCTAGCGGTTTTTTCAAAATTGTTTTCAATATCCCAACTTTTCAATGAGTTTTCCCATAATAGAGCTTTTGATATTGCACTTACATCGGGTCTTTCAATTATTCCATCTAATAACCCAACAACCACTTCTTTAAAATGCTCCTTCGAATTATATAGTAATGGATAATCATTGCCAACCATTTCAGGGTAACATAATCCGTTTGGTAGTACATATGGAACACCTCTACTCAATCCATCCGTTGTACTCATACTCCATGCTGAATATGTTTGGAAACAACCAACTCCAAAATGAGCTTGTGATAGTTGATTCATATACACATTTCTATCAGCATGTCCAATGTATTTTGTGTATGGTTTTTTCATATCTTTTAAACTAGTCCACACCTCAAAATCCTGTCTTTCTTTCCATAGATTATCCATAGTTTCAAAGAACCATTCGGAACCTGTATATACCCCTTCCCTATGATTGAATACAATGGTTTTTGGCTTGTATTCTTTTGGTTCTACGAATTCATCCGTACCCAAATACCAAGGCTGAATAATTCTATCTAATTTTTCAATGATATGTGGTTGAAAATCTTCAGATACTCTTTTAATTACCAAATCCTTAACCCATTGAGAGTTTACACCACATACTTTCATATCCAACATACCCTTTACGTTTTTCCAAAAAGAGTTATCATCCCTAGCACCATTATCTTTAATTTCCCACCAATGGCAGTATCCGATAATAGGTTGAGTTTTGTTGTAAATACGAGTAATTTTATATTCGTGAGTCCATTCAGGTAAATGTGACCAAATTAGATTAAAGTTTTCCTTATCAATCAATCGTTGGAAGAATTTGTATGGATAGTTTACCCTCATTTTTGGTGGGAAGCAATCTAATCCATCCATTCTACGAAGTGATACGTTTGGATATTCGAATGTATTGATAATACCAGGATGGTTATCCATGTCAGGATATGGGAGTACAAACTCCCACTCCTTACCTATTTTTGTGTTATCTAAAAATGCTTTAAATACCAGCAAAAATGAATCTCTATTTATATCTTTGTTAGAGCCAAAGTTTGTATAATTTGGTATTACCAATACTTTCATATTATGCGGATAAATCTAATGTGTCAACTATTTGATAAATTGTATTAATTGATTTCTCAACTACCTTTTTTTCAGAACCACTAAGTGTATCTAATATAGCTTCATTTCGTTCAGCTATCATAATCCAATATTCATTTGGTGAGCAATTCCAATTTTTATTTTTCTGATTACCATCTAAGTTATCATCTATCATTCCTAAAAATCCATCTTTAGCATCACCACCAGTACTATGCATTTGCTTATGTAACCAATGAAGTCCTTCTCCATTTGAAAAATTTACAATAGATATGTTATCTGTGGATAATGGGAATAGTTTTAATCTAGCTACCATTGATTCACTTTCAATGAAAGATGCAGTTCTTTTCAATACATTTTCACGATATTCAGCTTGTAAATCTCTATCTTTTGAACGATTTTTAATGTCCGAATCTACATTTTGAAATACATATTGAAAGATTTTATCCCAACGAGAATTAGCACTTGTTGAATTATAAGTGGAAGCTTCTGTTCCAAAGTATTTCCAAACAGGAACTTTTTTATTATTATGGTTTACATCCGAATTCAAAAGTCTTGCATACTCATTGATAACTTTATTTACAACCTTAGAAATACCCATTTTTGGATTCTTTCTTTTAAAATAAAGTGCCAAACTAACCATCAATATACCGGTATGATATTTTTTAATATGAAGGTCTTCCATAGCTTGGATTTTAGAACCTCCTATTTTTTTCCAATCATTAACTAAGCTATTAATTGTTGTAGTAATTGTAGTCCACTCTTCTGATTCAAATACAAGTTTATATTCTTTTTCATAAAATGAAACAATATCTAAATAACTAGCATCTGTAATTGTTTTCTTAAACATATCTCTCCAATAATCAGTTTCTTTTCCATCATCTTTACCATTTTCAAAACTAACTACCATATTATTAAACTTTTTAAACTCATCGATAGTATCACAATATCTAGAACCTATATATGCCTGAAGAATTGGAATCATTTTGGCTACTTTATGCTTATCAGCATAACTTTGATGACCAAACATTAATTTACCTTTATTAAAGTTATCAGTTCCAATTTTATTGGTAAAATATTCAAGTAGTTTATCTCCACAATAATGAGTTTTATATTCATTTGTTCGTTTTAGTGGAGTCATATAATAGTTATAAGCCAACCAAGGGTTTGGTTGTCTATTACAATTCATCATATCTTTTTCAAATTGACGGGTTGTTTGTAAACTAACTACAAATCCAATCTTAACATTATTATAAAACTCTTTAAACTCATCGGATGATTCTACCACAGACTTCAAAGAGTAAGCGTAGTCTAATTGTTCTTCTTTTTTTGAATTAAAAAAATTGCGAATTAAATTTATCAAATACTTATCGTCTTCATTATTTATATCATAATGCAATATGATATCATCGCACATATTCAACCATTCCTTTCCATTAAGAACTTCGTTGGTATAATATTTTCCAAATGTTAATGAAAACATAGTTCCATTATCACGAATAAATCCAACTTTCGATGGATTATCTTTTAAAATACTTACCAGTAATTGACCTTTTTCTGAAATACCGGTCATATAACGAATTAAATGATGAACTTTACCATAATACTTTATTTTTGTATCTAAATCTTCATCACGATTTCCTTCATTATCTAATTGTTTAGCTTCAATAAGATATTTACATTCATTGAATGTAACTACTCCTATTTGTTTTACAAACATAGCAGGTTTTTGTTTGTTATTACCTACATACTTAATTGATTCTTTTAATTCCATATTTAAGGGGGTTATTGTTTATATAATAAAGATAAGTAAAATAAATGATATTTCCAAATATTTTACCAAAAATTTTCAGTACCTTCAGGTACTTCGTATGTTGTTAAATGATGTACTACTTCTGTATTATAAGATGCAGTATCTTTGGGGTATGGCTTGATTTCATGCTTCAATCTACTCATCAAATCTTTCTTCTCCCGCTTATCTTGCGCAATTATCTGAACGTACCTATGTTTTGGTGGTTCTTCTCTTCTCCAAAATTCTTTGTATCCTTCTTTACCAATTTCGTTTTGTAAATGTGCTAAATTACCACTACCCCATAAAGAGAATACTGTCCTACTATGAATCCATTTGTAAGGGTCTTTACTTAATGAGATACCCCAATTTGGCATTAGTGCTATATCGGATGATAATCCTTGATAAATCCAATTTGTAGCTTGGTAGATACCACCTAAATGTGCTTGTCCATTGTCTGCATATGATAGGAGTACTTTGATTGCTTTATCGTTTTCTTTTAACCATTTGAATGTCTGTCCTAATGCAAATGATTCGATGTTAGAACCATAACCATCATCACAATATAGACGAGTTAGTTCTAAAATGTTATCTTTGGTTAATCCTTCACAAATTGATGTTGATGCTTTTGCTCCCACTGGGAATCCATAAATTACACAACCTATTAATCTATCTCCATCAAATGTATTAGCATCATCGGATTTGTAATAAATTCCTAATGCGTATCTACAAGCTGTCCAAGCGTGCGTATAGTGTTTCTTTACAATAATATCTTTTGCTATGTTTTTAGCTATTGGGTGAACATACACCTTACTAACATCACAATAATCTTTTCCTTCTACTTTCATATTTTACCAGAAGCCATCTTCTTCTTTATTGTCATTTTTTTTTTAGCTACCGGCTTTTTCTTTTTCTTCCGTTTAGCATCCAACTTAGCGAACGCATCATGTAACTCACCTAATTTACCTTCTGCTTTTGGTTTTTTTGGTGATTTGTTTTCTTTAAGATATTCAGCTGTCCATTTGATTTCAACCGATACAGGTCCATTTTGGAATTTGTTGGTATCATACTTCCAAACCATTGTACAATCCTCATCTTTATAAACTCTTTCAAATTGTGTTGCGTTTGGTACTTCTATTAGTTTTTTAGCCATAGTACAAAGTTACAAAATTAATTTGATATTTCCAAATTTACAGGTTCCATTTTATGAACCTCATCAATGATATCTAACTCTACTTTTGGGTATGGGAATACCTCATGTTTAAGTGAGTTTATAAATGCTTTCTTTTCTTTCTTATCTTTGGTTAGAATATACACATATCTATGCTTGCGAGGTTCTCTCTTAATCCAAAATGGAGATGTTACCATTGTCTGAATTATCTTAGGGTCATTTGTTCCGTATTTTACATAAGATGTTCTACTATGATGCCACTCATCATCTTCGTTCCATTTGAAACTCCAACTGTCACTCCATCTGATTTTGTTACCCTGATAAATCCAATTGGTAGCTTGATATACTGTTCCTAAATGTCCAGCATTTGGGTCTGAATATGATATTAGTGCTTTGATTCTAGGTACATTCTTTCGTAACCATTCAAACGATTGTCCAACAAACCAACTCTCAATGTTAGAACCATATCCATCAAATACAAATAATCGGGTCAATTCTAACACACCATCTCTTGGGAGTAACTCCGATATCGATGCTCCCGCGTTTCTACCAACCGGGTCACCATAACATGCAACTCCAACTAATTGTTCGTTTACACCACTAAAGAAATTATGTTCATCTTCGGATATGTAAAACAAACCAATAGCATAGGATACCTTCGTCCATATCCCACTATAATGGTTATTTACAATGATATCCTTTGCTATGTTTTTGTTTATCTCTCTAATTGAAAATTTAGAGATATCGCAATATTGTTTACCTTCTATTTTCATAAACTACCAGACCAAAATTCGTTTAGATGAGTCCAAGTTTTACGTTGGATAATTTTTAACACATTTGATGGTGATACCTTATTGTTTCGGGCAATCACTTTAATATTCCTATGACCCATTTGCCATAGTCTTCTAATTTGTAACACCTGCTCATCCGTAAGTTTGGCAGATGGGTGCGTTTGACCCCTTAATATTCCCATGTAACAAATATAACACTTTTATTTGGATTTTCCTAATTTTTTATCCTAAATTTTCATTTATGGCAGTTTCATATACCATTTTAGATTGAGCTCCCACAATTCTTTTTACTTCCTTACCATCTTTAACTAATAATACAGTTGGTACTGAACGGATTCCAAATTGAGATGCAACATCTGAACTATCATCAATATCGTATTCGTTGAAGGATACTCCACTAAATGAATTTTTTACCTCATTAAATGTTGGTGCCAATGTTTTGCATGGGCCGCACCAACTTGCCGAAAATTTCTTAACTTCTAACATATTTTTATTTGTTTATTTGTTTATCCCTCACAACTTACACAGTCCGGGTCAGTTGCTCTTGCTGCAATATCACCTCTTAATACTGATTCGGTTCTCATATAATATAGGGTTTTTACTCCCTGCTTCCAAGCTTCCATAGTTACTTGATTAATCCATTTCGGGTCAGCGATTGATGGAAATGCTAAGTTTAGAGATACCGCCTGGTCAATGTATTGTTGTCTTATACCTGCCTGCTTTACCAAATCTAATTGGTTAATCTCTTTGAATGTACGGAATACATCCTTAACTGAATTACATTTATTCTGATGCTCTTCCGTAGTCACTTCGTTACATTGTACTAACTTACTATCCAAGAAACACCACTCATCTAAAAATGCTAAATCTTGCACCGAACCACCATCTTCTAATATTCTATCCCAAGTTTCTTTTGTATTTTTTCCAATCTTTTTCAAAACTCTTTCCAATTCAGGATTCTTACGGATAAACGTACCTTTAGAAGTTTGCTCCGTAAATACGTTAGCTGCCCAAGGTTCAATACCACTACTCACGTTACCACTCAATTTAGAGTTTGATACCGTTGGTGCTACTGCTCTTAGGTGAGTATTTCTGAAACCTGTATCTCTACACCATAGGGGTTCTCCCAATTCAGCTGCCATATCTCTACTTGCTCTTTCCGATTCAATCTTAATTTGAGAGAATATTTTACGAGTTTCAAATTGTGCCTGCAATCCTTCAAATGGAACACCTTTTTGTTGTAGGTATGTATGCCATCCTAAAACTCCCAATCCCAATGCTCTTCCTTTTGCCGCTGAACGAACTGAATTCTCAAATCCAACCAATCCCTTAGCTCTTTGAATAAACTCCTCTAAAACACCATCTAAAAACATCGTAGACGTGTACACTAAATCAGTATCTTTCCACTCATCGTATTTGGCTAAGTTTAGTGATGAAAGGCAACATACAAATGAGTGAGATTCATCAGTATGTAGAACAATCTCCGAACAAATGTTAGTCATAAACACTTTTAATCCGTTCTTCTTATATGCTTCTGGATTTTGTTTGTTCACATTACCTTTAAACATAATATAAGGTTCTCCAGTTGCTTTTCTCTTTTGTAATAGTTTACCCCACTTTCTTCTTGCTTCGGATTCCCCCTCCTGCAACTTTCTCATAAACTTATCACCCACTACCGCACATTGGTGCATATTAAGTGATTGGCGGTTTACATCACCCTTTGGTTCTCTAATCTCCAACCAATCTTCAAAATCTTTGTGTTCAATGTTCATATTCACCGAAGCGGCTCCTCTACGAACTGAACCCTGATTTGTTGCTAATATAGTTGAATCGTAAATCTTACAAAATGGAACTACACCATCGGATGTTCCATTACCAGTAATCTTTGCACCTGCTGGTCTGATTTGATTAATACCAATACCTACACCACCACCATGCTTTGCCAATAACATCAACTCCAAATTCTTATATCCAATCTCATAGATACTATCACCAACATCGATTCCAAAACAAGAGATTGGTAATCCTCTATCAGTACCTGTATTTGATAATACCGGTGTTGCTAAACATAACCATCCTTTCCAAATGTAATCAAAGAACTTTGTAGCAAGTTGTGGTTTACCCAATCTTCTAGCTACTGCCGTTGCAACTCTCCAATAGGCATCTTTTGGTTTTTCACCATCTAATAGATAACCTTTTGAGATTGTTTTAACGTATATTTCCGTATTTCCCCACGATGGGTAATCAACATCGATTTCCCAACCGAATTCTTCTCCGTAATGCTTCATAAAATTTTAATTAAAATATATCAGACCAATCTTCACCTTCGTTTGCTTTACTGTAATCAGTAGGTCTCATTGCAAAGAAGTCGGTATGGGTTACTCCACCAGTTAAGTGATAGAACCAATCTAATTGAGATGCTGATTCTTCGTTGTATTCAAAGTAATCATCACCACCGGGTATTGGGTTATATCCCAACTCTCCTAATTTCTCATTAACTCTTTTTGTAATAAATTCTTTTAGGTCATCCGCTTTTAGATTTTCTAAATCACCTTTTTCAAATATTCTATCAATGAATTTGTGCTCCAAATCTCTAATGATTAATGCTGCTTCATATATAGATGATTTTGCTTCTTCTAACAATTCAGGAAACTCATCACACATATGTCTGAATAATTGACAACCCATCTTTGAATGTAGGGATTCATCTCTAACACTCCACTTCATTTGTTGTCCAATTCCTTTTAATAGGTTTCTCATTTGGAATGAATATAGAACTGCAAATGATGAGTATAGTGCTACACCTTCAGCAAATGCCGAAAAAATAGCAAGTGAACGAGCAACCTCAACTCTAGCTTTGTGATTTGTTTGTAAATCAGTAGGAGTCCAATCTGCGGTTGTATTTGTTAATAATTCAAATCTCTCCTTCATAACATCATCGTGCATAAAACCTGCAAAATCATCCAATCCTAAAGTTTCATTCAAATACGAATATGCAACCGAATGTATTGTTTCTTGCGAACCAAACGCCATTGCCATTTGTTTAATTTCGTGTTTTGGAAACCATTTAGTTACCATCCCCGTCCAATAATCGGAAACCGCACATTCAGTTTGGGCAAAACCCAATAGAATATTTCCTACTAAATGTTTTTCTTCTTTTGTTAAATTTTCATTCCAGTCTTTAACATCTCCTTGCATTGGGATTTCGGTATGTAACCAAAATGCCTGCATTTGCTTCAACCACCCTTCGGTGTAATAGTCTGGATATTCAAATGGTTTGTACGCTATTCTTTCTGTAAATAAATTGCTCATATGTAATTATCTTTTTGTATGCTTTAGGTTTTAATAAATACAACCAATCTTAACTTCTCATACAAAAAATTGCATGTTTTTTTAACTTTTTATTTTTATATTTTTATATATCTTATCCTAGTCCAGATACCGGCTTTACTGCCCCACCCAACGGCATAGTATCCATATATTTTTTGTGTAATAATTGCCTTTCTTCTTCAGCTCCACTATTACTTTCTTTCCGTGCTAATATCCCATCTGCTGAATTTGCATCAAATACTTCAATTATTCCTTTATTAGTATCCATTTTAGTTGGGAATGTGATACCATCCATACCAAAACGATTTTTCATAACGTGAACCCTAGCAGTATTGTTTAGTTTATCCTTTGATTTTCTACTAACACTCATAATAAAATCTGCATTCATTACTTTAGCGTATGAATCTGCAATCTTATCAGCTTCAATAACCTCTGAATCTATACCACTTCTATTTGTTTGTGATGCTGTCCAAATTGGAATACCTAACTCACCACCCATTCCTCTCAATTCAATATACACACCACCTTGCTCCCCATATGTACTATCATTCTTATTTGAGTGTGATAGTAGTAAATCGGCATAATCTACAATGATTAAATCGGGTTTATTACCAGCTGCTGTCATCTTTTCAATGTGAGCTTCAATCTTTTTGGATGATACACCCTTTGGTGGGAAATACTTAATCAATAACTTACCTGCTAATGATTTTATTTTTCTATGTACTAAATCTCTATTATCAACCAAATCCGCAGATGGGATACTAGTAAAGATTGTATCGTATCTCTCACCTACATAGTTTTCGGATAGTTCCAATGAGTAGTGAACAACACTCTTACCTGCTTTAACTGCAGCCGCTCCGATTGCTGCAAGAACCCAAGTCTTACCAACCCCAGAAGGTGCCACTACAACCCCTAACTCACCCGGTCCTAAACCTCCGTTCATTAATTCGGTAATAACCTCCCACGGAGTAGCAATGGTATCTCTTTTCTCATCCTCAATACGAGCTATGTAATCCAATAGATAATCATGTCCCAAATCGGTTTCAATACCAACTTTCATTGCCTTATCTACTAAATCCTTAATCCTATCGTAATTACCCGCTTTGAGTAAATCTACCGATTGTATAATTACCTCTTTTAGATTCTGATTGATACAAAATGATGAGAACTCCTTCTTTACATAATCCGTATCATCTTGTCCAACTTGGGTATAAACTACTTTAAGTTGCTCGATTATGGTTTTTTGTAAAGATGGATTATCTACTTTGGATATTTCTGATTTGAATACATCCAATGTAGGTTCTTTCTTAAACTCATCAAAATAATCTTTAATTGTTTCAACTATCCATTTATTAGCTTCCGATTCAAAAAACTTCTTATGTATAATATCACTTAACGAATCCAAAAGTTTAGCATCCGTCAATAATACAGATATTACTTTTGATTGAAACGATTGACCGTATTTAGATAATGTATCTAATGCTTCTGCCATTTATTTTTATTTAACTATAATGTTTGAAAATGTTGATTTTAACCAATCGTTAATATCACTCCAATTTTGTAGGATTTTGTATTTAGCGCCTACCTTAAAGAACTCCATCTTTTCAAACTTCTTATTTGGTTCTCTAAACCTATCTAAAATTTTCATCTTTTCGTTAGTGGAAATTATAGGTTCGGCTAATTGCATTAATTGTTGATTTCTTAAAATAACATCTTTATTAGCTACAATATCAGAATATAATTTAGATTCTTTGATTTTAGTTTCCGCAATATCAAAAAACTCATCAAATTCTATCTTTCTATCTTCACTTAACTCTGGGAATCTTTTTAGTACTGTCTTTAATCCACACCCCTTTACACCCGGAATATTATCCGAATTATCCCCATCCAACGTTCTGAATAGAAGTAGATTTTGTGGATATAAGCCATACTCTTCAAATACCGCTTTCCTATCATATTTTTTCTTTTTAGTTGGAGAATAGATTGTGACCTTATCATTTACCAATTGTAGGAAATCCTTATCAGTAGATACGATTACACACTCTTCATCCTCACCCAATAGTTGTGTAGTGATGTGTCCGATAACATCATCTGCTTCGATACCATCATACACCATTGTTGTAACAGGCAAACTATCTAATATATCCACTAACCAAACGAATTGGCGTTTCATAGATACCTGCTCATCTTCTTGGGTCATCATTTCGGGGTATTGTCTATTAACTCTGAAACGATTCTTACCTCTTTCAGATTTATACCCCTCATAAATCTTTTTTCTACCATTAGAACCACCCTTACCATCAAAAGTAAGGATAACTCTTGTAGGGTTAAATTGGCGAATGCCAAACCCTATTGATTTCAATGAACCAATAACTCCACCCGTATGGTCACCATCCTCATTCATTGTAGGATTGGTTGTCCAACTACGGATGAAGGTATTTAGTCCATCAATGATAAGAACTCTACTATTTCTCACTCTTTGAGAGTTTGAGTCGTGTTCCGTTTCTACTTCATTGAGTAATTTTTTGTAAAGTTCTTTCATTTTGTTTGTAACATATTAGTTAATTAATCTCCAATAACTTCCGAATCTACAAATAGTTCATCTGAATCGATTGTACTACCCTTTTTGTATTGTAAGATGGTTGCCTCACAAATACGTTTGTAGATTTGGTCTTTAACTGATTGATTAGTTTCCAATAATTCAGGAAAATCCTTTGATTGGAACTTAATTTCCTCACCGGTATCAGTGTCCACATAAGTGTACCAAGCACCAGATTGTTTAAGTAAGCTATTGTCTTTCATACTACCCAACCAAGCTCCGTAGTTATCAATACCTCTATCAAAGAAGATATCAAAATCCGCCGTTCGTAATGGTGGGCCCATACGATTCTTTACAACCTGACAACGAACTTTAATTCCCACAATTTGGTCATTTCCATTCTTGTCTTTTGCTTTAATTGTACCCATACCCTTCAATCGTAAACGAACCGAAGCATGAAAAGCGATTGCTTTACCACCAGAAGTTGTCCACGGGTCAGAGAATGGCATAGCGTTCATCTTCTGTCTTAATTGATTTGTGAAAACCAAAGTGATTTTCTGTCTACCAATTAAGTTAGTGATTTTACGCATTGCTTTTGAGATAATGATTGCCTTATCGGTAGCGTATCCGTCTTTATCGTAATCAGCATCCATCTCCTTTTTAGTTGATGCTGCTGCTACTGAATCCACTACGATAGTTACATACTTATCCTTTGATGCAACTCTCACTTTTTCGATAATCGTTTCGGTGTACTCAAAACACTCTTCCACAGTTTCAGCTGCTACATAAAGCATTTTAGATACATCTACTCCAATTGCGTTTAAGAACTCCGCACTTACTGCATTTTCAGTATCAATTAATACTGCCAATCCACCTAACTTTTGCGTTTCGGCAAGAAGGTGGGCGGATAAGAGCGATTTACCACTCTGCTCCAACCCAGTAACTTCGGTAATTCTACCAACAGGCAATCCACCATAAGGGCGATTTGAGATAGCCACATCCAACAATGATGCTCCAGTTGATACCCAACCTTCTACATTTGTAGGTGCTTCATCCGAATCCAAAAAGAATGCCACTTTCTGGTCTTTAGATTGTTTGTTTAGAGTTTCAGCAAGTATATCTGCTAACTCAATTTCCTTTTTTGCCATAATAACTTATTTTAGTTGTTGAAAAGGTCATCAAATGCAGATGTTACATCATCTAATTTCTTAGTTGGTGCTGGTGCTTCCGTTACTGCCTCCACTTTCGGTGTTGGTGTTGGAATTACCGATTCCGCAGGTGATGCCGTTGAAGATAATGTTTGAGCCGATACTGATGTTTCTAATTCATCATCACCGGTTGCAGATGGGTTTAACCATCCCTCTAACACACTTTTCAACTCTGAATAAGTTAATTCTTGATAAAGGTCTGTGATTTCCATTTGGCTTGTAAGGAATTTCTTAGTTTCCTCCGCTGATTCTACCAATGGTGTTTCTTTTGGTTTTACTCTGATTGTTGTAACAGGGTATGATGTACCACTATCTTCAGCCGATACAATCTCAACAGTGATATCTCTACCAGTTGTTGGGTCAGTAATATCGCCGTAATCTGGGTCAGCCATATATCCTAAGATTTCTTGGTAAACAGTCTTACCAAATCCCCAAAAACGAACACCTTCTCCTTCTTCACCTCTTACCAATACAGGTACGAATGTACGAAGTTTTGGCTCCATCTTTTTCGCTGCTTTCCAATCTTCCTTATCACCCATACGCTTTAATTTGTCAGCGAACTCAACAATTGGGTCAGGTCTGCCAAATGACATTGGAGATAAATAAGATTTGTTGTTAATGTTGTAATGAAAATAAAGTTCGATAAAAGGATTTTCTTCGTTGAACTTATATGGGACTAATCGGATTTGATGTTTGCCCGGTGCTGGTTTCCACAATTCTACTTTCTTCGATGTGGTTGATTGCAGTTTGTTCAGTCTGCCTCTGATAGCATCTAAATTAATAGCCATTTTTTTGAGTTTTAAGAGTTTATGATTTATGGTTTTATTTTGGTGTCTGTCCTACACCGACGTCCTATATAAATATAACGTTCTTACAAAGATACGAAGAATATTTGATAATACCAAATGTTTTTTTAAACTTTTTTTTATGCAGATATTTTTCATATAATTGTAACAAAGATACTAATAATTTGTTACAAATCCAAACAAAAAAGGGAAAACTTTCGTTCTCCCTTTTGTTTATCGTATGATTGATTCTTTTACTAATTGTTGGAGTTGATTAACTGCCAACCTAGCTTCGTTTTGTGTTATAGTATCACCTTTCTTTTCTGCATTATATTCTTCAACTGCTTTTGCTATTATTTCATTGGGTATATCCATTTTTTCTATATTATCGGCTATTACTGAAAGAAATTGCTCCATTGCCTTTTCTTCATCACTATCAGTATCACCAGCAAATAATGCTGCCTTACCAACCCCAGCTATAATAGTTTCTTCAACAACATGCGGAATGAATCCACTAACACACTTTGCGGCAAATGCACCAGCACCAGCTCCCAATCCACCTGTCACAACACCAAGTACAACCCCTAATGCAAACTTTTTAGCAACACTTTTTACTGCTTTCTTTTGTGGTTCGGTCATATCAATACCATCTTTCCACATTGCAATTCCTGTTGCAGCATCTTTAAATGTATGAACTTCGTGTTTAAACCCTTTTTTAAGAGCATGGTAAGCACCGACTGCTTTATCTTTTAATGCCTTACCCCAACTTCTTCTTTCTGGTGTATCACCTTTATGTACTTTTTCTTTAAAAAATGCTTTTTCTTCTTCCGCCCAATCTTTGATACCATCTTTAATTGCTCTAACATACACTTTTGGTTTTGTTACTGCGGTTTTTACATTTTTTCTTAAACCAGCTTCATCATCACTACCTGATGAATGAGCTGCTATTTTAGCTTGTGTTTCTTTTTCTGTATCCATTCTAGCTGCCATAGCAGGGTCTGCTGTAAATAATTGAGCTTTTACTTGTGGTGATGGTTCGTTTGAGGATGGTTTTTCAGATTGCGGTGTTTTTTCATCACCACCTTTTTTAGTATTATTAATTGATGGTACTGATTTTCCATCTTTTTCACTACCCAATGATTTGTTTATTGCTTTTCTTTCTGGTGTCCCATCCTTTGGAAGTGTTTTTTCAGCAGCAATTCTACCTGCACTATCTTTGGGTAATCTTAACAAATTACCAACAATACCTTCGGTATCTTCACCTTTGGAGTTTTTGTATTTTATCTTTTTATTTAACGCAGGATTACTAAAATTTTTATCATCTGCCTCCGTTACTAACTTTGATAATCTAATCATTGAAAATATATTTATTATATACTATAAATATTGTGAAATAAAAAAGGAGGAATAAATCCTCCCTTTTTTTATGCTAATAAGTGATAGTATTCTTTGAAGTGTTTGATTCTGTCTGCCAAACCAATTGTACCTCCGTTTACTCTTTTAGTAATCTTTGTTACAACTGCATCCGAACTTCCTTCATCTGCCATCTTATGTAATCCATTTTTAGAAAAAAACCAAGCTGCTGATAATAATGCATATGGACCAGCTACTTTATCCTGATTAACTGTCATATCTTCACCAATTGATTTACCAAATGCAGTATAATTTTCTTTTCCAGTCAATTGGATATATCCTCTTCCTCTGAATTTGTATCCCTCTCCACTACTTTCAGGTCCGTTACCCATTCTACCACCATATACTCTATTTGCAATCTTTTCCGGCTTTCTTTCGTAAGCTGCTGCTAATGCTGAAGTTGGGAAGTACTTTTTGAATATACCCATCAAACCTTTTGCAGAATAGTTTAGGTTTTCTTGCGTTGCACGGAATCCTCCACTTTCGTGTCCACATTGTGCTAAGAAGTGTGCTAATCTTAACGGTGTATTGATACCGAACTTTGCAGCAGTATCAGGAATCATTGCAATTACATTATCAGGAATATGACCTTTTAATTTTGCCAAATTCAATCCAGCTACACTTACCACCGGTGTAGATGAAACAGGTTGTGGTGCAGGTACAGTAGCGGTTGGTTGTGCTACTGGTTTTGGAATTTGGGTAACTCCCATAATTTTGTTCCAAGTATTAGGTCCAACAATACCATCGGCAGTTAAACCATTCTTTGCTTGCCATGCTTTTACAGCATCTTCCGTTTTAGGACCGAAGTTACCAATTGGTTCTAAACCCAATTTGGCTTGTAACTTCTTAACATCTTCGTTATTATCGCCTCTTTTTAATAACATTTCTTAAATATTGTTTAATTAGTGGTTGTAACTTCTTCTTTTTCCTCACCAAATGATATTACCTCAAAAACACGAGTTTGTATCTTTTTAGTTCCGGTTGCGTTTGTTAATATGATTGAATTCTTAAACTTAGGCCAATCAATTACAAAATTGGAGTTCAATACCCCACCATTCTCCTCTTTAACTAATTCGTTAAGAGCATTAATTGTGTATAAGGTATTAGATTCCTTTTTTCTATGTATTAATATAGTGTTTTCTAACGGAGTTGCCGGTTGAAAAGCTGTATCTATGTTGTATGTAATAAACAATTCCTCTAAATTGGATTTGTTTTGTAGAATATAAATATAGTTGTAAACTATATGATATATTTCTCTAATTTGTTGTAGAGTGTTTTGTAACTCTTCTTTTGTTGTAAACGTGCAAAGTAACTGTGTCTTCATCTATCCTTCTTTGTAATTCTTATTCATAAATAAATATTAAATTACAAATGAAACATAGTTTTGGAGTTATTTTTTAGCTTTACTCTGCAAACAATCTCTGATATCTTTACCAAAATAACTTGCTACTTTTTGAGTAGTACCTGCGGTTCTCCACTGGTCATTAAATAATTCAACCTCCTTACCCTCATTCATTACACTTACCTTTTCACCACCAGGTGTTACTCTTGATTTTTTCAAAAGATGTTCTTTAAGTCCATTTTTACCTTCAGATGTACTTAAATCACCATTGTATCCACTTTGTTCAGCTATACAATTTCTAATCATAGATGGTTTTACGCCATTAAAACCCATTTGTATTAACATTGCATCATCATCCGCATCATCTAAATCTATGTAAGTTCCCAAATGCATTGCATCCATTACACCAGAAATATAAGCTTGGGTATGCTTCCCATTATCTGCATTTGGCTTTGTATCAGGATGATACCCATCAGGCTCATCATCTTTAAACAATTGATTAGTTACTTCGGTATGAACGGCGGTTACAATATCTTTTTCAGTTTGCTTTATAGCTTTAGTTTCATCATTTACACCAAATTCTCCTAATTTAATTGCTATTTTTCCAAATGGTTCATATGGTAATCCTATTTGACCTAATGATTTAATAGGACCAACTTCGTTTCCATTATCATCTTTATAAAAAGTTCCCTCATCTTTTTCTACAATACGTGAATTTCCTTGCTCATCATATAATCTACTATTAGAATATTCGTTCATTAATTCTAATTTTTTGGAAGTGGGTAAATTTTTCCAATCTTTTACTTTAGATTGGATGTATTTTGAAAATCTATGTTTACCATCGGTGGCAATGCCATCCAATACATTCATATAGTTTTTCATTTTTGGAGATTCACACGCACTAACTACCAAATCATCAATTTTAATTTTAGCTTGACTTTTTACAGTAGCTGCTGCAGCATTTGATACTTTTTGAATTCCCTCTTCAATTGTATTAGAAACCCCAACTGATACATCATCCCCAAATTTAATTTGCATTAATCTTAATCTTTGTGCTGGAGTTGTGTTGTTTTGTGGGTCTTTAACTTCTGAATCTTTTTTATTTGAAATACTAACTATTGCGGTTCTTCCATTTTTATCCTTTCCTATTGCAAATGTATCGTGATAACTTTTAAATTTTTTAAATAATTTTAATTGATGTGCATAATATTGCTTATCATCACCTTCGGATTTTACAACCATATCTTCTAAGTGAGCTTGAACTGCATCATTTAATTCTGTCGTTGATTGTACAACTTTATGTGGTTGTGAAGTATCTAATTTAGATTCATTTAATCTGTTAATGGTTGATAACCCACCGGCATATGCAGCTCGCATCCATTCCATATACGCTTTTTCATTATTATCAAAACCTGTTTTTCCTGGTTTACTAAATACACTATCCGAATCCGATTGTGCTTTTTGTAAATTAACTTCCGCAAATACTTCTCTTTCGGCTAATATTGTTAAAAATTCATCACTATCTGATTTTAATCCCAATGATATAGCAAATTTTTTCTCTTCAACATTTAATTTTTTTCCTATTAATTCTTTTGTTTTTGTTTGTATTTTTTCTGAATTTTCTTTTTTAAATTCATCTAAATTATTAATTGAATTGCAGTATTTAGATTCACCCTCACTAGCCACAGGACCACCAGCCCCAGCTATACCTTTTTCTCTATTTAATTCAACCTCATTTTGGTATTTAGTTATTGTATCAAAATTACCTTCATTTAAGTCATTAACAATTTCTTGTTGAGTAGGTCCATTAGGTGCATCTTTATAATTTTTATTTTTGGTATCAAATCCACTTCTATCAACATTTGTAGCTTCTTCTTTTGATTTGGGTTGCTCTTTTGATTGAGGTTCTGCTTTTGGTTTTGGTGTTTGCTCCTCACCACCTCTTTGTGATTGGTAATCACCACCAAACAAATCCGAACCTGCTACTTTTTTAGGTTTATCTTCATCATCGGCTTTCATTGTGTGAGTTCCATCTTTTACAGCCGCATCTCTTGCTTCCTTTGATTTAAATACGGAAGTTTTACCTGTATCTTTTTTGGTTGCGGTAAATGTATCATCCGCTTCCATTAAATTTTTTAATAGTTCGTGTTTTATTTCACCCAACCCCATTTCGGTTAATACTAAAGATAGTTCGGTTAAATGTTTTGAGTTCTTTGGATTTGGCATACCATTATCCACTCTATAAGCCCACTCTTCTAATATATTGTTAATTAAAGACATTATTTTTCTATTTTATTAGGTTATGCTTAACCAATTGTTTGAATAAGTATTCTGATATCTTCCTATCCGATGGAAAATGTACACCACTTAATTCTCTTACTCTTTTTATTTTGTGATAAAATTTATCTATTTCTTCTGCCGCTTCGGGTTTTATTTTTCCAAAGTGATATAATGTTACTAAAAAATCTAATGAATGTCCTGATGGGTATGATGCCGAATTTGCATCGGTTGTTACTATTGCATACAATTCCAATCCCAATTCTCTTGCCAATTGATATGGTCTTGGGCGGTTGAATTTATCTTTAAGATAAAACAATACCGGGTCTATATCAAAACACCAATTCTTTACCTGTTCGGTAGTGACATTTAATCCCAATTTTCTACCAGCTAATGCTAAAAAATCGTGATGATTATGCTCTAATAATTTACAAAATTTAAAGTCATCAGCATCAGCTTTTTTTGTAATTTCAACCAAATATTCTAATTCCTTTTTGGTTTCATCTGATGAATTGGTTGGAAATGGATGATTTTCTAATATATCCTTTACTATACCCTTATTAATACAATCCTGTAAGATACCAGCTCTATCAGCTTTTACCTTATCATCTTGCTCTTTGGGTGGATTACCAAATTTTATATCATCCAAATTCATATATATAAGTATTAATTGAAAAGAAACTCATTTCTAATCAAACATTTTGTTGTTGGTATGCTGCGGTTTAAATAACCTATATTTATTTAAATTTAAATCCGGTCAATTTTTCTATTTGTGTAATCGGTACTTCGTTATTTTGGAATCCATCGGCCGGTGATAAATCATTGTTGAATAGATATGCGTGCCATTTTCCTGCTACCTGAACTACTTTCCAGCATTGTGTAGGAACTGATACTAACCCTATTTTCTTTGCTTCACCAACTGAACCACTCCATACTCTTACTTTTGAACTAATCATTGCCCAATTTCGGGTTGCAGTTTCTAATGATTTCCAATCCCCTGCATTTAATCTATGAGTTTGTGCTACCATATTACTAAAATAGAAACATTCATCCTGCACCGCTTGAGTTTGACAAAGGTTGTCCGCCGCCGGCATTACATGTCCTCTATCGTATCCACTTTTTAGGTAATAAAATGCAATATTAGTTTCATCTACCAATTGTGGGTCAGGTTTAAAGTTATCTTTTCTTTTTAGGGGTGTTGGACAACCTACCATTGCTTTTGTTGTTTCCCATTCCACTAATACTGGGTATCTTTTTGATTTACTGAAGTGTGTTGTGTAGTTTGTGTGTTTGATTACTACGATGTCTTGTGCTCTTACAACAATTAATGTAAAAAAGAACAATAGAGATAAACCTAATTTTTTCATATGTTATAGTATTGTTTTGTATATACTATAAATATGGTTTTCTACACTTTTCCATAATCCAAACCCCAACTTGCTTTGATTGGAAACCCACCCTCTTCAATGATTTCTTTCAAATCCTTAATCTTATTCTTATCCACATTCGTAGGAACATCAAATAGAAACGAGTCATAAGTATATAAACTAAATCCGATTCCACTATTTCTAATGTAATCTAATATCTTTTTCATCTTATCAATGTTCATTTCAGTCTCTAAGGCTTGTAGAAGATAGTTAAACACCTTTTGTGGATTTGAACCCTCTATCCAACTTAGGGGTATTCTACGATATTTGGTTTGTAGGTATCCGTTTTGTTGTGTTTCAATCCATAATCCATCTATGTAATCAGCTACTGCGTTTAGATATGGAATTTGACGGAATGTATCATCGATTCCCCCATATAGTAATTGGAATGTAATACCCTTACCCTCATTTACATCACATCCATATTGTTCGGCTAACCACTCATGCACATTACCATCCGGCATATCAAACTTAATCAACTTACCAATAAGACGGGGGTGGTATGCATTATAATCCATTTGTAGGAATATCCCATCGGAAACGAAACACTCCCTACTACCATCCGATTTATTGAGAGCGGCATAGTTCACACCACCATGTCGATTTGAAGGTCTACCCGTTACCGTAAATGGATTGTATTCCGTAAACACTTTACTATCATCTGTCAAATGTCTAATAGCTTGATTCCATCTATCAGTAAATTTTTTCCTATCGACCCGAATCCCATATCCCTCCATTTCTGAAAGTGTGGGTATGAATGTTTGGTTATACCATCGATATGTGTTAGAATCTGAATTATTGGAATAGTATTTAATGAATTGTGGTTCTATTACTTCCACAATCTTCATTAAAGGAATGGATTGAATTAAGTCATCTCTATACCCTTTATGAGTTAGCGTTGATAATAAAGGATTTAAAGGTGCCTCATAATCAATAACCTCACCTGTCCTTACAAAGTATTCCGAATCTACATCATATAGATTTACCGAAACATAAAGAGAGTGTAATATTTTTTTCTTTTGGAATACCCACTTCTTACCATTGGTATTTAGTATCGATTTAACGTCCGATACTTTGATTGTAAGAGCATCTGCGTGTTGAATTGGTAAAACATACAACTCATCCAAACATCGTACCAGTATGAGAGAAAGATTAGTATGAAGAGGATGCTTTGAGTTATCAACCCATAGTGGATACCATATAGATACTTCGGTTTCCAGCTTATCTTTCAACCAATTTACTTCCTCTATGGATTCTATAACTTTCATTTTACAAAGATACAAAAAAAATCCCACAATTCCAAATGGAAAAGTGGGAGTGGTGGAGATGGCGGGATTCGAACCCGCGTCCAGATAAGTTTCTAATGTAAATCGTTCACAAGTTTAGGATAGTGTTTTATCTTACTAACACTCCAAAAGAATTGGGGCCGAATGGTTAATTCAGCAGATTCCACCAATCCATTTTAAGTTTGGATAAACTTAAATGTTCACTTCTTTTTAAATCCCATGAGTGATACGGGAGCGATTAGGCAGCTACTGCGTAATCGAAAGACTCCATCCATGCCATAGCATCTCCGAAAGTCATTGTAGATAATTCTACGTCTGCACTTATTGTTTGATAGGTCTTCAAAGGTTTCCATCTAACCTTACTTGCATCAATACAACCAGTCTTCATACCTGTCAAAAGCCGGTCATCCCCATATTTTAAAGAACTCTTACAAATATACGATAAATATTTGTAATTTCCAAATTAATACTTATAAAATTGTAAATAGTTTAAAAGATATATTAATATTCCCTTCATTTTGTGTGAGGCTAGTTTAACTGATTTAAAATTTGATTCTTTTATTTGTTCAATAGTTCCATTTAATCTCCAATCTAATGTAATAGTTGTGTAGAAGGAATTATTGTTTAAATTAGAATATGTATTTAAATTAATTTCATATATGACAGAATTTGTATCATTTGTTTTTTGAGCAAAATATCTAGTTATGTACCCTCTCTTATAATCAGTTTCCGAAATTATAGGAATGTGTGTATTAATTTTTTTTAAATTATAATCATCTGGTAATTGTACTATTTTTTTATATCTAGTTATATCCATTTTATTTAGGTTTTTTATGCTGAAGGTAACTGTCTAAAACCACCACTTATTTCAGTTTTCCAAGTCATATCCGTAATTGTATGTTTTACAGATAATACTTGAAAAAACCCACCAGTTTCATATTGTTCAGGTATTCCTTTAATTCTAAATTTATCTCCCCGCTTTATTCCACTAATACCATGTATTGTAAATGTGAAATTTATTGGAAATAGTATTGATACACTTGTTTTATTTAATTTTTCATCCGAACCAACTTTTATTGATTCAAATAAAGCTAAATCATCCAATGATGCTATGTATGATTGGTCTGAAATATTATCCGAAACCGTATCTTTTGTTATCATAACTTTGGGAAATATACCAACTTTACTTAAAAATAATTGTAAGTTTTTTTCTTTTAATTTTTCCTCATCTTCATCACCTGCAACCGTTGATGGTGTTTTTTTTGGAAATGGTGATGCTTCAGCTCTTTTTATTTCAGTTAGTATTTTATCTTTTAAATTTTTTGCAAAAAGCTTACCAGTAACAGGTGGTTGTGATGAATTTACATTATTTGATAATCGTTGACCTATAATTTGATTCATTTTAGCTCCTGATATATTTAAATCCAAAGATGCATCCATAAATATTGATTTATTACCATATACATCAAATGCAATTGGTAATTCGGGAACTGCATTATTTTTTAAATTTAAATCTACTACAACTAATTCTGTTACTTCTGGATTTTTGGGGTCTGTTGTCTCTATTATTTGATAATCCCAAATTCCACCGGCCGCAGATGCCATTCCATTTAAGATTTGATATAAAGCATCTTTAACATAAAAATTTTTTGTTTCTAATATACCTTTTACAAAATCAAAATTAACATACAAATCATCTAAAAATCCCCAATGTTCACCAGGAACATTAAGTGATTCAATTGTAGAATCTTTATATGATAGAATACCTTTATATGTTTGATTATCAGTTATAGCACCTTTTGATGGGAAATGTATATCCAATGCCTTTCCACCACTTGTCCCAATAACACTATTATTTAAAATTTCTTTATATTTTTTTTGTGGCGTTTTGGATTTTATAGCTGCCAATAAATCAAATTTTGGTGTTTTTGGATTTGGAATGAATAATTTTGATTTATTACAACTAAATATTTTAGGAAATGCACTTACAACAGTTCGTTCGGTATTCACTTGCATTTTTACTTTCTTTCCTCCAATAACATAGTGGTCTATACCTATTGCATTTATTATTTTCATTAATGTACCAAATCTAATAAATTTATCAGGTCCAATTATTTCAGTACCAGATGGAAAACTTACAGATTCACTACCAACTGTTGCCGAATTTTCAAATATTCCCCATGCCCAACCATCCGTTTGATTGTTCATTTCTTCTCTAACCGATTCATCAAAATTTATAAAATTGACTACATGTGCAACTTCCTTCGTATCTTTTATTAAACCATATACAGCATCCGTTCTTCTATTTGATGGTAGTTGATTATACATCATCATAAAACGTTTTAAACCTAAATCTGTTTGAGCTGATATTTCAGCAGGGTCAAACTCATTTGCTGCTTCTTCTAACTCTTCTGGTGTTTGGTCTGGTTTTGTATTATCTGCGGCTAAAAAGTATGCAGGTAATTCCGTAAATCCAGTACATTCTACACTTATTTCCCAAAATTGTCCACTTATAGCTATACTACCGCCTGTTATAAATCCCAAATAATTATCATATAAACCACCAGTTTCCTCTCTTCGTTGATTTACATTTTTAAAAGATTGATTTTTTGCAACATAAGGAACACTTATTGCCTCAAACCCATTCATTGCTCTTCTTTCATTCCACCCCCATTCTAAAAATATAGTAAATCCAGGCTCTAAAAAAAATTTACATAATTCATTTAATTGACCCGGTGTGTATGCAGTTATTGTAAATTTTGCTTTTCTAGAAAGATTACCAGCTCCCTCATCTATTTCTATTGAGGTTACATTTGGCTTTGGTCTAAATGCTAAATCATTATAATCTATATAAGGTCTACCATCCCATGTTACTCCAATAGTTCCACTTGATGATTGATTACCATATATAGTACCAATAGACCTATCTCCAGCAGCTTCAAATATTGTAAAATTAGGATTTGAATATAGTATTAATCCAGAATCAACACCAGAAGCAATTCTAACCCAAGCGTTTAAACCACTAATAGTTTCAATTGGGTTTGCAATTCTTCTATCCAATTCCGCTCTAGCGTATGGAGCAACATTTGAAAAATTAGGAAATCCTGACATAACTTTTTAATTTATTTTAGTTTGATTTGATACTATTTCTATATAATTTAATGGTATCCTTAATATTGTACCATCTTCAAATCCAAATACCGCATTATGTATGTTATTAGCCGATGCTATTATCCAACCTAATGTAGAATCTCTATAATAATCGTATGCTAATGTATCCAACCTATCACCGGTTTCAGTAGCAACATACAAATCATCATCTCTCAATGGTATGTTTGGATATATTTTTGGTTTATATACAGTTCTCCCATCAACAGTCTTTTTAGTTTCGTTATTTGAATATCTACTTATCATTTTAATTATTTATTTAGAGACCCGCTCCACCAAGTAATGAACCACGTCCTTTATTTAAAAATTTATTAAATGGATTATCTTTATCTATTTTTTGTTGTATTTCTGTTTGACGTTTATTAAAATTTTCGTTACTTAATATCGCTGATGGTGTTTTGCTTGTTACGGATGCTGCCTTTTTTTGTGGATTTACCTCTTGGAGTTTTTTAGCAATATCATTTTGAGGAAGTGTACTATTCCATCCATAAAAATTATTTACAGTATTATTTCTACTTTCTATAAATTTAAGACTTATATTTACACTAACTACCATTGGAAGTTTATATCCGTTTAATGGTTTTGTTACTTCGGCAGTATTACCATCAGTTTCAATATTTACTTTACCACCATTACCACCATATGATTTATTATCACCAATTTCCCAACCAGCAGTATCATCTACCGTATACGATAGACTATCTATAATACATTCTTTATCTTTATATAAATTACCAATTGTTACTTTTGTAAATGGTGAAATTATATAAGTTTCATTATGATATCCAGCAGGATATGCTAATGATGTTAAGAAGTTTATTCGTTCCCACATTGCTACGTGCTCTTGTGAATTTGTAGAATATAATGTAAGTGTAAAACTAACACTTCGTTCTATACCCGAATATGTATAATAATTAAAAGGAGAACCTAAAAATTTAGCAGAATCCCAACTAGGTGATACATTTTCACTAATACCAGTAATTGTAGCTGTAAAATTAACTGATTTTTTGTTTGGTACGGATGTAAACTTCACAGTTATAAAATCCAAATCCCCAAATACATCATTTCCAGTATCAGTATAATGATTTTTTGTATTTAAAAAATTTACAGCATTTCCTAATGATTTTTTAGATTCAATACTACGAGCAAATTCTTCTGAACTATACTTTAACTTATCGGTTTTTTGTGGTATTCCATTATTACCAATTCCGGTTATATTTAATTCATTACCAGTAGATTTTGTTTCAGCTACAGTTTGAATTTTAGTTAATAAAGTAGATAAATCATTTCTACTTTTTTCATCATCATTTGTTTCATCAACCGTATTTGAATAAGCAGTTGCAGATAATCTAGGGTCATATTTTAATAAATCGTTTCCTTTTGATTCTTGAACTTTTCTACCTAATTCTTGCTGTCCTTCTTTTCTAGCAGTTAATAAATCTTCTGCTTTTGCGGGTGGGGGTATTATTATACCGTTTGGTAATGATAACCCATTTTCACCAGCCAACGCTTTAAATAAACTTTTTTCTTGTTGAGTTTTTTTATTTAAACCAGCAAATTGAGAACCTATTGATGTTGTACTTTGTTTATCCTTTGTAGTTGCATTTATTAATGCAAGACTTGCAGGGTCTACACCTCCAATTTGTTGTAATCTTGTAGATAAATCGTTTCGTTGTTCAATTACCAGTGATTCTTCATCAACTGTATTTGAGTATTTTGTTATTGTATTATCAGCATTGTATTTTAATATACCTTCACCAGTTCCTACTTTTAATAATTCCTTACCTATTACTTGCTGTCCTTCCTTTCTACCCGTAATTAAATTATTTGCATTTGCTTTTGGAATTGTAAATACGTTTGATTGATTTGCTCCCTTAACTGGTATATTAAATACGTTTGAAGTTCCCGATTTACTAGGTAAACTAAATACGTTTGATACACCGCCTCCGCCTATACTAAATGGATTTGATACACCACCACCACCTATACTAAATGGATTTGATACACCACCACCTACAATTGAACTAAATAAATTATTTGGTTTATTTTCTTTTGATAATCGTAAATATTCACCACTTAAATTAGCAGGTCCATCTTTTTTTATTGTTGATAATTCATTTTTTATTGTTGATAAATCATTTCTTAATTTTAAATCTGTACCTGTATAATCTACGGTATCTTTATATGGCATTGCGCTTGAATACAAACGTGATGTAGGGTCATTTTTTGCCAATAATTGTTGTCCACTTTTTCTTGCACCAAATAGATAAGTTTGAACTTTATCTTTTGCTAATTGAATACCAGAACCCAACACTGCGTTTCCAATTTGTCTAGGAGTTCCTGTTACGTTTTGTGCTAAAAACTTACCAACCAATGTCCCACCTGCATCTTTTTTAATTTTAGCAAGTGTTTGCATTGTATTTGGTTCAAGTCCATTTTTAAAATCATTTTTTAATATTACTCTAGATGGAATTATCTCTTCTGGAAATGCTACACCTATTTTTGATGCTAATTCTAATCCTTTTCCTTTTACTTTGTTTAATAAGTTTCCAATTATACCATTATTACCCGCATTTCCATTTACACCAGCTTTCATATCATCCAACATATTGGTGGATAATCTATTTAAGCGGATAATATCCGTACCATATATGATTGGCTGTGATAAAAAACGTAATTGTCTTAATCCTAATAATTCTTCTTCGATGACAGTTTCTCTCGTTCTATCACTTATTCTACTTCTACGCAATTTATTTACTAACGGAAATGAAGTTGCGTTTAGAGCACCATTTGGAGTTGATATTGATATATCTTTACTATTACGGGTTTCGTATTTTTGTTCAGCAGTTTGTGTGTTGCTTAATTTTTTAGTTTGAAAAAGTTCTAATATAGTTTTTCCCATTATTTAAGTGCGTATGAATTTGAAGTTACAGTAGATACTACTTTTGAAACGCCAGATGTTACTTTTTTACCATCCATATGTACTGATATTTTACCAGAATTTAAATCTGTTCGTAATGCTTTTATTTCGTTTATTAATTCATCCATTTTAGCATTTTTATCTTCAGCTTCTTTACCACCACCTTCTCCACCACCACTTAGTGCCTCTATAACAGAACCACCACCTATTTCTAAAAATGTACCAACTGCTAACATTGCAGGTATTGCTAATAATCCAGCTACTGCAAACGATGCCATTGCAGCAGATAATGCAATAAATCCACCTGCCATAGAAAATAAAGCGGCTGCTGCATCCATAGATAACAATGGTAATATTTTAACCATTAAATCACCTATACTACCCACCACCGATGCAATTCCCTTTCCAATTGATTCTACTACACTACCAATTGATTTACCAATGGATTCAATTAATGGTGCTAACAAACTCAATGCATATGTTAATGGTATTAATGATGCACCAAATAATGCCAATAATCCAATTCCAATTAATGCAGCCGGTGCACTAACACCAAATGCGGACAATCCTCCAGCTAATGCAACTAATCCAATTGCTGCGGCTTCTCCACCCAATGCAATTGCAGCTAAACCTAATGAACCTACTGTCATAATTGCAAATGCCAAACCAGCTACTACTAATACACCAGCACCAGCTAATACTTTACCATCACCAAATGCGGATAATCCTTTAGCTAATGATTTTAATCCAGTACCAACCGTACTTATATCAATTTTTGATAAAACAAATAATGTTGGTAAACCTACCGACATTAATGCAAAACCAATTCCAGTTGGTATTAAATTAAAAGCACCAAATAATACTTTTGGATTTCCCATTGCTTTTAATCCTGAAGCTAAATCTTTAAGTTTATCACCCATTGATTTATCTTTATTCATAGATTCGGTTGCTTGTTCTACACCTTCAGGTGATGTTACGGAATCTATTTTATTATCTACTAAATCTTCTACTTTACCACTTGCTTTATCTTGTATAGTTTCTTTTGCTTTATCCGCTAAACTACCTCCAGCTACATCTGCTATTGATTGAGTTGCCGTTGATACCGCTCCACCACCCATAAATTTTTGCAGTACATTAGATGCCATATTTTTTATAAATTCAGCTGATGTTTTTACCCAACCACCCATAGTACTACCAATTGATTTTGCGTACTCACCCAATTTTGTAAATTTAACACCCATTTGACCTAATGCACCTCCAAATTGAACTCCTGTCATTATTCCACCACCTAACAATTGTATAAATGAACCCAATCCTGTATTCATACCAGCTTGTATAGTTTCATTTATCATACTAAATTGTGAATTCATTTGTCCAGTTAATGTAGTTGCATTCTCCTGATTAGCAGCCATTTTACCAAGTTCAGCTACGGATATACCTAATAAATCTGCAGTTGCTTTCTTTTGGAAATAATCCATTTTATTAAAAGCATCCACACCACCTAATGCATTTAAAGTTTCTTGTGTAGCTTCTTCAATTTTACCTTCAAATGCTAATGCTCTAGCTCTATCTAAATTGATATTCTTACCCATTAAAGCACCCAATTCCAATTCTTTAGTTATTGATGTTTCAAAATCTAAAAGGTTATCAGCAATACCGGTCATAGTTTTTAAACTAACACCCATTTTGGCTGCTGCTGCTGCTGCTTTTATTATATTCTCACCGCCATCTTTACCAAATAAAGCAAATTCTTCAGCAGAACCGGCTAAATCTGCCATTAAAGCTGCAGGTATTATTCCATTTTGTTTTGCAAACTCTTGTGTTGATTTTGTTAAATTTAGGGCAGCTTCTTCACTATTTCCGTTTAATCTACTAAAAGAACCCAATAATCCGGCTGCTTCAGTTCCACTAATACCCATATTTTTGGATATTAATGATGTTGATGCTTGTAATTCCCCACTAACATTATTCATACCTCCGAATTCGGAAGCTAATGCTTTAGCGTTTTCAACTGCATTATCATCAAAGAAAGCCAAACCAGTTGTTGCAAATTCTGTTAATCCTCCCAATTGAGAACGAACTTCACCTAATTTATTAACAAATGTACCAACTCCCATAACCATCAAACCAATTGCTACTTGTGGTTTTTTTAATGCAGTTGTTATTTGGTTAGCAACTGCATTAAACCTAGCTTGCATTCTATTTGCCTCTTCGGTAAGTTCTTTATAAGCATCTAACTCATCTTCAGTAAGACCTATCGTTGCCTGCATTGCTTTATTTACTTTACTTTGTGCCGCACCAAAATCCTGAACTGCTCTTGCTATATCTTTATTATTACTAAAAACAGAATCGCTAGATTTTATTAAATCTACATACATTTTTTTTGCAATATCTAAATTTTCAGTAGCCGCTTTCATTGCATCGGAATCACCACTAGCAGATGCATGCATTAACTCATTTTGGGCTTGTGTTAGCATATCAGCACCTGCCATAAAATCTTTTACAAAATTAGCAGCATCAACATCACCAACATCAATACTTATACTACCTATTTTATTAACTTGCTTAGCCATAAGAGTAAGTTCTTTACCCATATCGGATGTAACATTACCAGCTAATGACATTTGAGTTGTTAAGTCTTTAAAATTAGAAATCGATTCTCTAATTCCTTTTGTTCTACCAATAAAATCATTTATTTTTTTAATTTTTTTATCTAAAGCACTTATTTGAGCAGAATCTTGCGCAGCAGTTGCTTCTGCAAGTTTTTCTTGCAAATTGGCTAAATTTTGTATAGCTTTAGCTTCGGCATCAATTAATTTTGATTTATCTGCCATTTATTATTTTGCGTATTTATCTAAATATTTTACTAAATCATCCAAATCATTTGTTATATTTGCTAATTTTTTAGATACTTCTGGATGCTTTTCTGCCGATTTATTTATAAAAGTTTGGTCCAATCCTTTTTTATAAGAATCAAAAAAAGCATCTACAAATTTATTGAGAATTCCTTCGTTTAATTTTTTTGCCATTTGTACAGTTGGTTATATATAATAAATATTGAATAAAAAAAAAGTGAGGATTATCTCATCCTCACTTTTCCTGCTTTTGATTTACTTTGTGCAGCTTTCATTTCATCTGCTTCTTTCTTTTTGATATCAACTAATTTTTTAAAATAAAATTTTCTAAGATGTATTGGCATCGTATAAACTTCTGTCCAATTGAATCCATTACCAAAATGAACCATTTCCCAAATTTGATTATGAAGTGTTGTTTTATAATCAATTGGCAGGGTAAAAAAAGCTAACCCCAAATGGGATATCTAACGCCTCCGTTTCGCCTGTTATATCTGATGTAAATTCGAATTTTAAGTCTAAATCTGGACTAATTTCTCTAACATATTTTCTAAATGCTTTTGTATCTAATGCTAAAAATCCATTTTGAATCCATTTGTTAATAAATCCACCATCCTTATTACCATCTACTGATAAAATCATATATCTAAACCGAGTAGTTACATCAAAAGATGTTGTGTTTTTTGTTTTATTTACTCTTTCCAATGCTTGATTATCTTTATTAATATCCTGCTCATCACCATGCGTTAATAACTTAAATTCAATTACCTTTTTACTTTGTGGTAATGTAAATTTGTACACATTTTCGGCGTTTAATACAGATTCATCAACATCTTTTGTTTGTACTTTTGATAAATCAATTGTAACTTCTTGCTTTTCGGATGTAAATGGGTCAGTAATTTCAACCGTATAATCAGCCCCATATCCTAAAATACGAGTAGCCAATAGAATTGCGTTTTTATCACCAATGAAAATATCATTTATATTTACACCAGGTTCAACAACAACCGATTCAAATAACTTATCTAACACAATACCTTTTTTAATTAAATTTTGAGATGCTAAGATATCTTCTTCTCTTGCTGTCATATATTTTATTTCAACCGTTCCTTTACTCAAAGGGTTATCTTTTGAATATACCAATCCTCTTGATGGTAATTCTATAATTTCGGTTGGAAATTCAAATTTACTTGTAGTTGCATTTGCACTTTCTGCCATAACTTTAATAATTTAGTTTTATATATATATAAATACATCAAAATAAAAAAATTAGAAATAAAAAAGGGATAACCTTTCGGAAATCCCTTTTTAATATTGTAGTAGATATTATTAATATTCCAAAATAGCGTAATCGTAAGCTATTTCTAATGTAATATCGGCAGGGTCAGTAGCGTTTGACCAATCCAAGTCTCCAAAATTTGCATTTACTATAAATGCTCCTTTAAGAGTCCATTGTTCAATTACATCACCAACAGGTCCTAACATTTTACAAGTTATATCTTTTTTGTAAAAATCAGCATAACCTCTTCTACCAGTGATTGATTCGTGTCCTAAACGTACCCACTCCATTACAGCTTGAGCCGCAGATGGAACAATAGGGTCAATAAGTGTAAATGTTACGTTAGACCACTCACCCTTTCCTTGCAACTTTCTTTTTATATTAATATGGTCTAATGTTACCGTTTCAAATGCAATAGTCGGTCTTTGCGCCACTTTAATAGTATATGCTTGAAGCCCGTCTACATCAATTGTAAAACGATGCTTCATTTTAGGTTCGAAGTTCGTATAGAACATCTTGTCAAACTCTAGTATCTCTGCCATTTTTTTTTAATTTCTATTTTGTTATTAATAAATATTGGTTTTTCGTTTTTTTCTTAATTAAGCGTTAAACGATGCTCCAGTTGGTAAGATGTTGAAATCAATTACGATGAATTCAGCTGTCTTAGCCGGTTGTAAAAATATTTGTCCTGCTAATACATTTCTATCTATTACATCAGGAGTATTGTTAGTTTCATCCATCACTACTTTGAATGCGTATAAACCTTGTCTTTGTTGAATTGCTTCGAAATAAGGGTTTACAGTGTTTAAGAATCTATTTCTAGTCGTTGTAGTGTTTTGTTCAAACAATAGGTAACGAGACGTAGATGCGATGAATTTCTTAACAGTGATTAATAATCTTCTTACGTTGATTCTATCCAATGCTGATGCTTTATCTTGCAATGTCTTCTGTCCGAATGCTACAATACCTTGTCCAGGGAATGAAGCGATTGGATTAACTTTGTTTTCGTATAAAGTATCTCTTTCAGAATGTGTTAATCTATTCAATACACTAATTGCTCCAGTGATACCACCTCTATTTAAACCAGCAGGTGCGAACCATTCTGCTGCCAATCTATCATTAGCTGCAAACACTCCAGGTAATAATACTGAAGGTGGAACACTCATTATTTTATTATTATTATTGTCAATTGTCTTAACCCAAGGGTAGTAAGTTGCTACATAGTTTGAATCTACTGAATTAGATTGTAAAGTAGTATCTGCTATATCGGAATCAGCTTCACTAAAGTCAGCTATGTAGAATGTATCTTGTCTATCTTCAACCATATCAATAACCTTAGTAGTTACCGATGGGTGTAGAGAACGAATGATACCAGGAGTTACAACTAAGTTAATATCATACTCATCCGGATTAGATACAGCGTTTATTGCTTTGAAATATGCAGTTGTACCAGATGATGCTCCATTTGAACAATCAAATCCTTGCGTATTTTGTTGAGTGATATCAGTTCCAAGTGCTTTAGCTACCGTTGGGTTCATACCATCGTATCCACCTTGCAATGCTAATACAAACTGTCTTTTAACCATATCTGCCGAATTTGAGCCCGTCATTTGATAATTTAATTGAGAATCAAACGCAAATGTTACGTTAGAACCAGTTTGTGCATTTGCAGGAAGTGGTTTTAAATATTGTTTGTTATCAATTGCCACACCAACAGTTTCAAAATCAAATCCAGAATAATATAATGGAGATGATGATGTATTTCCAGTTGAGCTTGTTTGTAATGTTATAGCAGGTACTAATAACGATTCTGCAGCATTTGTTGCTGTAATTGGGTTTGTATATGCCCCATGTCCAAAAGGTGCTGCTGATATAGGGAATGAACCCTGAGCTGCTACTTCAACTCTAATATATTTTGAACGATTTTGGTAATCACCATTTTCAGTAATTTTACCATCTTGATTTAATGTAATAAATCTATCACCAATTCTTCTTGCAATATAATTTGTAGAAGCAGGGTCTAAGTTTACATTATTAAATGTTTCAAAAACTACTTTTCTTTTATCAGTATCAGAGTATGAACGAACAGTTACAGTAAATGTTGAATAATCCGTTGCTCCATCTTCGCCAGCTGCCTTAACATTAGAGATACCAATTTTAAATTTAGTATTATAAACATTACCATGTCCTAATGTGTGGAAACTGAATAGAGGATATCTAACACCACTAATATCTTGAGATACTACAAATGGTGTTGATGCTACACTTGCCTCATATGCATAATCTTGAGTTGGTAATACAACTCTAGTTATTACAATGTTATTTCCAGCAGAACCTGTGTAGAATGATGCCAAATTCTCAAAATAAGAATGTACATATGCTGCTTTACTTCCAAATGGTGATTCACCAAATACATCAGCTAAATCGTTTGTTGCGGTTGGTAATATTGATGCGGATACGTTTGTACCAGCAACCAATGCATTGATTACAAAAGAACCATCTAATGCATCATTACTAACTATACTTGCTCCAGTAAATCCAACACCCTCATCACCAGCTGCAGTTGAGTGTAATACACCAATTAGTTTAGTTCCTACTGATTGTGCCGATGAACCAGAAGCAAATATTGCTAAAGGTGCTACTTGAGAATATCCAGCAGTACCAGCTACCCTTACAATAGTTGCTGAACCAGCTTCTCTAAGGTAGTTTTGTACTGCATATTCAGTATAATATGTCCCATCAGGTGTACCGAAGATATCTTCAAATTCTGATTGAGTTCTTACAATCGTTGGTACGAATGCCGGTCCTTGCTTAAAAGGTCCTATAAATGCTGCTCCGATTTCACCGATTCCTTGCGCTAAGAAGGATAAATCGTTTTCTCTTGTGAATACACCGGGTGATACAATTCTTTCTGCCATTTTTTTATCTCTAAAATTCTATGTTTGTTATTTTGTAAAAAGTATTCCAATTTACACATATAAATATAAACAAAATACCCAAAACATAAATTTTATATTAAAAATATATTTTGGGATGTTTTACTATTGTTTTATTGTTTTAAATGATACCTATTATGGATTAGATATACTTACAAACTCCCATCTATCACAAAATATTTCGGAAGATATACTTGCTCTCCCTGGCCAACCACCATTGCTAGGACTCTGAAACCAAAGGTCGGCTTGTCTAAATGATGTACTCCAACCCCTATCTATATTTGCACCACTTGTCCAACTTCCAGCATTGAAACCATAAGTGTTTCCACCAGTATCAACCCATAACGCATTCCATATTGTCAATGCTGAATTAAAATCAGAAGAACCATTTGTTTGAACAAATGACATATAAGTTTTAACAATAATGTGTAGATGCGGATTTCCTCCAGAAATATTAAATCGAAGGTAAGGACCAACATTATTTTTACCGCGTGAATATACTCTCATATAAGAGTTATTATTCGATTGATTCATAATTAATCCCTGATTCCCTGTTATTCTTGCCATAATTATTTAATCACTAAAAACGTTTACTACTAAATTTGAAAATGACATAGTACATATATTTATCCAAACCGAACCAATTACTCCCGTAGCCATACCACTATTTGCCCCTATAAATATAGATGCACCACCTTTTCCTACATATGGGAATAATATCCCATTACCTCCCCAACTATGCCAATCTAATCCAGAACGCATTTCAACTTCACCATATGTTTGCATAGAAAATCTTGCAGATGCGTAAAGAATAGGTAATTCTGTTTTTGAACCTTCCGTTCTTATTGCTGCCCATCTTAATTGTACTGATACTTCTTCTCTTGTGCCTGTTCCACCACTTTGATACATTTGTATCATATTAATATTAGACTGATACGGTGCCCAAGTTCTAGTTGAGGTATATACTCTAGACCCCCATTGGTTGTTGTTACTACTATCTATTCTTATACCTTCGAGTGAACGTAAAACTGCCATATTATACGCAATATAATGTTATTAAATCTATCCTTTCACTATATACCATCACACGATGTATAGTAGTTGATACTCCAGCTGCACTTGACGCTCTCCACGTTATTGTTCTATTTCCTACATCCCAATAAGACCAATCTGTACTACCAGCATTAAATTCTAGTTGATATGCAACAAAATTTGCAGCACCATTACCTGTTGGGTTATCAATATTACCATTTGATTGAACTCTCCATCCATGCGCAAAAGCTATCCATCGTATATCAGCCCCATTATTATGGGTAACAGTTTCCTCTTGTAGTGTTGAAAAATAAAATTCAGGATTTCCACCGGATACTTCTAATCTTAAACTACCAACAGTTTGATATGAACCTCCATTACTTTTTCCACAAACACATTCTTTCCATCCGCGTGTTGCAGATTGGGTACGTGTAATACCGTGTAATTGTCTGTTTAATAATCTCATAGTTTATGGTATAATTGGGTCTTGCGTTTCCATTAAGGTAGGCAAACCATTCCATGCTACATATTCTCTATTAGTAAATTGTTCATTAATAGCTCTTCTTAAACTAGCCTTTACATTAGCCATAGGTTCGCAGTTTTCTACCCAACTTATAATTTCTTCTTCGGTTAGTTCATCGTAGGGTTTAAAGTTTTCAACATTTGGTGTATCAACCGGCACATCTGCTAATGCCCAATCAAACTTTGGTAATCCTGCAATTTCCGCACTAACAATAAAATCAGCACTTACTACAATATCCTCCAATCCATCAAATGATTTTACTTTCTTGATTCCAACAAGTGTGTATGAATAATTTATTTGCATATTTTATTAATTAGTTGGTGTTAGTGGTTGTGGTGTTACACTAGAACCGCTTGTTGGTGACCATGGTAAATTAACATCACTAACTTCCGCAATAGACAATTTACTTCTATTGATTTGTTTATCCATTTGTCCTTGAATATGGTCCCAATAATTTGTTACAGCCGAACTACTTACCGTATGTTTAATCCACCCTAATACTTGAGTTTCAGTTAAATTAGCATATTCAATGAAACTACCCGTATCAATTGTTTTTAAATCAAATGGAGTTGCTCCACTAAATTCACCAGTATTTCCATCCATATCGGTACAAATCACTTTCCATCTAGTTCCAATAACAGCATCATTGATACTATCGGAAGTTGCTTTTTTAATACCTGTTACAGACCATTCGTAGGTATATCCCATAATTTTATTCGTTTATTATATATTATAAATATAGTTATTTTTTATTTTTATTGTAAACATTACTTACCCAATAATGCCTTTAATTCATTTATTTGTTGTTGTTGTTCTTTTATTGCCTCAATTAGTAATGCCGTTATTCTTCCATAAGATACCGAATCTGCTTCTCCAGATTTTGTAAAGTTAATAATTTCAGGAACAATATCTGCAACTTCTTCCGCAATTACACCAATTTCAGTATCATCCGAACCTTTTCTATTGTAAGTTACACCTCTTAATAATAATACTTTATCCAATGATTTATTTAAACTAACTACATTTTCTTTATATCTAATAGATGATGTTTCTGTCAATGATATACAATTCAGTACATTTAAGTTTGTTGTACCATCCGGGTCACAATAATACCCACTATTATTTGAATCATAAATTATAGTTGACCAGAATACACCTGAACTTTCGTTCAAGCCATACATTGCTATTTTATACCAAGCACGTTTTGTATTCCAATAAGATGTATGCCATAAACCTTGAATAGGTCCACCAACTATTTGGATACCATATCCGTTATTATACCCAGCTACATAGTGATGGGCCTGAACACCTACATAGTGAGATGTATCACCAGGAGAGTTTGGAATACCACCCCAAGTATCAATAAATCCAGACCCCCAACCAAATGCAGAAATAAAATCGGTTGTACCCCAACCCATTGTACCTACCCAATAGTTAGAATCTCCAGTATAATCGTTTCTTCTAAAGTTACCTTTGGCTGTCAAACCAATTCTCATTTTAGAGTAATCATCAGTTCCTTGCCATCTAGTAGTACCATTTCCATCAAAATAGAATCCGGTATCACTTCTGTCATAAAATATAGCTGAGCGAATATCTCCCGTATTAATGTATGAACCATCGTTTACGGTTAATGGTACGTTAAAGTAAAAATTAGGTCTATCAGTGTACATGTGTGCATGTCCACTATTCGCAGGTCCAAACCAAATATATCCATCATTTGTTCTAAATCTAACTCCCCATGTACTTTCCCCATCAAATCTACCAGTATTAGTTGATGTACCAAATCTTAGTTGATTAAATATAGATGTAGATAACGGGTCTGCGTAATATCCAGTATTATCTCTATCATAAAATATTGGTGCTCTCATCGAATCTCTAGCAAACATATTACCAGAAGTATCTATACCACCAACCGTTTGACCTGCAGCTTCCGAATAAAAATGGAAAGATTCAGTTCCCACTAATTGCGATGTTACTCTTTTACCAACATACCAACCACTACCACTACCACCATTATAACGAACCATAGCTTCGTATCCATTTCCTGGATTGATATAAAGGTATTTGTTTGATGCACCGGTAATAGTTAAATCCCAAAGAACAGATGTTGAACGAGGGTCTGTATAATAACCGGTATCGTTACTATCGTAGAATATTGGTGCTCTTAATGAGTTACCACCCGTTGCGTAATTGTTAAATAATACAGTATTGTTTGGATACAACTCCATATTAGTAACTCTAGTACCAGATGTGTTAGTATTGTAGAAATATATATCCCCAGATGAAGCGAATCTCATATAACCTTGTCCAAACGAAGTATTTAGTCTACCAAATCCAGAAGGAGAACCACCATCGTTTGTTACGTTATATCCAAATCCAGCTCCTTCCCAACTTACATTAGGTTCAGAACACCACATTTGCAGTTGTACAATACCAGTACCATTTCCATTATTTGCAGCAGGTAATCTATTAATTATTTGAGAAGTAGCATGTGCTCCACTATTTCTTATACCACCAAATAATTCGGTAAATGTTGCAGGGTCTACATAATAAGCAGTATTTGCCGAATCATAAAACGCAGTTGCATATAATCCAGTAGCGTTCCAATATCCTAATTCAGCTCTATTATAACGATAGAAATGTAATGCTCCTCCAGCTGCACCAGCTTCAGTTTTTCTGCCACCAATACCAGCATATTCTCTAATTGTTCCACCACTATCTTTTAGTTGGAAATGTAAATTAGAACCTACTGATGTTGCTGAGTTATTGTGATTTGTTCTTGTTAAATGTAATGTACCATATGTACCATCATCACTAAATGAAGTTCCACCTTTTCTCATATCAAACGCAACAGGTGTCGAATTTGATGTGTGCTCTAATATTACTTCATTTGCATTACTAAAGTTTATTGCATTACCAGCGTTTGTTAAATTTAATGTAGCAAATGTTGGAGAATCGGTTGTTTGAATATTTTGATTCATTAAATGAACTTCAGTTGCACCAGGACCTGTGTTAATATTACCAGCTATTGTTAGTGTAGTACCATCAAATGTAAGATTACTTTCAACTGTTGCGTTTGGTGCAGTTCCGTTTAATGTAATTACACCATTATCGGTTGTACCGGTTAAAGCAAGTACTCCAGACGTACCAGATGTACCAGCGCCAGATGTTCCAGACGTACCAGATGTACCAGCACCAGATGTACCACTACTTCCAGATGAACCAGATGCGCCGGATGAACCAGATGCGCCGGATGCACCAGAAGTACCACTACTTCCACTACTTCCAGAAGAACCAGATGCGCCGGATGCACCACTACTACCACTTGTACCACGTGTACCAGACGTACCTGATGTGCCTGAAGTACCACTTGTACCAGAAGTTCCGGATGAACCAGAAGTTCCGGATGAACCAGAAGTACCACCAGAACCAGAAGTACCAGCTGCGGCTAACCAAGCTGAACCATTATATCGATATATGTTTGTATCTGAAGTATTGTAATATATTTGTCCAGCTTTTGTACCAACAGGATTTGTTGCGAATGCTGGAATTCTCAATGAACCACTTATATCCACCGAACCAGTAAATTCTTGTGTATCATTTGTTGCATCACCAAATTTATTTGAACCAGATGAGTAAATTAAAGATGATGAAATAAATTGTACTAATATTTGTTGTGCTCGGATTGTACCACCAACAGTTAAGTTACCACTAAGGGTTTCGTTTCCAGTAATAGTAGAATTACCCACTAAAGTTTGAGTTCCAATAACATTTAAGTTTTGAACTCTAGTACTACCACTTACATCTAATGCAAATGTTGTTGATGGGTTTTGATTTATACCTAAACTACCAGTAATTATTGTATGTGCGGTTGATATTACAGTATTTCTACCACCAATAATATCAACTTTCTTTAAATTAGTATTATTTAATAAAGATGTTGGTTGGGTTGCTTGTGCAGTTAGTGTTGTAACTGAACTACCTCTTGTCAAATATACATTAAAAGTTCCGGCAGCACTAGTACAAGCCTGCACAAACACCCATATTTCAGGATTAGTTGCACTTGCAGTATCACCTACTATAAAACTATTTATAGTTGTATTATTTAATCTACTATATGGATGTACAATTATATCAGTTCCCTGATTATATGCCCCCACTATAAAAGTCACTTCACCACCATATCCATTATTATCCCAACTACTTTCAATATAAGTTGATAATGTTTGTTGACCATAAGTTGTGTATGAATTATGTATTCTTATATAAGCAGCGGGGTCTCCGGGATTTCTAACTAATGTTAATTTTGTATTATAAACATTACCACCTCTAATGTACTCACCAGTTATACCTCTGATTATTGTTACATCATTTCGTAATCTAGTAGAACCACTAACATCTAATGTAAATCCACCATTTACAGTTGAACCAACGGTTAAGTTACCACTAATGGTTTCGTTTCCAGTTACCGCAAGAGTTGTACCATTAAATGTTAAGTTTGCCTCAACACTTGCGTTTGGAGCAGTTCCGTTTAATGTAATTACACCATTATCAGTTGTACCTGTCAATGAAAGTAAACCAGAAGAACCAGAAGAACCAGATGTACCGCTTGTACCGCTTGTTCCAGATGAACCACTACTTCCAGAAGAACCACTACTACCGCTTGTTCCGGAAGTACCTCGTGTCCCAGATGTTCCGGATGTTCCAGAAGTACCGCTTGTTCCAGAAGTTCCAGAAGTACCGCTTGTTCCACTAGCACCAGTTGCTCCAGAAGAACCACTACTTCCAGAAGAACCACTACTTCCAGATGAACCACTACTACCGCTTGTTCCAGAAGTACCTCGTGTCCCAGATGTTCCAGAAGTTCCAGATGTACCGCTTGTACCACCAGTACCAGCAGTTCCCATTGTACCACTTGAACCAGATGTTCCAGAAGTACCAGATGTTCCACTTGTGCCGGAAGTACCACTACTACCGCTTGTTCCAGAAGTACCACTTGTACCCCCACTACCAGATGTTCCGGCTGCTGCTAACCAAGTTGTACCATTGTATCGATATATGTTTGTATCAGCTGTGTTATAATATATTTGTCCAGCTTTTGTTCCCGTTGGGTTTGATGGATATGCTGGAATTCTTAATGAACCACTAATATCTACCGAACCAGTGAATTCTTGTGTATCATTTGTTGCATCACCAAATTTGTTACTCCCACTTGCGTATATTAATGATGATGAAATATATTGTACTAATATTTGTTGTGCTCTGATTGTACCACCAACCGTTAAGTTGCCACTAAGGGTTTCATTTCCAGTTACCGTTAAAGTAGTACCATCGAATCTAAGATTAGCCTCCGCAGTTACGTTTGGAGATGCACCATTAAGAGTAATTACACCATTATCGGTTGTACCACTTATAGATAATGCTCCAGAAGTACCAGATGTTCCGCTTGTACCGCTAGTACCAGATGTACCACTTGTACCCGAAGAACCTCCACTACCAGCAGTTCCGTTTGTTCCACTTGAACCCGATGAACCACTACTTCCGCTTGAACCACTACTACCAGATGTTCCGCTTGAACCAGATGTTCCAGATGAACCTCCACTTCCTGCAGTTCCGTTTGTTCCAGAAGAACCAGAAGAACCAGATGAACCAGATGTTCCGCTTGTTCCACTTGTTCCGCGTGTACCAGATGTACCACTTGTTCCAGATGTTCCAGAAGAACCCCCACTACCAGCAGTTCCACTACCACCACCAGCTCCAGTTACACCACTACTACCACTCGTTCCAGATGTTCCAGATGTTCCACTTGAACCAGTAGTTCCAGAAGAACCACTACTACCTGATGAACCCGAAGTACCTACAGTTCCAGAAGAACCAGAAGTACCTGATGTACCCGAAGTACCAGCAGTTCCCGAAGAACCACTACTACCAGATGAACCACTACTACCAGATGAACCACCAGCTCCAGTTATACCACTTGTACCGGAAGTACCAGATGTTCCACTTGTACCAGATGTTCCAGAAGTTGCGGATGTACCACTCGTTCCAGAAGAGCCAGTTGTACCAGATGAACCAGTTGTTCCACCACTACCAGATGTACCAGATGAACCAGTAGTACCACTACTACCACTTGAACCAGAAGTTCCAGAAGTACCTCCACTACCAGATGTACCAGAAGAACCAGATGAACCAGATGAACCAGATGAACCAGATGTACCACCACTACCAGCAGTTCCTCTTGTACCACTACTACCGCTTGTTCCAGAAGTACCAGAAGTACCAGAAGTTCCGCTTGTTCCAGAAGAACCCCCACTACCAGATGTACCACCACTACCAGACGAACCATCCGTACCAGATGAACCAGATGAACCAGATGAACCACCACTACCGCTTGTACCACCACTACCGCTTGTACCAGATGAACCACCACTACCGCTTGTTCCAGATGTTCCAGAAGTACCAGAAGTACCAGATGATGCAGCTGCAGTTCTTCTACCAACCACACCAGTAGTTGTATTAAGTACTAAGAATTCTTGCGTTGTATTATCGGTAGTTACATTGGTATTATCAAATCTAACACTACCAGAAACTGCTAAACTACCACTTATACCTAACGAACCTGTTATTTCTTGTTTATCGTTACTTGCATCACCAAATTTGTTTGAACCAGATGAAAAAATAATTGATGATGATATATAAGTTACTTTTAATTCAGTTGCGTTTATTGTACCACCAACACTTAAATTTCCAGTTATTGTTTCATTACCAGTGATGGTTTGATTTCCAATCACACTTGAATTACCCACTAAAGTTTGAGAACCAGTTATTCTTAGTGCACCAGATATAAAAGTTGAACCACTTATATCAAATTGAGTTGTTGGTGTTTTTCTTATACCAACATTTCCACCACCATTTGCTAAAATTACATTAGATGTTGATGCCCTATTAAGATATAAATCTACATTTGTTGAATCTATTCTACCATTAGATGGTGTAATTGCAATTGTTCTACCATTAGTAGTTGCGGTTATTGAAATTGAAGTATCGGGTGCGTTTACATTAATACCACCACTAACTATGTTTAAATTTCCACCATTTATGTTTTCACTACCACTAATATTTAATGAACCACTTATCGTTGTATTTGTATTTACAACTAATCCTAAATTTGGTGAAATTACTGCTTGTGCTGAACCTGATTTAATTCTATCCAAATCACCAATTGAAGATGCATTGATATTCGTTAAACCACTACCATTTCCTGTAAATAATGATGCCGATACTGAACCACTAAATTGTGAATTTGCATTTATTTGTAATGTTGCTCCGTTTGGAGTCCCAATTTGATAAGTTTGTACGGCCGAACCACTTAGTTTACCAACAACACTTACCGATTCTGAAGTAGCAGTTAAAATAGATGAACCACTTACAAAAAGTGATACACTATTTACACTATTTTGATTTAACCCATTGGGACTTTTACCGTTGAACTCCATTCAATTATGTTTTTTTATTTTATGTCAATTCTAATATTGAAACAATCACATCTGCTGAATTAGCTAATGAGGATGTTACCGAAAGTAAATCATTTGCTTCCATTACCACTTTTTGTTCTCCACCAACTAATACCGTTGAACCACCCTGTACAATTAAAGCATCTTTTACTAAAAATACTGCTTTATTTGCCGAAGTATCTCTCAACATTACACTAACCGATATGTTTTGTGAAGCTACATTAGCCACATTTACACCAATTACCGTTGTTGTAGTTGCAGATGGTACAGTGTACACCCCAACTCCCGTTGAACCAATTGAACCAGTTATACTATTTTTAAATATATTTGCCATCTTTTTTTATCCTAATGCAATAGCAAAAGCTAATGCGGTATCTAATACGTTTACACCATCTACTTGAAATTGTCCTCCATCAATTACATTTATACTACCTTGAACTTGCTCCGAACCACTTATAAACACAGAACCAGTAATTCTTTGTCTATCCGTTGATAATGTACCAACAGTTATTGTTCTTGTAACTGTTAAGTTTTCAAAAGTAGCAGTATTTACTTCAATTTGACCTTTAAATGAACCAGTAAAAGACCCAGTGAATGAACCACTTAAATTTGCATAGGCATTTGCCGATTGAATTATCGAACCCGAAAATATGGGACTTTGTATTTTCATTTAATAGTTTGTAATGTTATAGATATAAATATAAGTTATCTATCTTTTATGGTTTCTCCGGCCAAACTATACTGAAAGGGTCTGATTGATTTGTAATATCTCTCAAATCTTGTCTATATGATTGGTAGGAAGTTTTAATACTTTCAGAAACATCCGATAATTGTGTCCAATCACACTCTGATAATAACTGATTTCTTAATTCTCTAATTTCACTCCATTTTATTGCTAATCTTAATTCTTTTTCAGAATTAGAAGCATCTATTTGTACCCAATTTTGATAATATATACCATCCGTTAAAGTTGGAGTACCTTCGGATATGTTTTTAGTATAATCGTTTGGTTTTTGGGTTTGAGTTACTTCAAATACACCAAAATCACTTAATATTTCAGTTGGTATGTTTAACGGAAATGTATAAGTTTTATTATCCACTCTAAATTGTTTTAAAGAGTATGGGTATGTTATTTCATTATCTATTATTCTTAAATACATATTATTTGAAAGTTGATGGTATTGATGCAAAGTTAGTTAATCCAGTACAATTTCTAAATGCACCAGTTCCAAAAGGTGTTGGCGTTCTTAACCAAATTGTAGGAGCAGTTCCACTAATACTATTTGTTGTAGATGTCATATAATACACATTTTGAAAAGTTGAAACCGCTGTATTAAAGGTAAATTGAATTACACCAGATGTTATTGCTGCACATTGTCTAAATGTTTGTGAAAAGTTTACTACATCAGGACATAAATCAAATAAAGTCAAAGGTACGGTTGTTAATGATACACATCCGTAAAATGTAGATGTAAAATCAGTTGCTAAAGGTACATTATTAAACAATCCAGAAGGAACTGAAGTTATTTGGGTAAATGAAAATGCACTACTAAATATTTGTGCATTAGGTGAAAAATTAAACATATCAGATGGAATTGATGTTAATCCAGTTCTTGACATAAATCCCGTCCAATCAATCATTTCATCTAAACCATCATATCCACCAACTGCAGATAAAGATGCGGAGGATGGAATTGATGTTAAAAGATTACATCCTTGAAAGTTTAATCTTCTTAATCCATTTATACCAAATTGTACAATGGAAGTGTATAAACCACGATTAGATACACTATTATTCACAGTAAATGCGGGCATAAACCCACTTATACTTATTGTATATGAACCTATGGATACATAATTATGTGTTAATGCTATATCCGATGATGATGTTATTACATCACTACTACCATCTCCCCAATCGACAACAAAATTTGGAGTCAATCCCTCATAATCAAAAATAGGTAATCTAAATGCTCTGTTGGCAGTTGTAGTTGTTATTGTAACCTTAAATGGAAACAATTCACTACCTTCACCCGATGATGTTAATCTTCTAAATATTCCCATAACTTTTAATTCATGTTTAATCCGGTCACAAATCCATAATAAGATGAGCCCCCATCAAATGTGTAAAATACTAATATATCCTCACCAGATGAAGTTAAAATTGGAGGTGTACCACCTACCCAATTTACACCACTCCAAGCTAATGAATGTGCTCCTGCGTTTACTGCTAATAATGTAAATCCAAATGCTTTTCCAGCAGGTGCATTTGAGAATGATATTGAACCATTTCCAGTAAAAGTTCTCTTAAAGTTGTTAGCAGTTGATAAATCAATTGATGCACCACTACCACTTCCTAAATCAGAGAAAGTTTCTCTGAAAGTTGTTGATGTTGTAAATCCAGTTGTAGATAAACTAGTTGATAGATTTACACCATTTGTTGCAATTATGTTTAAAGATGTGGGTGAAGTCAAATTAGGAGTTCCACCGGTATAAATGTTAAATGCTGATGCGGATACGGGTCCAGTTGCTTGAATTGTACCAGTTACAGTTAATGTACTACCATCAAAAGTTAAATTACTTTCAACCCGTCCATTTGGTGCAGTACCATCTAATGTGATAACACCATTATCAGTAGTTCCTGTCAATGCTAAGAAACCACTTAAACCAGACGAACCAGATGTTCCAGCTCCAGATGTACCCGATGTTCCAGAAGTTCCAGATGAACCAAAATTTGTTCCATCTAATCCAGATGAACCAGAAGTTCCAGATGTACCATTTGTACCTTCACCAGATGTTCCAGACGTTCCAGACGTTCCTGATGTACCACTACTACCAAATAAAGTTCCATCTAAACCAGATGTACCAGACGTTCCCGATGTACCATCTGTTCCAGTTGAACCAGATGTACCAGACGTTCCTGATGTACCACTTGTACCAGACGAACCAAAGAATGTTCCATCTAAACCAGAAGTCCCAGAAGTTCCAGAAGTTCCAGATGTGCCATCTGTCCCAGATGTACCCGAAGTACCACTTGTTCCAGATGTTCCAGACGAACCAAAATATGTACCATCTAAACCAGATGTGCCAGAAGTTCCAGATGTGCCAGAAGTTCCATCAGTAGCATCAATTCCAGATGTTCCAGATGTACCACTTGTTCCAGAAGTTCCAAAGAAAGTTCCGTCTTGTCCACTTGTACCAGATGTACCCGATGTACCAGAAGTTCCATTGGTAGCATCTAAACCAGATGTTCCAGATGTACCAGATGTACCATTTGTTCCAAAAAAAGTTCCATCTTGTCCACTTGTACCAGATGTACCACTCGTTCCGCTTGTACCATCGGTCCCAACACCAGATGAACCAGAAGTTCCGCTTGTACCAGATGAACCAAAGAATGTACCATCTACACCACTTGTACCAGATGTACCACTTTCGCCACTTGTACCAGATGAACCGCTTTCTCCACTTGTACCAGATGAACCGCTTTCTCCACTTGTACCAGATGAGCCAAAGAATGTTCCATTTAAACCAGAAGTACCGCTTGTACCAGATATACCATCAGTACCACTAACACCAGATGAACCAGAAGTACCGCTTTCTCCACTTGTACCAGATGAACCAAAGAATGTTCCATCTAAACCAGAAGTACCGCTTGTACCCGATGTACCAGAAGTTCCATCAGTCCCAGAAATACCGTTTGTACCACTTTCTCCACTTGTCCCACTTGTTCCAGATGAGCCAAACAATGTTCCATCTAAACCAGAAGTACCAGAAGTCCCAGAAGTTCCAGATGTACCATCGGTCCCAGATGTACCAGAAGTTCCATCAGTACCAGAAGTTCCATCAGTACCGCTAGTACCAGATGTACCACTTTCACCACTTGTTCCGCTTGTTCCAGATGTACCACTTGTGCCTGAAGTACCAGATGTACCACTTGTGCCTGAAGTACCAGATGAACCAAATAAAGTTCCATCTAATCCACTTGTTCCAGATGTACCAGATGTTCCATCGGTACCCGAAGTACCAGAAGTTCCATCAATACCGCTTGTACCAGATGTACCTGATATACCTGAAGTACCGCTTGTACCCGAAGTACCAGATGTTCCATCAGTTCCAGAAGTTCCGCTTGTTCCAGAACTACCATCACTACCACTTGTACCAGATGTTCCGCTTGTACCAGATGAACCTTCAGCCGATGTACCACTACTACCACTTGTACCAGATGTTCCATCACTACCACTTGTACCATTTGTACCACTTGTCCCACTTGTACCATCACTTCCAGAAGTTCCGCTTGTTCCGCTTGTTCCAGAAGTACCACTTGTACCTGATGTACCATCAGTTCCGCTTGTACCCGATGTACCATCAGTTCCGCTTGTACCCGATGTACCATCGATTCCCGAAGTTCCAGAAGTTCCGCTTGTACCAGATGAACCGCTTGTACCAGATGTACCATCAGTTCCGCTTGTACCAGATGTACCATCCGTACCGCTTGTACCAGATGTACCGCTTGTACCAGATGTACCATCAGTCCCAACACCAGAAGTTCCAGATGAACCGGAAGTACCATCAGTTCCAGAAGTTCCACTTGTCCCATCTGTTCCAGAAGTACCGCTTGTACCAGATGTACCATCCGAACCAGTTGTACCACTACTTCCGCTTGTACCAGATGTACCATCAGTTCCGCTTGTACCAGAAGTACCGCTTGTACCAGATGTACCGCTTGTACCAGATGTACCATCCGAACCAGTTGTACCACTACTACCAGAAGTACCGCTTGTTCCATCGGTTCCTGAAGTACCAGAAGTACCGCTTGTACCGCTTGTACCAGATGTACCGCTTGTACCAGATGTACCGCTTGTACCAGAAGTACCGCTTGTACCAGAAGTACCATTTAACCCAGAAGTTCCCGATGTACCACTTGTTCCGCTTGTTCCACTTATACCACTTGTTCCAGAAGTACCAGAAGTTCCAGAAGTACCATTTGTACCAGAAGTACCAGAAGTACCAGAAGTACCAGATAAACCACCGGAACCAGATGTGCCCGATGTACCAGATGTGCCAGAAGTTCCATCAGAACCATCAGCTCCATCACTACCAGATGTTCCACTTGTACCAGAAGTACCCCCACTACCTGCACTACCATCTATTCCATCCGAACCTTTTGCTCCAGATGTTCCGCTTGTTCCTGATGAACCAGACGTACCAGATGTTCCCGATGTACCATTTAATCCGTTTACACCAGAAGTACCCGAAGTACCAGAAGAACCAGATGTTCCACCACTACCAGCAGTACCAGCAGTTCCATTTGTACCACTTGTACCGCTTGTTCCACTTGTACCACGTGTGCCACTACTTCCACTTGTTCCAGATGTTGCGGATGTACCTGATGTTCCACTAGTACCAGATGTTCCGCTTGTACCAGCAGTTCCAGATGTTCCAGATGTTCCCCCACTTCCAGATGTACCAGAAGTTCCAGAAGTTCCAGATGTTCCAGATGTTCCATCCGAACCAGTTGTACCACTACTACCGCTTGTTCCAGAAGTACCGTCCGAACCAGTTGTACCACTACTACCGCTTGTTCCAGAAGTTCCAGAAGTTCCGCTTGTACCAGATGAACCACTTGAACCGCTACTACCAGATGAACCTGATGAACCACTTGTTCCAGATGTTCCAGATGTTCCAGATGTTCCCGAAGTACCATCAATTCCACTTGTTCCCGAAGTACCGCTTGTACCAGATGTTCCGCTTGTTCCAGAAGTACCATCCGTACCATTTGTACCAGAAGTACCAGAAGTACCAGAAGTACCAGAAGTACCGGCTGCCTGCTGAACATCTCTTGTTTCTAATTTTTTAGTAGTAGGGTCCCAAGTTACAACCAATTGAGAGGCTGATGATGTATAAAATTGTTGTATATATACACTACCAGTAATATCTAAACTACCAGTTATTACCAAACTACCACTAAATCTTTGATTACCTGAATTTAGTAAGAATGATGATGTATCTATACTTTGTGCATTTAATGCAAATTGTGCAATACTTGCAAATGATGAACTAAATACTGTCATCGATGCAGTTTGTGCATTTGTAATAAATCCTTCCGCAGATAATACCCCACCTAATACATGAGATGCGGTTAGTGCGTAAGATGCGGAAACTGCTAATGAAGCAGTACCAACCAACATTGATGCGGTTTGTGCATTTTGTACAAAGTTAGCAGTATCAACATTTGATGCGTTTTGTGCAAATAATGCGTAAGAAGCAGTTCTAGCAAACGATGCACTTAATACTGTCATCGATGCGGTTTGTGAATTTAACACAAATTCACCAGCATTTACCGATGCTGATATTAATGCTTCTAAAGATGCCGTATTTAATCCTATTACACTGCCAGCTATGGTTGCAAAATTAGCGTTTACCGCATGTGATGAGGAAAGTACCGTTCCAATTACTCTATCCGCCTGAATTGTACCATTTATTAACGAACCACCACTACCAATTACGATATGTCCACTTGTCAATCCACTAAATGTTACTTGAACAGTGTTATTATCGATTGCTAAAATAGATGCAGGAAGAATCATTTCATCTTGCGAACCAGTTCCATACACCTGTACCATTGGGTATCTAATATCCAAATTATGTACAATCGTTACCGAACTTGCGTTACTAAATGGTACAGTCTCCGTTAATGAAGTTTCGGGTTGAGGAATATAGTATCCCCTATTCTCATCATATCTTAAAGTATTGTATTCCGCAGATGCTTCGATACCAGCTCCATTAAATGTATATGTACCATTAAATGAACCACTAAAGAATGGAGAATATGCAAAACTTGCGGTTAATTCAGGCGTTGTTATAAAATCAGAATAAGTTCTACCATAGATACTTGCCGATGTATTAACAACAAAACCATTATCAGGTGAAATCGATGCCGTAAATGAGCCCGATTTCATTATAAATGTTTCAAATGATAGATTTGCAATGTTGATATTATTCAAACCACTACCATCTCCAACAAATCTACTACCACTTTGAACAATAATTGAACCACTTTGAACAATAATTGAACCAGTTACATGCAACGAACCACTTTCAATTGAAGTATCGGTATTTATTTCCAATCCTCTGTTTGGAGATATGACAGCTTCAACAGAACCCGATTGAATTCTATCTAATTGAAGGTCTTGTAATGATTCAGCAGGAATGTTAAATAACCCACCACCATCTCCAGCAAAAAATGATGCAGTTACCGTTACGTTTACATTTAATTTTTGTGGGTCTAATATAGCTAAAGCAGAGCCGGAAACTAGTCTATCCAATTCTAGATTTGTCAATGCTTCAGCTGGAATGTTAAATAGTCCACCACCATCTCCTCTATAAAATGATGCCGATATCGAACCACTTAATAATGTACTACCACTAACAACTAAACTAGAACTAAAGTTTGCATTTCTTTGAATTGTTAAAGGTACATTTGATATCAGTCCATTATTTGGTGATATTGATGCGGTTGCACTACCACTAGCAATACGAGGTGCATCTCCGGAAATTTCAGCAATTACACCGGTCAATTGAGAACCATCTCCAAAATAAGTTGTTGCTCTTACTGAACCACTTACTACAACACTTCCACTAAATGTAGAACCACTTGCTACTGAAGTTACTAAAAATCCAGTATTAGGTGAAACCGAAGCAGTTACCGAACCACTTTGAATTCTTGGTGATGCCGCTGCTACTACATTTTGTAATTGAGAACCATCTCCAATAAATGTAAATGCAGCTACCGAACCACTTACAACAGTACTTCCACTAAGAATTATACCATAACCACTAACTTCCGAACCACTATAATCATTTGATATTACTTTGAATCCATATGCAGGGTCTACTGAAGCAGTTACCGAACCTGATGCTATTAATGTTGCTACCAATGCATCAGGTGTTAAAGCTGAACGAGGGATATCAAATAAACCAGCACCACTACCACTAAATACCGATGCAGTTACTACACCAACAACTTTAGTATCACCAACTAATTTTATTTCCGATGGGATATAGATGGCATCTACTACATTAATAGTACCAGCCATTGCAACATTATTCTCATTATTGTAATAAAGAGTATCAGGTGCACTACTTGAAACTAAGAACGATATAGTTCCGTTATCTTCACCATTATTAGTTACCCAACTATCATATCCGTTTTGATTACCAATTGCACTAGCACTATTAATCCAAAATGAATATCCTACCGCATCTACGTTAAAAATATAAGAATTACCTCTTACTAATGTTAAATTTACATTTGAACCACTAGCTGCTCCACTAAACCAATATGCAGAACTTCCATCGTTTACTACATCAAATGTATTTGGTAATTCATCCAATGGAGTAGGTCTAGCCGATGATGAAACTACAAAACTACCACTAATGGTAGTAAATGTGTTTACAACCAATCCTTTATTTGGTGAAATCGATGCCGTAGCTGAACCACTTGTTATTTTATTAGAAATTAGTGCATCAATAGTTAAAGCAGAACGAGGAATATCTGATAATCCGGCCCCACTACCACTAAAAAATCCACTACCGCTTGGTATTGTTATCGAACCACTTACCGAAATACTACCACTAAAAATTGAACCACTTACTATTGAAGTTACTAATAAACCAGTATTGGGTGCTACTGAAGCAGTTACACTACCACTAGCAATACGGAATACTTCACTTGCTAATGCTGATTGAGGTATATCAAATAATCCTCTACCACTACCACTAAACATTGATGCGGAAACAGGAAATTCGAATGTTGAAAATGTATTAACTACAAATCCATCAACAGGTGAAATAGATGCAGTTGCCGTACCACTAAATATCTTTGTTGAATCAATTGCTAAGTTGGCAAGAGTAATATTAGAAAGATATCTACCATCTCCAATAAAATATGAAGAACTAGGTACATATAAATTACCACTTACAATAGTATCCCCTATAAATTTAATAGTAGGGTCAATTTGATATTTTTCTTTTATAATAATTGTACCTGCCATTGAACTATGGAATTGACAATTATAATATAAAATATTAGGAGAACCAGTTGGTGGTGTAAATGTTATTGTGGCATTTGAAGCTCCATTATTTACTACACCAATATCATATGTATCTAAAGTTCCAGTTGTTTTAGTGGTCTTTATCCAAAAAGGGTGACCTGTTGCTGCAATATTAAATGTATATGGTACATTTTGATATAAAACTAAAGTAGGATTTGAACCACTAGCCGCTCCACTAAATACATATTCTCCACTACCAGCATTTACCACATTAAATGTAGTATCTAATGAAGATGTTGATAATTCCCAACCAGATGATGATACTATTAAACTACCACTAATTGTTGTAATTGCGTTTATACCAAATCCAGTCAATGGGTCAGCTGATGCAGTTACACTACCACTTGCTACTCTATATGCTTCGGTTGCTAATGCAGATTGTGGAATATCAAATAATCCTTTACCACTTCCACTAAAAATGGATGCAGATACAGTATTTGTAAAGAATGCAGGTACATTTACATTAAATCCTTCCGATGGTGAGATTGATGCCGTAGCACTTCCACTAAATATCTTTGTTGAATCAATTGCTAAGTTAGCAAGTGTTATGTTTGAAAGGAATCTACCATCTCCAATGAAAAATGAACTACTATTAATAGTTACACTACCACTTACATCAACGCTTCCACTTATTTTAGTTCCGTTTTCAACCGATTCTACAACAAATCCTCTATCAGGTATTGCGGATGCGGTTACTGAACCAGATGCTATTCTAAATACTTCTTGTGATAATGCCGATAATGGTAAATCAAATAAACCAGCACCACTACCAGTAAACATAGATGCCGATACCGTATATTCAAAATTAGCAGGTACATTTACTATAAATCCGTCAACAGGAGATATAGATGCGGTTGCTGAACCACTTGCTATTTTATTAATTTCAAATGCTAAAGCTGATTGTGGTATTTCAAACAATCCTTTACCACTACCACTAAAGAATGAACCAGTTGTTATTTGAATACCACCACTTACAAATAAACTTCCACTAAATGTTGAACCACTTACTACCGAAGTTACTACAAAACCAGTATTTGGTGCTACCGAAGCAGTTACCGAACCTGATTTAATTTCAGTTGATACTAAAGCATCTACCGATAATGCCGAACGAGGTATGTCTTTTAAACCAGCACCACTACCACTAAAGAATGAACCAGTTTCAACCTGTATATTACCACTAACAATTAAACTTCCACTAAATGTACTACCACTTGCTACTGAAGTTACTACAAATCCTTTATTTGGACTAACGGAAGCAATCACACTACCACTTTCTATTAAAGTTGCGGTTAATGCCGGTATATTAAACAATTGAGAACCATCTCCAATAAAAAATGATGATGATACACTACCACTAACAACCACATTCCCAATAAATGTAGAACCACTTTCTAAAGATGTTACAACAAATCCACCATCAGGTGACACCGATGCTGTCACAGAACCAGATTTAATTTCAGTTGTTAGTAAAGCATCAAATGTTAATGCTGAACGAGGTATATCGGTTAAACCAGCACCACTACCACTAAAAAATCCACTACCGGTGGGTATTACTATATTTCCACTAACAATTAAGCTTCCGCTAAATGTAGAACCACTATCTATTGAAGTTACTAAAAATCCGGTATCAGGTGAAACCGAAGCAGTTACTGAACCTGATTTTATTTCGGTTGATATTAATGCATCCTGTGTTAATGCTGAACGAGGTATATCAAACAATCTAGCTCCACTACCACTAAATGATGAACCAGAACTTAATTCAATTCCACCACTTACAAATAATGAACCAGTAAATTGAGAACCACTTTCTAATGATTGAACCACAAATCCCGTATCAGGACTTACCGATGCAGTTACACTACCACTTGCAATTCTACTAGCATCACCAGATAGATTTGAAATAGGAATATCAAATAATCCTCTACCACTACCACTAAACATTGATGCTGATACTGAATATTCAAAGAATGCGGGTACATTTACCAACAATCCAGTACTATCTTGAATTGATGCAGTTGCCGAACCACTAGCAATTCTATTCGAAGTTAATGCATCCGGTGTTAAAGCAGAACGAGGTATGTCAAATAAACCAGCACCACTACCAGTAAACATTGATGCAGATACCGAATATTCAAAATTAGCAAATGTGTTTACTACCAAACCAGTATTTGGTGCAATTGAAGCAGTTGTAGAACCACTTGCTATTAAAGTTGCGGTTAATGCTGGTATATTTGTTAGTCCACTACCATCTCCAAAAAATGAACCACTAAATGAACCAGTAAATGAACCAGTTGCAATTACACTTCCTATAAATGAACCACTAAATGAACCAGTTGCACTATTTACCGTTAAAATATCTCTAATTCCAACCGAACCTGTTAGTTGTTGGTTATCAAACCCACTATCTCCAAATATGTTAGAACCTGATGAATAAATTATTGATGATGATATATACGTTACTATAAGAGATTCCGCATATATTGATTTTGATACATATAAATTACCTTCAATTGATGTATTACCTTGAATTATTGCATTAGTATTTACAACTAATGAAGTACCATCAAATGATGCAGTTTGCGAACCACTTGCAATAAATGGTGCAACTACGGATGGTACGTTTACTAAACCACTACCATCTCCTACAAAATTTCCTAAAAATGAACCACTAAATGAACCAGAAAGGTCAGCAATACCTTTAAATGAAGATGTTATTTCATTTAATACAATTTTTTGTGCAAATCCTCTATTACCCTCACTATCCGTAATTAAAATAGCCGGATTGGATTCTAAAGATGCCGAAAATGAAGGAACACCAAAGTTTGGTTCAACTTGGGATAAATCTACAAATTCGTATCTATCTGATGTTACATTTTTAGGTCCTTTTAATCGAACTCTACCACTTAATAGGTTGCTTATTGCCATTAGTACTTTCTAGCTTTGATATAAATATTCAATTACATATAAATATAATTGAAAAATATAATCGTTATTCGTTTGCACTCTCTAATAAAGAAAGAATTACACTTAATTGAGTTGAGCCAGAAACTATAAAACCATATGTTTCTTCCAATACCAACTTACCAGAAACTACCGGTGATAGTGAATCAGCAGGAGGTATTAAAACATTAGTAACTAATTGTATTGGGGGTTGTGCAACTAATGTAGGATTTTCAATTGTATTTATAACAACATCGGTAAACCTTTCTAATAAATAAGATGAACCACTAAGTTCTAAATCAGTTGGTGTAATTGATGTGTTAAACGATTGAGTAACTGTATTTTGATATATTGTATCAACTAATGTTGAACCAGTTATTGATTGATTTTTAATAACTTGTTGAGCCAATATATTTGCATATTCTATTGTAAGTAAAGATGCGCTATATTCGGTAGAATCAATTACACTAACACCATTTTTTGTAAAGAATGATTTTGCGTATTTATCTGTTCTAATTGTTGTATTATTTTTTATATCATATGCAAATGCATCAACTTGGTCCAAAGCATATCCTTCAAATAAAGATGATACAAATGTAAATGGAGTTTCGGATAAACCATTTTGATTTTGAATATATGCAGCTGTTTCTTTTCTTATAAATTGTCTGTTAAGTGTTAATAAAGCAGATGCTGATACATAACTTCCAGTTGCTTCAATTCCAGCAAAATTTGGTGCAGGTAATTCTTTATTTGATGTTACAAAAATAGTTACAGGTTGATTTGAAACACTATTGTTTGTAATTTGACAAGATAGTACAATTGATGAAACTCCAGCGGGAGTTGCATATATTTCATCTTGCTCACCAGTCAGAGTTGCTACTACGGACTGGAATCTATTTAAGGGTACAAAAACTTCTGCCATTTCTTTTTATTTTTATTTCTTTTTTTTAAATTTGTAGTGCCAATGAGAACGGAGTTACTAATGAGAACAATGATTTACTAAATGTTCTACCAACCAAAGTTCCAGTAGCTTGATTGATACTTAAACCAGTACCAATTCTAAAGTCACCATCCTGATTTCCAGAGGTAAAGAATATTCTACCACCACCTAATTCAGTAATTTCAAATATTGGATTTGGAACACCACTACCACCCTGATTTGGGGGAAGTGCTTTAAATGTAACACCACTACCATTGTAAGAGTAGTCAATACCAGTTGCCACAATTAGTGAACCAAATGATTCCAAAGGTGCACCTGCTGCTATAAACTCTGCTCTAGTTCTTAAATATCTATTTGTTTCCAAAGTTTCCAATAATTGGTCTCTAGTCACAGCTATTGCACTTCCATATTGACCATCATAGTATGATGATGCTGCTCTGATTCCTCTTTCGTTTCCACCATATAATAAATCAGTTACAGCCGCATCTACAATAAATCCAGTATCACGCGAACAACTTGCCTCATTATATACTAAATATGGAAAAGCTCCATTTGTGTATCCAATTGCTCTTTGTTTTAATTCTTCTTTACCACCTTTTAATCTTTCAGCTGCTTGTCTTCTTAATGTAGTTGGTGCTAAGTAAGTTAATAGCGTATTTGCTACTATTTTTTCAGAAAGTCCTCTTGCGAAGTTTATACCATCTACCGTTTGTTTTTTCTGTCCGTTATTATCACCATAACTTTCCAAAATTGCTACTGATGGGAATTTATAGTAGTAAGAACCTGCCTCAATACTTCTTTCATTACCACCATAAACTAAATCCGTTCTAATTGCATCTATAATAAATCCTAAATCTCTAGAACAACTCACTTCATTGTATTTTAAACCACTCCAAGATGCAGATAAGAACGTTATAGTTTCTTTTTGTATTAATTGTTTGTTATCTGTCAATAATTTTGCGGTTGTCAATAATGATGCCGATGGTACTAAATATGTTGGGTTAGTTATTACCTTTTTAGATACCCTTCCGGCATATCTGATACCAGTAAGTGTTGGGTCTGATTGATTTTGTGTAGATGGAACTCCCTTATTAGTTGCATTCGATGGATATAAGTAATAATACTGCCCAGCTATCACACTTCTTTCAGTTCCACCATATAATACATCCGTTGCTGCCGCATCTATTAAGTATCCAACATCTCTTTTACAAGTTGCTTCGTTATAATATACACTACTCCAAGAAGAAGATACATATGCGATAGTTTCTTCTGCTATAAATGCTTTATTCTTTCTTAATAAATCAAATGATGCAGATGCCTCTAATGAAGCTGTTACAAATGTAGTACCACTTACAATTTTTTGTGCTATTCTACTTGCGTAATTTATACCATCAATTGTTTGTCCTAATTGTCCTACACCATCACCATCTCCCAATAAGATTGCTTTTGATGGATATTTGTAATAGAAATCACCAGCTACTACACTTCTTTCGTTTCCTCCGTATAATAAATCAGTAGTTGCTGCATCTAATATGTATCCTAAATCTCTAGCACATTTTATCTTATCATATTCAAAATTACTCCAACTTGCAGTTAAGTAAGCCATACTTTCACTTACAATAAATGTTCTATTGTTTCTTAATAATGCTACGGATGATGAAACAACCAATGAAGCAGTATTGAATGAAAGATTTTGAACTAATTTAGTTGCTAAACCTTTTGCGTAATCAATTGCGGTTACAGTTGGGTCTAATTGAGAACCAGTTACTTTTGATGGAGCCTCCCAATATGCAATTCCAGCTAAAGAACTACTATGATTTCCACCATAAAGAATATCACCAGCTACTGCCTCAACAATATATCTAATATCTCTAGAACAAGTTGTTGAATTGTACTCAAATCCACTCCAAGAAGATGATAAGAATGATATACTCTCACTTTGGATAAATCCTATGTTTTGAGTTAATAAATCGTATGCAGCAATCTTTGATAAATCGTTTGATGGAGTTAAACCAGTAGATTGAGATACAGGTGTAGGTATCAACCAATTGTTTATAGAAGCAGATACTAATCTAGCTGCGTATTTGATTCCATCTATTGTTTCAGTTAATTGAGTATCAGTAGCCTCCGATGGATATAAGTAATAGAACTCACCAGCTTTAGAACTTCTCTCATTTCCACCATATAATAAATCAGTTGAAACTGCATCTAAGATATATCCAACATCTCTCTTACAAGTTTCTTCATTGTAATAGAAATCAGGGTATTTAGCGTTTATATATGCAACACTTTCACTTTGGATAAACTTCTTATTACTTCTGATTGAATCATATGCAATTGATGAAGTTACATAGAATTGTGCATTCTTAATTACATTCAATGCCAATCCTTTTGCATATCTAACACCAGTTAAAGTTGGTTCTAATTGAGAATCGGTAGCTTGAGATGGGAAATCATAATAATATTTTCCAGCTATAATACTTCTTTCATTTCCACCATATAATAAATCAGTTCTTACCGCATCTACTATGTATCCAATATCTCTAGCACACTTAATTTCATCATATCCAAACTCACTCCAAGAAGAACTTACATAAGCTATACTTTCACTTTGAATAAATCCTTTATTTTTAGTTAGTGCTACATAAGATGCCGAAATAGTTGCTGATGCTGATATGTGAGTTAATACAATATTTTGTACAACCTTCTCAGCCACACCACTTGCGTATTTGATTGCGGTAATTGTTTGGTCTAATTGTGAACCGGTAGCCTGTGATGGGAAATCAAAATAGAACTTACCATTAAACAACGATGCCGAATTACCACCATATAAAAGGTCAAATGCAGAACCACTAAGGATTCCTGTCAAATCTCTCTCACACTTACTTTGAGTATATGCAAATCCACTCCAAGATGAACTCATATAAGCAATAGTTTCATCAACTATGAATTTAGAGTTACTTACTAATAGATTATATGCCGAATTTATTTTTGTATTTGTATTTGCTATTGGGAATGTTGATGGTCTAAATCCAATTGAGCTTGTACCATTGTTCAATAACACATCAATTACTAAAGATAAGGATGCTGATATTAATTTACCTTGCAATCTTGCTCCACCACTTCCACTTATAATTTGTGGTGTGTTGGTTATCTTAATACTTGCCGATGTATTTGATACAATTGTTGGAAGTAACGATGTTCCATTTTCTACAATATCCAAAACAATTCCAAAACCAGATGATACTTTATTTATTTCAAATTGCCCAGCAGTTTGTGTATTTGCAGTTGGTAGTAATCCCGTCTTTGTAATTGAACCACTGGCATTTGTTACCAATGTAGGAATTGAACCAGTACCATTTGCAATTATATTAACTACAGTTCCAAATGAAGAACTTACAACATTTGTTTCGGTTGGATATGTTCCAATTCCAATTATTTGAGAATCTGAACTAATATTCCATAAGTTTGGATTATTTAGATTAAATCCATATAACGATGGAAAATTAGAAACTAATGAATCAGGTAAAGATGATGAACCATTCTCAATAATATCAGTAATCAAATTAAATGAAGCAGTAATTAAACCAATTTCACTACCACTAGCTGAATTAGATGCTGTGATTGGAAAAATGTTATTTACTTTTATTCTACTTTCAACATTTGATACAATTGATGGTTTTACTTCAACACCACCCTCAATAATTTTAGTTACAATACTAAATGATGAAGAAACATTTGTTACTTCAGTAGAACTTCCACTATTGGCAGATGTTAATTGAATTACATCAGATACTTTTATGTTACCATCCGTATTTTTACCAAAATTAATTGTATCTAATGTAATATTTGATACTAATTTGTTCACTAAACTATTTGCATAATCTATTGAATCTATTGTTTGTCCTTTTTGCTCTACCGAAGTTGCTTTTGATGGGAATTTGTAATAATATACACCAGATTCCACACTACGTTCGTTTCCACCATAAACAATATCAGTTGCTACACTATCTACAATAAATCCAACATCTCTACTACAAGAAGCTTGGTTATATACCAAATTAGGATAAAATGCGTTAGTGTATTGAATAGTTTCTGTTTGGATAAACTCTCTATTTGCTTGTACTAAATTTCTTACATTTAATTTTTCGTTTGAAGCAGTTACAAATGTATTACCTAATACAATTTTTTGAGCCAAACCACTACCATACTTAATACCAGTAATTGTTGGGTCTAATTGATTTGTTACAGAAGGAACACCACCAACAGTTGCTGCCGATGGATATAAGTAATAGAATCTACCGGCAGTTATTGTTCTTTCGTTACCACCATATACCAAATCGGTTCTTACTGCATCAATAATATATTTTACATCTCTCTTACATTTAATCTCATCATATTGAACACCTCTCCAAGAAGAACTTACATAAGCAACCACTTCTTCAGAAATTAAATTTTTATTTAACGATAATAAATTACTAGCATTTGTTTTGTTTTGTGAAGCAGTTACAAAAGTAGTACCAACAACAACTTTTTGTGTTATTCTACTTGCGTAATCGATACCATCAATTGTTTGTATTAATTGAGAACCAGTTGCTTGGGATGGGTATAAATAATAAAATGCACCAGCCGTTACACTTCTCTCATTTCCACCATATACTAAATCCGTTCTTACTGCATCAATTACGTGTCCAATATCTCTCTTACACTTAACATCATTATAATCAAAATTACCCCACGAAGATGATAAGTAAGCAATAGTTTCACTTTGAATAAATTCTCTATTGTTTTTTAATTGTAATGATGCATTTTGTACTTCGGTATTTGCAAAAGAATAAACTATATTTTGTAAAGTTTTTTGTGCTAATTTACTAGCATACTTTATACCATCTACAGTTTGATTTAATTGAGAACCAGTTGCTGCTGATGGATATTCTAAATAGTATTTTCCATTTACTAATGATGCTGAATATGAATTATATAATAAATCTTCCGCTGCTCCATTTACAATTAAACCAATATCTCTACTACAACTTACATCATTAAATACAAACCCATTCCAAGAAGAAGATAGATAAGCAATAGTTTCTGCCTGAATAAATGGAATGTTTTGTTTTAATAAATTATATGCATAATATACAACTATATTATTAGATGCGGATACATATGATGATGTTGGTAATAATAATGATGATGTTACTCCACTATTTCCACTTAAAATATCAACTACCAATGATATTGATGCTGATATTAAAGTTGCTTCAGCAGATGTACCACTAAATGATGATGAAATGTATTGTGGTGTATTCGTTACTTTAATACTTTGTGATGTATTTAGGGTAATTGTAGGAACTACACCTAACCCATTTTTAATAATATTTTTAATTGTTTCAACCGATGAACTAATTGCAGTTGCTTGTGTTTGAGTTGCATTACTACCAGTCCATTGAGTTACATTTGTAACTTTAATACTTTGTGATGTATTTGATTGAAATGTAGGTATTGAACCTGTTCCATTTTGTACAATGTTTATAATTGTACCAATAGAAGAACTAATTAAATTAGCTTCTGCTTGAGTTGCGGATGAGGCGGTTGTTAAAGTTAAACCACTTACAATAATCAAATCAGATTGAGATGAAGTTATAGCAGGTGATGTTGAACTTCCACTTTGAATAATTGAAGTAATTATATCAAATTTAGTATTAATTGAAGATGTTAAATTAGCAGAAGATGTTGTTGATGTTATTTGAACACCATTTGTAATATTTAATGGATTTGTATTACTCCAATTTTGTCCATTATTTTGTGCTAAAATTGAAGGTATTACCGAAATACCTCTTTTTACAATTGATTCTATTATAGTAAACGAACTACTAACATAATTTTGTTGAGTCACACTTCCACTAAAAGATGATGTTTGATTTGTTAAAGATGATAATCTAAAATTCTTCTCATCATTAAAAACAATACGTGGGGTATCTAATATTTGATTTTGAACAATAGTATCTCCAATAATTTTTGCATATCTAATACCAGCAATAGTTGATGTTCTTTGAGTTGTAGTTGCTAAAGATGGATAATCGTAATAATATCTACCAGCAGTTACACCTCTTTCAATTCCACCATATAATAAATCGGTTGCTATATTATCAACAATATACCCAACATCTCTTTTACAAGTTGCTTGATTATATTTTAAGTTTGGAAATGAAACATTAATAAATTGAATTGTTTCGTTTTGAATTAATTCTTTATTGTTTATTAAATTGTTGTATGCAGATAATGTTGTTGCATCGGGAGCTGTAAATGGTTTTTGTTTTAATAAATTATTAATCAATCCACCAGCATATCTAATACCATCCGCAGTTTGTCCTAATTGTCCAACACCATCACCATCACCTCGTACGATTGCCAATGATGGAAATTGATAATAGTACTCACCAGCAATTATACTTCTTTCATTTCCACCATATTTTGCATCAGTTGCTACTGCATCTAAAATGTACCCAACATCACGTCTACATTTTTCCTCATTATAATAAAAATTAGACCAAGATGATGATAAATAAGTTATTACTTCATTTTGTACAAATGTTTTGTTATCTCTAATAGTATCCCAAACATCATCTGCTTCCGTTGATGGTTCTGTATAAACTTTACCTCTAATTAAATTTAGTGACACTCCGGCTGCATGTTTCATAGCAGTTAATGTTGGTCCTAATTGTGTAGTTATTGCTTCGGATGGAAATTGATAATAAAATAAACCATTTCTAATACTTTCTTCGTTACCTCCAAAAAGTAGGTCTTTTGCTACACCATCTACAATATATCCAACATCTCTTTTACAGGTTTCTTCCAAATATGAAAACCCACTCCAAGACGATGATACGAATTGTATTACCTCATCTTTGATAAATTCTTTGTTATTTACTAATATTTCATATGCTGTTACAACATCAATGTTTGTTTTAGCTATTGAACTACTTTGTATTGTAGCTGGATATGTTAATGTATTCTTAATTAAGTCAAATGGTGTTGTGGATGAATTTATTATATCAATCGTACCCCCCATTGAACTTCTATTCTGCGATACATAATATAATCTATTTGGTGCGTTATAAGGTACTGTAAATGTTATTGTACCTCTACTATCACCATTATTTACCATACCAATATTATAATCATATTTTTCAGTAATACCTTCTAATTGTTCTGTTCTAATCCAAAAAGGATATTCAATTCCACCAAAATCTTCTATCGCATCTACGTTAAATTTGTAGGTTTCTCCTCTAAATAAAGTTAATGTAGGATTATTGCCAATTCCTTCAAAATTAAATGAAGAACTATTATTATTTGTTATTACAAAAGATTTTTGGTGATTAGCCGGTATTGGTAAAATATTACTACCAGTACCATTTGCTAAAATATTATAAACAATGCTAAAACTTGCACTTACGGAATTTATTGTTGCTAAAGATGATGTTACACCAAGCATGGTTTGGTCGGTAGTTCCCCCCTTTATACTACCACTTGCATTTGCTACATAAGTTGGTTTAACAGAAACACCCTTTGTAATAATATTAAGTACTGTACCAAATGATGAACTTACACTTGACGTAAGTGGAGATTCATTTGCTATTGGTTGAATCGTATCGTTACCAATTTTTCTACTAGCACTAGTGTTAGATTTAAAGTTAAATGAACCAGTACCATTTGCTAATATACTTAACAAAGCTGCATATGATGCACTTGTAGTATTTAAATCATGTTGAGTAGCTGATATTGATGATGTTATTTGTTGTGCTCCTAAAATATTATATGGAGAATCAAATCCATATCCTTTTATAGAACTTTTTGCTAATAAAGTTGGGAAATTAGATACACCTTTATCAACAATTTCACTTATTAATTTATAATCCGAAGATATTTCATCTGCGGCAGCAGTTGATAATGTTGTTGTTGCCGGTACTCTACTTTGTGTGTATAATACAGGTGAAGTTAAACGAATACCCTCATCAGTATTTAATTTTGTTATGGTTGGTAATCCGTTTTCCAATCCTTTGTTAAGAACATCAACAACACAACTCCAAGTTCCTCTTACACTATCTCTAGCTGCAATGTTACCACCACTGCCAGAAATAAAACGAGAACCAGATGCATACATACCATACAAACCAAATGAAATATTTGAGTTGTTTAGTGTAGCATGTCCACCATTGTTTACTCTAATAGAATAGTATGAAAAGTTATTAAAGAAAGATACCAACTGAATAAAACCTCTACCATTAACCAAACACCCAACTCCGTTTGGAGAAATTTGAGTGTAGGCATCTAATACCATTGAAGCCAATGGTGAATCTGGGTCTACCACATCACCATTAACATAAAGACCACCACCACCCGGTGGAATATCCTCATAGAGTTCCGTAAATGAGTTCTCCTGATTCGAAATCTGCGAGCAGTTCTGAATGTATGGGGAAGTTGTTATGAACGCTCCTGGTTGAAATGCCACAGCAAATCCTCTTTCAGGATTTATTTGGTCTGGGAATAATCTCAAACCACCCATAGTTACCTCTGCAATATAACATCCAGAGTTTACATGAAATAGGTCTTCTGTTGGACTTTTAGCGTTAATTTTAGTAATACGCAAACCAGCACCCCAAATACTTGTGTTTTTTGGAAGTATTACAGGATTATCTTCCAAATATGTTCCTGCTTGTACTTTAATTACATATCCATTAAATACAGAACCAGTATCAAAACCATATCTACCATCATAACCAGGTGTTGCTAATGATGCTGCTTTTTTAATTGTACGAAGTGGGTATTGAATACTTCTACCATCATTTGAATCATCTCCATCGGTTGAAGATACATAAAGTGTAGGTAAATTTGCACCAAAATCTCTAGAACGAATCCCATCGTACAATATAGTATCTTCTGCTAATAATGCGTTAGATGCAGTTGCAGATAATAACGTTAAGTTAGCAAGATTTAATTCACCATCAATAATTAAAGAACCTGTAAGAAAAACCGAACCAGTAATTTCACCCCTATCAGTTAATTCATTTCCTAAAAAGAAATCATTATCAACCTGTAAAGAACTACTAAATAGGGCACTTCCAGTAACAATTAAATCTCCACCAATTCGTAATGAACCGGATAGGTCTTGTTGTTCTTCAATTTGTTTACGAGGTATTAATCTTGCCATTATACTATTTCTGCTATTTTTCCTTTAACTTCAAAATCTATTGCTCTAACATCAGCTGGTACTCTTGTTATATCAGCTATAAATGTTATTATTATATCATTATTATTTGCAATTATATTATATCTATCTTGTGGTTGTTTTACTCCATATAAATACACATCAACATAATCTTTTACATTATCAACTTCCAAAATATCAAAAATAAATCTTTTACTTCTCAAACTTAGTGTAAAATAAATGCCATCCGTTAATACTATATCGGTTGGAAAATAACTATATGTAAATGTGTCTGTATTAACTTTTAATACAAAATCTTTAAATCCTAACCTATCTCTCCTTTTAAGAGTTGTTCCTAAATCAATATTTGGTACTTTTCTGCTCATTTGAATTTTTCTACGTCTCCGTTTATTTTAACTTCATCAGTTTCATCGATAGTATATGGGTCACCAAACCTATCTAATTCTGGAAATTGAGTTCTTATAAATTTTATATAAAAATCGTTTCCAATCATTCCAAAAATATAATCAGTATCTCTTATAAATAATCCATTTATAAAAACATCAAATCTTGCGGATGGCTTTCTTAAATTTTCTAATTTTGAAAATAAAGTTTTTACTCTAACGCCATCTACTTTAAAAATCCAATAAAAGGGATGTTCTAAATCATAAGCAAATAATTCAAACTCATTTGGAGCATTGACTTCTTTCATTATGTTTTTTAATTGTGTTATGTTCATAGTTCTTGGAATTTACCAGTTATAGCAACTTCGTCTTGAGAATCTAATGTAAATGATAATGCAGTAAACGTAAATATTATTTCTTTAGTTGCCCCATTATATGAATATGTATAAGCAGATGGGGAAATAAAATCACCATTTATATAAATTCTAAACCAATTTACAATATCAAACACACCAATTAATTCGGATGGAAGTATTGGTTTTCTAACATTAGTCAATTTAACGGTAGTACCATTTACAAATTCTGCCATTTGTGAACCTCTAACTGCTACAAAATCAATTACCTGTGCATATTCATTATAAAGAGATGGTTGACTTCCTAATATACCACCGGTTAAATCTGTCTCAATCCCAAATACCACTTTTTTAGCAGTAAATGATTTTTTAACAGTTGGTTTATTGGAATGTTCGGCAGGTAATAGATATGCATTTACTACCATAGTAAATACAGTACGAATTATTCTTTCAGTACCATCCCCAACTTCTTGTTGATTATCAAATGAATCTATTCGGGTTCTAAATTTATATCCATCTTTACTTCCCCAATATCTATCAGTTGCATATTGAAATTGTTCTACTATTTGATTCATATGTTCCGTAAATGATGTCCAAATCATTACTTCATATGTCACAGTAACATAAGATGGCATTGCAACATCATATTGTTCATACGATGGATTTGCATTATTTTGTAAACTAAATCTTTCGTATCTATTTCTTTTTGAATATTTTTGTATAGATGGCATCGATACACCATCTTTAAAATTAGTAATAGATGAATCTCTTTCAATTGAGTTTCTTTTAAACATTACTAATGGTATTTGTATTCTACCTCTAACATCTCTTAAATACCCGTCCTTTCTAGCATTATTCCATCTTTCCGAATTACCATATATTAATGGAACTTTTATAGGAGAACCATTTTCTTCCAATTCAGGTATAATTGTATTAACCATATAATCGGCAATAGTAGTATCAATATCAATTAAGTTTACACTTCTTTGAACTTCTTTTTCTATTGGAATTTGATTTGCTCTATTTGTTTCTCGTATGTCCATTATACTACCCTCATTTCGGTTTGAATTGAACTTTTTCTACTCATAAATGTTGAACAAATAATTGAGAAATGTTCCTGGTCACCAGTTCTACCACCTATCAATTGGTCTTCTCTCACATTATCAATTTCAAAGTAAGCATCATTATGAAAAATAATATCTCCAATTTCAGGATAAAATCCAGTATCTTTCAATGTAAATCTATTAAAACGAAAATCTACAGTTTGCCCCTGGTCAGAACCAAATCCTTCATAAGTTGCAGTTGTATCCTGTCTTTCAATCATAGCGTTACATTCAACACCCGAATAATAGGTTTTGGAAAGTGATTCTCCATAAAGATTTGTTTTTGAATTTTCTATGACAAGTTTATATAGTACAACAGCCGTAGTTACAACTGCATCTACTAATTCTCTTGATATTCCCTCGAAAAAATTTATATCACGTTGAAGTGTAAAGCGAGCCATATTTTATCCGATATAAATTGCTAATGGTACTTTTCTCAACATTTCTTGATGTTGATTTGCCTCATTATTTCTATTTTCAAATTGAACTTTTCTGCTCAACTCTTCTAAATTTTCTCTTAATTGAGTCATTAGAGCTTCTTTCTCCGTTTGGGCTTCTGCTCTCAATGCCGCACCATCCAATGATACTTCGGAACCGGGTATGGGTATAGTAGAATACTTTTCTCTAACTGCTCCCAACAATTCTTTAACTAATGAAAGAGTATATTTTCTAATCCATTGTTTACCTACATCATTGATATCAGAATATTGAATAAAATCATATCCTACATTTGAATAATCTGCAACTACATCCGATTGTACACCAACTGAATTTTCTATAAAATCTTTTCTCACATAATAGTCTATCCAAAGTTCTTTTATAGTTGATGCTGCTGGTCTTGGGAATATTGTCAATTTATTATCCACAATATTGAATGTATGTGCGGATTTTCTTATCAGGTCATTGAATTCTATTTGTTGAATACGAAGTAAATCCTCAAATATTGGCATTAACACAAATTGTGCAGCCGGAGAGAATGAACCAAAACCAAATTCATCAATTAAGTTCAATGTACCTTGTCCACTTACTGAATAAGGGTCAAAGAAACGAGAGATTGCTGGTGTTACTTCAAAATATACTTTTGCTATATCAATTGGTTCTCCATTTTCATCAGGAACTGCAATCAATTGATGTAAATCGTAGACTTGCTGTGAACCAGTCAACATTATTTTTACCTTTTTGTATTCTGTCTTACCACCTGCCCCAACTAATGTACCATAGGCATCAGAAATAGTTACTAATTGTCCTAAATTACTACCATTTACTAATTTTTGAGAATAGTTTGTTCCAGCCGCCTTACCTTTTAAGGTCTCCAGATTATTTCGTATATTAAATTGATTAACTTGTGCTCCATATTCAGATGTTGCCTCTTCAAAACATGCGTAGAAGTTTTCATCTACCAATTCCACATTTTGGATTGGATAACCTAATCTTCTAGCACACCATAAAGCAACCTTTGGAGCATCCGATTGAAATGTATAATCATTATCATATATTTCAAAAGGTGTTTGACCGGGAAAGAATGATGATGAACCGGGATATATTAATTCTTGTGCCATTTATATGTCTTCGTAATTGATGTTACATATAAATATAAAGAATAAAAAGAATAGTATTTGGAATGGGATTATAATCCATAACGAGTTTTAGTTGCGTTATAATTTTGTAGTACTTCCGTAGCACTTAATCCTTTTGTATAGAAATAAGCTGCTCCTATTTTACCATTCAAATAAGGAGAACTAACACCAGC